AAATCTTCATATTCAACGTCTTTCTTAACATCAATAAGCTGATTTTCCATATCATCATCTTGATCAGAAATCGGTTCAGGTGGGACATCTAAACCATCATCAGCATCTTCTTTTAATTTTTCCATAGCTGATTCAAAATGTTCTGCACCAATATTATTTATAGATCTGAGTACAAATTCAAGCAATGGTGCTTTAGTTGAATCGTATGCAGATTTAAGATACTGCAGACCTGATGTATTTTTATAGCCTATAAAATCATTAATATCTTTTTTCATAGCACCACGATTGCCATCACAATAGCCAGGATCAAATGGTAAAACTTTCATATAGATGTCTAACAAAATGTGTTTTGCACATTCCTCTTTGAATTTCTCAACATCATCACTTATCTGTTGACGGTATGCGTGGAATTTAGGATGTGCTCTATTTATAGCACCACCATTCATATTATCATGTTTAATATTACCACTTATTGATGGAATATTATCATATGATTCTATTAGTTTATTATTCATATCGTATCTCCTTAATATTTATTTTTTATGATTCTTCTATTAATATTATATCCGCTACATCGACCATAAGGTGTTCAGGAACATAGATAAACAACTCATTTTCTTGAAGATTACTTATATCGTCATACTTTACACGGATGTACTGCTGATTAGCATCATAATCATTTATACCTAAGAATTTTAAATGATCTACATTAGGATTATTTGATTCAATTAGATTGATCAGATTTGAGATATATACATTTAATAATTTATTATTATTAAGATTCTCAAAATAACTCTTTATTTGGGTTATTACAGATTGTGCTGTTTGTGTATATGCAGTTCTATCTATTACTGATAATTTGAATCGAATTTTTAGGTGTAGATTATCAAGTAACATATTACTATCAGGATCTCCAATATAATAACTATTAGATCTTCCATATGTATTAAATAATTTGAAATCTAAATGGGAATTATTATCTAATCGTTCAAATATCATAGGTTTAACAGCAGCATATTGTTCTGTAAATGCTCGGATGAAATATGACATCTTAGCATCATCTAGTGGAATATCATATTTTATAAAAGGCATTAATGATGCTCTTAGAGTATAGTTTCCGATTGATCCAGCAAATGATAATGTTGATCTCATCATACTTAGTGGGTTATATAATACAAGCTCACGATAATCATTAGAAAATTTATTTGCCATAACATGCTCGCTATAATTCGGATCATCATATAATCCTTTTGTCGAGTTTGTAGGCTCTGATGGTTTAACTAAGACAGCGAAATCGATCATACTCTCAGATGAGTCTAATAATACTTGTCCTGTTCTTGGTCCATTTTTTAATAATGATATCGCGTTTATAGTTTTAGCTAAATCTAAAGATAGCAGTCCATCATCTTTCATATTATCATCAACATTGATGATAGCTTCAAATTCAATCAGACCACCTTCACTAATGGATATTGGATACATTTCAATATATCCTGTTTCGCCATAACGACGAGTTTTCAATATCATCACTATTCGCAAGTTATTTAATTTATAATCAGGGAAGTCATAAACATTACCACTTACATATTGATATGTCTCTGAAATCATATCCTGTGGTATGACAGGAGAACATAGTACTCTTATAGTATAACAATTATTAGTACTACTTGACAATGTTCTATCAATTGACATTGTTGAAAGTTGGAAATGTAAAAATTCCTGATTATTAATATATATTTCCGTTGGCCATGATGTATCATGTATTAAATAATTATACAATATGGATGTTCCTGGTTTTCTATTAATTTTAATATAAAATGGATTGACGAACATAAATGGTCGACTATCAGTTATTTGTGGGATAACAGAATCTGTTATAAATGCACTATTACTAGTATCGACACCGGTACACATAACCACTGTATCTCTAGATAATTTATCCATTTTTGAATAATCTACTGGTAATGCTGGATCATAATCAATAGATGAAGGGTCATATTTAGAGTCATAATATGGATTTGATTTGTATTCCCATATATGGCCTGGCTTAATAATAAATTCATTATCATCATTGATAAAATCAAATTCATCATTATTCACTTCTATTGATAGTGTGTTAGTTGGATAAATATATGAGTTATCAGTAATAGCAACGAATTGTGAAAATAATTTACCAGATGGGTCATCTCTTCTCTTAAAGAAATAAGATTTAGTATCATAACGTTTTGCAAAATTGTTGAACCATTCATCCAAATCATGGTCTGTTGCTAATACATTTGCTGTATTATACGCAAGTTTAACATCATCTCTTAATAATTCAATATCTTTTTTATCAGATCCCATCGTTGAACCTGAATAACATAATGCAACAATTCTAGTATTAGCATTGTATTCATATTTTTCAGAACTTTTTTCAACACTGACTTGGGCCTGCGGATTATATAAGTCGAAATTAGCACTTTTACCATGACAGGTATAAATTGTATATTCGATTTTACTATTAAAGCTAGGTCTAAAGAAACTTTTTGATGCCGAGAAACTCAATCTGATGATATTGTCATCATAAAAACTATAAAACGCAAAAGGATTTTGTTCTGGATCACTATATTGTATTTTAAGTTTCATTGGTAAACGTTCACCAGTAGGAGTAATATAAGTTAAATCTATTCCTGCTATCTGATCAGTCCATGTAATATCTACATCTGAGTTTGTAGTAACAAGGTTGTCTGATAATGTTTCTTGATCTATTTTCCTATCAAATTCTTGTAGTGTAACAAATAGCACAACCCAGCCATTATTAGTAACTTTACACTTAATATATCTATTTGTAACAATTGATATTGAGTTTGCAATGCTCATATCATACTGAGATTCAAATGTAGGTTTACCATTAATATACCTATGATTTATTATTATATCATAATCCAAATGGTATATATTATTTCCGATGATAACTTTTGTATCTCGATCTAATTTGTATTGAAATATATCAGTTCCTGGTAGTTTAGATGAATTTTTTATAACATCTTCTGCCCATAACTGAATTGCGAAATTACATCTACTAGGTGTTGCGAAAGTATAACCTAGATCGAACAAAGCAGCTTCAGAATATATTGAATTTGGTAAAATTGCTTTCGTTATGAAGTTTTCATTTAACATCAATGAAGATGTGTAATATGAATCTTCTATTGCTTGTGATATATATTCGGATACAACTCCGACGAATCCAGCATTTAATTTATTAATCGGAATATTGGGAAATGCTTTTGGGATTAATCCATTTGATATATAGTCTTTAACTGAAAAATTATCAGTATAATCCCTAACTATAATTTTTTGATTATTATACGTTTCCAGCATTATATCATACCTTTCTTTATTTAATTTTATAACCAAATAAATCATTATCTTTAAAACCTATTACATCAGGTCTATTCATAAATTGTAAACGAAGCGTTGCTAAATTATAATCTCGCTTATCAATAGCATCCCTTATTAAAGTAGGATCGCTTAAAGGCATTTTCATTTGAATAAATGGTACGCCTACATATGGTCTAGCACTATGAGCATATTCAGTATTAAACTGAGTTTCATATACAGTTTTATTAGATTTACGAGATAAACTATCCCACGAACCTGGTAAACCACTACAATTATTAAATTCTAATAATGATATCGGTGACAAATCTCGTTTAAATGAATATTTAAATCTGATATCTAATCTAGGTGCATCACCAGGACTATTATTAGAATTCCAACTTAACGCATTTGCTCCGGTATTAACAGGGAACACACCATAATATTTTGTCCAATATAATAAGTCTGATCCATCTTCACCAGTTTTAAGTACATATACTGATGCTGCATAATCCAATGTTTTTGTATACACGTGACTATTATTTATATTAGGGGTATCCATACTATTTTCATTTAATGAATATGACGGAGACCACGCTCCTCTAGATACATTATCAATGTATATTACCCACAATTTCAATAAATTAATTATAGAATAATACTTATCATCTGTAAAACTAACGCTGAATTCTCCAGCAGATCTGCCAGTATACGTATTTCCATACTGCATGCTATATTCATTCCATGATTTTCCTGCAGTATTAGTACCAATCGTTTCATCTTCAATTTGAAAAGATGATGCCGCATTAGACAATAACATATTAAAATTATTACTATCATTGCAATGACGTTTATCTACTAATAATTTAAATAGTGCAGGATTTCGCATCCACAACATTGCAGATTCTGTATGATTTAAACATTGAGCTGCTGCATTTAAACCTTGTCCTCGTCTTTCGAGAATATTCAAATCGGGACGTGTAAAAAATACGTGTGTAAATGATTTATTATGAGCTAAATTCGGATCAGGTGTTTTAAATCTATTATATAAAAAATATCTCATATATTTTGCAATAGCGTTATCACCATGTACCGGAATACCCAATGCTGCTCTAAGTTCAGTCATACTCTCTTCCAATGTTCTTGTTTTTTTATTAGCACCCAATGATGTAGGACCAGTTTCTATTCTATAGTCATATGATGCAGGTATATAATCTTTATAATTTGCCGAACTGATTTTATTTGGAAAAGCTTGATTATTTTGTATAACATTTTTATTATCATTTAACATTTCAGCTAATTTTGATTTATCTGATGCAGCTGTAGGAGTTTCTAATCGCATTATACTATTATCTAATTTAATTTTGGTAGCGCCACTATCAGATAAATTTACATCATATTGTATTTTTTTAAACTTAACTGGAGCAATTTTATTATCCATTGATGTTTCAGCGATCAATGTATTTAATGCCAACTCATTTTTTAATGAACCAGTTTGATGAATTTGGGTAGTCGTAGTCTGTTTTGTGTTAGCAGGCGGTTTCCAAGACAAGGCATGTTCGGTAGTTGTAAATAATCCTTGGACTTGAGGCGCCTTTGATAATACAGTAACAGCTTCTTTCTCTACCTTAGATTTACCTATAGCTGGTATAGGTTTTGGTTCTGTAATAATAACCATTTCAGGATGAATTATATTGTTAGCGATACCATCGGGCTCTACTTGCCAAACAACAACATTTTTACCACCACTCTCAGTATATACGCGAACCTTAGTCTTTCCATAGAAATTTGATACAGATTCGACTGTTCCCCATAGTGCGCCACCTTCAATGTATTTAGACACATGTGTTGCAATTTTGTTATTTGTTATATCTTTGGCTCCAATTTTAATTTGTACTTTGTCACCGGGATGTATATCTTTTACATTCGCCATTAAAGGAACCTCCTTTATAAATATACTTTAATAAATACTTAAAAATTAGTAAAAGGGAGATGCAATAGTTATGGGCAAACAAATAGCCAAAAAAATTATACAATCTAGAACATATATGGATCCAGATCAACGACCAATACCTGATCATGACTACTATCTTACGTATCCAATAACTACATTTGATGGTGTTAAGAAAAATGATAATGATGATTCATCAAATTTAACTGATGAATTCGAACTCATTGATCAAAAATTAGCATTAAAACAGAATCAAATTCCAGCAAATAATTCAGGTCATATTGTAACATATACTAATGAACCTGGGGTAATTGGCACTAGGCCTGTTGTATCAAGTATTAACTTGGATCCTGCATTAAGAAATAATATTAATATTCCAACTGAAGCTGCAGTTGGTGCATTGAGTGATAGTAAAGTAAATAATAGAGATTTTAATACTCACGTGTCAGATGAAATTATTCATACATCCGAATATGAAAAAACGAATTGGAATAATATGACACCCATTGGTGACTTCAATATACATACACATGATAAAGATATTCATATCACACCAAATGAACGTGCATCATGGAATGCCAAGGCGAATCAAAGTGATTTGAACTTGCACATCAATAATATCAACAATCCACATAGCGTTACCGCAGCCCAGATCAATACTTATACGAAACCTGAAATTGATACTAAGTTATTATCAATACAAACTAAGTTCTTCAACTATTTGAATATAATATGGGATCAAAAACTTGGTATCGCCAAATTAGTTGAATATGATGCTATTAATTGGGATCCAAATTATATCTTAGGTTATAACGAAAGATTACCAGATATTGGAGATCCAACTGGTGTGTATTTTGCGCTAGCTCCTGCTACAAATTATCTCAACAATCAAACAAATGATGTTATTATTTATATTAAAAAACCATCTATGGTATGGGTTGAGATAGGTCGTCAAACATTAGATCCTGGTGATCTAGTTGTAAGATATCCCGATACGGCAATGTTTGTATGGATGGGAGGACGATTTGTAGAACTTATAACACGAAATAGCGATAGTCCTGATGATCCTGGTGGTGGCCTTAATGAACCTATGCCGCCGTATACTGTAAAAGCTAATAATACAAACATTACGACTACACCACAAGATGTAAAATATGATGATATTTTGAGTAAATTAATTAGTATGATGAATCCACAAGATATGGCGGATTTAATAAAACCACATCTAGATATTAAGGCTAGTGGTGACAAAGATATTTTAGGCAAAAGATGGATTAAGAGTAATTTTGATAGTGATGCAAATAGTGATAACGTCAAAGAGGCTATCAAAACGTATTATTTCAATGGAATATGGTTATTATACAATCACCATAAAGGTATATATTATTCCACTGGTGGAAAATACTGGATGCCGACTAATGTAACTGATGCTAGTATCGTTTACTATTATGAAGAAAATGGATTATTATATGCCCTTTCAGTATTGATGAGCGACATGTTCGATATATCATTATCTTTATATTATTCAACTGATGGTATAAATTGGAGTGAATATAAACAGAATGGTGGGTACAATCTAATGTATCAAAATGGAATATGGCTATCTGGTGCTAGATCTTATATGCGTGAAGCACAAGAAGGTCATGCTATAACTGATCAATATAGTGGATTTGGGATACGCTATTCAGAAGACGGTATAAATTGGATAAATAGTAATATTGCATCTGGAATTTTACAAAAATGCTATTACTATAATAATGTATGGATCGCAATCATGGAATACGTTGGTTCAAGTGGTCAGAGTCTTATGTTCCAAGTATATTATTCACGAGATGGTAAATTTTGGAGCAGCGGAATCAACATACCATCATCGGATTATGAAATAAGTATTGATGTCAAAGATAATGTTTTATTCATTTTCAATATAAGTGACACTACCTATTATTCGTCCGATGGTATACAATGGCATAATACTAATCATGATTTTGGAAAGTGTATATGTACAGATGATGTATGGGTTGCATCTATAAGTTATGAAGGTTTATATTATTCAATTGATGCAGGAGTATCATGGAATAGTACAATTAATACTGATATACAAGATTTAGATTATAATAATAATATGTGGATTGTAGCCACAAATAAGAATATCTATTATTCTACAGATGGAATTAATTGGACTATAACAAACGCATCTCCAGGCAGTGAAACTTATAATTATTTCGACGATATTTATTATGGTAATGGCACATGGATAGTTCGAGGTTATAAGAAACTGTGTTATTCAACTGATGGTGTAACTTGGAATGATTCCACAGCAATTTATAATGCGACTAGTTCTTTAGATATGATTGAATGTTATGGTGAATTATGGCTTGCTAATACTTCTACCGGATTTTACTATTCTACAAATGGCATCAACTGGACAACAATCGGTATAACACCATCTATGTTTTCTACTATCTATTATGAAAATAATATGTGGCTGTTATTCGATAATGATAACAATGTAATATATTATTCAACCGATGGTATATTGTGGTCGCTATGTAGTATACCTGAAGGTATACTTCAATATGGTATTTATCATAAAAATAATATGTGGTTTGTAATTATTATGGATGACGATGGATCAGATTTAATGCATTTATGCCAATCTACTGATGGTATAACATGGACACTAACTAACATTTCTGCCAATTATATAAATATTAAATATGTTATTGATAAATGGATTGTGACCACGTATAATGAAATCGGATTAGTGTCATACTATTCTCTTGATGGCATAACTTGGAATAATGGACCTACTACAAATTTCAATTATTCATCATATTACCCAGCAAATGGAATGGTTGTATCATGGGATAACACGGGTATAAAATATTCTATAGATGGAGAAATATTTCATCCAACAAATATTACAGATCCAATTAAAATGTGTTGGAATGAAGGTGGAGTATGGTTTGCAACAAAGATTCAAATTTCAGAAAATGGTAACATTATTTCGGTTGCATCATATTATTCGATAGATGGTATATTATGGCAAATGATGGATATTCTTATAGCACCTAGTTATGTTATGAATATGGGTGACGTTGCCGAATATTATAATGATGGCAAATGGATAAAGGTGAACGCATTACCGATAATGGGCGGAGGTTCTGATCCTGAATATCAATATTATCATTCCACAAATGGAATCGATTGGGATTATATTAATTTATTCGATATTCCTTATAATTATTTTAAATATATTTATTATGCGAATAACTTATGGGTCGCAAATATATATATACTCAATGATAGTCAGGACGGATGGTATGGATGCACATGTTATTCAGAAGATGGTATAAATTGGGTAAAAAGTAATATGGGGGTTAATACAAGTTATATGATACAGGATGAAATACAATGTTGTTACTATGCAAATAATATATGGGTAGCAGCTGGTATGATGGGAATATATTATTCTTATGATGGGAAAACGTGGCAACAAACTGCCAGAGATAACAACTCAATTTGGAACTTTCATATATGCTATTATATTGAAGATAGTCATACATGGATATGTAATGGTCGTTGGAACGATGGTAATGCTACTCATGTTAATCGAGATACAGAATTGTTTTATTCGCATGATGGTAAAACTTGGCATTATGTTAACGAAATACCATTTGACAAAATAGATCGTATCGTATCATATGATGCTCATGATGGAGTTATCGTAGCAGGTGGAGTTAAAACTGTATTCTTTTCATCAGGTAATGAATTAAATTATCGACCAAAACTAGAATAAACTAATTAATATTATAGATAGATCCAAATGGATCTATCTATAATATTTTTATGTTTGTATATTATAACATAACATTATATGAAGCAATATTATATAAGGCGGTATTATAGATATGGATCGTAAATTAATTTTAGGAATAGATTATAATAATATAATGTTTGCAAGTTATTATAGTCCAGAAAAGATTAATAGTAAATTAATTAACACAAATGCAATTAATGGATTCTTCTTTAAATTAAAAAAACTGAAGGAATATGTTAATCCTGATTATATTGTAATATGTAATGATTTAGGACGGGAAAAAACATTCAGGAGAAAGATTTACCCAGGGTATAAAGCTAATAGGCAATCAACACCTTCATCGATAGGTGAACAATTTGCATATGGTTTACAGATTGCCCAGGCATTAGGATATCCAATTATAAATGATGATAATTATGAAGCAGATGATACACTAGGTATGATATCAAGATATGCTATAGATAATAATATGGATATGATTATAGCATCATCAGATAGAGACTATTTTCAATTAGTTACTGATGAAATTAATATATTTAATATGAAACATCAGGAATTAATCGATATTGAATGGATTCAAAATAAATACGGACTAACACCCGATCAATTGATAGATTTAAAGGCACTAATTGGTGATAAATCGGACAATATCCCAGGGGCTAGAGGGATAGGTGAATATACAGGCCTAGAATTATTACAGACATGGGGTTCGATTGAAAAAATATATAAGAATTTAGAATGCATTAAACCCGCATTACGAAATAGACTTGAACTTGATAAGAAGAATGTCGATATGAGTAAATTTTTAGGCACTATTATTACAGACTATAGTTTGATCGATATAAATATGAATAAGATTGAGCGTCAGCCACAAGATACTAATCAACTACGAGATGTTATAAACTATTTAGAACTATATCAATTACATGATATTATGAAATATACATTGTTACACGATAAACTGATAACAGAATAATGTAATTTAGGTACCAATTCAAACATATCTGTTAATACATAAAATTTATAAATGTTAAAAAATATAAAATTGAGGAGATAGATAATATGGCTATAATCGGATATACTGAAAACACTGACTTGACTTCTTTCAATGAATCAACTCTTTCAAAGAGTGAAACATTTAAATTATTTCAAGCCATCGGCGACCCAATAGAAAAAGCAAAAAACCTCATCAAAAATGCACGGGTTTTAACAAATGAAGATATTGAAACAGCGTATATTCAAGTTAAACAATATTCAAATTCATTAAGTAGATCTGCTGTTAAAGCATACGATACCGGTTCCGTAGTTCTTTTATACACCGAGTTACCGTCACTTAGAATGAGTCAAGCATTTCCATTTATTACATTTAGGCATAAAGATAAATATATCACATATATATTTATCGATAAATATATATCTAAAAGAAAAGATGGTGGATTGGATTTAAGCCCTGCGGTGTTACATGATTTATTAATAGGCGGAGTTATCGCCAATAAATTAAAAACTAATTATGATTCATTAGCAAGTAATCAATACCTACAAAAAATGTTAATGGAAATTTACACAAAATTCGTTACCCGTATTATTAATAAAGAATATGGAATCGGTGCAGATAAACAAATATCTGATTCAGCGCAATATTTTATAAATAGATTTTTCCTGGAAAAGATATTTGAAACTAATGATGTGCCAGAAAACATTGAACGTCTTAGTATAAATAAATTAAAATATTTAGATGAAATGCTCATAAATGAAATAAAAATTAAATATGAAACTGCAAACCCATCATCATTTAGTGAATTATTGGAATTAGTTAAATCATTAAGTGTGAGGATGAATTCATTAACATTAAAATTATTTACAGATAAATGGATTAATTATTATTACGCACCTGCAACATTAGCAATTGACAACATGGAATATTTAATATTCATGATAATTGCATTACTGCATGGAAATAATACGATTATATCAATTAAAGCATCTGAAATAGTTAAGGAAACAAAAGGTATTAAAATGTTACAAGAAGAAATGCTGAAATTAATAAATTAAATTTATATACTTATAGGAACTATTAGATTAATTCAATAATAATATAAAAGGAGTGTTCAAACTATGGCAGCAATTATAAAAAATGTAGTAATCGATGAATTTGAAATACCTGAGGAGTTAGCCAAAGAACTTAGCTCATTATTAACAGAATCTTCTATTAAGAAAGCATTGCTTGTGGAATTAGTTGAAGTGCCGGCTAAATATGATATCATTGAAAATGCAGTAATTATACTTGAAGATAAAATAACTGCATTAAAGAATATGATCACTAGAGAATATGTTCCAAATCATTACAGATCTTCTGAATATTCTTGGAACTATGATGGTTATGCCACTGCAGGTCGCATTGTTCAAATTATGAAATAACATATACTAAAAATAATGGGGGACAATCAAGTCCCCCATTATTATTTATTTTTTTATTTTATTAGCAATTGCATCCACGACTAGTACAAGAGCAGCCATCATTATCTTCAACTAATATCATTCCGCAGTTATTGACAAACGAAATATACAAATCCGATTTTTTATCAGATGTAGACGAAACGTAGCCCTTACTTAATTCTTGTCTTAATACACTTAGACGAGTTGTTATATCAACCCATTCATTCGTGAATGATTCATGCACGCCAACAAATTGTTCAACCGCATTAGCACGCCCAATCAATTCTAGTGGCAATACATTTGTATCAATTAATTCATATTGAACTTTCTTAACCATTATATTTCTCCTGATTAATAATTTATTTTTCTGAATGATCTCTGTTGATCTTCTCGATTCATAGGTTGAGGATATCCAATTGTAGTCGGTTCTGTATGATATGATTTCTCTGAAATATCTGCAGATGTATTAGATTGTAAATACGTTGTACAATGTCCTACGCATGTACTAATGCATTTATCAGTACAATTATTAAAACAATCTCTATTACAACTTGAGTCACACCACCAACCACATAAATTGGCACAATTAGAACAAGTACCCTGACATTTAACTGAGCATAAACCAATACACATACCCACACATGAGTAGCAAAGATCACTACAACCACCACATGAGTCAGTGCAATTATCATAACAATGATTCACACATTTATTTACGCATGTTTGAGTACAATAAATATTACATGCTTGGCCACATTGAACCGAACATTGACTTGAACAAGGTCCACAATTAAATCCACAATTGTTAGCGCATGTTCTACATAATGATGAACATGCATTTGAACATAGTGCTGTACATGATTTACCAACACAATTAACACTACATGTATTTACACATGCACCCTTACTTGCACCGCATGATGAACGACAAGCTTCTAGATGACAACTCGTGTTACAATCCTTTTGACATAGACCGGTACACGAACCACCGCAATTTCCACATCCCGTTGATCCAGGCGGTTTAGCATCCTCTTGGGATGATGCATGACCATCACATGTTGTACATATACCAGTGTTTGCATTACAATCACTTGCACAATTTGTACAACCGCCACCACCAGAACTAGTAGTTGCACATTCTTCTCTACACGATGTTCCACATCCTGTGCATGCACCACTACAACCACTACAACCATCTCCAGTACTAGTGCCGCTACATCCTCCACCACAGGTACCACCGCATCCACCTTCACATCCATTTCCACAACTAGAGCTACACATAGAACAGTCACCTGAACAACTTCCAGGGCAACTAGTATCTCCAGGATCTGGTGCAGCAGATGACGATCCTTTACAAGTACCAGTACAACCACTACACCCTCCACTGCATCCATTAGAACATGATCCGGACCCAGCATTACAAGTATCTCTACACATACCTTTACATGTTGTACCACAACTATCAGAACTACAACCTGCACCGCATCTAGATTGACAAGATGTTCCACAACTACCACATCCAGTACCAATACTCTTTGTTGCTGTGGTACTACTAGAACTACTAGCAGCATCTTTTGCTTGTTTTATAGCACCTATTATTCCTGACAATAAACTCATTTATCAATCACCTTCTTTACACAATGATCTGTATCAAACACGTATACCCGTATTTGCATTACAATCTATTTTACATGTAGCTGTACAAGCACTAGTACAACCAAAACACGTTCCAGTACATGTTAAATTACATGATCCAGTACAACCATCACAAGCTGTACACCCATTTGAACATCCAGTGTCACAGTTACCACAATTATTACTGCAGGTTACAGTACAATTATCGTAGCAACTATTTTTACAAGTACTGAAACATGACAATGTACATACACCCTCACATACACCAGCACAATCACCTGTACAATCTGCAACACAACCCTCTTTACACGATTGACCCTTTCCAGATTTATAACCACCATTATGTTCATTATCATTACTAATGCATCCACCAAAACAACTAGTTGAACAATATGTATTACAAGTTGTAAAACATAATGCTGAGCATACTGAATCCCAACATGTCGTTTTTTTATTAGGATAATATTGACATGAGAATGAACATCCACTGCATGTATACGTTGATGATATTACTGTATTTTGGATAACTGCACTTGAGGCTGTCTGTCCACAATTATTACTACATCCGCTAGGGTTACCTGTAGATTTAATAGAAACTGTATCAGCTCCTGCATTCAAACAAGATTTACCACCAATATCACTACATTTGGTTTTACATCCAGAATAACATTGTGTCGTACATCCTGTACATATATTACCACAATCTGAATGACATGCATTACCGCATCTGCTCCAACATGTGGATGCACAACCTTCGGAACATTGATTATCACATGTTAGATAACATAAACCTGTACATGCTACATTACACAATCCTTTAGATCCTGTTGAAATTTGTCTTGATGGATATTCTGATCCTCTATTAGGGTTTCTAGGATTAGCTCCAAATCTAGATGCTGAACTAATGCCACCTGTCACTTGATCAACTACTGTTTCATTTCGTTGATCGTCCTGAGTAATTATATGACGATGAACAATCGGTGAAACATATGGGTTTATCGGATGATGATCAATAACACCAGGACTTGCTCCATAATCATCATAGAAGTTAGTCTCATCAGGACCACTATGACCTGGTAATATTTCTTCACCATCATATTCTCCAGATGGATATTCTACTGGAACTGTTACGGTTTTACCATTATTTGCAATAGGGTATAAACCATATCCTGTATACATACCATTCGTAACTCCATTATTAGGGTCATATTTCTGAAAAGATTCAGTAACGGGCACATTTAAAATATCATTTTCAGCAGCTTCTATTTTTGTTGATATATCTTCAGGATCTCTAAACACTAAACCCGCAACCTCATCTCTGCCATAGAATAAATCTATGTCATGGATCTTAGATAAACCAACTAAATAGTTTTGTATTTCATCAACATCAATTCTAGCACTAGATGAATTAATATCTCCAACAGGATTATCTCCTTGCGCAGGATATTTGATATTTCTTGTAGGTTCTATGGATCCGGTAGATGGAGTATTAATGGTATATGTTTTATCTGTGACTTCACTAGTCCTATCAGCTCCGACTGCAGGTGTAGTTAACGGATCCCACCATTTAAATGTTCCACGACGTTTAATCTCAGCATTTAATTTATCCTTAATTGCATCAAATTCTGTTTTTGAATATAATTTATCATTCACACTTATCACCTCAATCACATTTATATTTGCATTTATTTAATTTTAAAGAGTCTGCAAATTCAATTATTGGTTTTCCAATACGGTAATTGTAGAACGAGCCACTATCATTTTTAATAATTTTAACTCTTCCTCATTAATAACCATCAATGCCCATTCGTCGGGTAATTGTAATTTTCTTACTCCCAAATTATAATGTGGTTTCTTTATAGCTAACAGGTTCCAGTAATATACATTGGCTAAGTGTTCGGCAAACATTTGTAAACATATGAATTGAGTTCTCTTATTTGCAGTCCCATATGTTTGATGGCATAACCCACTACACCAAGAGCAAGAAGATCCAATTGGACAATCATAACAAATATCATTTGATTGTGAACGCCTTGTTACACTATCCATCATCGACAATATTTCGGATCCTTCTTCTCTACCAACCATACCAGTATCAATATGACCTATACATTGCTCTTTGCATTTCGTTCCAAGTGATGATGGCATATATCTAATACATGGATAAAATTTACCCTTGTAGTCTAGTGCCAACATTGATCCTAATCCTCCACACCAATTTTGATCCGAAGTGTGTTTAAGCCTAGTCTCAGGTTTATCATCGAATATAGCAATATATAGATGCTCTAAATTATTTTCCAGCAAGTAGTTCGCTAGTTTCTTTAATTGTTCATATTCTAGTGTAGCAGTTTCTTGTGTCCAAACATCTTCAAACACGCAGTTTAAATTGATAGATTCCATATCCTCATTGATGAAATTAATAACTGAATCATATAAATATTTCATATTTTCTGGAGCCAATGTCATCTTTGAATTTCTTTCGGTAGTATGATATTTATTAAAATGATTTAATGCAAGAATATCGATATCATACGAGCCTTCACCATTAGGCTGGATTCTACATGAGTCTTGTAATTCTTTATTACCATCTATTGATATATTAAATGAAACATGTTTAGCATATTTTTTAAAGAAATCTTGCACGTCTCTATCAAAATATAACATCCCATTGGTACATATAGAAATTCTATGCATTGCAAACCATGGATGGTTTAATTCATAGCATCTTTCTAAAAAATATTCATAAATCTTTTTGGTAAGATTAATTTCTAACAATGGGTCCCCACCAATAAACTCAATGATTATTGCAGGTGAATTGTGTTTATTAATATAACTATATTCATCATTTAAAAGTTTATCGATAAATGCTTTAGCTGTTGGAAATTTCATTCTTCCACATGTTTTATTTATCTGATAACAATATGTGCAGGATAAATTACAATCCTCAGTTGTTTGGAATGTAAAGTTGTGTACATATATTGATGTATCCTTATTAGTAGGATCTACTGTATCTTGAGTAAACAATTCAGGGTAAACTTTTTGAATGGCATCACTATAACTTTCAACATTAAATCTAAAAAATTGATTTGGCATTATATTAAATACTTCATCATCCTTTATTTTATCATCAATATAATTTAAACAATTTTCATCATCAGATAATATTATTACATCAAATCCAATCTCTTGATTTTTGAAATCAATATGTTTAACAATTACCTCAGATATATTATCAATATTATATGAGGAAACTCCAGATGATTCGATTATATCATTTAAGAATACTGCAACTATTTCACAGAATCCATAACGTACCTCGTCCAAGATACTAGTAAGTTTTTCATGTAATTCCGGGATTTTATCTAGATCCTTATTATGGTCATACATATAATTTATTCTAAATGATATCGCATCAGCTTCATATCGTAACCTGGTTGTTTTATGATACCCGAATGTCTGCATTTCAAATATATCGAATTGCTGATTGTATAATTTAATTTTTTTATATAATGCATTTGTCTCTTTCATTATAATACCTCCTGTTATATATTAACTTTATTTAGCTTAATTCTTAGTAATATTAAAATCATATAAAGATAATGGATGGGCAATCCCATCCATTATCACTATCTATTATTTGATATGTATTCTTGATATATCATGGATAGTTCTTGATCAACTTTATTCCGCTCAGTTAATTTTGTATCATCATATTTTTGCTCGGATAACAATTGACCATTACAGTCCTTCGTTGAAATTACATAATGTGAATTGACATTAACGGTATTAATATTCTCAATAGTGATTTCATTATCGATAAAATAATTATCATAGATTAATTGTTTCATAATACTCATATAATGATCTCTAATAATATTGAAATCATCACTGACAAATCCAAATTCAATTCGTTTAAATCCAATAGAAACTAAATTATTGATACTTTCTTTAAGATATCCAATATTAGATTTATTTAAAGTACAATGTGCAATTAGGTTAATCCCACTCTTTATGAATTTGCCTATATTGTCTATTATATAATCATATGATCCTTTCCCGTTTTTAAGTATACGATTAATATTGTGCGATAATTTATTACCATCTATTGAAATACATAATAAAATATTATATTTTTTAATGGTATTAATAATTTCATCTGAATACATCATACCGTTAGTTGAAGTTACAAATTTAAATTTATATTCAGAATAATGATCAATAATATATTTACATATTTGATTTAGTCGATCTATAAATAAAAATGGTTCACCGCCTAATAATTCAACAGTAATCGACCTACCCGTAATATGCAACATACTTTCATCGAATATCCGAATTATATCATCTATGGTACTATCTGATTCAATATCACTATCAAGCATATTATTATATACATAACAATATTTACATCTCATATTGCAGAGCTTAGTAATATACATATTTATATGTCGACATTCAGACATTAATCATCATCCTTCAAATTAAATTTAATACGAATATTGTCATATCCAATTTTATTAATAAACATTTCAGATGCATCATAAAAAAGTTTTATTGCTTTACATACACCATCTATGGGTTCACATATATTTTTCTTACCATGTTCCATTATTGCTGCAAAACATTGACCATAGCATACGCCATATAATTCACAATTTCTACATTTTGGAGATATATCATGTGAAAAGTTTTTATATATATTTGCAATATTATTGGTTTCATCAATATCAGTAAATATGGAACCAAGTTTAGTATGTTCAAAGCGGTTATTGAAAAAACGTTGACAAGGATATATGTCACCATTGGGTGCTAATGCAATTGTAGATGAACCAGCTGAACAGAAGTAGGTTCTACCGTGGGCTTTACATCTATATGGTAATAGTAAGCCAGTATCAAGAAATGGAGTTTCCGAGTAAAATTTATCAACTAGAAATTCTACATATTCAATATAAAAATTCTTTAATCTCTCCAATTGCACATCATTCCAATCGCAATCTCGGACAATACTCAAATTAATACGCCTGAATCCATCTTTGATGTAATCTTTAATACCATCTAGGACATAATCAATATTATCAGGTGATATCATAAATTTAAATATTTTAGAGCTGATTGGTCTGTTATTAGCTTCACAATATAGTGTAGCACCTTTTATACAGTCATCATAGCTACCTTTACCATTTGGATATACCCGACATCTATCATGGCTGCTTCTCCCACCATCTAGGGACATACTAATCCCTATTTCATTATTCTTGAGATATTCAACCTTCTCTTTATTTAATAATGTCAAATTACTTGTAGTCATAATTGCAATATTTACATCTGGTCGCATTTTTTTTACTTCATTGATATTATCAACTATTTTACAGAATTTTTCCCATTCCATTATAGCCTCTCCACCGAATAAATCAATATGAAGAGATTTTATATCATTTTTAACGATAATATTATTAAGAAATACGGGCAAATATTCAATAACATCATCCGATATTGTTAACCCGTTTGTTTTATTAACATAGCAATATTTACAACGCAAATTGCATTTCTCAGTTACAATAATAATGATTGTACTAATTTTCATTTTTTATACCTCTAATTATCACCTATTACCAAACCACATTGATCACAATCACATGCACATCTATCACAATTGCAAGAACATCTATCGCAATCACAATCACAATTATCGCAATTACATTGACATGTATTATTGTATATTGTCGTAGCAGCTATACTGGCATTATTAAAAACTGTAGCAAGTATATATTTGCCTTGTTCAAAATTTATCAATGAACTAAGATCTGCCTTGGGATATACCGCTGAATGACCATTTGCAGCAACTAAATTATTTTTAATTGATGTAAACAAAGTGCTAGTTATTAAATTACCTTTCACGGCTCTTTCTGTATTTGCAGGTTGACCAAGTCGTATTCGAGTTTGATCAACCGATGCAGCAACAACATTTGCATCATCCGCTAACATTTTCTGACCTTTAACTATTGCCAATGTTATCACCCACTTTTACAATAAAATCAATAGACTCATATAAAATATCACTGATTGAGAAGTGATATATATTCTTTACAATATTACTTATAGATTTAACGATGGTACCATTTACCAATACCTGAACTGATTTTACTGGTTTATCCCTAAAATATTGATTTAAAACTGTACCTGTTGTTGGAACAACATCATTTATGATACGTAATTGAGTTAATTCACTCCCAACATTCATAAAAAAATTTATCCCCGCAGTTTTATCAATTATAACATCTTCATCAATATATTCAATTTTTATTTTTACACCTTCCATAATTTAACCCTCCTGTTTATAATAATTAATCTTATTCATAATTAAAATGGAGTTCGGAATTAGATAAATATATTCGATCTATTATTATATCATCCATAATATTTATACCATATGAGATACTCTTTACGCCTAATATTTCATCACATATTTCATCTCCATTAAACATTTGAACATTGATTACTTTTCGATCCATCAATGCTTGACGAATTATATCAAATTTTTCATGAAAGTCGTTAACTGTGACATTTCTAATGATTAATGCATTTGATATCATTTTGCTTAAACTATTTGCCACTGTGAGACTATCATCTCGGTATCGTACGGCCGATACTACCGGGGATTGAGGTAGGGATGTTGGATCTATATTAATATTAGGCACCACATCTAATGTCATCGTCACCATTGGTTCGATTATTATTTTTACACGTGTCATTGCATGAACACCCCTTTTCATTTATCATACGAGAAACTTTTTCTGTTATTAATAATTCATGTAATTCTAATAAATGTTGTAGCGTTATTATTTGACCTTCCGTAAAATTATCAGTTAGAAGTCTACCCATTTCTTGCAAAACTGTAATTGAGACTTCGTGATCTCTATGAATTTTACCAAATAGTCGTTCATATACATAAATCGATAATTCCATTTCAACCTCTAATAATTTACAATACTTAGGAAAACCATATGCGATATTTCCATTTTCTATATAATTAATAGCCATACAGCTCTTGCAGTTATAATTCTTACATTCAGAACATGCCTTGTATCCAGTCATATATTTTTTATACATCTCTTCATATGGTGCACATTTTAATGTATTTATACCATTAAATACATCACCAATTATAGTATCTGGGTCATTCATGAATGCATGGCATGGATATATATAACCATCTGGAGCTACAGTGCAAAATGATACACCCGCACCGCATGTTTTATCGGCATGTCGCTCTTTATATACCATTGATGAAAATTGTTTATAATTCCCTCCACTATTTTCACAATCCTCAATGATTGCATTGGCAATATGGGTATATTGCTCTCTAAATATAACATAATCATTTTCATCCCAATTCTCTTCATGAAGAGGCATAAACCATATCTTATCAAATCTTAAGATATTTTTAAAGAAGATGTATGACTCATGTGCATATGGTAATGTTGCTTTGGTTATAACACTATGCACTGATAATTTATTAGATGGAATGTCTAATTTATCAAATAATGCTCTAAGTTTTTTTATCGTCTCTATTATATTATGAGATGAACCATTACCCGCATGATCAATTCTTTGCAGATCATTAATCCTAGGAATTGAATCAAATGATAATTGAATTGAAAAACTTTCAGGATTATTTACCCACCAATTGGTTAGAAATTGTTCGTATTCATTATTGTATAATACACCATTTGTTATCAATTCACTATTATATTTCAAACCATGTTTTTTACATTGATCCATAGCATAATTGAATATGTGGTTCATAGTATTTATATTGAGTGTAGGCTCCCCTCCAAAATATGACACACTAATACTTGTTTTATTATTAACTAAAGCATCATGGATAAGTAAATCAATTGTTTTTTCACCAATCTCATTACTCATAAATTTACCCTTTGATGAATTATTTTTTTCAAAACAATATTTACAATTAAGATTACATGTGTCTGTTAATAGTATCGATGCACTCGTAAATGATGACATTTATTACGCCTCCTGATAATTATAGAAATTAATATTGTATGTTGTTTAAGATTCCTATATTTAAATAGTTAATCCGATTGTCGGATTAACTATTTAAAATTAATATTTTTACTCTTTGAATATCTTCCGTATCTTTATTCTCTAATGCCTTACCTATTATAGATCCTGGAATACTTGATACTGAACTTTTTCCAACGCCTTTGATAGACGATGTTGTTATTAAATCTCCAGCTTTAACCTTGCCGGTAATATATGCAGATACTCTTCCTGTTAATCCTATAGGTATATTTCTTTCTAAGTTTTCCTCAGTGGTATATCCTTCTTCCAAACCTAATAAATATCCATATGTATCAGATACTACACCAACAACCAATGTCGAATATTCACCAGTGCTTTTTCGATAATTACCAGTTTCTGGATTTAATTCTATAATATCGCCAGGTTTAAAATCTTCAGACATATCATCCTTTTTAAATAACTCGGCAACGTCACCCCATACTGCATTCTGAACTAAAGAGCCTGTTATGGTACCGGTAACTGTTAAATTACCAGTGATCGTTCCGCCAGTGAGTGGTAAATATGGATGGGTGTGTCCATTATCAGATTTATTATTCCATGCTGCTATTTGAGCATCTGTTACAAATCTATTAGTAGTATTTTGAGTTATAATCGATGCTGGGTGGCTCGCAGGATGTTGATATGAATATGGAGCGAGTTTAGATGCCAAAGCTTGTAGTTGTTCCACCGTGGATCTACTACTAATAGAATCGATTATAGTTGCAAATGATACATCAGTTGGTGCTGCAGCAGCACTAGTCATATTTCCTTTAATAGAAAATGCAGGTATATCTGCTAATTTTATATTCGTTACAGCTTTATCTCGTATTTTTGTAGTTAATATAGATAAATCTGCAATATTATAATCAGTTACAGCATTCATTTGAATTTTATGATTATTTACACAACCCTCACCCAATTCATCGGAAGTTATAGTAAATGCAGCAATCTTTATACCAGTAACAGCCCTATCTGCAATAGCTGGCGTTTTAACGGACCCTTGCAATATATGATAATCGCGTATTGCATTACCAGCTATCTTTGAAGCAATGATCGTCCCATCTAATAAGTGATTATACATTACATTATTATCAGCTATATGTTCGGCAAGAATTGCACCTGCTTTAATATCAACACTGTCCGCAACGGCTTTGTATGCTAAGTTTTGTAATCCTGTAACGTGTATTTCATCAACTACCGTACTGACATCACCATTTATCATGTATGATATAGAACCATTATTTGAACCAGATCCTATCTCTATAGATTGTATAAATCTGCCATCAGCTTCAGCTTTACTGTATACATCTGTAGCCTGTGGTAGTGCTGCCACATTTATTGATAGACCGTTAGGTGTTTCAGAAAAATAAGTTGCATCATATTTTGATATTGTGAAATCCTGTATATCCCACCAATAATTATCACCATCATGTTTACATGCAGCAATTGCACTATAATTAGAATTTTCTTTATTTTTAATCAGATATATATGTCTTTGTAATAATGGCGATGCCATCGGTAAATCTGAAACTTTATTTACAATATCAATAAATTCAACGTAGTCAGTTAAATCAGGTCCAACTATGGTATCAACATATGATGTCACGAAGTCAACTACTGCTTTAGATGATGGATATTTAACATCATCATAGTTTGTAGTATGTGATATAGTCACTGATTTGTTAGCAATATTTTCTTTAGCTGCAAATAATGGTCCATGTGAAAATGGATTTGTCAAATGTGTTGTATAATCATTTAATAAATTAACCATTCTGGCATCTAGTAAATCAATACTATCGTTTAATTCAGTTTGTACATTAGATAATGCATTACGTATATCACTATGTGCTGTATTGCTAGTATCATGAATACCAATAATATTATTAATTGTATTTGAAACACTACCATCCGAATCTAATTGATCTATTGTAACGTTGTGAGGATTATTAAAATTTGCAAGATGTGCGGTTAATGATGATAGGTCTATATTAAAATTATAATTTTCTAATATCGACATTACTGCATTTCTCTGATTATATGATAATGGCTTCTCCAAATCAGATGTATTGTTAACCCGACCGAGTCCTATATCTTCAGATGTAATATTAATATCGCCGTACATCCCATTTACAGATGTTACTGGGAATGTAATATATCCAATACCACCTTCTTTTATTTCTTCACGTATATCATCTAGTATTTGACGTAATGTTATTTCGTTCGCATCCTGTTGGTCATATATAGCATCTAATACACTTCTAGGCCAAATTATATCGGCCATACTAGTACTCGGATTATTCTCATCATCAAATACAATTTGATCGCGGATAACTTTATTCCTAATATTATTCATTGTTATCATCCTCCTATATGTCATAAAATATAATTATTACTCTAATTTATATTAAACAAATGGTTTGAGTGCTGATGAAGAAAAGCAAAAAAATGAATTATTTAGATTATATATTATTCTATAAATATACCATAAAATCATATGGTATAATAAATAAAATGGAGGCATCGCAGATGAAAATATCAATTAAACGAGTATCACTTGAAAATAATATGGATGTTATAAACTATATAACTAAAGGTATGAGACCATCCAAAGAAGATTTCAATACAATGATAGGTAAAATACAGGCTGTAGATCCAAATCGAAATGTATTTAATACGAGTCTTAGTGTTGAAGAGTTAAAATTAATTTATGAGAATAAAAAAGAAAATGAGAATCGTGCAGCAATATTTGGATTATTACTAGCGTCGATGGCATTTTTATTTGGTGTTAAAAAGGGAAAAGAGGTTGGGTTTGAAGAATGCCGAGAACAATATGATGAAAGGGTAAACGATGCACTCGATTCGGCGGGACTTGGTAGAATAACGATTAAAACATTCTAAAAAAATAAGGTGGTTAATAGCCACCTTATTTTATTTTTTTTATTTTATATTAAGCATATTAATATTTGTATTAGCAGTGTTGACATATATTTTCATATCACCAATTAAAACTTTAAATATAGTCCCGCATGGGAGTAATGCTATACCAGCATCGCCTGTAAATTTTTGCCCGTTAGCTAATGTTATAACTGCAATGGGTCCTGATACTTCATCATTTTCTATATCCAATCTTGCAGCAATAATAGGTATGTCTTTAATATTTGTACCCATTAATTCATCCACCACCTATCATCTCGAATATTACCATCGTCTTTATCGTAGGTATTAAATATACTGGGTACTTCATGTTTATTATATGTATTATATGTATTTACTACTTCATTTTCATCATATGTTATATCATCATCACTATTAGAATCACATTCATTGGCCATTTCATCTTCTTCATATAATTTATCAATAAATAATTCACATGCCGATTGTTTTGTACATTCGTAGCATTCATTAGTAGTCGTTTTTATATTTAAATGTGTGCAATTGAATGCTAATCTATCCATAATTACAACTCCTTGTGCCATCATACCATTAATACAGAATCCATATTTTTTCTAGCGTATGTTAAAAATTTATATTGTAGACCTGTTGTAGATGTAAGAATTTCGCTAGATTTGACTAATTCGAATGTATCGTCATTAAAATTTGGCATGAATATATCGGCTTTAAATGTTGATTGTATTTGAGTGATCAATAATATGTCACACAAAGGGAGAAACTGTTTATATATCATGGAGCCTCCAATAACATATATGTCTTCATTAGAATTCTTATATGCGTCATGGAACCCCTTAATTGAATCAAATTGTTCAATATCATCTCCAAGTAATGTGTCAGATGACGAGATAACTATATGATGCCTGTTTTTTAATGGCTTATGTAATGATTCATATGTACGTCTTCCCATCAATATTTTATGATGCTCCGTCATACATTTAAAATATCTAAGATCTTCTGGAAGACTCCATGGCAATTTGCCATTGTTTCCAATTTCACGATTTAATCCCATTGCTCCAATCAATATAAACATAATTATCTCCTTATATATTTATTAATTATTATACAGCAGCTTTACCTAGGTCAAGCTTGCCAGCATTTTGATAATTTTCTAAAACAAAGTCTTCAGCTTTAAATGCATAGAAATCGGTTGTATCATTTTTTATAATCAATTTTGGTGCATCATATCTAGGTCTTGTCAATTGTTCTTTTAATCCATCGATTTGATTTTCATAAATATGTGCATTATTTATTACATGAGTCAATGTGCCAACTTGTAAACCGCTCGATTGAGCTAACATGTGAACTAATACTGCAAATTGGCTAGTATTGAATGGCACACCTAATCCCCAGTCGGCACTACGTTGTACCAACATACAATTCAGTTTACCCCATGCTACATCAAACATTGTTAAGAAACAACAAGGTGGAAGATTGCATTCAGGTAAATGTGGTATTTGCCATAAGTTTACCATCATTCTTCTATCCTGTGGATTATTTCTTAAACTATCTAAAAGATTATCAATTTGATTGTACTTCTTAACAACAAATCCATATGATTCGCCGATTGTATTGTCTTCACGAGCCCATGAATCCCATATATGTATACCTTGGTTTTGTAATAAACTTACATCATTTGATTGCTGTTGATATATCCATAACATTTCTTTGACGGCAGTTTTAAATGCAACTGTTTTTGTAGTTAGTATAGGAAATTCCTCAGCTAAATTAAACTGCATTATTTGATGCGGCAATTTCCATGTTTTAATTCCAGTTCTGTTTTGATCAAAATATCCAGCATCAATAATGTTCTGTCCAATATTTAAATATTGATCATCGTATTTACTCATAGTCTAGCTCCTTTATAAAAATAATTTGTAAATTAATATTAAACGGGAAACCCCAATTATGAGGTTCCCCATTTTCTTATATTTTTTATTTTGTAATTACTTTGCCGCTCTGATCTCTTCTAACTTTTGTTTGAAGATGTGATGGCACTGGAGATTTAACTCTAACTTGAACGCTATCTTGAGTTGTTATTTCGGCTGTACCAACAACTTCTTTACTCTTGATATCACGAACTGTAATAGTCTTTGTTTTGCCTTTTACTGGCATTAAGTAAACTGATCCGCCAAAATCTTTTTGGTCAGCTAATGGTAATTTCTTACCAGTTCTCAACCACTCTGTTACAATTGCAGGTATCGCCTGAGCTAAACCGCTTGTAGCTATTTCGGATGTATTCAATACAGCAGCTTCTGATTTTTGTGGGTATTTTGCATTGTCCAATGTTTTCTTCGCATCCGCAACAAATAATTCGCTTATGTTCTTTTCAACTTCTTTACCCTGAGCTTTATCATATGACTTAACCATGAATTCTTTGTCATTAGCTAATGCATTTACAAAGGATCCAAATGTTTGAGATGAAAATGCTCCTTTTCCTGTAAGTGTTGTAGTGGCGTTATTTTCGCCTTTGATTTGTGTTAAAACTTCCATTACTGATTTCATAATTTTTCCTCCTAGGATTTTTAATTGTATTTTAAGGACTTACACTACTAGTACTATGCTTAAATATTTTTAATATAAATAATATTTAATTGAAATACTTGCATGTATCCCTGTATCTTATTATAGAATATATAAGTATATTTTAAGATAGCCGGAAGAACCCGGCTATCTTAAAATCTAACATTATTCCTTGCGAGACTGCTGTTCCTTCATCATATCTTTGAATTCATTTCCCATGTTTATTATTATATCATATTCCTTATTAGCATCTGCGATATCCTTTAATATATTACTATATTTAACTTCAATACTAGATATTCTTTCCATGATATCATTAATATCTGATTGTTGTATTTTAATATCCGAAAGGACTATTCTTAAAATTGCGTCAAGTTTTAGTAATGTCATTTCTTGAATGTAAATATCACGTTGACGATTTAATTCACTGATACGCTGTTTGATAGCTTTTTCTTTTTCCATGAATACTGTCTGTTCATCGATTTTGCTGAGCAGTTCACGTTGATCTTTTTGTATTAATAATGTTATAATAGAAAATATTCCTGTGAATAGGGCTACAATTACAGTTGCAACATTCGGATCCATAGATATATCAACCTTCTTTCCTTAAATATTCAAATCGTTCTAGCTATCACATGATGTCGTTAACCGATATAATCTGATTAATGAACTAAAATAGTCTTGCCTATAGTTGATATATACCGTTATGGCTAATATTAGGACAAATACTATTAATAAATATGATATTATAAATACAAACGAAAATTCATTTATTGCATCGAATTCCATGCTAAATACAATTAGAAGTCTCTTTGATCCATCATTGGTAGTTATCCAACTCCAAAATATATCCTCACTATGGTCATCTATAGTAAATTGATATTTCCCGGATTCTAAAGAATTTAATAATTTAAATAAATCAGAATTATCCTTGATACTGAAATCTTCAAATTGCTCTGGACAGGCTCGATGTAAATTATATTGTTCGTCATATATAGCTATTTTTCGATGAGGAATGTTGTCGATATATTCTATCATTGATGAACACGTAGCGTCTATATCATTTGTATCAGAATTAATTATTATTGTCTTTAACATTGTCAGTACAGCAGAACTGCTATTATCTTTATAGCGTTCAATATAATTATTCCACAATATCATTAAAATAATAACTAATAAATTTATCGCAACCACTGATAGAGCAATTGCCCATCTAATTAATTTAAGCCGCATTTTCCCCATAAAGTTTGAACCACCCCATCTATGCTTTTTAATATCATTTTATATTAATATTCTGTGATTATCTATAGAGCCCACATTTTGTTTAAATTAAAATTAAAAAATTATGAGGGGAGTTGTATCCCCTCATAACTTTTATCTCGCATATAATCTATAAATTGCTTCTATCTCATCACCTTCATCTAATATGATTGAGGATCTTGTAAAATGAGTAAATAATCTTAAACTTTCATAGTCTCGTATTTCATTATTATACCAGCCGGTCACTAACCCAATTTCATTAATTCTAGGTGTTGTACCACTCTGTGTAAAATATCCTTTACCATCTTTATTATTGATACTCCAATTCATTTCAACATATGACTCTATAGGAATTGATGAGGTTGATGCATATACCGAATCGTCAACCAATTCAGATTCATCACCATTTTCAGTTACCCACGCGTGTACTATATGAGGTTTTGGATCATCAAATCTCTTAACATAGTATGATGTTACACCATTGAGATCCTGATATTTACCAAAGTATTTTTCCTGATCAATCGTGGTACCATCATTACTCATTCTAAATGGGATTGCATGAAATAGTGTACGACGTTTATAGTCAGTAGCAATTGCTGTAACATTATCCTCTTTAGCACCACCATCCCCACACATAAACCCAAATATGAAGTTCATTGCAGAAATATTAACCCCTGCATTAATAGCAGATCCCGGTTGTGATCCATTTATTTCAGCATTAAACGATGATGATTTATACAATGCCTTAGGTATACCTATTTTCATTTGTGGAGCTTCCTCATTTAAGTCACCAACTCTTAATGTGGTTTCTTCATCTAAACCGATATTAAATAATTTATTAAATACAAATTGATATGCACCTATTGGGATAATATTATTTTCTCTGAATAATACCTCACCTAATTTTGATCTATAGGATTTATTACCGAACGGATCAATAAATTCTTCAGTTATTCTATTTCTCCCAACGATCAATTCTCCCCTAAGGCCACTACCTAAATACTCCTTACTCAACGTTAAACGATCTGATATATTAATTAGACTCTCATACATGATAATTAATTTCCTTTCTTATAATAATTTCTTTTTATTGTAAAGTCAGTTATATAATATAACTTATATTACGGAGGTAACTCATAATGAATATTAAACCTGGTACAAAAATATTTTTATGTAAATATATAATAAAAAATTTAATAATAATGAATAATGATGATGCAATGCAAATGGATCCAACAAATATACTTATGATCGAATATATTAATGATTATGAAAAGTCATTATTTGCGGTATTAAAAGTAACACTACGAATAGACGTTCGAAAGAAAATTTATATTCTCGCAAATAAAAGAGATATTAAATGTAAATTAGAAATTGATAAAATTGGTTATGACGTTGATGTTGAAAATCGTATCACTAATCCAGAACCTGTGATCTCATCTGTATTCTCAGTTTATTTTAATGATGATGATGAAAGTATTGATACATCTATATTAGAAAAACGTCTGAATATGAATGATGGCAACGATTCAATTACTGCATCTCAGGATATAAATGATGAGAATTATTTTGAAACTCAAAATACTATCGATTTATATTTATTTAATCCAACGTTATTAAAAGCATCCAGATATTCTCATAATGCCGTATATACTTCTGGTACATTACAAAATATAATAGGTCATGTATTAACTGTAAGTAAACATGATAAAGTTTTAATGAGTCGAATTGAAAATACCGAGGTATATAAAGAACTATTGCTGCCAGCTAATCCAGCATATAAAAATTTATTGTATCTAGATCAATATTATGGATTATATAAAACTGGAGCATTAATTTATTACGATATTGATGTTTTATACATATTAAATACTAATGGCAAAGTTACGGCTAAACGAAAAAATGAATGGGGTGAATCAACATTTCTAATTCCAGAATTAGAAAATAGTATACCTGGTTCTGGGATGTTGCGCCAACCTGATGAAAAAATATTCTATTTAACTGTTGCCGAAGGTGATGTAAATCCACAAAAGACATCTATTATGAAAAATGTGGATGTTGGTAGTAAGTTAAAATTAGCATTATCTGATGATACAACTATAGACCTTATTACATCACAGCAATCATACATTGATAATCAAAATACTTCTGTAATAAATGTTAAAAAAGAAAATAAATATACTGGTACTATGTTACAAGCAAGACTACAGGAAAATGAAGCTGTTATATACATAAGTGGTAATAATCTAGATATAAATGCTTTCACACCAAATAAAACATTTAAAATTATTTATGACGAGCAATCAAAAAATACTAAATATAAAGGTGAGTATAGATTAGCATATGCATATCATTGCATTAAAGCTGAATCAGAATCTTATTCAACTGCATCGCATCATATCATATTAAAAAAAACTAAATAAAAAAATATAGGGGAATTTTATAATTCTCCTATATTTCTATTTTTTTATAAAATATTATTCTTTAACATATTAATCCGTAATGCCTTACCATAAGCTATAGCTAAACGTTCATGGAGTATTTTCAGCAATGACATATCATCATTATACTTAGACGTCGTAATTTCATCAAGTAGTTCAACACATGCATCATTAAATGCCTGCTTGTGTTCAGCATCACCAATTGACGCCTCAGTAGTTTCAACAAAATCTGTTTGAATTTCCCAGTAACGATTTTTTGCTGTATCCATGCTGTGGATAAAACTATATAGATGGTCAAGATTTGCATTTAAAACAGATGTTTTATTATCGGATCCACTCATTTATTAAATCACCTCTTTTTATTTTTATAGATTAATTTTATCACATTTCATTGATTGATTTTAGTTTCAATAATATATCGAGCATATAACCCTCAAGTTTAATCTTTTCTAGATTATAAACTGTATAAGATATAGGGCATAAAGGTTTAATTATTGCCATTTCGAACTTACTCAATCCGATAAAATATTTTTCACCATCTATTATTACATACGATCGTTTAAATATGGTATTTGAATTATCGACCAAGTACATGCTCTTTCCAGATCGATCAACTTTAACGCTATTCTTATATTTATTTATACATATTTTATCATTTTTATCCATAATCTATCCACCTTTATCATATTATATTTATATAGATAAAATATATAATATTAAATAGTCCATATACGATTTATTATATAATGATGTTTAACATTCTCTTAGCTCGGGTAATGCCGGTATAAATTAATCGTTTTTGTAAATCGATATCATTGTTGGTATTATCAATAATAAATGTGACCTTATCCCAATGACTAATTCTACTTATATTTGCAGATAAAGCATAAGCATATGAAAACTTCATAGGTTCATCTGGCACAATCTGTGTTGACTTTAGATCAAAATTATTTAAATGGTGACGGTCCATTACTAAATCCAGAAATTCATCATGATAGAATTCAGGTTTAAAGTTTACTGTAACATATTTGGTTGTAGGTGCATGTTTATTGACTTTAGTTAAATAACCAACTAAGCCTTTAGTCAAATGAACTTTAACATTTTTATTATCATTATTTACCAATCCTTCATTATATATAGATGATTCTGTAATTACCCTCTCACCAACAACATTGACAATATCTTTTCTATGCATTACCCTGTTTCGATAAATGTTATTTATTGCATGGCGCAACTCTTCAGATACGGTTATATTCATATCTGATACTTTTAAATTATAAAGATTCATTTGTCTTCTTGGCACTATACTAACATTGTCGTAATTTCCATATTTTAATGTTTCCCCATTAATGATTTTATGTGCAAAATACACTATAGGATTTTTAATATATTCCGGATTTACTTCATTTAATTCAATATTTGCATCTCGTAAAAATGTAAAAGTATTCGGTGCTGGTAACAGCATCGGATCTCTTATAAGTATTACTGGCAATCCGAAAGATGCCAAATCTTGAATTGTTTGTAAATCCAATAGCGTTGAATCAAACACCACCATTAATTTATATCTAGGATTTATTTTTGATTTGCGTTTCTTTTTCCATTCAAATTTTGTATGATCACTGGCCGGATTGAGTATAGGAATTGTATTGAAATCCGTGATTCTAATATATTCATATAGAACATGATTTATATAATATGCATGGTATCCCTTTATTGCTAAATCCAATACTTGTTTTTGGTTATATGATAAATACATAATTTCTCTTTTATCAAGATTTGTTGATTCTACAAAACCCATTATAGTATCAAATACACCAGTACCCACAACACCGGATATTTCAATTAACTGATGCTGATATTTATTATACCATGAATTGAGTTTTGATAATGCCACGTATTGATCATTCGTAAGCATCATATTGCTTCACCTACCTATTTCATTTAGATTATATTACAGAGTTCATGTAGCATTTAAAGATAATATGATTATACATTCTTTTATTAAGAAGGAGGATTATAATATGAATATTATTGATAATATTAGAGTTGAATTACAAGAGTTAGATATTTTAGATAAAACAAGACAGTATATGAATTCATTAGACAATATAGATGATAAGAAAAAAATACTGTTTGATGTTATGCATGCATTCAATCCAAAACAAGCTAAATATTTCGAAAACATGTATGAAAATCTTAATGAATCCGAAAAGAAAGAATTCATCGATTCTACTATATGTGATGGTATAATAATCTCTGTAGGAAACTATGATGATGTAAAACGTAGTAGAACAATAAGGGATGTTAATGAAAAATTTGGTGATATTTTAAATAGAAATGAAAATAAATGAATAATTTGATACTGGAGGGATATATTATATTATGGAAATTAAAATTGAGAAGTATTTATCAGAAGAGCAGATGAAAACAATTGCTGAAGAGGTCTTTACCGAAAAAATGAAGGCTGATGTAGATCGAGTGATTCAAGCAAGAACATGTGGAAAACTCGTTGATAATATTTTTAACAAAATAGTGGAATCATATGTCACTGAGATTTCAGATAAGTATAAAGATGATATACTAAAGCTATGTAAATCTGAAATATCCAGGGATCAGAGTAATAACAATGATTGGGATGATACGTTGAGGGCAACCATCGATTATAAATTAAAGGAAACTTCAAATGTAATAATCGATGAACATATAGATGAAATAAAACCTATAGTATATTCCAAAATTTTAAGATGTTGCAACGAAGTATCCGTAAATGCTTTCATTAGTGATATCATAAGGAAACTTGATTTAGATAAGGCGGTTAAAGAAGTATTAGGCGAATATGCCAAAAAAATATGAGGTATAATATAATGAATAATAGTTATGATCACTCAAATAAATCTGACATCGAAGATCGTGCATTAGAAAAAACCAATGTTGCTAGTATTGGAATCGATACAAGAATCATTTTTGCATGTAAAGATGTTAGGGAATGTATGATGACACTTGATAACATCGATGATAAGAAAAATGTATTATTCGCCACTATGAAAATTTTAGCCCCTATGCAGGTTAAACATTTTGAAGATTTATATGAATCACTTAGTGCAGAAGAGAAGCATAAATTTATCGAGATGACTATTAGGGATGGTATATTTATAATTGATAATTCATCTAAAGATGATGCTATGATTACAAATGCTATAAATGAAATTCATGCCAAAATTAAGGATTTTGAATATAGTGAAAATCTAATATGATTATTCACATACTATAAAAAGAGAGGTAATACATAATGGAAGAAAATCAGGTTTATTCAGTTAAGGGATGCGAAACTGGACATATATCAATTCGGAATCGTGTTATGCATAATGAAAATATACACTATGTCGAAAATGTCAATGTTCATATAGAATTGTTGGAAGGCGGTATAATGCCGCAATATAAACATTGCGGTGATGCTGGAATGGATGTATATGCGATAAATGATATGATTATAAAACCAGGAGCTACAGTTAGGGTTCGTACTGGTATAAAGTTAGCAGTGCCATTTGGATATGAGGTTCAGGTTAGACCTAGAAGTGGAATATCCTTTAACACACCATTGAGGGTTGCTAATGCACCTGGCACTATAGATAATAATTTTAAAGGTGAAATAGAAGTAATTATGACTAATACATCCCCTCATAATATGGATATAACAGGCATGCCACTATTAACATTAGAATCTGAAGGCAATCAATTTGGCACATATAACATAAGAAAAGGTGATAGAATAGCACAAATTGTATTAGAGAAAATTCCTATAATGGAATTGATTCAGGTTGATTCAATCGCGGATATTGGTGAAGATAGAGGCGGTGGATTTGGTTCATCTGGTATAACTGGTTAAAATAAGAGGGGGGGAAACAATCCCCCTCTTATTATTTTTTATCTTTTTTATCGCTTGTAGGTTCAAGTAGATTATGTTTATCCGATTTTTCTAATTGTTTAAGAGTCTTATCAATTGTTGAAATATCCGATATTATATATTTAACTAAATTTCCTATTATTGATACAACTGTGGAAATCATTTGTATAGAATTCTTCGCTTTCAATTGATCCTCGGGCGATAATTTTGAAACTGTCCCTTTTATCTTATTCGCATCAAATTTGGTCTCAGCCATTTTAGCCAACTCTTCAAATTTAGGTTTATCTGCTTTTAATGAATTTAAAACATTATTTATTCCAGTATAATATACGGACTTTGGAGATAAATATGTTTCAACTACCTGTTTATTATTAACATGAATTACGGTTTTTTCAAATTTGATTTTAGATATTTTATTATAGATATTATTCATTTTATTATAAGTCACAAAATCATTTCCATTAAATATAAATAACCCTTTAGAATAATCACCTTCAGTAGTAAATGAGGTTGCCAGTGTCATGAAATCTTTTAGATATTTAATAATATCAGTTTGTAGCAATGGCATATCATCTATAGTTATATACAATTCGATATTTTTATTAACTTTATTATATATTTTTTCTGGAATTTTTGTTAAATATTTAATCATTTTAGCTAATGCCAAAGGTATTTTAACTAAATTTACAATTATAAATTTTAGTATTTTTGTAATCAGATTCATGGAATTAACAGTTAGCTGATATATTGTATCAATTATTGCTCCTCCTGCATCTGTTATATTATTATACACCTCTAATGCATCTTTAGTACCTTTACCAGCGCGATTAGCTGCATTCTTAACACCTCGTATAATTCCTTGAGACTGTCCAACTGCAGCTTCATTAAATAATAAATCAGTAGATAATAACATGTCTAATGATTCAATATGCGATGTGAATTCATTGAATGAATTATTATCTATATCAAATTCAGTAAATATGTTTAATTCAAAAATGTCATTTGACATAAGTATTTTCCTCCTTATTAGAATCATTTAAATATATCGTATTAATATTTTGGTTCAAAAATAGTATACTAAGTATCTACTATTATATATTATAAATACAGTAGAATATGGAGGTATATTATGAAAAATCATGTAATAGAAAAAGTTGTCAAGACAAGAATAATAGATAATACTATATTTAGTGGATTTAAACCCGGTTATCTTTATATTGGACAGTGTCCAAATTGTAATTTACCAAGGATTATATGCGGTCATGAAATAAAAGTAAATCAGGAGAATACTAATGAATAATATAGATAGATTAGAAGAATATGAAAATATTGATTTTGATCGATTAATTATCGATATCAATAGAGGTAAAGTTAAATGTGGTAAATATGCACATCTTGTTAAAATTAAAGAAAATAATAAAAAGGAGAATAACCATGGATCAAAAAATAACGACAAATTCAAATAATAATTTAAAATTCGATGAATTACTTAAAACGAATAAAGATAATAATACAGTTGGAAAAAATCATAATGAGAGTGCTATAAATAATGAATCATTAAGTTCAGAACCAACCGGCAAATTACAATATTTCACCGAATAATATAGTAGGTGGGTTTCCACCTACTATATTAATTTTCATTTACTAGGAGGGATTATAATGATATTAATGTTAACTTCAAGATGCAATGGCAATTGTACTCACTGTATGTCTAGATGCACTGAAGATGGAATTGATATGAGTATGAAGGTACTCAAAGATAGTATAGAATTTATTAAGAAATTATATGTTAATACTATAAATATTGGCGGCGGTGAACCGACAATGCACCCTGCATTTATAGAATGTTTAAAGCTTATCAAAAATGAGATTGGTGACCGCATCATCACATTATGTACAAATGGGATTTTTGTACGTAATGAATATTTATTCAATGAAATAAAGGAATTAGATATATTAATTCAAACTACATATAATGCAGATTTATATAAGACTGGTTTGACTGATGAGGAAATAAATAAATTAAAAGATATAAGTGTTGTTGTATTGGATGAACCATCTAAGGAGAGATTACTTGAATATGGTAGAGCATTAGACAATAATCTTGAAACATCAACTACGAGAATATCACCATTATGTTTTAATATAAGATCCCTAGTTAAGGCTAGTGAATTTGAGCTGGATGCTGCTATTAATAGACTTGAATGGATGAATAAATTCTGCTGCCCAACAATTAGACCTGATGGATCAATCAGTTTAAGTGAATCATTATGTTGTCCATCAATCGGGACAATATATGATAGTATTGATACTCTTACAGAAAATATAAAAAAATTTAATTGTACCAATTGTGTTTATGCCAAACGATTACTCAATGATGATCGATATTCATCAATATTAAAATAATAAAATATAACGGGGGTATTACATGGAAAATATTACAACAATAATCAATACATCAAATATCATACAGGAACATTTAGAACCTATCGTATTAAAAGTACGAAAAGAGATGTCTGAAATTTATGATATTACAAAATCAGAATATGCTGAATATGCAGGTCTATGCAATGTAGGTTGCGCGATGTTTAAATTTGAAATACAAGAACTAGCGAAGAAATATGATTTAGATATTAAGACTATGATAATACACGGTGAGCAAAGACATAATCATCGCATTAAACCTGATGATTGGTATATTCAACATACATGGATTTCTGTATATGGTTTATGTTTGAATGAAAATATTTATGTGGATTTAACATCGCAACAATTTAAGTATTTATATGATGATATTCCTGATTATTACATATCAACAACTCCACCGCCATGGTATATGCCAGATAAAGAAAATGGTTTCTTTAAGATATATGATTTTAACAAATGGATCGCAATCCATATCATTGAAAATATTGATTATCATATATGGGGTGGAATTTGCAAATTGTATAATAAATTATTAAAAATAAATAAAAAGAATAAATAAAGAAGGGTTTAAACCCTTCTTTATTTTTTTATTAGGGATTATATGATTCTACATGCATCTTCCAAGCTTCAGTATCAACAGGGGCATATAATACTCGGTCAGTTCCTTTATATGATGATTTTGTATGATCCGAATCATCTATATAGCGTCCAACTCCAACTTCACCTGATATCCAACTCGAAGACTGTCCACTAGGATCCACTTCTTTACCATTCTTGAAAAATTTACATTCATCAATCATTCTAAGTGAACCCATGCTATACTTACGGAGATTTATTATTTTATCCCCATTATTTAAAATTCCGTTTTGAATAATATCGGATGCATCGGATATCACCAGATTATATTTTGATTTATGTTTAGTATCATATAAACCAAATTCAACATTCTCACCTCTACCGGCAAGTGTTATATTATATATCAATGAATGAATTGCATCAAACACTTTTACCATATTCGAATTTCCGCCAGCATCCATTTTATCAGCAAATATATATCGGATAGAAGATCCAGCAAAATCGATCATGTGTGATTTAAAATATTTAATTAATGTGATTAATGGTTTAAAAAACATATCATTTCCTACAGCAGTTTGTTCAAAATATTTTAAATGCATATTTAATTCATTTTCAATTGCAATTACGATATTCATCAAATCATTCATCCAGCTATCTCTCGAAGTTTCAGCCTTATCAAATAATGCTTCAAATCTAGGATTTTTACGAATGATATAATCTTTATATGTAGCTGCAGGTTGGGCTTCACCATTCATATCCATTCTAACTTTAGATATTAGAATTTTCTTGAATATTTCATTTCTAATTGCAACTGGTAACTTTTCACCAATTGTATACGCTCTATTCGAATTTGGAACTACTGTTGTAACTTTAAAATATGCATTATTTAATTCATTATCATTTAATGCATTTATTTGTCCTATAACGGATCTAACAATTGATTCATCAACCTTATCCCCATTCCACCAGATTGGATTTTTTATGAGAGTTCCATTATTATTAATATATCTGAGATCTGGACTATTGATGATATCAAAAAAATATACATTATCACCATTCGGTGTAGTAACATACCATTTTTTAGATTCACCCAAACCTGTTCCCAGAAATGGGAAATATGAAGGATACATTACCATCTCTTCAACTGTTATAGCACTACCTGATGGTTTATGTGGATAAAATAAACTAAATGCTTGCCAATCATCATTTGATAACCTAAACTCAGCTAAAATCTTATCTACTGGAGAAATAAAGTTATCAACAAATACTGAACGAACTGCATCATATACAAATAGTGCACGGTATATCTTTTCATACTCGTTAAACTGATCCTTATTGTTAGTCCTAGAAATTTCATAAGTGAGCCAGTCTCTTAGAGGTATCATAACATCATTAAATAATCGATTTATATCAGATGGGCTTTTCATAGATAAATTATTGATCAACCCTAATATTCGATCTTTATCAGTATATTTAGTTGTATTGATAAATTGTCTGAACAGATCTAGATCCAACTCGAAATTAAACCCAGCAACAGCTAATAATCCTGAAGCGGATGATATGATTTCACCAGTTAAATTGTTATTTTCACACATTGCGGCCATTATAAATACTGAGAGGTCAAATAATGATATTTTCTCATTACTAAATACCTCAGGTACAGATATCATGAATGTATCAGTGAAGTTTTTATTATCCACAAGCATCCTTAGGAAATATATTGATTCAAATAATGAAGCCGTTTGGTCAACCATTGATTCGATCATAATATATTTAGAATCTGAATATGAATAATATTTGTTTTTAATAGCGGCTTGGGTATCTGGTAGTTCCCACCATCTAGGATCGGCACCGGTTACATCGCTATAATTAAAAGTCTTTGATTTGGATGTTATCATATCATTATAAGTATTTTTAGATTTTAAATCAACCGCCTCGAAGTATATATCTGTATTTAATGATTTAAATGGGGTTCCAGTTTCAGGATTGATTGTTGTCAGTAAATCTAAATCCTCAGAAGAATTAATTGGGGTTCCATCTGAGAATAATGCCTGACCATCATCACCAAATATCTGTTGTTTAATCATCATAAATTTACTTATCGTAATATTATCATATTTTAAAATTTTGACTAAATCATAGAATACCGGATTTGTTGCTTTGCTTCTTATAAGTTTATTTAATGATACAACAAGTTTTCTTTTAACTTCTTGAGTCATTATTAATGATCGTGGAATACCATACATCTGAAATATTGTTTGAATTATCGTATCATCTATAAATCTATTATCTGAAGTATGTTCCACTGATTTACTGCATAGCTGCATTAGTACAAACGCAACTATAATAAGTGATATAAATTCTCTGTAGTTCTCAAATAGATCAATGTATTCAACGTTGTATATCGTACGCACAACATAATCACGATACTGATTATACAATGTTGCAAATTCTTTAAGAAGATATGGGTTTACATCATTTCTATCCATGGGAATATAACGTATTAATTGAAAATCTCTCGCTCGTCTTGCAATATATATGTCGATACGATATAGGCCTAAATAGCGGAGATATTCTTTATCCGGATTATTTGCAAGTATTTCATTGTATTCATCTGTTAGTATATATTTATTCTGTATTGCATCTGTTAATTCATGAACTGGAATATTAGTAGTTATCCCATATAGCTGTTTTAAGTTATCTGATAAATAAATAAAATCCTTACTGGTTGCATTGATTGGTGGTTGTCCATTAAGCATTCTATAATAATCATTCTTTTCTACATAATTATTGATTACGGTGCTTCTCCCAATCTCTAATAAATGATCCCGATATATTAATGGAACATTGTATATATTTTTTAACCATGAATCTATAATTTGATATTTGAGATTAGGTGTAATTTGTTGAAACATCGCATGTGTATATAAATGTTGATATGTTAAATATGAATCCTCTTTCATCATTGCATGTATCCATAATGCAGCTTCTTTAGAAGTTTCCACCGTCTCATATTTATCAGCTTCTATTTTATTTTTTATAGCTATAAAATTCATAATTTTTTCTATGTCTGTAAAGAGATTTTGGATAGGATTAATTAATTTTGGCATATGTAAATCATTCCCTTCCTTATTTTAATTTATTATCTCTACTTCGTATATGGAATCAAAAGAGTCTCTCGCAACTTTATTCTTTTGATCTATATTCTTTATCTGAAATGTTGGATTTGGATAATCCCTTATTTCTTCACCAGTGCTAGTATTTATAGTTTTATAACGATGCTTATTGTCAGCCGCATTATATTCAACAACTGTCTTTTTTGGAATATTTTCATATTTAATATGGTTGCTAGCTTCGATTCCTTCAAAAGCAAATTTATCTGGATCGAAATCCTCAAATACCATATTACCTGATGATATCGATGAATTGACTGGAGCGGCTGCTGCTTGTGCAGTATTATTTGACTGTGGAGTCGGTGCACTAGGATAGGCGGCGCCACTACCCATGTTTGATATTATTGATGAACCCAATAATGTTAAGTCGGTTTGATCAAATCCTCCACTACCGTTACCAAGTTCTTGTTGTAGTTTTTTATCCTTCATATAAAGATCTGCAACAGTTTTCTTGATGTTAGTGATCTCTTTAATTACTGATAATGCATTAGCTCTTGAACTAATTACAGTTGCTGCTAATTCAACCGCAGTTTTATTTAATGGCATAGCATCCTTAGTATTTGGACCTACCATTGTTTTGTATCGTCTTTGTAGATCATCAGTAAATTTGTTCTGCTCCGATACTATAGATTTTAACATATTTAATTCATTCTCAAATTCTTTAGTAAAATTTGCTTTTTTCTTCTTTTTTGATTTCTCTACCAATATCATATTTCCGGTAGAATCTTCATCGATCCACTGTTTATATTTCTTCTTATTTTTCTTAGGTTTAACATAATCTAGATCGTCCCCAGTTAGATTAACTATAACGTCTTTCCAACTATCTAATGCTCTTTCCTGTTTTTCTTTTTTAGTTAATGGACGGTCTTCATTTTCTCCATTCTCAGATGTCTTAGATTCTTGATCTCGTTCGGCTTGTTTGGCTTCTTTTAATGCACGTTTCTCTTCAGCCAACTTATTGTGTTCATCCGCTCTATTTTTTAATATCCCTGAATAAATTTGTAATACTGATTGTTGTACATCATCAGGTGATGTTGATGTTTGTTTTTTCATATTAAAACATTCCTTTCTAGGTATTTTATCATAATCTATAAAGATTTATAGTCTTAATGACATTGTTTCATAAGGTGAAATTATAATAATATTTAAATATATGAATTCAAAACGACATTTATATATTATATAAATAAGAATAATAAATAAAGGGGACTTAAAAGATTATGGCAAAGAAAAATCTCGAACAAAATATTGAACTCGAATTAAGTAATTCGACGACATTCAATCCATTAATAAATGCATTAAGGGAGAATGATAAGAAAAATTTATTTAAATCAAATGTCGTTACTTACTTTCACAAGACGGGATTTCCACTATTTGATTATTATTTTGGATCGGTCATAAATATTCATGATGAATTGGGTGCAGTTATACGACAAGAGCCTATGATTGGTCAAGCTGCTGGAACATTTAATTTAGTTTTAGCAAACTCTGGTGCGGGAAAGGCCCAACCATTAAGTACTCTTATACCAACACCATATGGCGTCAAACCAATGGGTAGTATAAATAAGGGGGACCGTGTATTTGGACGCAATGGTAAACCAACCAAAGTAGTTGGTGTATTTGATCAAGGTGAAAAAGATATTTATAAGATCACATTCCAAGATAATAGAACTGCATATTGTTGTAAGGATCATCTATGGAATGTTAAAATAGGAAAGTCTGCTTATAAAACATTATCACTAGAAGAAATAATAGATATTAGAAATGATAATCCTAATGAATATTATGGCATTCCGATGTTGAGTAAACCGGTATCATACTCAAGTAAAAAAGTCCCGGTACACCCATACGTATTAGGTACAATGATTGCAAATAACTGTTTAGATTCAGCAACTTTAACTCTTATGAAAGATGATAGTTTTATTCCTAATAAAATAGCCGAGTTGGGTAATTTCCATGTTATACAAGCTGGATTTGATCCTACATTATTTACATTCCATGAGAAAGATAATAAAATATTCCGTATTATGACTGTTGATATATTAAAGGAACTGCCTGAGTTAATAGGTATTGATGAGGCATCAGTATATATACCTGATATTTATATGTATAATGATATTAATACTAGAATGGAATTATTAAAAGGATTGATGGATTCACTTGGATACATACTATACTCGAATGGCAGATACTGTGTTAGATTTGGAGCGAAATCAGAAAAATTAATGAAGCAAGTTAGAGAATTGATATGGGGATTAGGATATAGTACATCTAAGATATCTAAAGCTTTCGGAAACAATAAAGCATTTATGATGTCGATTAATATACCTCACATATTCAAAAAACAATTATTTTCTCTTCCATTAAAATTAGATTTTGCAGAGAAAGCTGCTCAGTCTCCTAGCACTAAACGTTATAATCAATTATCAATTACTAATATTGAATATAGCCATAAAGAACAGGCAAGATGTATTAAAGTTGAAAATAGTGATGGGTTATATATAACTGAAGATTACATAGTTACACATAATACAACATTAGTTGTACAAATGGCAGCAAATATCATACGTCAATATAGAAATAGCATTATTATTCATTATGATTGTGAAAGCAGGTTTGATATATCAAGAGGTGAAAATATATCTCAACTTCCAATTAGTGATTTTAATAATGGCACATATACATTAAAATCCGGACTTGTAACGTTAGATATTATGCAAGAATCGATAGTCGATTTATATGCCAATAAAATGAAAATGAAAGATGAATTAATGATAAAGACTGGGAGAATGAACGAATTTGGTGAGGAAATAGAGATTCTTGAGCCAACTGTTATAATAATAGATTCAATAACATCTGTTATCAACGAATCATTCTCAGTTAATGACTCTAAAGATATGAATAAATTAGGTGGATTACGAAGCAATACAGCTGGAGCTAGAGATGCTAAAACACTTAAAGGATTCTTAAAAGATATAATTCCGTTATGTAAAGAGGCTAATATAATAATATACGCAATCAATCATATCAATGGAAATATGAGTATGAATGCATTTAGTGGACCGACAAAACAACAGAATTTTATGAAACAGGATGAAGCAATTCCAGGCGGAAAAGTTTTAATATTTTATCCATATAATATAATTAAGATGATTGCTAAGACATCTGATGACTTTACAGAGGACAGTGATGGATTTAATGGTCATATGGTTGCATTCGAACCGGTAAAGAGTTCATCAAATCAATCAGGAAATACATCAAAAGGTGTTTCATTTGAGATGGTGTTCTCATATAAGGATGGATTCGATTCATTAAGGAGTTTAATTTTATATGGGAAGGAAAAAGGAATAATAGAAGGTAATAAGCCAAGAATGAAATTTAAGGATGATCCCTCATTCACATTTTCATTTAAAAATATACACGCCGAGAAAAATGAAAAACCAATATGGGATAATATTAAAAAATACATAATGCCCGAATTAGAAACACATTTAAGTTTTGTTGAACCTAATGTAAAATTTGATAATAGACAATTAGATTATTAAAAATATTAAGGTGGTAAATATGGAAATAACATTAGCTATTAAATTTGAAGAACCTCCCGAAGACTTTCTATTCTTTAATAATATATTAAAAATACCAGAGTGCTCGAAACACCATATCCATTATGATAGAGATAGTGTTTATAGGCATCAAGGTAATATTACATATCTATCCGGTGAGTTTTTAACAAACATAGTTAAGGTTTTTAGCGATGCCAATATGAGTATCGTCGAATTAGAATTTAAAATAAAATAAAAAAAATAGACGGGTGATATTCCCGTCTATTTTAATTTAATATGAGGTGATTGAGTATGGCAATTATGCATAAGGAAGAATCCGATACATTAATTAATACGGTAACATCATTAGTATCAAGTAATAATGCATGGGAAAGTGTATTAAAATTTTTCAATAATGATAAAATAGGAAAAGGATATCTTGAAAAAGCCCGACGGGAAGTTTTTGATAATAATCAAGAATATTCTATAATGATTATAACTGCCTTGGAAGACATGAGTGAGCGTATACAGGATGCAATTGATGATGAAGATAATATGGATAACAATAAATTACGTAATGAAATATATAAACTAGAATCAGAAAATACAAAATTAAAGAAAAAACTTTATAATATTAAAAATGCCATGTATGAATAAAAAATAAAGGAGGCAACACCTCCTTTATTTTTTTTAATCGGAATTTGGATATGTTAATATGGCTTGAAATTCTGTGATTTTCAAATCTTCAAAAACTGCTATTCTAGGCTTGGTATAATTATACGGATCTACCTCTTTACGTTTAAATATCAAACTGACCCAAGCCTCTTCCTGAGGATCGTCTCTATTTATTATTACTTCATATCCAGTATTAGCTACTGTAAATATTTCTCTAATTCGCGATTCAATTATATCATAGTGTTTATTAATTTTTATTTTTCTTTCATTTTCAGGTTCCCCATACCACCATGCATTAGACCAATCATCAGGAAAATCTGAAAGTATAGCATCAAATTCAATGTCTGATGGTAATGGAATAAGCACACCTTCAATTTCAGGATGATGACAACAAATTCCTCCCGTTTGATTAGAATAATAAATTCCGCTTGGGATTTTAATAATAATGTGTGAATTGTGACTACTCCATAATTGAATAATACGTTTAATATCATAAATTGGTTGCATTTCACAACCACATTTAGCACACATATGAGTGAGTAATCCTTTATCATCTGAACTAATAAATACAGAATTACATTTGGGACATTGATATTTCATTTAAATCACCTCCATTGATAGACTCTAATATCAATTCAATGACATCGTCTTTTTCGTTAATTGAATATTTATAATGATTATTAAATGCAGTAGATGTAAGTGTATAAATACCATCACTATATAATAGTTGATACACATATCTTGTTATATTTTCAGATATTTGCAATCCGTCTCGAATGCCTCTAATTACGATATGTACTGGTTTTTTCTGCATGATTAATAGATATCTATGATTCTCATACCATAATGATTCATTTATTTCATTATTCTCAGGTGGAGAACCGCATAATAAAAATTTAGATGCTTCATAAATATATTTTTTATCACTGTCTGTTAATGGTTTAAAATTACCCATAATAAAAGTCATCTCCTAATACATTAATAAAAAATAAATAGGGGATACGTATCCCCTATTTATTTTATTTATTTAAATTTTTATTTCTTTAAATCATTTTGCAGCAGCTTTCTAACTTCTGGATTTTCAGATGATTCCACTTCATTAACATGTACATACACTGTATACTCTACAGTATCTTTTGTTATCGGAACGATATCAACTATTTCCATTCTACCATTAACTTTATTTGTAGTTGGGTCAGTTAACATATTCTTGATAACAGCATCAGGTCTAGCAGCAAATACTATCCATGAATCTTTTGTACCAGTTTTGATTCTTCGAGGAACTGAATAATACATCATCTGTTTAATTTGGTCTTCAGTTAATCCAAATGATTCTTCCAACTGATCCAATTTTCTGTAATCATTCAACATCGATTCTAATTCTTTTTTATCATAACTGTATTGTCTAACGATGAAATCCCAAATTTTCTTAACAAATTTTATATCACTCTCACTGTCAACCATTCTAATGATCCAGCTATTATCTTCTTTCTTTTCAATAACATCATCAGACATTGCAACCTTAAGCATTGCATATGAACGACGTGGTACCGATTTTTTCTTCTCCCAGTAATCTACTGACATTTCAACTTTTGTTCCAGGTTGCATTGCTGCAGCCTTAGCAGCTATAAATATTTTCATTTGATCTGATGTAATCTTATATACATCAATTTGTCCATTTGGTTGAATATTAGCTCTGTTTAAACTCATGATAATTGTAATCCTCCTACGATTTTTTTGATCTTGTTAAATTCATTGTATTATTAATATTATAATAATAAATAGGTATGTATGCTATTATAATATATAACTTAGATTAAATAATAATTCATGATTAAAACCCCTTACTATTATACTACTAATTCGATAATATATAATTAATATGATAGTGTAGGGTAAACCCTACACTATCATACATTCTATATATCTTCTATAATAGTATCTAGATTTAAATTTCCAACATTTACTGTTTGTACGTGCTTTGCTTTTAGATTTAGATTTAAGTCTGAATATGCCAGTTGTGAAACCAATAAACCTAAATATCTAGTATCTAATTTATAGAATAGCGTTCCCGCACATTTACTACAGATCTTTTTATTGGTGCATACCATCGGTGATCTAAAATTTAACACCTTGCCAACATACCCATTGACATTTTCGGATGTTAACATCTTTAATTGATCACCCTCAATGAAATATGAATCAACTAATTCTTTTTTGTTTCTACTACTTACAGTAATAGGTATACTTCTCTTTGTGCCGCAATCAGTACCAGGATCATCAACTTCAATCATTTGTAATAACGCAAGGAGCTGTTTACCCATATAGCCGGCACTAGCAGTTGCAATTGCACTTGGGTACGCACCAGATACTATCGAGTTTGCATGTGCTGGTATATCTTTAACATTTATACCATTCATAAAACTTGTTTCGATAAAGTCAAATTCATTGGTAATCTTATTTAATACTGGACCTTTTAGTATAGAATTGTTTTTATAGTTATTAGCAAAATCAAGATCACCAGATAGGTATAAATCCATTCCTGGATCATCCTTCAATATTTCCCTAGCATATGCAACTAACTCTTTCTCAATCCTATTCATTATCACAATATTTTTATCAGCGATTTCTTTTTCATATTGTTTATATAATTCAGCTTTTCGTTTTTCAATCTCTGGTAATGGTTTAGCCATACGAATAGAAATAGTATGTGCTAACATTCCGTTTAACCAGTAACCTAAATTATCTCTTCGATTTGTATAATCATCAAACTGGGCTCTATTTATTTTATCATTCATATATAGTTGACCTATTAGTTGATCAGTAAATGATAAACCCGATTTACCCATCTCTATATCAATAAATTTAGTTTCTGATATAACCCCAGATCCATGTAATATATACCTATTGAATATGAATCTACCCAATGTTGTAGTAAATTCACCATGACCATCATAAAAATAATTTGCTGGCACGATCATAGTATCCCAAGTGTTATATCTAGATTGTCTTTTTACTGTATTTTTAGTATGAGATATATCTGCCGTATCAGAAACAATATCAGCAATAAATGTACGTGTATAATCACCAACTGGTGTTTTCAGATATACATCGGTATCATATGCATTTACTTTCTTAGAATTAATTCTAATTTTAGTAAGTTCATAATATGAATTGTAAACCTCTTTAGAAACTACACGTATATTAGAACCCGTAACAGTTAATGCCGATAATTTTCTATTCATTATAACTTCGGCTTCTCTATTAGCTTCATCTGTCCATAAACCTCTAACAGAACATTGGTCACCATCGTAGTCAGCACCTTGTCCTTCGAGATTGGAGTTTGAGTATACCAATGTATCTATAAATTGTACACCGACCTTATCAGGATCAGTATTCATATCAATATGTGGATAGAATCGATACTCAACTCCATTGAAAATAACGTGATCGTGTGTCTTGGTAGATTGCACTCGAACCTTATTAAAAAATAAACCTTTGTCCGTTCCAACCGGATAACGACTAATCATTATATGTCGCTTTTCACATACATCAACACATGCTAAATATAAAATGTCTGTAATTGTTAAAGGTCTTTTCAAATCACTATGATTATTACCAATGATTTGTTTTCCCTTTAATACCATCATAACTTTAATCGCATCTTTTTTAGCATTTGGAGATATAGCTTCTACTATAATTGGTTTAAATCTATTATCTGGATTACGTACATAATCCAAAATCATTTTCTTAACAACCTTTTCTGAAAATTGCAATTCTGGATTTTTTAATGAAATTGAAACTTCCTTTTGCTTTTCAGGATCATAATACCTTACTAAATTTGCATCATTAATAATTTCTCTAGTAAAAAAATTCTTGACCCATGATTCTACAAATGGATAGAACGCAGCGCAGCATTGGGCGATTGGTAATGCAGCATGATTAATGTCGACCATATTATCTTCTAATCGTTCATTATTGTAAGTAGGTGCAGATATAACTGAACGGGTTCCATATGTAATATTTTTACCCATAAGATACCGTTTTATCATTCCATACTTACCCCTTATACGATCTTTGAAATAATTATAAACTTCACCTAATGTCTCTTGTATTCTTGCCTGGGTTGTATACTGCCTTCTTGCAAAAATACCTCCCTCTGACAATAGACCAACCATTCTAATGATTGCGGTATAATGTTTATTTAATTGATTAATACGGTCAGAATTATCATCATCGGTTGATACAAATACGTCCCTATAGAATGGAGGACATATAACGAGTCTTGTTATAAATATATCATCTTTATTAGTATTCTTTAAAAATGTTAATGATCTTTCATTTGATGATGCTGATTTACTCCAATCTATTTCATCCCAATGGTCATATAATTGATGTAGTCCAGTCCATCCATTTTCATTATCTTCAACCAACATGCTATCCTTGATACTATAACGTCTGGTTCCAGAGACAATATATATTACACCTTTAAACAATCTTTTTAAGAATGCTTCATACACATGTGGGTGGATAAATGGATTTTTTAAATCAATATAAGCATATGTTCCCAATCTGTCACTTTTGCTTATACCAAATATTTCATTTGATAATACGCCCCCTGGATCAAATAATCCTTTATTCGAAAATAATCTTGGAGATGTACATTCCTGAATTGCATTTACTTGAATAAATCTATTTACATCTAACAATTCCAGTTTCATAAAGTAATTAACTCCTTTCTGTATTATATAATACGGTTTTATAATTGCGTTACTGCTATAAATGAAGTTATATGTGATAGAGGGAATTCCCTCTATCACATACACCTTATTTTGTTCTAGGAGGAACATTTATGTCAGCAAATTTAATTTGGTGATGATTTTTTCATGTCCAACAGTACTTTTTCAATCATAGAAGATATTAATTTATCAAGAGCTATTTGACCACCTAATATCTCTAAGAGATTTCCCTGCTGGAATCCTATCGGTAGGGTATCATAAATTAATTGTTTAGCCAATTCATTCAATTCGATAATTTCATCTTCAGTTAATTTTCCATCATTAGCAGCAGCTTTATATCTTTCTGCAAATACCATGTTTGCCGAAACTGCTGTTTTTACGATAGTTTCTAATTGTGCTAATGCCTGTAAAACTATTTCATTTAAAGCAGAAATGGAGTCATTTTGATTTTTTTCAGTCATTGAAACTATTAATGCTTTGATATAGTCCTGAAATTTAATTAGCAATATTGGAACTATTGTTAAAATTAATGGGATAAGGATATTATTAACTACCAATGGTATTAGTTGTTCTAAAAATTTACCCATAATTCTAAACCTCTCTTTTTGTAATATTTTTATTTATAATATAGTGACACTTATTTTTTTGATATCTATACAAAAAAAATATATTGCAATTATATGCAATATATTTCTATTCAGTATCTGATGAATCTTCAACGATCATATATATCGCTGTTATATTACCAGTTAATTGAGATATTGAACTGGAGTTTACACTACCACTATTTCTTATGGACTTCTCTAATGTAGATGTATTCACAATGAATTCTATTAATCCACCATATTGGCGATTAACACCATGACTACTGTACATTCTTTTTGCATCCGTATGTAAATCTGATTTATGATCCCCTATTTTTGCGGTGTACATACCATTTTCACCAACAATAAGAAATCGTTGACCTTCGATACCATCTCTGGTATATGCCGATCCTAAAGCTACCAGATAATCATCTCCGCTATCATTTACGGTGAATTGATTTTCCTGTAATGTGAATCGTCTAAATCCATTAGTATCAGTGTAGGCTGATGCGGAATGACTTACTCTATATGCCGCTGAGCTACGTTTTGTAATTGCCCTATAATCTTCATAAGGTTTAAAAGATGCAATATTGATATTATCACCATAATCTACGGGTAATGGATATTTTACCAGTTTACCAGATTCTATATTTATCACTTCATTACCAATATTTTCAATCCATGTTTTATTTTCATCGGATTCAACCATCGAATTGTCTAGATGTTGAATAGCGATATCTTGAATATTTCTATTAATGAATCCACCCCTACTAGCTAATAGTACTGAGGTTTGTGGAGAAGTTACAACTTCTGATACTTCTTGTTTTTGTACATCATTTTCATTAACTTGTAATTCTTGTGTATTGTACATATTAGATTCAAATGAATTAGTAATATCTTCAATATGTCTATTTTGATCGGCTTCTATTTCCTCTAATATGGGTAGTACATCATATTCATTTAATACTGATACCATTTCAACTTCTTCGATCTTATCACTATCATGTGTCATGATATATAAATCGTCACTCATTACTGTGGCGTGACCTGTAGGTTTACCAGTTGTAATAGATGCGACAATTAAAATAGCTATGACCCATTTAAATGGAGTGATTGATTTTCTTGTAGCTTTTTTGGTTATCACCATAATAAATAATGTAAGAAGCATAATAAACTCGATAATATTTTTAAATATTTTTTTCATTTTGAAATACCTCCGAAGTATAATTTATATTCTTATCGTAGTATATTTACAATATATAATTTTATATTATAAATATGCCATGACACAAATAATATTAAAAGGAGCTCGATAGTACATGTCTAGAATAGTAAAACCTGAAATCCAAAAATATAATTTAATACAATTAAACAATTTGATCCATTCGGATCCAAGACGTAGTACATACCATCTAAATCATATAAGATTAACGTGCAAATACGCAATAATGTTAGCTAGAAAATTATCTTTAGATGTGGATATAAATAAATTACGTTATGCGGCGTTAGCTCATGACATATTGAAAGAAAAAAGTTTCAATATCAGTGTCAGAGAAATCAACATAGGAGGAATTAATATCCCTCAAGATTTAAATTGGTATGTTAGAAAAAATCTAGATATATTAGAATTATATGGTTTGGATGATTACTTTAATAGTGATGCGCAATTGCATGCATTATCAGCAGGAATATTCCTACATAAGGAATTAAATATAACCGATCCAGATATAATATATCCAGTATTCTTTCACTCATGCCCTATAATATCCATATATGAAACACTGGATCCACATACACAGGCACTTGTTGATATTATAATGCTATCAGATAAATTATCATCAAATAAACTCAAACGAGAGTTGAAAAAAATATCATATAATCTCGAGGTTGCTGTTTTCGGTGAGAGCAATACTGAGTTAAATTATTCACTTGGATTATTATTAGCTAGATTAATAGCACAAGGTAATTCTCCAGGCAAACATGCAATAATTGCTACTGATTTCTATCACAGAAGATTAATGAAGACTCAGCCATTTATGACAGAAAAATCATTGGAGGTAATAAAATTATGGCTAAAAAAACAATAACACCTGAAATGGAACTAAAAACTGCAATCGAATCAATCCTTAACGGATCGGGATCTGTTTATTTTAATGTTAACGGAATATTACTTTCTAAAAACAAATTAGATCGTATTGTAATAGTAGTTCCAGATAAGTTATTACTTGAGGGATTAATTGAGGATAAAACCATTAACATTGAAGAATTAACTATAGATCATCAGTATTTTAAATATTATAATAATTTATTTAAGTATGGTGAAGGAATTGATAGCGATGATTGGATATCATTACAATCTGATGAATTATATGCTGGAAATACAATTGATATTAATATTAAGGATTATGAATGCCCAATTCAAATTAATAAAGATTTACTTCCGATAAAATTAAAGAAATCTGAATATGAAAATATATTTTATCGTATATTTATGGATCCACTAATAATTGGATTACGAAAGGATTTTAAATCAATAAATGAAGGCTATTCATTCTCAATGTTAACATTGTTTAGAATTATATGAGGGGGACTTTTATATGGGTATGTATTATTATTTCTATAAATCAGATACTGATAAAGATGATTTTGAAAGTGGTAAAATTGCCGGTATTCCGGATGATCTAGGTACTAAATATGGGCTCGAATCAATAAATCACTATAGGGAAAATTGTTCATTGCGAAAGAATGACAATGGTGCATGTTCATGTTGTGATTGTAGTAGCGTAACTAGATATAAAATATCAAGGGAAAATGGTAGAGAAATCGCTAAGGATATGTATGTAAATCAAACATTATTTGATGATTTAATGAATTTCATAATGCAAGATTTTCTTTGGATACGATTGGATTATTGAAATGATAATTCAAATACTAGTAAATTATCAAACAGAGCTAGAATAAATAAAATATAGGAAGTGGGTTAAATACCCACTTCTTATTTAATTAGAATTAACAATTATTTATTTTTTTTATTAACTTATATATTATAGCAACAAGAAGGAGAGTGGCTTACTAATGACATTCGAAATATTTAATACTCACATGGAATTATATCCATATACAAAGGATGATTATCCAGTTATAGAGTTTATGTATACAGCTATTGATAAATTTTCACAAAATGAATTTCCATGCGGTTATACAATTACTGAAAATAAATTATTCTTACCCCGGGGCACGAGTGTAAGTAAGATCGAGCAAATCACAGGTGAAACTGCTCTTTATAATAAGGAAAGTGATCCATCATCAGAAATGAATAAAAAGCACCACTGTTTCTATGATCTGCGAAATAAATTACAAGAAGATACGGTTTTATTTTTAACAGAAAATTCTAATAAACAATTAGCTGTCAATCTTTCTACAGGTTTCGGTAAAACATTATGTACGGCATATGCTATAACTAGATTAGGCGAACGAGCATTAATAATAACACCAAATGAAGGTTTAAAACAACAATGGATGAAAACATTTTTAACAATGTTTGATTATAAAAAAACAGAAGGGTTGAATATATCTGGATCTGATATTATGGAAGATATTATGAATGATTTAATTGACCCATGCGATGTTTATTTTGTTAATCATCAAACTCTTCAGAGTTATTTATCCAATCATACACCGTACATGTTACATCAATTCTTTAAAAAATTGAAGATAGGTATAAAAGTATATGATGAATCTCATCTTCAATTCGCCAATATATTATTTATGGATTTCTTTAGTAATACTAACAGAACTTGGTATCTTACGGCGACATTTGATAGAAGTGATAAAACAGAATCAGCTTGTTTTAAGAGAGCATTTAATTCGGTTGAAACATTCGGTGAAATGGAATCATATAATGAACAACGTAAACATGTCATATATCATGTAACTCATATTAGAAGCAGGATTAATAATAAACAATTGAGAAAGCTATTAGGATATCAAGGTTTAACATCAGCATCATATGGTAAATATGCTTTCTTTGAAGATACCAATGAAACAGCATATATGGCAATCAGAACTATAGTTGATAAAATTAAAGATATTGATGGTAAGATGCTGATATTAGTTCCATTAATAAGTGTCATTGAAGATGTTGTAGCTAAATTAAAGAAAGATTTTCCTGATAAACGAATTGGGGAATATCATTCAAAAATAAGTAAAGATGAAAAAGAAGATACATTGAAGAAAGATATTATAGTATCAACAATTGCATCTTGTGGTACTGGTGTCGATATTAAACGATTACGTTCAGTAATTTGTATAGAACCTTATGCATCAAAAGTAACAGCACAACAGGTTATTGGTCGTTTGAGGGAATTCGCACCAGATAAAGATACATATTATTTTGATATTGTGGATATCTCAATTCCTCAGCTTGGATGGTGGTTTAGAGGTAGATTCAAAAAAATAGAGGCATTGGTAAAATCAGTAATATACTTAAATTTGGATGAGTAATGATAATTGCTGATAATATATTAATTAAAAAATAATCGCATATGTCTAATAATATCAATTATATATTATTAATATAATATATATTATAATAATATTATATAATATTATTATATATATTAATATATATATATATAATATATATAGTATATTATATTAAATATATAATATATATATAATATAATAATAATTATATATAATTATTCGAATACATCATATACGATTTATTTCTAATATATTTAGTAAATAACCGTAAAAGACAAGTAATATTCAAAAATCTATTAAAAAATATTCTAGGAGGAACTAAGATGGGTAATGAAAAAAAGATTTATATTATTAATGGTAATGGTATTGCAGGTGACGGTAGACATATTTCAAATATGCTAATGAATATTGTTAAATACAATGCAATGCTAAATGCTGAACAAGCTGCTATTGATGAAGCTGATTTTAAAAAATCTACAAATAATCAGGAGGAAGTAAATTTGAATAAAATGGTTAAATTATATGATTTAAATGATGAATCATTATTATCATTAATTAATGATATAAATGATATATTAGTATCTAGAAATGCTGAAGAAAATAATAAAAGCGATAATATAACTACATATGATGTTAATGATAAATGCTGCCAGGCATGTCAAATTCAAGAACTATGTGCACCCATTGCTAAAGATATGAATGAAGCACAAAGAGTTAAGTCCATGAATTCAATAATGGATATTAATAAAAATATGATGGAACTTCATACAACACCAATTCAATCATATCCATTCGAAATTAAAAGTGAAAGTATTAAACCAATTATGAGTGAAGCAAGAGGTGTTAATCTATACGGCATTCGTAAAAAAAGACTAAATAAAATAATTAAGAAGGCTGTAAGATCTGAACTGGCAGGTGTTGTAAATAAATTGGCACTTATAATCGAATCTATAGATGATTTAGGGTATCTTGTGGATGATAAATATAAAGAAATTAATCAACGTGTTGATGTGTTATATCAGCCATTAAATAAAATCTTAACTAAGACTGATCATGCAGAATGTAATAAGGGCAATGCACCTATTATAACAAGCGTTACAAGTATGCCTCTTAACAATGATCAATCGGATAAACATGATTGCTGCAAACATTAAACTGTGAGCTAAGGAGATTTTAATATTTTATGAAAAATAATAAATCTATGAGTAATGGAGTTATACATAAATCAATATTTATTATAAATGGTGCCGGTGGTACAGGTAAGGATGAATTTATAAAATGCTGCAGTGAATATAAACGTATATTAAATATATCATCTGTTGATCATGTAAAGGATGCATTGGCAATGTTATGTCCAACATATCATTGGGGTTTAGAAAAGCAGAAAGATGAAATCGGTAAAACATGGAGACAAAATCTTCATGATTTAAAAACGTTATCTATAAATATGGATGATGGTCCTTTTAAAGTTATAGATGATAAAATTCTAAACTTCTTGTGTGATGATGGGGAACACGATGTATTATTTATACATGTACGTGAACCTGAGGAGATCTCCAAGATACAACGTTGTTATTCATGTAAAACATTATTAATTACTAATATCAATGCATACCCACTCGATTCATTAGATTTTGAAAAGAATGTTGTAAATTTTAATTACGATATTACAATTGATAATGATAGTACTATAGATAATTTGCGTGAAAACGTAAAAAAGTTTATAAAAAATTATTGTTAAATAATGGGCGGGATATCCCGCCCATTATTTAAATTTAATATCTAGGAATTAATTTTTCATATGTTTTCATAAATAATTGATCGTCTTCTGCAATGACACTCAGAGCATTCATAAATTTTTGATTTTTTTCGTTTGGAAAATAAAACTTGACATAACCATTTCTCCCAAATTTTTTTATCATGTGTTTTTTAACGCGATCTCGCTCTTCATCATATGTATAATTAGGATTAAGATTGGCACCATGGTGATATGCGCGAATTATAACCCTATGTACATCATCTATATCTTTATCAGCATCTGCTACTATTTTACCATAAATACTTCTTGGTTCTCTAGTAGAACTTGCACGATGATCTTCGACAGCTTCTTTAATAATTTGAATTTCTTCACTGGTAAACCAGGAATCTAATATTGAATCATTTTTAACCAATACGCCTGAATTTCTTTCATGTATATCCCTAGGCCCTATAGTTAATCCTAGATCATGATATGCTGCAACCGTATAAACAATATTGGGGTTAATGTCGTGCATATCTAATAATACGATTAGCTCCATTGATCTAGATATGACTTTTAATATGTGATCCCTCCCATGTCCTTTATCGCAAGTATCATACAACGGTATGATTGCATTTTCAATATATAATTGTAAATTAGGTTGCACTGAATCGTATTTCATAATAATATTATTCCTCCTAAGATTTTAATATGTCATAAATTTGTGTATAATGTTTTTTATAAAAATATTAGTACTTATTATTTTTTGATTCCTCCTATTTTATATTATTTTTATATATTTATTTTTATTTAGTAATTATATTATTAATTTAAATAGTAACGAAGTATACATTTTTTGATATATATTCCTATACTATTATTAAATTAATAATATATAAGGTATTATCACTCATATACGATATCAAGATCGCATATTGAATATATCTAAATATATATTATGATATTAATAAATTAATGGAGGATTATTATAATGAAAGAAATAAATTTAAATGTAACATCATTTGTTATACCAAATACAGCTTCAAAAATGACTGAATTTCATGGTAAAGAGTTATATTTTAAAAATATACATGAATTGAATAATATTGAATATAATGAAAATAATAAGATTGTACAACTGTGGTCATATAATCATGAAGAACTAAAATGTGATAATATTGGAAATCATAAATTTAAATTAGAAATTGATGGTATTACTGAAACTATGTTTATGGTAGATCTAACTTGGATACCTTATGAATTGATTAAAGATTGTAAAGAAGGGGATGTTGTAACATTTAAATTTCCATATATGACTCATGATATTCATGACGTTACTTCAATTAATATGATATTCAATATTAATATGAAATGTCAACAAGCAGAATCTAGATATCGCAGATTTGGTAATTTTGAAGATGTTGTTAAATCGGTTATGCGAATATAAAATAAATAAGGTGGGTAAGCCCACCTTATTTATTTTTTTAATCTAAATTTATATTTATTTCATTTTTTATAATGTTGATAGTATTTTTTGTACTATTGATACTTATAATGTTTGGATCGTATACTTTATATAGAGCTTCATTTAGATTGTGTGTTAGTATACCATATTCATCATACAATCTAACTGACATTCCATACCATTCATTCTTATCAATTATTACATGTGATTGTAGGTATGGATCGTTATTAATTTCTTCTTTCCATTCATCATTTAATAGATTAACTATAGTTATATAATCGATTGGCTTCCATTTAAATTGGCTCCATACCATTGATCGACCTGTTAAAGGAATTCCCTCTAACGTTGGAGCATTTAATACCATATACTGGAATGGTGTATTTACTATATCCGGTAACGGTAAATCTTCTGATGTATATAATCTTAATAGTATATCTCTATCGGTATCAACATTCTCAGGATAATCTTTATAATCAGGATGATCTCTACCAACTTGTCGCCAAACAGGTGTTAATAATTTTTCTTGTTCATCAATTGCATAGTTATCATCAGGCAATGTACCTTTTAACGCATCATCCAAATATGTTGAATAATTCCATACCGGATATGGTCTTAAACTATCTTCAGAATCTATTACTTCTAGAAACTCGTCACTGAAATACTCATCTTGTGATCTATTAATTTCAAGAATTTCTAAATTTTTTAATGAAGTTAATCCATGCAAAAATATTTTTGTTGGTGAAATAATCGTAACTTCATCATCTAATAATTTACCGTTTACCCAGAATTCAAAATATGTTTTGTTTAAAGGTTTATTTATTTTACCTTCAAGATTGATATAACCATGTTTGGGAATGTTTCTCTGTACATAAACTGATCTAACTGGGTAAGGTAGGGTTCTAATCTCAACTTGTTCATTGCGTCTATATAGATTTAAGAATGTAACATCAGTTCCAGTTTCAGTTAAATTGGTATCTAATGTAGGTTTCTCTGTTGAGCAATTAACTATTGGCATTCTAATATTATTTAGTAACATATAAAATCTATCTTGCGGTGCTTGATAGTTTGGTATTTTATATGTTGGGGTCATTTCCCAGTCATTACCCATAAATCTCCATCTATGAGGAGTCTTATCTATTGTAATAGTATAATTTGTCGGTTCTGGAATATTATATTTCGGAATTATCTTGAATTCACCTTTAGGTGGAACTGCCATTGCATCCGTTATATTTTTTATCCAACCATCATCGATTGATTCAATTTCAAATGTTCTAAACTCAACATACATTTTTGCAGCAGTATGGGTTCCTATATATTCACTCTGGTATATTATAAATTCATAATTTCCAGCATCAGGAATTTCAGGAATATGTCTAGGTGTAAATGATAGCACATGGCTTGACATATCGGATTTGATATCGCCAAATATCTGGATATTATGATCCTTATTGTATGCCCATGCTGAACCGGTTGTATATCCATCCCCAGGATATGTTACAATATGTGATGTAATTTTGGTATAGGTTTCGGTTCCTTCATATATAACATCAATTGGATCTGCAACTATTCTTATTTCATCTGATCCAACAATAGGAATTGCAGTACTGTCCTGATTTATTACTTGGACATCATCTATATTGATTGTATTACCTACATCATCAATGACTGCTGTATTTTCATCTAGTATTACCTCAGTATTTTTTTCTTTGTATGATATATTTCTAAACCATACATCGAATCTGCTGCTATCCATTACATTTTCGAAGCTATTTGTATTATTATTAAATAATATTATATCTTCTAAATGTATCTCATTACGATAATGCATATAATCAGCTAATTTGAATAGCATTCCATCTTCTTTAGTGTGTTCAGATATTGTATAGTTTTTAGTCTGTGTATATGGAAATAGTTTTCTAATACGAATTGATCTTCCGGTATTAATATTCACTCTAGCAGGTAATATGTTTATTTCATCAATGATAGATGTAAATATATCCAATTTTGCGTTACGTAATAATGAATTATTACGCTTTTGAGTATCAGCTGTTTTGTTTAGATATAATTTCATGTCATATTTGAAATATTCATCATCTTTTAGAAATGTTAATGTAAAACCTAAATCATTATCGTCATCATCGAATATTGATTCCAATTCCCATCTACTTTGATCATTTAAATCCTCCCATTCTTTAGTAGTCCAGTTAAATACAGAGATATCATTAGGACCTATATTGTGAATGTAGGTAGAATTATTTTCATAATGTGGAACATATGTCGGTTTCCATTTTCTAGTATTTATGTTTCTTTTAATCATATCATATGATCTGACTGTCATCCACGGTGCATCTGGATACTGTTGGCGGATGTTTGGATATCCGGGTTTATAATCAGAATCCATCCAAAATACATCAAACCATCTCCATGTCTCATCTGAGATTATACCATCATCATATATTAATTCACCTAATCCATTTATACCTGTTATTTTATATATGCAACGATGTAAATCCCTAGTTTCGTCCACATTAATCCCGACAGTTTTACCTATAATAACATTAGGTAGTTGTGATTTATTAACAGGCCTTTCTGCAAATGTTTCGAAATTATAATCGGTGACTACTGAATTTTCAGAGTTACACATTAACACTTGGCTTATAAATTGATATTCCCCTTTAACTGGTTGATTTGGTGGAATTCTTTTAGTATCATCTATAAATGGGTGCGTAACTTCTTCAACGTTTTGAATGCCATTCCACTTATCATTGATATCGCCTGTTATTGAATTATCAATACGATTTCCTTGGTAAAAGTGATGTTCTGGATCCCCATCGTCACATGCAGGGTCAGGTAATGGATCAAGCATTGGAATTGAAGGGTACATAAATGTATCATTACGATCATCCATTGGAAGATTATCATGACGATGTTCAATAAATGTTATATCAGGCCACTTAGGTGATATTGGCTTTGATACACCGTCTGCCGTTAGTTTATCATAATTTGATACATGAAATTCATCATCAATGTTATTTTGCTGATCATCCACAGCATTTAAATTTTCCCCAGCTATATCATAGCGTTCATATATTAATTTACCATCAGTCAAACTTATTTCTGCGATACCTTTATATGGATCCATTATAAGTTTAGATACTAATAATTTTAAACAATATTCATCAGCATCCACATATATTTCTTGACCATTATGGTATCCGGCTCCAGGGTCTTGAATTGTGATAGAATTGATTTTGTATATGAAATGTTGATCTCCGGAAATATACAATGAAGAATTCTTCAGATTGTTAATTTTATTTGCGTTGATGTATAAAACATCAAGTTTTCTAGAATTTAAATGTGAATTATCTTCATGACGTTGGTAGAAGTCTGTAACCTGTTTACCACCAATAAAGACTTCATAGTTTAATTCTAGATCATGAATGTTATCGAATTTGAATGTCATTAATTCACTATCATCGAATTTATTTGGTGCATCTACGAAATAATTATCAGGATCTATTAACAGTTCTGGAGTAATTGATTCAGTTTTTATATCGATCTTTAATCCATCTCCAGATATTTCATTTGTAAATGTTTCGAATACGCCCCATATCTTTTCACTCAATGCATATTCTATCATTGGCTTAACTGATGCCACGCCTTCAGCATCAATCGATATAATTTCGAAGCATAATGAATATCCTTTCATCAATACATATTTATCTGGTATGGCTATAGATACGATTTGTCCTACTGAATAATTGTTGCCAGGGGATGCTATAGAAGCTTCATATATTCGATAATACAGATTATCATTTATATTTGTATGATCCAATGGGTCCAAAATTGATTTCAATTCAACATCTAATGTATTTATTGTTACATTTGAAATATTAATTTCATCAATGCCGGTATTAATTTCAATGATTATATTCTTTAATTCATTTATCAAATTTACACAAATTATTTTTGCTTCTGAATTACTATACGCACTTAACATCAATGAATATTTATTAAGTACAGATGATACGTATTGTGTTATAAGCCTTAATGTGCTTTCGCTGTCCCATGCTTCACCACTGTTACATGCTATTTGTATATTATCACGTACTTCCTCAGCCATTTTATCTATAAACTGAGGATCACTCCACCCTAATAAATGCCTATAGTGTTTTATTGTTTCAATTAGATGATTATATTTTTTCAATAGTAATCTAATATCAAGTTTCGAACGTGATTCAATTAGTTGATCTCCGGCCGTTTGAACATCTGGCAATTTATCGATTGCTAAATTAATAGATTCAATAAGATTTGAAGTGATATTACTACTATATTTAGCCAATATATAATTCCATCGTTCTTGGATATCATTAATCTTTGATATTACTTTAGATAATGCGAAGTTCTCAATTGGATTTGGGTTATTGGCTGATATTACTAAAGCATTTAATATTTCATATATAAATGAAACAGTTGGTATTATTATTCTATTTGCAACTATTGGTATATCAGTTACTGAATTTACGTTAACCGTTAACCCCATGCCAACATCCCCATTATCACGACTCATGTATGATTCTAATCTCGATGGATCATTAAATGATAATTGATAATAATTTATATGAGGTATAAGGCTTGTAACAGTTCCGTTAGGTAGCGTTTCATTAACTTCAAATGTTCCTACATCTGGAATATTGATAATATCATTATTGTTATATGAAACTCCGCTCGACTGGATCGACAGATCATTTATACTATACATATTCATGTATGTCGGCCATTCGTTACAAGGTATATACGCTGTGTTTGCTAAATCGATATATGATATGCATGCATTTATTTTATCCTGTAATATTGTATCGGATGTTTCATAATTCTGAAGTATTATTTTTATTTTATTTAATAATACAACGGAATATATTTCTTGATCGTATTTACATTGATCTAGTATATTAACGATATCGGTCGGTAAATTATTATCAAATGTATTTTTTAATGAATTTTCTAGTGTGAGAATATTAAATGTCAATGGAGGTCTCTTAACAATTCGATTTGTCATGTCCGAATCATCCAATATTTTTGTCATATAGTCAAAATATGATGGTATCCATTGATTATATAGGTATATTTCGAAATTTGATATTTTATCGTAACCATTCCATTTTAGTTTAATAATCTCTTTCATTTTATTCACTACATCATCAAATGGAAATCCAAAATCGTCACTTTTTAAATATGTCTCAAGACCCAATTTATAATATGGCTCCATTGTGTTAGTAAACAATTCATTGAATCTAACATATGATGGATTATCTGCAACGTATTCCATCATCTCCCATTTACTACCAGTCAATAGCAATCCTTTATATATGGAATTCAATGCCATCCAATAGAAGCGTTCCATAAACACATTGTGATAAGCCCCTCTCATTTCTTCATATCTATATAATACATCATCATATGAAGGGGTTAAGGGCATAATATCATTCGAGAGTTCTCTTGGATTAATCGTATCACTATAAAAAAAGAATGCCTTGTATACACCATTTGGATTTATAGTTTCATTACTTAAGGGCTTGACAAAGTATACATCTGGAAAATGTTGGATAATTTCTCTTGCTTTTGGCCTCCATACCTGATCTACGGTATCGTATTCGAAACACCAAAAGTTATTTACATCAACTGGGCGTTGAAAACGTACCTTTCCTTTATATTCATCAGGGTCACACCATAGGTATTTCCTAGTAATAGATCTTATTATGTTGGCTATATAGAATTTTTCAGTTAAGCTAACACATTTTTGAATTATCGTATTGCATGTTGGATAAAAATCATATGGTATATATATTTCATTCCACCCAGCAGCTCGTATCATTTCTATTTCTTTAATAAATACATCCCATGCATCTTCCGTAACTTTATCACGTGGAGATAGACGTTTATCCAAAAATATACCTTGAGTATTATATAAATTTTCTCCATGATTTTTTAATAACTCAATCCATTGATTCCAATTTTCAGCATTCTTTAAATTGTCATTTTTTATATAATGTTTGAAATTGCTTACTGTATTTGAAAATATCCCTATCGTAGATTTAAATGTATCTATTTCATCTCGAATAACATCATAGGGTTCAATATGATTGGTATATGCATCAGATAATACTATAGGTCTTATTATATTCATCCATCCATCATAATTTTTTTGAGTACTAGGATTTTCATCGATGTATATCTGACGAACATTTTCTTCCTTTATTGATGAAGCTTCATCGATTTCACCTTTAACACGTTTAGGTATACTTTGTTGTAAAATGTCAATAGGTCGCAATCTTGGTAAATATGGTCTAAATATAATATCAGTTACTAAAAACTTAGGGTATTCCTGCATAAATTTTGGTACAAATATACTCAACCATAAATATTGAGACTTCTCAGAATTAATGTATTCAACATTATTTTGACTAATCTTAGAGAAATCCAATGATGAACTATTTGGGTCTAATGATAAAAATTCAAGATTATCTCCAAGAACATCAACTCGAGTATTCCCATCAGTACGAATCGATGGATCCGATATTTTATTAATTGATAATATAACCCTCTGATTATTCTTAATTTTTAAATCCCCTATATGAGAATATGGAATTTGCCAAGACCATTGATTATATAATAATTCTTTACTGATCAATACACGTTTCTGAAAATTAGTATCAAATTTATAAATATATACAGGATAATTATTATTTGACCATACGCTATTATAATCAAATCTAATAATAACCTCCTGTTCCTGAATATATATCTCATATTCAGAATAGACCTTTTGATTAATAAATACAAGAATATGCCATTTAAAAATATTCCAATTATTGAGTATATCTTCAACTTTTATCCATTTATTATAAAATTGAGATAGTTTGAATTTATCTCTTTCGCCGGAATATATAAATAGGTCCCAAGGCAATCTAAATTCACATTTAGTTGAATTTGGTATTAATGTCATATGTGACATATATCCTTCCCATTTATAGAAGTGAACATTATCGTTATTATTAGCCATTAATTTATAATATGAATTGTTGTATATATCATCTAAGGTTTTTCTAATATTATTTTCATTAAATGAGTTATTAATAACAGCGCTGTCATGTATTATTGATGATCTAGATTTATTATTTTTCGGGATTTGAAATCCTAGTCTTTTAATGTCATCTATGTTATCTAATTCTTCACCGACGCTTATATAATTATCAAAAGCGTTATCATACCATTTCGGTTTATTTATATTATTCATCGCTAAATAAATCCCCTTTCTGTATTTTGTAATTCAAATCATTAATGTTGGGTTCCGATTAAAAACTTAACACCCTTTTAATACAAATGTATACAAATCCTATAAAAATATATCTAAGGAGGATGATTAAATCATGGGGAGGCAGATAGATACAGTAGTTAAGCCAATTCGTTCTTATTATAATGAGAGCGATAGAGAAAATTCTGATTATGACCAAGTACTGCCAATAACATCATTTGATGCAGTGCTAGAAACAGGTGATCCAGAGTCTATGAATTTAACAACATTAAAACAAAATATAGAACATAGACTAAGTTCTCTTGATACAGGTAAACAGAATATTATTCAAGCTGGGAATAGTGGTAATATCGCAATATTCACTGGACAAGAAGGGGTATTAAGTGAATTGCTTAAAATAGATAATATTACGACAGAGCCTTTATCCGCTTCATCTAACAAAATTATTACGGAGAAGGCAATTGTAAATTACTATCAAGACGTAATACAGCCCGAAATAGGAAACGCTGGGGGTTTGGGCGAAAAGGTCGAGAGTTTAGAAATAGATCGTACTATAATGCAAGGTGAGCTTGATAACATAGATACTCAGTTATCAACAGTCACTAGCGATTTATTATTGAAAGCAAGTATATCTGAACTAGATGATGTACGTGTATTAGCTCAAGGTAAAGCTGATGTAACTGAGATCAATGCTATTAAAGCTGATGTAAATCAAACAAAGATTGACATACAGGACAGAATTATTAAAAATATACCAATTTTACCAGGTACATATACTAAAGTTATAGTTGATGAGAAGGGACTTATAACATCAGGGAGTAATATTACATTAAATGAATTACCGGATTTTCCTATCTCTAAAATAACGGATTTGGATAATGCTATTAGCGCTAAAGCTAATGTTGAAGATTTAAATTCGTTACAAACTGCAGTTAATGGTAAACTTTCAGGTAATAATGCTATAGCCCCAGGTACTGCTACTAAAGTTACATATGATGCTAAAGGTTTAATAACTAATAGCGATATATTGACTGAAATAGACTTACCTGCAATTAGTATTGATAAAATTACCGGGTTGAGGGATGCATTGGATGCAGCTGGATCTGAATCATCAATTGAAGATATCCGAACTCAATTAAATAATAAATTAGATAAAAATTTATCTATTGTTGCGGGTACTGCAACTAAGATTACTTATGATGTCAATGGTTTAATAACATCTGGATCCAACATAACCGCTGCGGACATACCTGTTATTCCTATTTCAAAGGTGGCCGGGTTGGATGATAATTTAATTAGTATAAACAATACCTCGGCCGATCTGCAAATTCAATTAAATAATAGAGTTATTAAAAATGAGGATATTGTTGCTGCTACCGCTACTAAAGTTACATATGATGCTAAAGGTTTAATTACAGGAAGTCAATCATTAATTGAATCGGATATACCTGAAATACCTACTTCAAAAGTAACTGGATTAGATGCAGCATTGGCTAATATTGGTGATATTCCGGCAGATATTGAAACTCAATTAAATAATAAATTAGATAAGAATATCGATGTAGTCGCTGGTACATTTACTAAAATTACCTTTGATATTAAAGGTCTAATAACATCCGGATCTAATTTAATAGAAGCAGATATACCTGAATTGGGGATTGATAAAATAACAAATCTTCAGGCAACGATTAATGATAAACTATCAAAAAATATCGACATTATTGCAGGTGTCGGTACAAAAATATCTTACGATACTAAAGGCCTTGTTATAGGTGCTGAAAATCTAACTGCAAATGATATACCTGAAATACCTACTTCAAAAGTAACTGGATTAGATGAAGCTTTAGCTAATATAGATATACCTGCTGATTTAGAAGCTACATTAAATGCTAAATTGGATAAGAATATTGATATTGTTGCCGGCACATATCCTAAAATTACTTACGATACTAAGGGATTGATAACAGGCGGCCAAATATTAGTTGAAGCTGATATTCCCACATTACCTACATCAAAAATAATCGGTCTGGACGATGCATTAGCTAATATAGATATACCTGCTGACTTACAAGCTACATTAAATGCTAAACTAGATAAGAATATTGATATTGTTGCGGGTACTGCTACTAAAATCACATATGACGTTAAAGGATTAATAATATCCGGTGAAACGTTAGTAGCATCAGATATACCTGAATTGGGGATTGATAAAATAACAAATCTTCAGGCAACAATTGACGGTAAACTATCAAAAAATATTGCAATAACAGCAGGTACAGCTACTAAAATTACCTATGATGTAAATGGTTTAATAACTGCAAGTGATATATTAACCGCTGCAGATATACCTGAAATACCTACTTCAAAAATAATCGGTCTGGACGATGCATTAGCTAATATAGATATACCTGCTGATTTACAAAATCAATTAGATAGTAAAGTTACTAAGAATGCTGACATCGTAGGTGGGACATTTGCTAAAATCACATACGATGATAAAGGATTAGTTACCAGCGGTCAAGTTCTGACTGAATCAGATATACCTGAAATAGGAATTGCTAAGGTTACTAATCTTCAAACATCTCTTGATGGTAAAGCTACAGTAGTTGCATCAACCACAGCACCAGTAGAAACACTAGCTTCAAATATATTATATTGTGTATATGAGTAGTAGCGATTTATGCTATATTAAATATAACATAAATAATAAAAAATTATAAAAGGAGACATTTGAATATGCAAAAAATAAAATTATCCAATGGCTTGTTTATTGAAAATATACAACAAATAAATGACTATGAGGAAAAAGATGTCACAAATCAAGATTCTAGAAAAGTGTTGAACATAGTAGTACTCAATACCAACTACGATACTGTATATAATACTTTCTCAAATCCAAATAATTTAGCTGAAATTGAAATTCATGGTTTAAAGGATGTCGTAATAGGAACTGACCCTGTAACCGGCGACCCTATAACTGAACAGCAATATGTAAAAGAAGGTTTGCAGCTTGGATATACAATACTAAATAAAATTTCATCTAATTTGCAAACAAATACATTTACAGTACAATTGCATAGAAAATCACAAATTGAACAGCAGTTATTAGATACCCAATTGGCATTGGCTGAACTTGGAACACTAATAGGAGGTATGGTTTAATGGCTAAGATATATGCGAATTTAATAAGACAAGATGTATGGACTATGGAGCAGGTACCTGATAAATGGAAAGCTGCAACACAAGCTGAATTAGATAAAGACAATTAAAAAAATAAGCAGGGTTAATTCCCTGCTTATTTTTATTTTACATATTTTTTCATGAAATCTTCAAATGATAATTTTAGGAATATTACATCAGTTTGTAATTCTCCAACCTTAATGATATCAGATTTTAATTCGATATCTTTAGGAATTAATTTACCATAGAAGTCGTATGTGAATTTTCTAAATACTTCAGCGTTAACTGGTTTTATTTCTAACATTAAATCAACACGTCCTGGACGGAAGAATGTGGGTGAAAATCGTTCTATATGATTGGTTGTCATAATTATTATTCTATCTTCTCCACTCATTAATCCATCTAATGCATTCAGCATATGGGCAAACGCTAAATTTTCTTCACCTGTAATTTTCTTATCGGGAGCTGTTTCATCATCCTTTTCTTTTTCTGGAACAAATTCATTTATCAGAAATGGATATTTATCAATATCCGATATTAAGAATAATGGGTTATTAACTGGATGTGCTGTAATTGCATCAGGTATAAATCTACCATTTTTCCCACCAGTTACATAGTATATGTTTCTGTACCATTCTGATGCAATAGCCCTTGCTATAGTATCTTTACCAGTAGATGGCATCCCATATAATAATATTTTTAAATTATGCGTAATTCCATGCTGTTTATAATATTCTTTATTAGCGAAAAACTGATTGACTGCGGTAACGATTGTTGTCTTAGTTTCCGTATCTAAATATACAGTATTCAATCGACGTTTTTGTATTGGTGCCAGCTTATCCCAATATGTGTAACCATCTGATTCATGAGCATCTTTGTATACATTAACAATCGTTGAATTAGATCGTATCTTTAATAATGAATCTCTATGACTGAGCATATCGCTTTCAAAATCAGTAACAAATGAATTACTCATTGAAAATGTTCCAACCGTATATTCGCGATTAATTAAACGCGACATACCACCATTTAGATTTGTAAAATTATTAGTTTTTATAGTTAAGACGATCTCATAATTACGATAGTTCAAGATATGTGAACCATCGCCAAGTTGAAAATATTCACCAGCTTCAGAATCTCTACGGGATGCTTTTAAATTGAGAGATGATTTCTTTTTGATGTCATTGTACTTATACAATATTCCGTATAGTGCTTGTTCCATCCATTCATCATAAAAACCATTTACTGTAAAAGAGATCATTCTGAAAAATCTATCTTGAATTTTTTTAACAACAAAATTTCCAACGGTAGTTGAAACCGCTAGTACATTTGATTCAACTAATTCAACTGTTGGTTTGATAAATAACTTTTGCGCTTCTTCCTTTATAAGTCTTTGTAATGTCATTTTTATAATCCACCTCTGTTTTTTAATATATGACGATGGGGATTTAGTTCCCCATCGTCATATTGTATTTTTTTAGAATTTTGAAAATATGTCATTAATCTTAACTTCAGATTTCTGTTTCTTTTCGTCAATGCGTTCAACGCCAACCATTTTAGAAACTGCTAATGTCGCAGCATCTTCTAATTGTTTATTAGATGTTAATGCGATTCTTAATTTTTCTAAACGTTCATTCATTTTGGTTATTCTATCTATTATAGGTGATAACCCGCTTGCAATGAAATATAAATAATTCATGCTCTCATCATTTTTGTTTATAGCATTATGATTGAATCTTTCGGCTTGTGGCACACCTAAGAAGTCTTGAACTTTCTGCAAATCAGATTTATATAAATCTTGAACTTCTTCAGTGAAATAAGTTATTACACCGTAACGTACAACATTTTTATCACGGTTAGTTTCCGCATGCTTAGAAGTCTTTAATGCTTTAATTATAAGATCATCCGCAGTCGTATCTTCCATAGTCTTTTCAGTGAGACCTTTATTAATCCTAAGTACGATTAAACGTCCAGGGGTAGCAACTATACTCTCCATATCAGCAACGTCTATACTTTCATAAGGTGTAGGATGATTATCAATACCTGATATTACACGAATATCTTCTACGATTGATTCATTCACTTCAGTTAACGATTTAGTTGAAGATAGATCAGATGTCGTTTCATTATCATATAGCATGTACGTCGTATTACTTGCCAGATTCGTGTATACCTCTTTAAGAAACTCCAATGCATTTTCAGTCTCACCTCTAGATGATTGTAATTGAGGTAGTACTGCAACTAATATAAAATTTACATCTGGAAACATTTCTTTTAGTACATTTACAAATACAGGTGCCGCACCAGATCCAGTACCCCCAGCTGTAGATGCTGCTACGAATACATATTTCTTTTCATTAACAATTGACTGAAATTCGGTATTTCTTAGAATATCGGCTATATCTTGTTTGAAGTATCTTTTCATTCTCTTACGATTTTTACCACTACCTTCTAATTCATTCTCCCCTATTTTAAATTTCAATCTAGAATCTCCCACCATTGATAAATCGGCTTCAGATGTATTTATATAAATACAATCAAACAATTCTGGATGTTTACGTTCTGCTAGGTATGCAATTTGTCCCCCGCAGTTCCCAATACCGATTATACCAATTTTGCTGTAAAGTTCCATAAATACTTCCTCCTATTAAATTAATTAAATTATTTTAAAAATGATATCACTTTTTAAGATTTTTTAATAGAAATCTTCTTTTCTAATATCGTATTATATAAATAATATATAATTATAATGTAATAGTGATTTTGTATATTTAGTTATATATTATTAAGATATAATAAAAATTGAATTGGAGTGGTTTTGTATGTCAGACATAATTCAAGTTAAATATAAAATAATGGATAAACTAAGTGAACTACCAGTTTTTCGTAAAATTTCGAATACACAATATCGTATTAGATGCCCAATATGTGGTGATAGTCAGAAAAATTTAAACGAAGCCCATATGTATTTAAAATGTATATTAGATGATGATTCACCTATACTCTATAATTGTTTTAAGGGTAATTGTAATGCTCATGGTAAGATTGATAGTAAATTCCTCAAATTATTAAACATATCTATACCAGAGATGAATATTATTGATAATCGTCTATTTAAAAGAATTCCATCAGTTAAAGATACTGATATCAATATTTTGAGCGGATCAATTGATATTAATTCAGATCAAGTTGGATATATTGAATATCGATTAGGGAAAGGATTGGCATATGACGATTATGATAAATTCAAAATTGTTTGGGATATGAATGAGTTGCGAAACTTCATCCCTAATAATAGAATTAAAAATATTCTACCAAACAATAGAGATTCGATATCATTTTTATCAGATGATAAGTCTACGCTGTTAACAAGATTTTTTAATAATGATGATTCGCCTGATCGATGGAAAAAGATTAAATTATTTAACACTGATAATAAATCATTCTATACAATAAAGAATGTATTAGATTTATTCACGCCCGATCGTATCGTTATTAATATAGCTGAAGGAGTATTTGATATACTTTCAGCATATAAGCATTTTAATACAGGAGATAATTCAGCGTATATATCTTGCTTGGGTGCTGATTATGAAAGTGCTCTATCGTATGCAATTACTAAAGGATTGATCGGTAGTAATGTAAGTGTAAATGTATATATTGATTCCGATATAGATGAAAAGCTATTACAACGTAATTTAAAAAAATATAAATGGTTATTTAATTCAATTTCAATATTGAGAAATGTGATTGAAAAAGATATCGGATTTAGTGAAGATAAAATTCAACTTAAAAAATATGAATTATAGAATGGAGCGATATTTATATGATAAAAAATATAGTAGTTAAAGAGGATACACATCCTGAATTGTATGATAATAAATTGGGTTTGGGTCTTGATATTACAGGCGATATGGTCACGGTTGATACTGATAAAGGATTGATATGCAGATATCCGATTACTATGAACTGTATTATTAGTTTATCAGATAATCCGAATTTGCAATATTTATTCGACGAAGTGGAGGCGCATGCTTAAATGGAAAATTATATTCCAGGCGTCGGTATTTCTGCAGGATGCCTAATGTTAAAATGGGATCTATTAAATTCCCATATACATAGATATGATAAGATAGAACCTGGCGACAATGTAAATGTATTTATAAATTTCGAATCAATTTTAAGAAATCTTACAATGAAGAAGAATATTAATGAATCTATTATGTTTCATAAACAGAAAGTTGTATTGGAACTTGAATCTGCAATATTAAATCTTGTTGCAAATTACAAAATGTATTTTAATAAAGAGAGAACCAATTCGAAGATATATCTCTATTATACTGAACTTACTAATACTGATCATGAAATGACTACGTATAATAAATTTTATCGTTCATATTATTCTAATAAATATTTACAAAATCCTCAATTTAAATCAATAGGACAATTGATGACCGATATAATTATACCTGAGATAGAATTAATATTGTCATATATACCCAATTGTTATTTTATTAAATCTAAGCGATTTGACGGTAGTTTAATTCCCGCAATAATTAGTGAATTAGATCCCGAATCAAAAAATGTAATAATAACATCTGATGTATTTGATACACTATATCTATTCAAGGAAAAATTTACGACTGTATACATTAAACGACGATATGCAAACTTCAAGGTAATATCTGATGTTGAGAGTTCAGTGCAGTCTATAGTTTCTGAAACAAATCCATTTGATTTAACTATATTTAATTCAGAAATGTATTATAAGCTATTATTATCCATCAAAGGTAGTAGAATTAGAAATATAAAGTCTGCAAAAGGATTTGGCTATTGTAAATTCTTAAATTTATTAACTGATGGGATGGATCGAAATATAGTATTAAAGGATTATGGATCGATTAATTCAGTAATCGATTTATTTCCTGAAAAATATCGAATCGATATCAAAACTGCATTCGATTGTACTAATCTTGATATACAACATACACTATTGACTGATTCGGATATTGAATCTATAAAATTACAGATAGTCGATAATATCGACACCGGTTCAATAGAAGTACTGAATAATAAACGATTTTTAGATTTTCCTATCAATTTACAAGGACTAATAGGTTGATAAATTAAAAGGAGGGAAATAAATCCCCTCCCTTTATTTTTTTATAAGATTTTATTTTTTGACGATATAATAAGTAAAATATTCAGAGAGTGTGGTGAAAGTAATGTCTACTGCAAAAATTAGTGCAAAGAACGGATCAATTGCAGCGCCATATATTAAACGTGCATCCGGTTTATTAAAAGGCGCTACAGCGGAATATATTAGAGAATATATGCCAACATCAGTATCTACAATTGAATCAATGAAAGATACGATCAAACCATTTTCAGCATCTATATCTAATGCTGGTAGTGTTATAGCTAAAACAAAAGAATTGACCGCTCAACAAAATTTGCGTAAAATAAATGATTGGTTTTTTGGAATGAATAGTTCATTCGATAATGGAAGTGCTGATTCGGATTTATCATTCGATATAGAAGTTGGTAATAGTAGTGAAATCATCATGGCGCAATTATCAGCTGAAGAAAGATCGGCTAATCAAATATCTAAAACTGTTGTTGAAACATCCCATAGGATGGTTGAGGCACAATTGTCTGCAACTGCAAATATACTAACATCTATGGACAAAGTCGGTGCAGCGGTTGTATCAGGATTCGATAATATCAATAATACTCTTAATAAATTATTAGAAGTGACTACAAAAAATACAAGTGCATTGATTGCTACATCTGTAGCTGCATCAGTTGGATCGAATAGTAATAATCCAATGTTGAGCTCCGGTAAATTCAATCTTAATGCATACAAGAAATTGATATCTAGTAATGTCCAAGGTAGTGAATTTGGAATGCTTACTGCGATACTTCCAATATTGACTGGTAGTATGGGAAGAGAAATGCTATCCTCTGATAATCTATCAAAGATGGGATTTGCTGCATTAATGAATAAAACAAATCCTAATTTAAAGAAAAACATGGAAGCCCTTGATAAATCTATAAATGGAATTTTAATGAATTCCCTTATAAGATTAGGTGATAAACGAGATCAGAATAATTTAATAGGAACACTTGGTAGAATTTTTGGAATGGATACAAATCAAAAACGTCTATCAACAGGTCGAACAAATCTTGAATTTAAAGCTGTACCATTTGATACAGTTGCTAAAGAATCACTTGTTAGTACGATACCTGGATATTTACGACAGATTTTAGTTCAATTAGGTGGACCGGATCAAATATATGATTATAGAAGTAGATCATTTAGAAGTAAGGGTGCAATAGCTCGTGATTTTAAAGATGCTGCGGCTACTAGTAATTCATTTAGATATGCAAGTGGAAGTGTACGTAATACCGTGGGTAGATATGGTAATAATGATGCTAATTATAGTAATTTGCGTGATATGATCCATGATTTAATAATGGAGGATATGGGGGGTTCATCCCGTGATAGAAACCACGTATCGGCCCAACTGAGTAGTGAAGCAACAGCCAAAAAATATATAAATTCATTATTGAAAAATAGCGGGATTAATAGAGGCAATGGTAGAGCCATAGGTCAATTGGCTAAGGGATACTCATCACTTGATGCACAAGGATTATACGATCTTAGGCAACAATCAATAACATCTTCAATGAAACGTAATGCAAATTTACAGGAATATATTGATAATGCGAATATGTTCGGAGTAGATTTGTCATATATAAGTAATACGAGAGATGATAATAAAAATGAAATAATTAGACGATATACTGGTAAATCATCGAGTTCCATTATTAATTCCAAATCAGGTATATCAACTGGCGGTACTGATTATACTAATTCTGCATTATATGAAATTTATAGACGTCTTAATACAGGCATAAACGTATTTCAAGTTGGGTCATCAAATGAAAAATCAAATAAATACAAATGGATCGGTAAATTACCGGCGCCATCGAGTCATTCTACCAATAGTGATTCTGAAACGGATAAAAGTTCTAAACCGTTAGTTTCATCGTTAACTGGCCATACGGATCATACAAATATGCTTCTAGAAGATGGTAAATCCGGTAAAGTTGGTAAATGGGCATCTGCATCTGGTAAAAATCTCGTAAACGCATTATTCAATGGCAATGCTGAAGATGTGAGAATTGCATTCGGTCAGATGGTTGGGGACATATCTGAAGTTGCGTCCAAACCTATTAAAGATTTCTTAATTGGTAACGAATCTGCTAACAAGAAGGGTGTATTTGCGAAAATTAATGATTCATTTGGAAACGTTACAGGCTATTTTAAACATAAATTTATGGGTACTGGATATGAATATACCGACGAATCTGGTAAAATGGTTAAAGTCGCTAACAATGAAAAAGGCGGTATAATTGGATATCTTAAAGATAACGTAATGGATGTCTTTAAAGGTGGAAAAAATAAAGCAGGAAAATGGCTCAACGATGTTTATAAATATTTTGATTTTGGAAAATCAGAAGGCAACACATCATCGAAAAAGAGAGCAATAATATCGGCATCGGTTGGAGCTATGGCAGGTTTAGGATTTCTTGGAGGCCCGCTTGGATTGTTAACAGGTGCTATTGCTGGAACTGCATTAGATAGTAGCAATTTTGGTAATATTTTAAAAGAAAAATTATTTGGTAAAGATGAATTCGACAAGGATGGTAAATCAAAACACAAAACTGGTATAATTGAAAAAGTAGTAAATAATATCACTGACCCATTGCGATACCAAATAGGAAAAACATTTGATACTGCTGGTAATGTTTTAAAGAAAAATATATTAGGACCACTATCAGATATTGGATTCGCTATCAAGGAAAGGGCTTCAAATGCGGCAGGTAGTGCAGTCGGTAAATTCTTTAGTCAGATATTTAAAGGTGCTGGTTGGATTGCTAAACAAGCATTAAATATTCCATTGGCACTTGCTGGTATTCCAATAGCATACCAAGGTAATGCTGCAAGAGCTGGAATGCAAGTAGGTGGTGCGGTTGCTGGGACGGGAATGAATTTTATTGCCGATATGATTTCTGGTAAATCCGGTCGAGAGAAATTAAGAGATCGTCGCAAAGAAAGAGCTGATCAAATTAAAGCTGATAAAGATGCAAGTGGATACTATGAGGGCGGAGTATTTGGTAGTTATAAATCTTGGAAGAAGAAACAAGATGAAGCAAGATCAAATAAATCTAATTTATCAGATTATATGGCATCCGACAAAACTGTTGTGGATGCTTCAATTAAAACTGAAGAGAATACATCCGCTATGGCAAAGGATATTGGTTCATTAACATATCATGCAACACATCATGACCCAATTACGAATTCATCAATATATACTAGCGACAAAGGCGTATATGAAAAGATTACAGATATATTTGATTTACTTAAGAGACGATTTGATGGTGGATCAGGATTATCTTCATTATCTGGTGCAGACGGAGTAAATTCAATATTAAGTGCGGCTTCTGGTATTGGAACACAAAGCGGGTTGTCAATGGAAGATGTGGAAGATATTAGTTCAATCGCAGATGAATCTAATCGCGGTAAACCCAATAAAAGATCTATACTTTCTAGGTTTAAAAATTTACTTAAACGTAATGCCTCAAGTAATAATACTGATGGGGTTAGTGAAAAATCCAAGGGTATGCTGAGTAATATTGCGGGATCAGTTGGTGATTTTATAAAGGACGTATTACCAAGTTGGGCAGTCCCATTAGGTGGTTTGATGTTAAGTTTATTATCACCTGCAATCAAATCAATAGTATGGGGTGACGGTGAAAACGAAGGTATCGTGCCACAATTAGGTGCAGCAATATTAAGCTATATTACTGGTAACACATCTAATGAATCCGGCAGCACATCTTTACCTAAATCTATTGGAGGTATCAATAGTTCTTTAAATGAAATTGCTACAGGTCCATTACTATCAAATGCTAAAATTGGTGGTATCAATATTACGGGTAGTACAGATCCTATAGGATTATTTGGTACATTCAATAATAGTAAACGTGCTATATCAGGATTCAAAACATTAAAGAGTTCAGCATCGGCAGCATCTAAAGTTGTCAAAGAGTCAGTTCCATTAGCTCAACGATTTGGTGCTAAATTTGCTGTGAAGGCTGCAATGACATCTGGTGCAAAAACTGTAACGCAAACTACATTAAAGGGAACAGCCGCCGGAATATTTAAAGGTGTTAAAGGATCAATTAAATTTTTATCAAGTTTACTGAGTTTCGCATTAGATAGTATAATAATGCTATTTCAAGGCAATGAAGTATTTGGTAAAGATAAATATAGTGCATCATTAGTACAACAAGCATCTCTTATAATTGGAGGTGCATTAAATGGAACTGGTAGTGGATTTGCAGATGGTTTCCAATGGGCTGATATAATTGATATCGCCGGCAATGCATTAAAATGGACTGCGGTTGGTGCAGCGATGGGTTCTGTAGTTCCTATATTAGGTAACGGCATCGGTGCTGTATTAGGATTTATATTAGGTCTTATACTTGGAATGTGGGGCGGTAAAACACTTGCGAAACAAATAGGGAATCTATTTGAAAATAGTGGAGCGTCTAGAGCTACGAATTATGTAGGTCGAGATTTATATGCAAAGGGTCATGGGTTTGGATCAGATGTATCTAGTTTTGTAAAGGGAATCGGTTCTAAGGCATTAAATTATATTAAGAGTGCCGCAGGTTCTATTGCAAACTATGTTAGTAGTATGACTGGTAAAGCCAAAGATATATTTAATTTGATGAAAAATTGTAATACAAATTCCGGAGTAAATGGATATTTAAAATTGATATCTGATATATCAAATATAGTATCTAATACTGGATCCGGTGGAGGAAGATCATTTGACTTGTTCTCTACAGCATATCGTGGTCATGGTTCAATGTATTATCAGGGTAATTACGGATCTGTTTTAGATATGAATCAATCTGGATGTGGACCAATTGCAGCTTCATATATAGCTAACTCATATGGAAGAAATATTACACCAATGCAGGCCGCTCAATTTTTAAATAATAGCGGCTTCAGAGATAGTTCAGGCGGAACATCTAGTTTAGGTATTGCTGCAATTAATAAACAATTAGGAATTCCTATGGCATCTAGCGGTGTAAATATAAATGCGATTGGAAATAAATTATCCAGAGGAGAGCCTGTTGCGCTTCTAGGGAAATCGAATGATCCTAATAGTCCATACACCAAATCAGGTCATTTTATTATAGCTGACGGTATGGATAGTTCGGGAAATATTACTGTAATGGATCCATTAAATCCTACGAAAAGAAAATATGATATCAATAGCATCATGAACGGTGCACAAGAAGCAACATATGCTGATGGTGGAGTTGGGTATGGGGATGAGTCTAAATTAAATAAAGGAAATCCTCTCAATAAATCGTTCAGAATAACAAGTCCATTTGGTGATAACTCTCCATTTAGAGGTGGCATATCTCATCGTGGAGTTGATATGGTGCCACAGGATGGATCAAAACAAGCACAAGTCGGTGCTGCATATAATGGAACAATAGTCGCAATTAAATCTAATATCCCAGATAGTTTTACTGGAATAAACGATAATACCAGGAGAAATTCAACTGGTAACTATGTGAGTTATAAAACACCACAAGGTATCACAGTAACTAATATGCATCTGAAAGCAAATAGTATACCATCGAATTTACGCATTGGTAGTTCGATAAGACCTGGTGATAAAATTGGAGATATGGGATCGACTGGTATGTCTACAGGCCCTCACTTACATTATCAATTTAAAGATGATAAAGGAAACTATATTAATCCGACAGCATCAATAACAGGTGGTGCAACTATGAATAATTTCAATAGCTCTGCAAGCCCATACATTGCATCATCCAATGATGGTGGAATATTCTCGCAATTGAGTAGTATATTAGGTAATACTGCATCTAAGGTAATGAGTTTCTTTGGATTATCTGATTCATCTACAAGTTCATCTATTAATACTACAGGTGATGCTAACTCATCAGACATAATATTCTCAAAGGCTAAGAATCTTGATACATCATATACGGACTATCCAGGTAGATCAATGGGAATCGAATCATATCAATTAAATTTTATTCTTAAAGTAGCTCCGTCCGCACAGGCAACGATGGATTCAGGTGTGTTAGCTTCGGTACGTATAGCACAAGCTATTATAGAATCAAATTGGGGGCGTTCAAGTCTTACAACAGAGGGTAATAATTTATTCGGTATGAAAGCATTCGCTGGTTGGTCTGGGCGTCGTATAAGTAAACCAACTAAAGAATGGAGTGCGTCTAGTGGAAATTATCAAACTAATGCTAGTTTTAGAGCATACGGTAGTTGGGATGAGAGTATTGCAGACCAAGCTAATAACTATACCAAAGTTTCAGCTTATAAAAGTTCTGGCTTACTTGGAGAAAAAGATTATAGACAAGCCTGTATTAAGATACAAAAATCAGGTTATGCGACAGACCCGGCATATGCTAATAAATTAATACAGATGGTTGATCGATATCAATTAACCTATTTCGATCATCCTGTAACTAAAGGTGCAACTGCTAGCAGTCGTTACTATTCCAATAGAATGACGATGCAAGACATGGCTGCATTAAATATGTCATCGGATAATAATCCTATGGGTGGTGGTATTCCGTCATATGATAATTCTGGGAGTTCTATATTTACTTCACGTAAATCAAATGTACCGAATGCCGGTTATGGAAATAAATCTTCATCACGTAAAATTAATCGTGGTTATGGAGCTAAGTTCCCTAATGCTATAGGTGGATCATTTAGCGATACATATGAATACGATCAAAATATTAAAAGTGCATCAGGTATGGGCATGGGTAATATCAATGAAAAACTAGAATTATTATTATCTGCAGCTCTTAATGAATTAAAGGCAATCAATAATAATACGGGTGGTTCTACATCTGCATTGCAAGAATTAGTAAGTGCCAGTGGAAATAATGGTTCTGGTTCACAAACTAAAACTGCGACACGTAGATCGTCAGCACCCCCATTGAATAATAACTCTAACATATCATCAGTATTATCAATTGTAAAACCTTTATAAAAAATAATATAGATGGGGAAATAGACCCCATCTATATTTAATTAAATTGGGAAACCGTTATATTAAATGTCTAACATACGTAAGGAGTGATTTATATATGGCACAGGTACAAGGAACGATAGTAGGGAACAAATCATCATCTAATTATACAATGATGGATGAAATGTTATTAAGGGAATTATCGGACATCGATGGTGTGCGCGGAATTAACCCAGAAACAGGTCGAGATATAAGCGATGGTGGATTATTATCAGGTATGTCTACTAGATTATTTGGTGCGCCATTTCAACTATTAGATTCAGTAGATCATCGATTCCCGAATATAAATAGATATGTGGGTAATGAATATTTACGAAATTTCTTATTAAATAGCCCTATATTATATATACATCCAGGATTGCCTAGATACACCGGTGGTAAAGTTAGTGAATTGGCAACTACCGTTATGGATTCATTCAATAGTAATCTAGGACCCGTTCGGTTGATGGTTGGTTTGGCAAAAGGATCTATATTTGGATCTGGTTCAAAGTTACAAAGAAGAATGTTTGGATTTAAACAAACATATTTAGAATATATGCAATATGTAAATTATATGTGTAGATCATCTGCAAGTTATTTAGGATTAACTGATATCATTAATGATAGTAGTACACATAGCAAAAAAATTACTGGCATAGATGGTACATTTGTTTCGGATACTTCTAAGAGTGGATCAAATAGTTCCAATCCAAAATATGTGCAATTTAGTAAAATTAAATGGCAAAATTACAGATTTTTAGGTGGATACGTACAAACAACAAAAGAACGTATTGATGAATTAATTAATGCTGCTGGTGGTACCATTAGTGATGGGTTTAAGGGATTATTCGGATTAGATAGCGATGAGAATGGTAATCAATTTTTTGTTAAAAATATAGATAATATGGATGCATTTGAAAATCTAAATGAGGGCAATATGTCTATAAATGAAACGATGGATATGCAATTAACTTCAGTTGCATTTATGGTTGAACCCGTTTCATTTACTGAGAGTTTGGATAATGAAACATCACAATCCATGTTAGAGAGTATAACTGAAAAGATTGATGGGATCGGAAGCGAAATGGCATTTATTACAGGGTCTAGAGTTGACGTTGGTACGATTGGATCGGTATTGGGATTCTTAGGAAATACTGTAGCTGATGGGGCATCTCAAATAGCCAGTTTAGTTTCTACAACAACTGGGGGATTTGTGACAAATTTATTTCAAGGTGCTATTGGTGCTCTTAAAGGACAAAAAATGATTTATCCTGAAATATATAGATCGTCAAGATCTAGTATGGATTATGAATTTAATGTAACATTGACTTCACCATATGGTGATGCTTATAATTATTACATGCATATAGTGGTGCCATTGCTTCATTTAATTGGATTGGCTGCACCAAGAATGGTGTCGGCGAACTCAACAGCATCACCATTTTTAGTGCAAGCATATATACCGGGAATGTGTACATGTCAACTTGGTATAATCTCGAAAATGACAATAACTAAAAATCCAGATAACGGTCATGTATCGGTTGACGGATTTCCATTAACGGTTAAAGTTAATTTTACGATTAAAGAGTTATATAATGCATTGGCAATCTCCCCGGCAAATGATCCAGTTTCATTCTTATATAATGAAACCTTAAATGATTACCTTGCAAATATATCAGGATTAGTACCATCACTTGCAACATATGAAACTAAGCAAAAAGCATTATTTAAAAATTTAGAAGAATTCTTTACAGTGGATTCATTCGTAAACTCTGCATTATCAGGTGGATATGAATGGGTTGAAAGCAAGGTTGCACGATAAAATTACATGTCGGCATTTATATTTATATATTATTTATATAATATAATAAGAAAAGGAAGGATTCTTTAAATGATCGATTGGAATGATAGTAAATATAAGTATTGGATAAAGAATCCAATTGACATAGATCCCGATGAAGATATAAATAAAAACATATCAAATAGTCCCGGATATATAATCCGGGACTATCGTTTCTATCCCAAACTGATATCGGTCGATCCAACGGAATATGAGCCTAGAAATGGAATAATTCGCAGACCCACAAAATTGCAATTATTTTATGCATGGGAATTGAATAATGAACAACAAGCATTAAAAGATCACAAGAAACACGTTAAATACAGGAAGAAGGGTGTTGATAAGGATCAAGAGAAAAGATTTACTAAAATGTATATGGATAAAAATAAGGTATATTATATATACAATGATATTGTTCGGGCAGACTATATTAACTTGATCTCAAATATGATATATTCGAAAAAATATGATGATAATTTAAAATTAGATGCAATGAAACTACTTACTGTGATAGAACATACCCATTTGATAATTTATGATTATGATGAATCTATATATAAAAAATTCATTGAGAGATTACTCAATTTAATATATTATATATTTGCGATAAAATTTAATAATTACGATCTAATTGAAATTATACTATTACAAAAAAATATAAATTTAAATAAATATTTGATAAGTACTACCAAACCTGATTTGATACTCGATCAATTGATTAATATAAATAATGCTGTAAAAATACTTTAAACAATTATAATTCAATAATAAAGGAGGTAACATAATGTGTTATTCACAAAGAAATTTATTCAAAATGCCTGAAAATAGAAAAATAATATCGGTCGCATCTAAGACTAAGGAGCCACCGATTGATATATTTAATGATACAATTGTTATTATAGGAGATAATAATAAACCTGCTACCGATCAGCAAATTGGTGAATTCACTATAACTGCAGATTTTGGTGAGGAAGAAAGAATTAAAAAGGAAAAAGAGAAACGTAAAGCATTTAAAAAGAATAGACAACGTGCATATGAATTATTGGCAAAGCGTGAGTTTATTTTAAATAAGCTTTCTAGTAGTGATTTAAATAAGAAGAAACATATCAACACTGTAGCTAAATTAAATTATGAATTAGAAATGATAGATTGGGAATTAAATAAGATTAGAGAAATTAATGGATATGATTATATTGATATGCATAGAACTACTTATATGCAGAGATTTTTAAAGGCTATTAAAAAGAAATATAAGAAATTTGTAAAATTCTTATCAGCTAATGGTGATACTGTTAAAAATATAATTGCAGGTGTTGCAGGTGTGTTAGTACCAGTTATTATCGGTATAGTAATTGGTGATAAAAAAACGGCTAGCGCATAATCGATTAAAAATGGAGGTTATGATATATGCATAATAAACCAGTAGTCCTATGCACATGTAGACCAAAAGGTTTTATTAAGTACTATTCATTTATAAAGAAACGTAAACTCGGTCCAGTAATAAACATATTAATGCAATTTAGATTTTCTCGATTCATCTATAAATTCTTATTCAAACGGAATCTTGGCATTATAAGCAAAAATCAACGAGTATACGATGAATCATTAATCGCTGATGCAATCAATAATGTGAAAATACCAAAAGATGTACATTTTGTTGGAGAGATTGATCATCCGTTTGAATAATTATTACCATAAATAATAAAAATATGATGGGGTCTATTGTAGACCCCATCTATTATTTTAGTGCTTGAATATCTTGGATCACACTACGTGACACATTTTCAATATTTTTGAATAATGCATATAGTACATCATCCGAAGTATTGAGGAATTGTGGGATCGTATCATCAGTAATAGTAATTACTGCATTAGTTAGATATATTGGTGGTAATAGCGAGAATATGCCATTAGGAATTGAACCAAATAAATCCTTTGAACCAATATTTCTAGATTGAATTAATGTATCTAATGTTTTTAATAAATCATGATTTGCTTCTGATATTCTTACTTTGTAAGCATCGATTTCAGTTTCATTGGATTCGTCTTCATTTATTTTAAAATTATGAAATACCATGCCGTTATTGATTATATTAGATATAGAAGATCTATAAGATATCTTTAAATCTTCTGGATAATATGATGCTTCTAGTGTATTCATATAATAAATTGGTAATTGAATAGCAAATTCTAATTCCAACGGTGTTTTTAGTCTTGACATTTGATGCATTTTACTTTCAATGTCAGACTTATCAGCATTAAACAAATTACATTTAATTTGACTTCTCGCAATATTATCAAATTTTGAGAAACCGATTAGACCACATTTAAATATCTGATTATTCTCAGCTTTTAACGGGAAGTACTTTGTTGTATTTATTAATTTCTCATATTTGTCATTGTATTTAATATCAGCAGTATTCTTTTGGATTGTTATATATATTGCGGATTTCAACATAATGAACTTATCTTCATCTGGTATATGATTTAGTGTTGCCGGATAATCTGGTGTAAATAATTCATTAACCTCGTTAGATGACAACATATCTAGCACGTCTATAAATGATAACGGTATTTGAATATCATATGTGGATGTAATCATTGGTATAAATAATCTAGGACAACCTTCTTGAATGATATCATTATCTGCAACCATTTGTGTAGTCAATGAGATAAATTGTTCGATCGTATCAGATACTTGTTTTACATTTTCAGGTAAAAACAGATCTGCTAATTCAGTTTCTGGTATTTCTCGTGTAGTATGTATAGGTCTAATACGTAGCTTATTCCTATATAGCTGTGTTAATCTATAAACATCATAAAAATTAACGTTGTCTATATTAACAAGGAAAAAGAGTTCATCGTTAATAAGACTGGCTAGAGGGGAATGATTTTTCAAGTCAACTTTATTATTTATTGCCCATTTTAACAAATTATTAGATCCTGATTCACGTATAGATGATATATTCATTATTAAACCTCCATTGATAATTGTATATTATATTAAATATATATCAATCATAAATCATAATTTTATTAAGAAAGGAATGAAGAACTAATGATATATTATAATAAAAATAAAGAATTCTTCATTAGGTTGATTTAAGCTATGAGTGGTAATGAACCAAAAATATCAAAAGAAGATATGTCTGCTCTAGCAAAACATATAGAAGATTACCTTGAGGTGTTTTTGGAGGTGTTTATAATACCTGAGAACATGCGCAATCAAGAGGATAAAATATATGATTCAATCAATGTAGTAAAAAAATTAATAAAGAAATTACGAAAGGGAGATAAATCGGTTTTTGAGGATGTTGATGATATTGAATTCATAGACGAATAAAATCGATATTATTTATAAGGAGGATTTAAAATATGTTAGAAAAGTTAAGAATAATCGTATTTCCGAATAGTGATGATGACGAGTGCAAAGATATTGTAATGTCGACGGTGGATAAGGTTTACGTAAATAAAACAGGGGACCTATATCATATCGATTATAAGTTGAAAGATTATTTACAATTAAACTTGGATGCATTTGCAAAAACTGTATCCGAAATGTTTAAGAAAAATGTACCAGGTTCAGTATTTGAATTAGATGTTATAGGGAGAATAGATCCGGATGACATCCCATTAGGTATGAATTCAACTATAAATCCGACACAAATATTAAAAATTCATATATTACAAAATGCATTTAAACTTAATAGCACAAATATAATTATGAAAAGACATAAACCTATTGCGTTGGGTGATACTAATATAACACCATTCACTTTCGAATCTGCTAACACCGAATCATACATTGAAGATGATGAGGATGATTATGAGGATGAAGATGATGATTATGAAGATGATTTATCAAGAGACGATCAGTATTTCATGGAAGATGAATTATATGAAGATGCAGATGAAGATGAGACATTAGATACAATTAACAAGATACTCGGAATGTCTGGAGATATTGGAAATACATACGATAGTTCCGGATTATTCAATAGTGATAAGATGATATATGAAAAGACTAAGAAGCGCAAATCATATCCATCCTCGAAAATATTGAAATCTGCGAAACATGCCAAAAAAGATATAAAGAACCATGGTATTATTATACAATCCGGAAAATCCCGTGATAAGGATGAAGAAATAATTAGATCATTCCTAAAGGATTTTATTCCAGGTAAATCCAACTGGATTAAATCATATAGAAAAATCATATTGAAAAGATGGATGAATCAATATGCTATAACTAAAAAGGCTGCTAAAAAATATGAAAAGCAAAGTCAATTGGTTAAGAAAACAAATAGAAAGGGTACTGTATCCATTGATACCGCATCAAAGGTAACACGTAATATATTAAAACATTATAATCCCTTCTACGATACTTCTAAATAAATAATTGGAGGAAATAAAGGTATGGACAATAAACCAAAAAACGCATTGGGTGGAAGACTTACCGATGTCGTATTATCAGCGTTAACAAGTGAAAACATTCAATCATATGTATTGGGTACTAAGAAAAATGGTAAACCTAGATCGATATATGATATAATGAGTAAAAGCAGCTTAAAAAAGAAAAAGAAGAAAAAGAAAGCTGATGATGCATATTCTTTATATCGTCAAGTCAAAAAAGGTAAGAAAAAGAAGAAAAAGAAAAATACTAAACACTGGAAATTTGATTAATAAAAATAATTATAATAGGTGATGTCAACACCCCCTTACATCACCTATTAATTTTATTGATTATTTTTTGTTACCAAGTATTATATAATACTTGTGTTAGAAAATTAATTAAGGATGGATTTTATTATGATATATGGGCATAATCCAATACTATTAAATTGCACGTACATTAAACCTGATAAGAAAAAAGGTATTGAGGAACATTTTGAAGTTATTTATAAGAGTGAAGATGGTGTAGTTAGGAGATCAATTGAACCTCCTGATGTTGATATATATTTTGTAAAACCCGAATTTAGGAATTTTAATTATAACAAACCCGAAGAGAGAATCGAAAGATTGGAAAAACGCCGGGTTAAATTTAGTAATATTAAATATGAAATTGCTAATGAAATAGGTGAATCAGGTCGTAATTATGTAAAATATTGTTTTGAAAATAAAGATCCCAAAGCTTTAGATAAATTATATGCATGGCCATACTCATTTAAAGCAGATTTTCAAGCTGAGTTTTACTATATGCAGGAATGGCAAGAAAAATATGGAACACCTGAGTCCATCAAGTTAACAAAGTCGTTTATGGATATCGAGACCGATGTTATAGATAATATGATTGATATGGATAATCTTCAATATAGTGCAAATTGTCCAGTTAATGCAGTTTCAGTTGTAATGGAAGAACAGAAGGAATGTTATTTATTCATTCTAAGACCGTATAAACCATCAAGGATGGGATATACTGAAGCTGAATATAGCGAAAGATATAAACTATATGAAAAACAATTAGCAGATCATGAAAAATTAATGGCAGATCCCAAATCATTTATAGATGAACTTCATGAATCATTTGATGCAACATATGGTAAACTTGATTATCATTTACGCGAATATGAAAAAGAAATTGAATTGATTGCAGATATATTCAGATATATTAATGATAGAAAACCGAATTTCTGCGGTATATGGAATATGCGATTTGATATTCAGTATCTCATTTATAGAGTAATGAATCTTGGATATAATCCCGCCGATATAATGTGTCATTCCGATTTCAATAATAAAAGATGTTATTTCAAAACAGATAAATCCACATTTAAAATAGAGAAACAGTTCGACTATTTCTATTGCAGTAATTATACACAGTTTATTTGTGAAATGAGACTCTATGCATCTATACGTAAATCACAACATATGTTGAAATCAGTTAAATTAAATGACATTGCTGAACGTGAATTGAAAGATAGAAAAGTTGAGTATCAAGAAGAAAGTAATTTTAGAACATTCCCGTATAAAGATTGGCGTAAATTCCTAAAATACAATATAAAGGATACTCTATTATTGATGGGAATTGAGAGAAAGACAAATGATATGTTAACATATTATCTTCGATCTTATTCCAACTTAACACCATATGCAAAAATATTTAGAGAAACGCATTTACTGCGTAACGTTCGTGAAATGTACTTTAATAGAGATGGCTGGGTACAGGGTAATAATATAAACATTATCGGACTGGATGATAATCAAATTGACTTATTTGAAGTAATAGACGATGATGAAGATGAGGATGAAGAAGAAAAGGTTGAGATAAAAGAATCATCCTTTAAGGGTGCTATTAATGCAAACCCAATATGGAATGATAGAGTTGGAGTCGAAATATTTAATAGATTATCCAATATATTATTTGAAAATTGTATAGATTTTGATATGGGTGCGTTTTATCCATCTATTAAAATATTCTCTAATATGGACCCAATCACACTGCTATATAAAGCTTCATTTGTGAATGATGAATTTATCAATGGTGCCAAAATTAACCGTTCATTGAATACAACATATGTAGAGAAAGATAAAAATAATAATCTTCGAAATAATGATATCACGGGTGAGGCTATAAATACATATGTTAGTGGTAATATATTAACATTCGGATTCAATTGGTTGGGAATGTGTGATATCACTGAGTTATATGATAAATGTAAAAAAGCATGTAAATTAAATAAAGAATAAAATGAGATGGGTTTGATACCCATCCCATTTATTTTTTTACATAAATTTAGCGCATACACCTATAGTTTGATATTGTTCAGTTTCACAATTTGCATTCGTAGCAACTGTATTTACAGTTTCTCCTACATCACCTGCGGCATCTATACTTAAATATGAAGTTACTTGATTATCATCATTGTCGGTAGTTAATTCATTAGCAACTTTATTAACTGGATTGAATTCATCGATATCGAATTTTTCGAATACAGCATTAGTTATATGCTCACGCAATCTACTTGTAATTGGATTTACTAATGATACAACAACATGCTCACCTCTAGTTTTATTTGGGTTTATCTTCTCTTCAGGAAACACGATAAATCGTTTTGAATCTGTAACGATCACTTTAATTCCTGTTATGATGAGCTCCTTATCTAATATGACCTTTGCATATGCTTTTACCTTTTCACTTGATGGTCTGTTACGTAAATAATTAAATGACACGCTTGTTACTTCCATGATTAAAATCTCCCTTTTCTATAATAGATTTTTTTAGACTTAACATAATAGTTAGTGCTATATTATTGAAATAAAACAAAATTATATATTCTAATAATATGGATTGATTATAATATAAGAAGGAGCAATATATTATGGCAAAATTTGTAGACGATAAATATCAACATTTAGAGTCAGATGTTGATAAACTTCGACAGAAATTCCGAATGTATATTTCATTTTCAAATGAATTAGCAGCCAAGAGTATAGTATTAGAGATTTTATATAATGCTATAGATGAGTGTGAAAACCCTCTATCCCCTGCTGATACTATTCAGGTCGAATATGATGAAAGAAATGACACTATTAAAGTTACCGATAATGGTAGAGGTATACCAACAGCACAATTAGAAAAAGTATTAACTACGCTTAATAGTGGATCAAATATTGATTCAGGTGCAAAAGCATCTTTAAAAGCAAGAACGCTTGGTCGTAATGGAACTGGTACGCTGGCATTTACAGCATTGTCTGAAAGGATGGAAATATTTTCATATAGGGGTGGTACCGAAAATTTATGTAAACATATGATATTCGAGGAAGGTCGAAAGGTATTCGAAGAAGTAACATCATGTGATTCATCAAAACATGGTTTAACTGTGTATTGCAAACCGTCTAAGATATTAGGTAAATCGACTAGAATTGTATGGGATCAGATCTATAACGAGCTTGTCAATTTACAATTTCAAAATAATAAGAAGATAAAAATGTCTTCAATATACATCGATAAAAAAGGTATTGTTGAAACAGAGAGATACGTATCACAGCCATTCGAATCAATATTAGTACATAAAAATGATAAATCATCTCTAATAAGTGATAAAATAATGATAAATATATCCGGTGATGATATTCAAGAAGAAGTTGGTGGAAAGGTGTATAACAGATTCATTGATATGGATATTGCGTTTGTATACACAAATAATATGACACCGTATATCGATAGTTTCTGTAATAGTAATAATACCATTGATAACGGATCACACCTTGATGGAGCATTAGAGGGAATTTGCCGTTATTTCCAAACAGTTACTAAAAATAGTTTATCCGATCGTGAACGCGATAAATTAGATGTTAAATGGGATGATGTTAAATCAGGATTATCTATCGCAATCAATTTAGGTACTAATATGGAGGAAATATTCACTTCACAGACAAAACATAAAATCCTTAATGAGGATTTTGAAAAGATGATTAAGGATAAAACTGTGGATTCACTACAGAGTTATTTTACCAAGAACCCTAGTCAATTGAGGGAATTAATAAACATTGTCAAAATGAATGCTAAGGTTCGACGTGAAGGTGACAAAATTAGAAATGCTGTAATTAAAGAGAGTATAACAAACTGGTCATCATATAAAATGGATAACTACGATCCGTGTACTAATAGGGGTAAAGAATATAAAGAGTTATACATCATTGAAGGTAAATCAGCTAAAGGTTCTCTAAAACAAGCCAGGGATCCAAAATTTCAAGCACTGTTTGCAATACGTGGAGTTTCTGCAAATGTATTCAAAATGGATCTAGATGCTATATTGAAAAATACTGAATTTAAAAATCTTATTACAGTTATGGGATGTAATGTTGGATCTAAATTTGATTTATCTAAATTGCAATTCGATAAGATTGTTATAGCAACAGATGCCGATGTCGACGGTCTTTTCATACGTTCATTATTATGTAGCTTCTTTATTAAAGTATTTCCTGAGATCATTTTGGATGGAAGACTATTTATTGCAGAACCACCTTTGTACCGTGTTGATGATAAGAAAAATCCATTTGTAATAAATAGGGAAGATTACATCAATCGTTACATCACAGCTGTAGTGAAAGAATATCAATTATCGTTCTATGATAAAAAATTAGCTAAGAAAGGTGAACCTCAAATAGTTTTAGGTAAATCTGAATTAAAACAATTCTTAGCCGATACTAGTTCATATGTAGAAGATGTATTGTTACTTGCTAGACATTATAAAGTTCATAAACGATTAATTGAAATAATATTTCATGAATTGGCTGGACTTATTGATATTGAAAAGGAATATAATACTGATGCCGAAATAAATGATCTATTGAAACAAGTTGATATTCAACATCTGATGACAGTAATAGGTGAAGACTTTGATGAAATTGTCTATGATGATAATAAAGAAATTATTAAAGGAATTATAGATGGTAAATATCAATCGATGGAATTGTCACAGCGTTTAGTACGTAAGGGTATAAATATTATCAAAATGATAAGATCATATAGTATGAAGACAATATCCATTATGTTAAAACATACTAAGACTGGAGCTGAACATATTCTGCCATTAATGACATCATTAGAAATGTTAAAGAAATTCCAACCAGATATACTTCATAGATTTAAAGGTCTTGGAGAAAATAATCCAGATGATATAAGATTTACATTAATGGATGCTAATACTAGAATGTTGATAAAAGTAATGATAAGTGATATCGAAAATGACTTAAAAGTATTTAATGTATTAAGAGGATCATCCCCTCAGGACGCTGCTGCAAGAAAGGCAATGATGGCAGGTTACCAAATTCCGAGGGAGTTACTTGATACGTAAATCTTAAAAAATATATACAGGGATACTTCCCTGTATATATTACTACAAATATTCTTTAAATATAAAAATCTCATGGGGGTAAAATAATGAAATCATTTATAAAAAATCAATATCAAACATCAAACGATGATGGTAAAAAACATATAATATTATGGTCAGGGGGTTGTGATTCATCACTATTGTTGTATGAACTATTAGATGCGTATGGAAGCGAAAATGTTATAGCTATAAGTTATAAATATTCATGGTTAAATTCAACAAAAGCTGAAATCGAACATAACTATAGAGAAGCATTTAAAAATAAGATGAAATTACTCGGATCCAATTTTGCAAATTTTACTCATCATGTATTTGAAATAAATGATGTTTGTGACTCAACTGATGTTCAATTACGACCAATGCATGGTCTACCGCAAGCATTAGGATGGTTATTTATGATACCGATGTATGCTAATGAAAATGCATACATTTACTCTGGATATATTAAAGATGATGACCTTACTACTTCTGGATTTAAAGAATACTATAATGATATATTTGAATCAGTTAATAAGTTAATCGGAAGAGATAATATTTCGTTACGACTTCCATATATAGGTAAATCCAAAATTGATATTATCGAGAAACTTATATATCATGGCTTATATGATGTAGCGTGGTATTGTGAAATACCTAGTGATGATCATAATATGTGCATGAAATGCCATCCATGCAAAACGCACATGGCAGCATTGGTATATTTATCGATGTTCAGTGAAGATGAATTAGTTAAGTTAACAGCTATACGTAAACTTGAATATATGAAATCATTACAAAATGAAAATAATAAACATGATGACACATTGGAATTTGCATAATTTTGGTAAAATATAATATTTTGGAGGGTTTGATATGGGTGCAATAAATAATATCGGTTTTGGGATATATCCAAAACAGAGTGATGATCTAGGGAAACGGGTTATCGTTATATACAATTACGATAAAACTAAAATGGATTTCGGAAGAATTATTAGAGATGATATAGAGGATCCATCTAAAACCATTATCAAATTGGATGATGATAGAATATTATTATCAACCGAATGTCAGTATAGTTTAGTCGATTAAATCTAATTAGTTATATCAATTGAAACGATTATATATTATTATAATGAATACTAAGTAAAAGGAGTTTGATTAATTATGGCTAGAAAACCTAAAGAAGACGAAATAGAATTAAGCGTGCAGAATGTACCTAAGAAACAAACATTTGTAACTAGGTGGTTCAATGACAATTGTTCCAATAATGGAGCTGAAATCAGAACTATTTGTGAGCTAACTGCGCGTTCTGCTCAAGAGCAATTCGGCATGAGTGTTAAATCATCAAATGTCGAGGTGTATTCAGTAATATTCTTCGCAACATTTATGAGTATACTTGAATTTGTTGCAGAGAAACAAAAGAAATATAATAATTATACAATAGAAATCGCGAATTCAATTAATGTCGGTTATACAAATAACGATTCTGAAGAAAATGAAAAATTGGGTAACTTTCAACCGATATTAGAATATATCGGTTCAAACAGAAACATTGTTAATTCATCGCATATAGAAGTTGATACAACAACAAAGAACTTTATATTGTGGAAAGAATTAAATATTAAGAAAAACATAGAACATTATAAAGAGATTCAAGAGAATGCCTATAATAAGTTACTTCAGGATTTTAGAACTGACATAAGAACATCAGAGGGTATCATTCCATTATTCTGTATATTCTTAGATAACATGATTGGATTATTAAAAATGAAATATCGTGAAGCTGAAGGTACTGGAGTTTCTGAAGTTTCATTCAATGTACTAGGTCTATTTGATGCTTATTATTCATTCAATGATGAAGATAATAAAGAAATAATTGAGTATGATCCAAATATTTCTACTAAATTAGCTCTCAAGAATGATAATACGGCAGCAAGATAAATGAATATAAAGGAGATTTAGTTATAAGCTTATCTCCTTTATTTTTTAAAGATGTTATTATGACACCCCTTGTATATTAATGACATAAAATACTAATGGAGGGAACATTGTAAATGAATTACAGTGAAAAATTTATTGAAAAAAATATAGCTGAGCTATCACGCGAATACGACAAAATATGCGGCGCAAATAAGAACTTGGCGCGTGTTGTCCCAACATATATAGATAGCTGTAAGCCTGTTGCAAGACGTCTTTTGTATATAATGTATCTGAAAGATCAAGGCAAAACCTTTAGAAAGGTTGCAACGATAACTGGTGATGTAATTGGACGTATACATCATCATGGGCCATCTTCAGTATATTCATGCTTAGTGAACTTGGCTCAATGGTGGAATAATAATATCCCACTAATAACCGGGGATGGTAACTTCGGAACCGTATCTGGTGATGAGGCTGGGGCTGATAGATACATATATGCAAAGCTGTCTAATTTTGCATTTGATTGTTTCTTTGCAGATTGGAGAGAATCCGCGGTAGATATGGTTTTGGGTGCTGATGAAGAAACTTATGAACCATTATATTTGCCAGCAAAATATCCGATTATTTTGTTAAATGGTACATTGGGAATAGGATATGGCCTTGGAGCTAATATACCACCATTCAACTTCAAAGATGTTGTAACTGCTACTATTAAGCTGATGAAAAATCCAGATGCTGACATATTATTGATCCCTGATTCACCAACTGGTTGTGATATTGTAGAAGGTAATTTTAAGAAAACAGTAGAAACTGGTAGTGGTGTATATACAATGCGATGTAAGTATGAAGTAGATGCAGCTAATAATATTATAACTATTCTTGCGTTACCTTATCAAACTACAGTTAATTCAGTTCGTGCTAGAATTGCGGATATCAAAGAAAATAATGGATTGCCAGAATTAATCAATATGCAAGACCACTCTGTATCATCTGTTGATTTAAGATTGTATATTAGAGATGATGTCAATCCATATAAATTCATGCGAAAACTAATTTCAGAGGTTGCTGGATTGGAAAGAACGTATCCAGTCAATATCACCGTAATCGATGACTTCAAATCATATGACTGGTCCATTAAGAAATTATTAATAGAATGGATTAAATATCGTCGTGAACAAAAGAGAATTATTATTAATCATAAACGTACTAATATATTGGCAGATCAACGAACAAATGACGTTAAAATATTCTTAATGAGTGAGCATAATTTAGATAGAACAATAGCACTATTTAGATCTAGCCGAAACAGAAAAGATATTGAACAGCGACTAATTGATGAATATAAGAATAGTGAGATCAGAATGGATAGTCTTCAAGCTAAGGCTTTATCTGACATGCGTCTGCATGAATTAACAATTGAATCATACGAAAAGTGCGTTGAGTATCGAGGTGAATTGATAAAAGAGCTAGACTATGTTGAGAAAATATTAGATGAAGATGGTGGCATTGATAGATTGATAATAGATGAACTTAATGAAGGTGTAAAGAAATATGGTGTTGCGAGACGATCTAATGTTGTACCATATCAAATTACAGTTAATACCGACGTATCAGGTGAATGTATGTTGGAGTTATCATCCGACGGAATGATAATTAGGAGGACATCGACTAATGTTGATGAAGAGCCAGTACCTTCAGACATCAATGGTTTTGCTGTGAAAGTTCATAATGATTCATCATTTATAGCAGTTGATACGAAAGGTGATTTCTCGTTTATATCTGTTAAAGAATTACCAGTAGATCAAGAGGTTCCCCTCCTAAGATATATTAAGAGACCATTAACAGACATCGTTGCATTATTACCATATGATATAGATTCTAATGCATGTTGTACATTAATATCCAAAAATGGTGTAATTAAGAAATTTAAAATATCAGAAATGAGACCATCCAAAAAGCCATGCATTGATATAACTAAAGATGATAAAATTGTGAGGGGTATAATTACAAAGGATATCATAACACATAAAGATATATTGATATTTACTCAAAGGGGATATGGTCAGAGATTAGATCCTAATAATATTAAACTAACATCATTTGCAGCAAAGGGTATGAATGGATTTAATCTTGATAAAGATGATGAAATAGTTGGATGCTATGCAATAGACCCTAATAACAATTATCTATTATATGTAACTATGAAAGGTAAAGCCAGATTGAATCTTGCAGAATTCTTACCTGTTAGAGATAGTAAGAGAGATGCAATGGTTCGTTTAATAGCACTTAATGACAGGGACCATCTGCTATCTGTAATCGGATGTAATCGTAGCGATAAACTTCAGCTATTCTTCAATGATGGTACCGATGAGACTATCAATATTAAGAATATTAGTGAAGGTACTATGTCATCACCACCTGAAAAAGTTGTATCTAAAAACATGGTATCAACTTCTGTGCTTAAAGTAAAATTATTATAAATTTAATATGGGGAGAAATATTTCTCCCCATATTTATATTGCATTTAAATTGAAATAAATATTTATATATTATTAAAGAGATACAGTTAAATATAATTTAAGAAAGGAGGAATAATAATTCATGGCTAGTATAGAAAAGATTTTAGACGATCTTCAATTTAATATAATTGATGCTAATACCGCAGCTAAATATCTATCTGATAGTAAAAATAAGAAAATTGTGAATTATTTTATTAATAGAGATAAAATAACAACCGAGCCCATTAGTGAATCTGAATTACCGCAACTGAATGCAATAGTACAGATAGCTCAAATCATTGAAACCTCAGGTGGTATATCTCCACTATCCGATGATGATTACGATACATTACAAGAAATGCTTATTAATGAAGGCATCCCAAGATTAACAGGATCGGTTGAGATAAATGATAATAAAAAAGAGAGTCATAGTTATCAACAATTACGTGGAACCCTTGATAAGGTATATTATCTTAGAGATAGTGAGAAACGTACAAATCGCAGTAGAAAATATTTATCCGAATGGATTAAACGAATATCATCTAAGTATGAAAAAGCAACGGGTAAAAAAATTAATCTGAATGAGTGTAAGGTTATAGTTACCCCAAAATTTGATGGGGCATCAGCAATTGTTGAAATATCTGAGGATAATAAATTCTTATGGTTATCTAGGGGGGATACAAAAAATAATAGGGCATCAAATGTATCTCACATATTATCTAGATTTAATGATTTATATGTTGACACTCCAAATCATGGTATAAAATTTGAAGTAATGATCAGTGAAGAGAATAAAGATTATATTAATCAAGTATACCGTGACAAATATTACAGAAATTCGCGTCAAATAGTTACGGCTATATTAAATTCTAATGATCCGGATTTTAAAGCTGAGTATCTATATCCAGTTCCATTAAGGATTATAAAACAAGGCGACAAAATTGAAACAATACATCCCGATCTAATTAAGAAGTTTCCATCATTAGCATGTTCGCTTTCTGATATTGATAGAATATATGAATTTGCAATGTCCCATAGATATATAGAATTAAATAAAATGCGATTTAGAACGGATGGTGCGGTTATAACATTAACAGATCCAATACTTCAAGAGATATTGGGCAGAGATGATGATATCAATAATTTCGAAGTTGCATATAAATTTACAGAAGAGAGTGCGTATACAAAGGTAGTGGGAGTCGAGTTCTATACATCTGTATTCGGATTCATTACTCCAGTATTAGTTGTTGAAAGCGTAATCCTCAAAGGGAATACAATAGACCATATAAGTTTATCAAATAAAGAACGATTTGATGAATTAGATCTTCATTACGGTGATATGGTTAAAGTATTATACGATATAATACCATATGTGACTATAGACGATCAGTGTATTAGAAGCAGAGGTAAACGTATTGAATTTATTGAGAATTGTCCTAGATGTGGGAGTGCTTTAGATTTAAATGTTGTACAGGTTCAATGTAGTAATAAGGAATGTCCATCAAAAGTTATAGGTCGTATTTTGAATTATTGTGACAATTTGAGAATTCGCAATATCGGTTCTCAAACAATTGAAGCGTTATACAATAATGGCTTTCTAGATAATGGGATTCGTAGTTTATATAAACTTAAGAAACATAATTTAGATATAGAAGAGCTTGATGGATTCGGTAGATTAAAAACCCGTAAGATTATTGCTGAAATCGAATCTAAACGCAAATTACGCGATTATGAATTTTTCGGTGCAATCGGAATTGAATCATTATCAACTAAAACCTTTAAAAGTATATTCTCTAATATTAAATATTCTAAATTTGATCAAATGATCTTTACTAAAGAATTTGATGAATTAGAGAATAGTTTAAAACGAATTACCGGCATTGGTGATGCAAAAGCTAAAGTATTGGTTGATTATTTAAAGGACCCTGTAACTCGTAAAGAATTACCTAAACTATTAAAGGAAATTATAATTCAAGAGACTTATGGTAATAATAATTCCAGTAAAGGTAAAATCGTATTTTCTGGAATTAGACCAGATGAAACCAATGAACTATTGATAACCAATAAAGGCTGGGAGGTATCAGATGCATGGAATAATAAAGCTAGTTATCTAGTGATCCCTCATGCAGGATATGAATCAACTAAAGTTGAAAAAGCTAAATCAGCAGGTGTTCCAATCATTCCAATTGGTGATGGTAACAGTCTCATGAAGATATTGGAGAAAAATATACCTAATTTAAAATAAAATAAAAAAATATTAGGAGGGTTATAAAATATGAAGCCGATACTACATTTTCAAATACCAGAATATATGATGGGATCATCACATGTTATGTCAATGAAAACATTTATGGCTGCGATAAAAAAGAGATTCTCAAATGATTATGAGCTCATAATTTCACCATGGATTCTTCAAGGTAATGGAGCCATAAATATTGTAATTACACCAGAGACCGACATAGATGAATTCATGAAGAAACTTGAATCTCTCTCGCAAATTAAAAATACTGAAAATTCAGATGCATTGTATCACGTGGGAATTGATTATGCATCAACCGAGCACCAACCATCCCAATCATATATAGTAAGTAAAGATGCCAGAAAAGCATATATTCTAGAAAAACAGGAGACTGCAAAATGATACATCAAGATTCAGTTGTACAGTGGATGGATTTAGATACAAAAGAAGTCCATGAGAAAAAAATATTTGATATGTTCGGTCAATACATATCAAGATCAATACAACAAGATGATGGGATACTGGAGGTATCTTTTAACTCAAGTAATACTAAAATCGTTGATTGGAAAGGCTGGAGTGATGTAAAAACATTACAGAGACAAGCCAATATCACAGAATGGATTAAGTTAACAACCGTCCATGGTAAAAGTATAATGGCAACGCCTGATACATTAATCATGATATATAACCCTGATAAAATCCGTAAGGGGTTTCATGGGGAAAGTAAATATGAATACAAGATTATACCATTTAAAGAAATTGAAACAGGTGATATCGTAAGAGTTCGCCATGTTCAAAATGATGATGGGTATGATGTAGATTTCAATGTAATCTCTGATATTGAATTACTAACAACCAGCCCATCAATAGGATACCGAGTATTCACTAAATCCGGATTTTTCAATGGTGCCGATTTCTACCTATTCGGAAAAATGGAGTATTAATTAATATTCCATCGGATAATATAAATAGAATCTAACTTCCACACCCCCGACTAGTTTCTATTTATATTATCCATATAAATACATATTTTCAATTTTAATGATATATTATACACATATATGAATTAATAATATATTTATGGATTACATGAATATTAACAAAAATCATACATAAACATTAGGAGGTTTCACATTATGTCTAAATCGGAAAAAAAGAAAAAGAAGAAGATAAAAATTCCGAAGACCGTTCTTCAATTAGAATGGAGTCCTAAAAAGTTTGCGAAAAAACATAATATTAGAGTAAGCGAAAAAGGCATGAATAAGAAAGAAAAGAAACATGCTAAAAAACGTCTTAACCGCGAATATGGTGATTTCGCAATTGCAAATCTTAATAAGGCTGTAAAAATACTATCTGAAAATCAGATGGAAGATAATAAGAAAATTGATAAGGTGAAAAATGCAGTTGAATCCATAGTTTCTAATTCTGAAGTTATGAAAACTATTGCTAAACGTTATACAAAAGAACGTGACCAATTCCCTAATCTGATCTATCTACCATATATGATAACAAATACAATTCTATACTATAGTCGTGAAGATTTGACTGTAGAAGAAAAAGCAATCGCAGATAGTTTAAACAAAGAAGAGTTAATCGAATTCTGCGAAACTATACTAAAGAAACAAATCAAAGTTTATCGCAATAATGATTTAAGTAATGAAATTGCATTTCAGATTGCAACAGTGATACCTACTGCAAAAAGATTGAAAGGTAATAATCAATGGTATAAACGTTTAATACAAACGCTGTATACAATAGCTGAATATGATGATGTTGACGTAGAGCAGGTGTTTAATGCAATTTTAAAGATCGACAAAAAGAAAGTAATTAATAAGAAAGAGTTCTATGAAAATTTCTTCAGTGAATTTATTATGACCAAGGCATCAAATAAAGTTCACAGCTTTAATGATAAACAAAAGGAATTGCATGAAACATTGTTAGAACAGACAGCTGTATACTTAAACAGCAGAAAACCTAAACAACTTAAAGAAATATTAAAGAGATATATTAAGCGTAGAAAGACTGCAGAGTCTTATAAAAATGATAACAAGCGCGTTATTAAATTTATCGATTTTGCAAATTCCAACTCTGAATATACCAATTTAAAAGCTGTAATCCAAGAGCTGATCGAGGATAATTCTACTAATGAACTTTACTTAGGTTAATAAAAAATTAATGGAGGCGCAGAATAATTATGTCAAAGAAGAAGAGTAAAAGAATAGAAAAAGAAACGAGAAAAATTATTGAATCAATATCAGATCTCGTGAAATATAAAAATGACGGTTACAAGTTTAAAGCAGGTAAGAAGAAGCAGATTCGTGAAATTAAGAAAACATGTGCTCACTGGGTAATTAGAAAAGGTAAAGAGGTTCCAACTGTATCAGTTGATCCAGAAAATCCGAATAATTGGAAATGCCGTATTTGTGGAAAATCATTCCCAATCAAACCATTATCATATGAAGATTATGAAGCAATCTGTAATCAATTTGAAGCAGCTGTTAATCAAGGATTCTTCTACAGTGTGAAGATGGGTGGAGCCGCTGAGGATACCAAAGTATTCTTATCAATGAAGAAAATGGTACCAAGATTCAAGAAGATTATTAAGAATGAAATTAAGAATCTTAATAAGCGTCAGGAATATGAAGACCGTAAGGCGAACTCTGATACAATGAGTCAGTTCGGCAATTACTCTTCATACTCATATAAATAATAGCTGAAATAATAGGAAGGGTTCCCCCTTCCTATTAAATTTTTTATTATCAATAATTTAGGAAGGTGTCATTATTTATGGATGAAGATAAAAGAGCATTATTAATTGCTGTGGTAAGTGGCAATTACCAGATATCAGAAGATGAATCAAAACTAGTATCTGAATATTTATTTCAAACGCGAGGTATTATTCAAACTGATTTAAATTATGGAAATAATAGGGCTATTTATGAAAAAGGATTAGAATTAAAAGATAAAATGGATTCCGAGTTCAACACTACTTGTAATCAATTAAATATATAAAGGAGTCCTATTATGATAGAAATACAAAAATCATTAACAGCTGATAGTAGAACAGCTGGTCATATTGTAAGTAAGCAAGAACTTAAATTGGGAACAGAGCAACATATATCGGATGTTCAAAAAGCACTATCTTGGTTTTCACATCAATTGGAGGAAGCTGGCGAAAAGCATGATTGGAGTAAAATCGAATACATTGATGAGTTTCATCATGATTTTGCAGAAAGTCAAAAAAATAAGGATTATAAATTCAAAGATGGAACATGGTTTCAAAAACATATTCAGGAGCGCCATCATTTAAATGATAGATGCCCCGATGATGTTAATCTCATTGATGTACTTGAACGTATATCTGACATTTGTATGGCTGGAATGGGTCGTAGCGGTGTTGTTTATGACGATACATTAAGTAGTGAGATATTACAGAAGGCATTCAAAAATACTGTTGAAATGCTTAAGAAGGAAATTGTTGTCATTGATGAAGATAAAGATATTCTAGATGAGGAGATATAAAATTATGCCAGAAATGACATTAAGTGGATTATTAAGAATGGGAAATTCCGAATTTGCAATAAACGATGCAAATTGGATGATCATAGTGATTGACGGTGTAGGTGTTGCTCCTGAAATTATTATAAACCGTAAAGAAAATTTTAATACTAAATTGGATTATTATTCAAAGGCGTATAATGAAGATTTAACATTAAAAGCAAATCCGAACATTAAAATTATCGATTATGACTTTTTAGAACGGGTTGAAACATATTTCATGTAATTATCACAAGGAGGATCACATGTCATTATCGATAATAGTGATAACCACAATTCCAATAATTATAATTGCTAGTGCTATCATGGCATGGATTCAACCAAAATTTGAGGAATTGAATATGAAAGGAATTATTTTGAGTTCGATTTTTAGTATATTAATAAATACATGGATTCTACTTTTAAGATGTTATATCGGACCAATGGCATTTTAAAAAATGAAGGAGGTGAATTAGATATATCTAAACAATTTGGTGTGAAATTTGTAATATTTGGCATTTTGTGGATTCTAATAAATATGATTCCTATTTTGGGTAGATTGCTATAAACTCCGCAATAATATAAATAAATTAAAGAATAAGGAAGGTATTAACATGCCATATATGAAAGATAGAAATGATGATGAAATTTATATTCCAAGTGCATATGCCAAAGAGGAATTACCAACATGGAATGAGTTTTACAATGAGTTTTATAAACCGCAAGTATTGACATTTAATCCAACTGATGATAAACAATGTGAATCTGATTTGTATTGGAAATTACCACATCGTAAATTACTACTAGGCTGGGTATGTAATCAATTGAATAAAATGTTATTTGAAGATAATATGAAAGAAAATGTATTAGCATTCATTAATAATAAATATTATGAAATATTTGGTGATATTATTAATGATATTCATTTTATATTAAAAGATGCAACCGATGATTCATCAACATTGGAAGATATGTTATCATATAACAAATTACCCATAATATATACATGTGAACTTCCAACTACTGGAAAAAGAAGTATATTTGCATCAGAGATGTCATCTAAAAATATTAAAAATATGCATGGTGTTATCTCATTACAAATGGTGCTCAAATCAGGAAATAACACATTCACTATACTCCCATCAATTAATAATAAGGATGTATTTTGGGATATTGTTCGTGATTTAATTATAAGTGTAATAGCATATTTTAGTGATCTAGTTGGGTGGAAAGATGCTCATGGAAATTTGATTGACAGTGAATATGATATTAGGCCTGGATGTGGATATCAAGCAGGATTCGATGCAGCTATATAATAAAAAATATTAATCATAAAATTTCAATAATGAAGGGAATTCAATCATGGATATTATAATCAAAATAGAGGATAATCAAATCGCAGAATTAGTTAATAAAACATCAGAGGAAATCGGGACTGAATACTTTGCTGAAGCAATGAAACAGGGATTCGCAAAGTATATTGACAAAGAATTAGAAGCTGCATTTGGGTGTATACATAAAACATATGTATCCGATCGGGACCGAAACGCTGATAAAGATAATCAAATTGCTGAGTCATTTATAAGGAATTTATTTGTAAAGGCCAATAAAAATACATACAATCATACTACTACATATGAACCGACTGAATATATGAATACGGTAATACGTAACATACCAATGCAAGAAACTCTAGATAAATATAGGGATGATCTCATAGCATCATTACATGAGAATATTGATAAATATATAGCTATATTTATTCGTGATATGTTCATAGGTAATATCTTTGATAATCGAACATTCCGTACAGCATTAGCTACCGAAATGGATATGGCTATTATAAGGCATACTGATTACTCAAAAAAATAATTAATGAAATAATTATAAATTATAGATGGCCGATTATGGCCATCTATAATTTTTTATAATTATTATTCCGCTGTGATAACATCACCATTTATTTTAACATCTGTACTTTTATTTGCATCACATATTTTTTTAATTGCAGAATCATCAGCTGTTATTTTAGCTGAATATGTATTTGGATTGTCGCAAACTGATGGGACAGTTTTTATATCTGATATTTTATCCGATTCACATTTGCATACATCGAACACCTTAGAGAATCCTTCATATTTATTATGCATGAAGTCTGTCATTTCCGATTTGTCGTCCGGTAATACCTTACCAAGATATTCCGGTTTATATTTATTCATGATTATCTCACCACACAATTCAATCGTTTTTTTATTAAAAAAGAAAGGGAATATTATTTACTCCCTTTCCATCAGTTTATAATAATGAAGGATGTTCTGCGTTCCGTTTCCTTCTTAACTCAACTATCTTTAAAAAATGGGATTTAGGTAAATCATAGATATATTCGAATGTAGGATCTCCCTTAAAGATATTGCCCAATTCTTCTATGAATGCTAGGATCTGATCAGTTTGACCTCGCTGCTGTTGAGAGATTGGGCTATTAAAAAAAGCAATGTCGACATGTCATCGATATTTATTTCACTCTTAGTATGACATTTTGGACAAGATAAATCTTTTAATGTGAATTTAAATTTATAAGGATCAGTCATTAAATCCATTAATTCACTTATAGCTTTGCAATCTAATTCATCGAGCGTATGTATTACTTTCATAATGTCAGACCCATTGGCTATTTTTCTATACTTGTCACTAGTAATATCAGGTAATAGAATATATTTAATTACAGTTAAACAAGATATTTCAAATAGACTTGATATAAATGCAGTTTCACTTTCTTTTACTGACACGATATCAGTTAATCTTGAATTTAAATAATCATAAGCCGAAATATGCCCAAAGCAAAGAATAAAACCTGAAGATGGTAATTGCACACTATTTGCCAATTTAAGCATGGAGCCATCATAGTGTTCCATTATAGCATCATGATCCATCAATTCGCCAGTAATTTTCATATCTTCCAATGTAACAACTGGAACGCTGCTCATTTGTATTAATGTTTTTGGATCATAAATCCAATCATAAACATTATTACAATTCTTACCATGGCAGTCAATAGATACTATTTCTTTATCAAGACATGTTGCACAAAGTATAGCCCATAGCGCATATTCTAAATCGATAAATGATGTCTTCTTTAAGAAATCTTCAAATGCTGAAACCTTAATAACATTGCCAGTTGCATCTGCATATTCATATTCCTTAAAATCACCAATTGATGGATTCTTTATATGATTGAATACTATAGACCACTTCTTTAATTCGCCATCTAAATTATTTAATTCTTGTGAATAAGACAAGTCCAATATTTCAGGATATGATAAACCTGTAAATGTCGCACGATATTTTGATGCCGGCATAGACACTCTCATGTCATTCATTTTTCTTGTATATTGTTTTAATATAGCATCAATATTCAATGGACTATCAGCACTATTATCTTCTTCTATAATGCTATATTCCATATTTTTTGTTTCAATGATATTTAATGTAACAGATCTAGATTTCTTAATCTTTTCAACTTCTTCTTTAGTGAAAGATATCTCTGGTACATTAGTTTTATCAATAATAATTTTAGACTCTGCGATTGTGCCATCCACTATTGGTTCGGTCACAACGGCCGCTTTAACTACATCATCTGCAACGGCTGGTTCATCTCGATGTATAGCGCTAATCATAGTTGGTTGTATTTCGTTTACATCGGGAGTTACATTAACTTCCTTCTCTTCAATATGAATTCTCTCTACAATCGCATCTGGAAATTGCTTAGTAATTGTTGAGATCAAGTCATCTAATCTCTGACCAGCCTTTACGGGATCTATATCTGAAGCAGCATCCATTATACGACTATTAAATATAGTAGGTATATTTAAGTGTTTTATACCAAGACGTGTTTTGCTACATTCTATATTATAAACGGCTCTATCCATTTCATCCATTTGATCAGCTACATGTTCAGATACTTTATCATCAAGAATATTTTTCAATTCATTTGGTTTTGATTTTTCTTCTAGTTCTTCCTTACTAAGAACAACGCCTGTTGAACGTTTCATTTCGGTTAAACCTTCAAGTACACTATCATCCGGAACCCACTCTCCAGTGGATTCATCATTTGTCTTTTTAGGCATTTCCTTTCTGATAGGGGTCATGACTTCTTTATTTTCCGCATCACTTTTAAATATATCATTATTGGATATATTATGCTGCTCTGCATAATTATTGATCATATCAAAAACACCAGAGGATTTATTAATTTGATTATCCATGATTTATAATCTCCTTCATAAAATTATATTTTTTATTATTAATACTAAAGTAATATACGTTGATTTATTTAATTATAATATTTCATCATAAATATAAAATAATTAAATATCCCTCTTCTATAATAAATGATAGTAGCTTCTCTATTATAATCTTGACGAATATCTATAATATCATCCATCCAATAATCTAGGGTTTCCTTTATCAACTTATGCTGTTCTATCTTAGATGTGCCGAGTGATCTATATAATGCTAATCCGAAGTTTATAAATTCAGCAGAATCTACATCATTACTTGAAAATTTTTCATCTGATTTAAATAAATAAACTACATTTTCAATGAATATATTTAATTTATTTTTTTTATTCGCGTATATCTTGTTTAAATATCCGACTAAATTATCTTTATTAATGTTTACTGCATCTGCAACTGCTCCTGCAATTGATAAGTTCACTGAGTTTATTAAAAATTTATTATATAAATTTTCACTAGTTGCAGCAATATCGGTCATAGTTCCTTCATTATCAACAAATTTACCGTCATCCATTTGATCTACTTGTGAATGCATTGTTGCATCCTTTTTATAATTATCATAATATTTATTTGCAATATTTTTGAATGCTGAATTTAATTGATTTCTGATACGTACTGTAAAATCTATTAATTCATGATCGACTCCGGTTTTAAGTTTTTCTGTATGGAAATCTAATGCCGAATGAGCAATATACTTTAACAAACCAAGTAGATTTTTTTGTTTCTTTATACTAAATCTATTTGGTAGATGCTCAATTGTATATTCCATTACATCCGCTTTAACCTCTGCACCGATTTTCCAATATTTTCTAAATACTAATGGGTACTCAGCAAATACCGATAAATACTCGCAACACTCTATGATATCAGTATAATTTTTATTAAGACTTTCACTTATCATAGCTGCAATAAATAACTTGTGTATTGCAGATCTTAGTGTTTGAAATTTACTTTCACCCTGATATGCTACCTTTATCATTTCATCAAACATTTCTATCAGTTCTTTATGGGTAACACCAAACAGATCATACAAAAATGCTGTTTCCTTTTCATTAAATGAAAATATATACACCGGTCCGGATGTCAATAATTTAGACGAATTATCATCTATAAATTTACCAATGAAATCTATTATCTTATCTCGATTTGAAGCTACAGCTAGTGTTGGTGCTATTTTTTTGTCGATAAGATTTTCCTTTAAATAATAACTTTTATTTTTTACCAATGCCTCTAAAAATACATTAGATGAATTATTTTCTTCTATAGCATTTTCCATATACGTTTGATATAGCGCCGGGTTCTTATACATATTATTTCTCCTTCTATTTTTTATTTTATATTATTGAACAGCTAAAACATCTGTTTATATATTATGATAATATATACGTGATAAACTTAGATATACTAGAGGGGACGGACTTATGAAAATTAATCATATTAAATTAGAAAATGCTGCCGGCATTTTAGTCGGCCAAAATAAAAGAGTTCTAGATATTGATCTTACAAAATCTCAAAATGCATTAATATCAATTCAAGGTGATAATGGATCTGGTAAATCTGTATTATTATCATCACTCTCACCATTTGCATCTACCACATCATTAGATGAGCGAAGTTCTATTCCATACATAATCGCTGGTAAATTGGGTTATAAGGAAATACATTACAATGATATGGGTAAAGATATAATTATAAAGCACTATTTTAAACCTAATACTACTGGCAGTCATTCTGTAAAAAGTTATTTTCAACTTAATGGCGATGAGCTAAACGAAAATGGTAATGTTACTTCATTCTTATCATTAGTTGAAATTCATATGGGTATTACCCCCGAGATGATGAGATTAATACGTTTAGGGACTAATGTCAATTCATTTACATCATTAAAGCCAGCAGATAGAAAGAGTTATGTTGGTAAATTAATTGAAGAGATCGATCTATACATGAAAGTATATAAAAAGATAAATGAAGATTTGAGAATCCTGAAAGTACTAATGTCAACTAATGCGAATAATCTCCACAATTGTCATATTACAGACATTATTGTAGAAAAAAATAAATTGAAAGATTTAGAAGATGAGATAAATATATATGAAAGTAAAAAATACCAACTTCAATTAAAGATTGATAAAATATCTGCACTCGAAACTGAAAATAATTTATCCGATCTTATAAATAAACGAAAAGAAATAGAAGTTTCATTATATGATTTTAATAAGACTGAATGTGAGATTAAAGAAAAATCACTTACCGATACTAGTGTTGATGATTTAATTAAACACAGGTCTAAAATTATTGATAATAAAATAGATTTACAAGCCAATATCAATGCCATGCGTTTAAGTATTGATGATTCATTAAGCCGCATTGATAATATATCAGCGATTGTGAAAAAGACTATTTCTAATAATGATATTGAATCATTGATCTCATTAATTCAGGACTTAAAAGATCGAATTAAAAATACTAATGATATTGTAAAAGGATTTTATCCAACTGGTTGCACATCCGATGATATAACCCGACTTATTAATAGTCTATCATCATTTAATCAAATAGGATCGATGATGTATACATTTGGCAATAAACCAATATCAATATATTTGAAATTACGTCGAGAGAACATACAAATTGATTCATTCATAAAGGATCATATCAATCGAAATTTAGCTACAGTCGGTGATAATGAAATAAAGAGATTATTATCTCAGGTATTTCAAAATGATATTATAATTACACCTAATTGTGATACTGAATTTGAGGAATGCCCATATTATAGATTCTCTGAAATGATAAATGATTTTAGAAATAAAGTTGACGATAATGTTTATGATGAAGAAACTTTACGCTATCTGCGAGTGGTAGCTAACAACGTAGATACTATTTTGAATGAAATCGATTCTTTGATGCGAACAGTTCGTATACCTGACGGGTTAAAGGACGGTTTATATGAACGAGATATACTAAATCGTCTAGATAGTAAATTGCCCTTATTTGAATTATCATCTATACAAGAATATTTATCATTATTGAAATCATATGAATTATATAAAATCGATCTTGAAAGATTAGAGCAATGTGAAGCTCAACTATCAATATATAAATCATCAGGTATCGATAGTCAATTGGCTGAAATTAAAGTATTGGAAGATAATATATCTAAACATAAATCTAGTATTATGACAAAAGAAAAGGATCTATTGAAATTAGAAGAAGCACTTGATAATATTGAATTTAATATAGGACTAATGACTAAATTCAATGATAGTAAAAAATACAAAACTATGATGCAAAACAGTCTAAATGATATAAATAAAATACTAGTCCCATTAGAAGAATCTTCTGGACAAAAAATGGAATTGAACTATAAGCTTCGGGAATATAATCATACTATTGATTTATTGAAGTCTGAATCAAAGTATCTTGAAAATCGAATAAATGAATATCGTAAATTAATAATCGAAAGTGAAAAATTAAAAGATAAATACAATAAGTTGAACATAATCGCAGAATCGGTATCAACTAGAAAAGGTATACCGCTAATATATATGAATACATATTTAAGACGAATAGAAAAATTAACTAATGAATTACTGTCAATCATATATGGCGGGGATCTATATATTGATAAATTTAATATCACTGCTGATACATTTGAGATTCCGTACGTTAAAAATGGGACGGTGATTCCTGATATTAGATATGCAAGTCAATCGGAATCGGCATTAATGACAATGGCATTATCATTTGCTCTTGCATATAATGCTACTGGGAAATATAATATATTGCTCCTTGATGAAATTGATTCCGGTTTAGATGAAAGAAATCGTTCTGCATTCTTACAAATGCTACGTAGAATAATGCAGAAGATTCAGTCTGAGCAAGTATTTATTATATCTCAAAATGCATCACAAATAGTAAATTTACCAATGGACGTAATTAAAACAACTGACGTACAGATATCAGGTAAAATGCAGCATGTAATATATGAATAATTTTATAATAAAGGGTGGAACTATCCACCCTTTATTTTTTAGTTAATCGCATATAACTAGTGTTTTATTATATATTATATTAATATGAATGATAAGAATAATTTGGAGGTTTTTAAAATGGAAAAGGAAATAAAAACTGTTGATATTAAATGCACCGCACATTTTGAAATCGTTGGTGTGGATAAAAATGCTCTTAATCTTAGAATGTATGTCGATGAACTAATTAAAAATGATATGTTTACACTCCAACATCATGGAGGACGATATGCAAAAAATGATGCGAAATTATGTTGTACTAGTAATAGAATTAATATTTTATCTAATCGACGTAATGGCGGTAGAGTTCATCCGTGTTGCGGGTTTAATTGTGAAGTTGATTTTTCTAAGGAGGAAGCAAGTATTCTCATATCAGCTCATGTTGATAATTATACAACAGGTGAAGAAATAGATGTTAACTTTAGATTTGTTACATGCATTAGAGGTATGAAAGAAGTAGACAAATATAAGCGAATGCTGGACGAGTTCAATGAAAAAAGAATTATTGAGGAGGCCGAAGCTACAAAAAGAGAAATTATTGAAAAAGAAAATGCCGAGAGAATTATGGATTTTCTGAGATCATAAAATAGGAGGAATAAATGTGTATAAAAATAATAGATACAACTGAATATCGAACTATATGTTTACACACTAAAAACAATGATTGTTTATTTAAGGCCAAGGTCTTTACATTTAATAATCGTATTATATTGCGATGCAGTATAAATAAATTCTATTATAGTACGCATTTACTTGAAAATTCTGGCAATATCGAATATATCGAAAAATTTATCCAGGAATATGATCGATTTCAAAAAATAAATTGGAATAGTGAATTAGAAAAATGGTATAATGGAATGCCTAAATTTGGAATGAAACTATGTCAAGAATATGATTTTATATTAAATAAAATACGTTCTATATTTAATAATATATCAAATGAAATTGATCTTGTTATGGTTGAATATTTATAAAAAACTATGCAGAAATACAATATGATTTATATTAAAAAAATAAAATTATAAGGAGATAATTATGAAAAATATTACAAAGGTATTTATTATTACAATCGTGGCGTTAATGATATCATCACTGTCAATTACTATGGCAGCTTCTTCTCCATCATTAGAAAAACCTAAATATACTATAGGTACTGGAGGACCTGTTACACCTGCTAAAGAATATGTTATTGGTACTGGAGGACCTGTTACACCTGCTAAAGAATATGTTATTGGTACTGGAGGACCTGTTACACCTGCTAAAGAATATGTTATTGGTACTGGAGGACCTGTTACACCAACTAAGGAATATGTTATTGAGATGGGTCTAATCAATATTAACTATAATGCAGAAGATGATCAAGTATTATTCACATTTGTTGTGGATATCCCTAATATTGGTATGTTTGAATGTAAAGCAGTTGCAAATGAATTTAAACATAACTCCGAACAAGATACTGTTAATTCAGAAAAATTTATGAAGTATATTAAAAGTCAAAAATAAAATAAGTTAGGGACATTATCCCTAACTTATTTTTTATATATTGAGGATGATCGTTTATATCCGCAGTATATAATAATTCAAATTCAAGTGTAAAAATTATATTACATAATATATTTTAAAAATAAAATTATAAGGAGATAATTATGAAAAATATCACAAAAATATTTATTATCATAATGATCATAATGATGATATCATCACTGTCAATAGCAATGGCTGCTTCTTTCCCATCATTAGAAAAACCTAAATCTACTATTGATATTGAAATACCAGTTACAACGAGTCAAGCAATATATAATGTTGGTACTATAGTTACTGGTATTGATGCGGCTAAACAATTAACGATAGATTCAAATAATAATATATACTATATCGATTTCTATAATAATGAGCGTAATAAACTCATGTGTATCACCGATGGTATTATTGATGTAGTTGCAGATGGTGGAACAGAAAAAGCTCGGGTACTGGATTTAATTAATATTGTATATGACCCAAAAGAAGATCGCGTATTATTACTATGCAATGTCAATTCAGGATATTATGCTTATAATTCCGAATTCATTGGAACATCTGCGATATATGATGTTGCTGATTTATCTGCACCGATAGCTACTTTCCAAGAAGGGTATTTTACATCTTTCTCTAATCCTATTATGTTGAATAATGTAATTATTAATAATGGATTAAGATTTGATATTAATGCATCCACTACAACAATATTTACTGGTGGATATTATTCAATATATAATAGAATAATTGATAAACAATATATCACATTTGATGGTATATTTCGTAAATTTAATCTATCATTGAATAAAGAAATTGAAATCTCTGTAGATTTTGACAACATAAAAACTGTAGATTCAATATCATCCTATAATGATAAATTTTATTTATACTCGAAAGATGATTGTAGTTTCTATGAAATTGATACTAGAAATGATAATCCTAAAGCTGAATTATTTATAGCGGGGGATGAATTGATTATAAATGATTTTCTACCATTTAGTAGTGTTGAGGAATTTACATTTATCAATGATGGTGAAATAATATTCTATGATAATATTAATAAAGCTATCAGAACTATATCTGTTCAAGAAACAAATGGAGGAATATAAGATAACTTGCAATAATTAATATTATATATAAAAATTGAAAGGACGACAATGATTATGAAAGCAAAAGAGTATTTTAAGCAATTATGTGATGACAGCTCTCCATTACTTTTTGCGGCTAGGATTAATAATATTCATTCGAGCATGGTCAATGAAATAAAAAATTTAATAGCAGTACGCCATATTCAAAGAGATGAAAGTCGATTGAGTGTATTAAAAGAAATGGATAATAAATGGAAGGCTATTGTACGACTTGTACATAAATCATCATACGATATTGATATAGACGATGATGAATTCATATTATACATGTATGACAATGTACCAGAGTTTAAAAAATTCATCCATGTAGAAAAATGTATTGATGAAAATACCGACGATGGAAAAGAAAATATTCCTTATGTTCATAAACTTGTACCTCTCAATGAAATAACTGATGATAACATTAAATATGAAATATTAGAATGTATGTATGCAATTGGTAAGTACAGTGATATGGATATACCATTAAATTCATTAACACCATTAATCCATAGAGTAACGTTATTGCGATACTGGAAGAAAAATGGAATAAACTATGAACAAATTGATGAATTTGAAAAAGATCGAGATGAATTTGTGAATAATGTTATTAGACCGATGATGTAAATTAAATAAAATTAAATAAATAAAATTTCATAAAATAATATGGGTGGGGGATATAAATTTAATATGAAAAATAATTTAAGATTGATTATAATATCGGCGATAATGTTAGTTATAATCATGATTGTACCAGTTTTTGCTACAACCACTGATTATATTAATCAGTCATTCATAGCTGAATTTCCAGTATTGGAAGACGGATATACTATATTTATCGATGATGATGTTGTGGTCACTGAAGATTTTATCGGCAATACAATTCAACCATTCTATGTAGAGGGAGTAATGTATTTACCAGTAGATACTGTTGTGCATGCAATGGGTAAAAATATTATTGAATGGAATGATTCATATTTAATGACTGAAACATATCGATATGATGACGGTTCCGCTAATGTTAATAATGAATTTATTGATCAATCAAATCAAAATAATATTATCAATACTTATGATTCAACTGAAGACCCATACAACTATATACTGGAGAACCTTAATATATTAAATTGGATAGGTGCACCTGAATTACTAGTACTAATTGAAAATGGGTCTAATGTAAGTGATTTAGTTAATCAAGAATATGTGGATGCATGTATGGGCATCGTAGTACATTGGTATGGGGAAATATTACGGCCGCATCAAACAATAATTAGTGTAATGATAGCACTATTAATCATATTTGGAATCGGGAAATTTGTGATTGATACTATAGCGCAGACACGTAATGACAAAAAAGATGCGGAATTAAAAGAATCTACAAATGAGTACATATTAAATTTAGAGAAACAAATAAAAGAATTAAAAGTATTTGCAGAACTTGATCAATCGGCTATTAATAAATATAAAACCGAAATTGAATCATTAAATAATCAACTGAATATGTATAAATTTAAGATGAAGTAAACTAAAATTAATTATAAGATAGGGATGTTTCCCTATCTTATTTTTTATTAATAATAATTTATATATTATCAATTTATATAAAATTCAAATAAAACTGGAGGCTGCAAAAATGTCTAAACAAATTACGAAATATCAACAAGCAGAACCGATCACATTTATGATTAATTGTGAGGCTGATTTCAGAATTGCTAAATTCAATACAATATCACCTAAATTAAAGATGATAATTACTGAGTTAATAAATAATAAAAATTTTGAATTAGCATATGGAAATGATGCAATGACTGAAATGTATGGACCACATATAAAATCAAAACTGCAATTTATAAAACTCATTGCTGGAAATTTATACCCAGGTAATCCATATGGTTATGACGTTACGATTGAAGGTTCATCCGCGTACTTTATTATACCAGTCACTATAGAAGATACATCAAGTCAAATTGAATCTGAATATTATGATGCCGTATTAAAATTCATTGGAACGATTCCTAATAGAGTTATGCTTAATTACCAAAACGAAATTAATAGATGTAACGGCACTACTCAACAAATTAATCTTGCAATTGATTATTCAAATTCAATTAAATGATACAGGAGATTTTAAATTATGCATAATTACAACTTTTATGAAAGCGATATAATATTTTTAAAAAGACCACATTGCATTGAAATTAAATGTGAGGGTCAATTCAAAATAATAGATAACATGGAAAATAATGCACCACCTACTATAAGAATGCGTGTAACAAAATTAATTGATAACGAATTCTTTATGTTAGATTATACAGATTACAATGAGAGCAAGTATGATGTCGGACCTAAACTTGTTCCAGTACCTGTATTTGTTAAAAATATTGGTAGACCGATATATCCATCTATTCAAGAAGGATATGAAATTGAAATTAAGGGCAGTGATGCTCATTTTACAATAGATTCGATTAATTTTGAAATTACATCAGATATTTATAAAAAGGATGTAATCGGTGTCATATTAGACTTTAGCGCAATAATTCCAAATGATATTCTAATCAATTTTAATATAGCTACAGATGAATTTAATGCATACGCACTTAAACAAATTGAAGAAGCTAAAAAATTAATGAAATATATTGGAATGGATAACTGATATAAATCGAACTAATAATATTGTATAATTAAATAAATGATTGAGATGGATTCGATCCATCTCAATCTATTTTTTTATATATGTGATTGTATTAATAATATCGCATGTCTTATGATGTATTTTATATATTATAAAGATAATAAATAATTAGGAGGATTAAAAGATGAAAAAAATAAATAAATTTGGTTATATTTTAATAGGTATAATATTTGCAATGTTTATAGGAACAACGCCGATTTCTGCATCAACAAACTATGTTGCAAAACAGTTAACCGCGTATTTTCTACCGGAGGAAAAAATTATTTCGATATTTGCAGATGGTAAACAATTTACACAAGATGCGAATGGTAATAAATATAAACCATTCATTATTGATGGTACTATGTATTTACCAGTTAAAGATGTTGCAAATCTGTTGGGAAAAGAAGTACAGTGGTTCGAAGATCAATCATCGCTATCATTTAAAGATACATACTTGGCATCCCCAGATAATTCCGATAATGTAAATGCAACACTTACCACAATTATTGACAATAATGGTGATCGTCAAGATAAATTGACTTATAAATTTACATTGGATGAAGAAGCTGTAGGGCAATGGAAAATGTTCCATTATTATAATAGCTTAAATGATTTTACACCTGCATTGACACCCATACAAAATTTTGATTGGACTGGTAATACATTACAACCTGATGGAACATTGATAATGCATAATAGTCATCCTGAAAGTGGGGACTTTGTCTCGAAATGGACTAATGGCTATTTTGTAAGTGCTCGTGGGATGAGTGGTGTTCCAGCATATAAAATAACTACTATCGGTGATAGAATGTTTATGGTATTAGAATGGAAGAGTGGAGATTATGCTAGAAATGGTAGTATAAGTTATTATGTATTTGAAAAAATAAAATAGGTTAGGGCTAATACCCTAACCTATTTTTTTATATAATTTATATTTCAGCCGTATCGTCTTGTGCACCTTCAGCACTATAATCAATGAATATACATTGATTTCCAGATATTAATAGTTTAACTAACTCGCTAGCAGCCATTAATACATTAACATCTGTCTCTACTGAAGTTATTACTTTATCACTATATTTAAGGCTTTCTAAATCGAATACTTTATTAGATTTAATTGATTCACTTATTATTTCAACGCATTTATGATTGATAATATCCACGAGCTGATTTGCATCAGTAAGCTCACTAACATTAGGAATCATCTTAATTATTCCATTATTTTCAGGACCATGCAATACTTTAGCATATAAATTTGTTGATGCATTTTTTATTAATTGAATTATTTCAATTCTTAAAATATCATCCGGTGTTTTAACATCCACTGCATTAGATAATAACTCTTCACATGCTCTAACAATCGAAATTTGACATCCCGGTACAATACCATATTTAGATGCAGATGCAACAGCCTTGATAACATCATCGACCGTATCATATAAAATATTCGCTTGTAATGTTGAATCAGCTCCTACATAATAAATGAAATTCTCCATCTTCAATTGAGATATTCTTGCATTAATTTTAGCGATATCTGCAGCATATGCTTTTCTATCATTATCGATCTTAGATAATATGCTTTCTAATTCAATTTCAGCATTATGTAATTGCTGTTGATATTTTTGATTCTCTGTCAAATCATCGACTGTGAATACAGATCCGTCATAAATTGATAATGAAGCACTTTTAATATTACCAAGTATATCAAATTTATTCTCAGTAATTATGTCATATTTATCAATAGTACTAGCTGCCATTAATTCATCATTAATTGTTTTAAATAAATCCATTGTAATAGGCTGGCATCCTATTATAACTGATAAATCTTCCATCTGGGATGGAGCCAAGCTACCATATTTATATTGTGTTAATATTAAATTTAAGCCGTTATTATTTCTATATTCAGCATTTATGTAATTTTTCAATACAGTTTTAGCTAATAGCTCATCATATGCTGGTGCAAGAATTAATATCTTTTCATTGTTAGGACGATAAATCTCATTTACGGTTTTAATAAAATTTGTGAATGTGTCATTATCTATTTTATAATCGAATAATAACACTTTAACATTTTCCTCTGTTGTGCTTAAATCTTCATTTTTACAATAAGCTTCATCAATTAGATTAGCCGGAAATTCAAAACCCTTAACTGTTCTAATATAGCTCTTATTAGTAGGGGAATTTTTAAGTTTAATAACAGGTGATTTAGCAGCATTATAAATCTCCGATATATTTTTACTGATTTCAATATTACCATTGGATGCTATATAAGCTACGTCATAAATCATCTGATTGTCCTCAATTAAAGTGCCATACGATTTTACTAGCTCGGTGATTTCTTCAATGCTTCTATCCCAAGTGTGTGTGAATGTTCTTGGCAGACGATATAATCTATCGAGTGTTTCTTTTCGTTGCATATATTTATTGAATAAAATGTTTGTCATCACTATTGCAGTTGTTGTTGCATCCCCAACTGTGTTATTTAATTTAACGCATGGTGCCTTAATTAAATTATAAATCATAGTTTTATATTTATTACGGAATCTCATATTTTTAAATATTGTAAATCCGTCTTTTGTTGCTGATGTATAAGCACCATCGATAATTAATGAATGCGATCCCAATGGTCCTAATGATTTACCTAGTGTTTCAGCAATTGTTGAGAAAACTTCTAAAGCTAATGTATTAAACTCTTCAGCTTTCATAATATTGGCATTTGTTTTATTACTGTAATCTAAAAAATTCATGTGTCGTACCTTCCTTTTATTTTTTATATTTATATTAAATATATATAATTGATATATTTTCTATGATCCTAATTGGTATAATTCACATATTAACCGTTCATTGTATTCAGGATTAATTGGATCTGAAACGTTAAACCTATTAATTAAATCATCCATTACTTTGTAAATAGACCAATTATATATAAACCCAATAGTCATTTGTATGGTTTGACCCAATTTATTAAATCTTTCATATATTTTAATACGCCATCTATTCATATATGTGACTTCGTATGCATGATATATTATGTCATCTGGTGTTGGTACAAGACTATATAAATGTTTATAGTCAGTACAATACTGTTTAAAATATTTAAAATGTCGCTTCTTTATATCATCACCCTGCCAGTATGGAAATTGATATTGATTAGTTGTCTCTATAAATATATATGGTAAATATTTGAATGTTTGTAATAATTTTTTACCATAAATATATTTACTTTTATTGGGATTTAGGTTTATAAATTTATACATATTACCGATCCTTTCTTATAAGATTTAATTTCACTAATATCTATTATTTAAGATAGTTAACATTATTATTATATATAATAAAAACAAGGAGTTGGTTATATTATGCGAAAAGAAGATATATTGTATGAAGCCGAATTTGGAGATATACCTAACGACCAATTAGGTCGTATAAAATACATATTAGGGAAAAGAGCTGATAATGAGAAGTTTAATCAAATGATAGTAAAAGAAGCTAGACGTTTACAAAAAGTGAAATATAATAAATTATCTTTTGCAATGTGGAAAATCGTTAGACCATCGGCTCGTCCTAGAGTAACACGTCAACAAGGTTATATGAGAATGTATGTACCTCGGGCTGCTGAAAATGGTAATTGGTTTGAAGAATATGCAAAAGCAAATAATTTACCTCATATTAGTACACCATGTATATTAGATATGAAAATATATGAGAAAACACCTAGTTCATTTAGTATAAAAAATAAGATACTGGCTGAAATGGGATTAATAAGACCATGGAGACGTACTGGTGACGTTGATAATTATGCTAAAGGTGTTTTAGACATGATCCAACATGGTATGCTTGAAGATGACTGCTTGGTAATATCAAGTAGACAAGATCTGTACTATTCGATAAAACCACATGCCGAAATATCAATAGAATATATGAAAGAATTTCCAACTTATTAAAAAAATAAAGGGGTGTCACACAGACACCTTTATTCATAATGATTTTATAATTACGTATATTGGTTTTTGCTGGGATATATCAACCAGCAATGAATACCTGTCCGTTCGGGCTAACGCAAATGTTATTAAGCGTTATTACACAATTAATCGATCATTCTTACACTTTAAAACTGCTGTGTTAAACTTCTTAAACATTTCCGATGTCTCTAAATTATCAAATTCATATTCATCATCCAATTCTTGTTGACAGGTTATGTTTAATAATACATTGATTTTGTATGGTAGTGTTATTATGTATGTAAATTTATCTCCGTCTTTGCAATCTTTTATTAGTTGATATGGTATGTAATTACATTTATCTCCGACTAAAAAACGTTCCCCCAAATCTTTAATATCTACTGAAATTCCTTCGACTCCTATATTATTACAGTGATCTGTTGACATTCGTACTTTAATCAATCTCTGATCATCTAATAATAAGTCGTTTAAATTATAAATATTAAAGAAATCATGACGGTCGTCATATGAATTAATACGACTAATATAACAACCTGTGTACGGTAATACTGAAATACTCACATCCAATTCAACATCAATTGCCAACCCCTTCGCGGTGTCCATTATCAAAATCTCCCTTCCCTAATATAATTTTTCTCATTTGTTTTATTAATATTTCCCCACTTTTTTAAATTGATTTCCCACCGATGCTATATGTATAATATATATCTTCGGGTTTGATATATACGATTATTAAATAAAGGAGCTGAATACTATGTATGGAAACGATATAGAACGAATATTAGTATTGGTATGTGGCATAAATAAAACTGCGATTACAAGATCTGAAGCTTTAGATAATATCGAAAATTTACCAGTATCAACAAATCCTCATACAAATTCAATTGTATCATATGCTAATATATTACAGGTTGAAGTTAATAAAATAAATAAGATTGTAGAAAAAGCCCATACTGCTATAACTAGAATAAATAACAGCTATGGATCACCTTATACCGAAATATACAATCTGCAGAATAAACTTAATGCATGTATGAATTTTGCATACAGTCATCCGACTATAGAATATAGTTATGAGAAAAATGAGTTAGTTAATTTAATGCGATCAATATCATTACTTGCAATTGATACTAAATACGCTATAATAACATACCAAGATTATCTTCAAAAAGGATATGATTCTATTATAAATAAAAAATAAACAAATATTGTGTAATTACATGATAAATTATATATTATAATTATATGATGCATGATAAAATATAATTGATATTTGTGGGGAGGGTCGTGATTTTATGCTAATTAAGAAAGGGACATTTGTATTTAACTGCACACCTAAAGGCGGTATACCAATGATCGTCGAGAAATGTCGCAAGTGTAAATTATCAACGGAATGCACAATTCATAATAGTATGGAGCAAATGGAACGCGAATTAGAACATGAGATGCGTTATGAAACTAGTGAATACATATTTAGAAAATCTATTATAGGGGGATAATGATTATGCAAATATTACAAATGGTTTTGGTATATATTATTTTGGGGGTATATGTCTGTATAGGTTTATCTATCGGGATAATAATATCCTGTAATAAAAAAGTAAGAGATGGCATCGATGAATTTACTGATACTATGATTAATGCGCATCGCATGAATGCAACTGCAGTTAAAACAGTTGCATATGCTACAATGATAATATTGTGTGTTATTGCTTGGGCACCAATTAGCATGATTAAAAAATAATAAAGGAGTAATATAAATGGTAATATTATCAATGATGATATTTATATACCTTGCAATCGGAATAGTTTTTGGTGTTACTATACTATTTGTAAGTATATACAAGGATATGCTTAATGATACATTAATTGAATTAAAATGTAAACGTAAATATTGGCGTACCTTCGTATCAGGATCAATACAAATTTTAACAGTTATAATGGCTGCAATCATATGGCTTCCAGTTATGATTAAAAAGGCCATTGATATATAAAATACATATATGAAGGAGTATTAAAATGAATATAATGGAGATTCTTTCAAACGGTGGTTGGATGCTTATATTAACAATCACTATGCTAACAATTAAACATTATCGTATACCAGGTCTTATATTAGTAACCAGTAAAATTGTAGGAATACCTATATCAGATCGTACACTAATATTGCTAGTTGTAATAGCAATCGTAATTGAATTAGACTATCGATATAAATGCAAAAAATAAATGGGCGAATTAACGCCCATTTATTTTTTATCGTATATTATTTTAATTATTATTAGCGGCTGACGGAGCGTCCCATCTTTGTTCGCGGAGCTTCTTTTCAATTTCAGCTTGTAACGCTGCTTGTCTCAATGCTTCATCAATCTTAGATTGTTCTTCTGCGCTCCATTTCGCCTTTTTGTCGCTGCCCTTTTGGTTGTCCATATGTGGATCACCCCACTCTCTATATCATTATTTTTTAATAAAATTAACGAAAATGCACACAATTATATTTGTATATTAGTAAAATATATAATTATTATTTAACAATAATTATCATATCGTATATCATGATTTATCATCTATATATTATTATATTATCAATAATGTAAAGGAGATTAATTTAATGAAAAACGAAAAATCTGTTGAATTAACTACGATGGCAATAATAATGATAAAAGCAATCATTTGTGAATCAGATGGAAAAAGAAGAAAGGATGCTATAATTAGAACTATTATTCGTAAATCTGATAGTTTATCTAATATAGCTGAAGTTAAATATTGTAATCATAAATTTAAATTCCTAGTGCGTGATTATAATACTCATCGATTAATTGACTTCGATCCACGAATATAATATATCATTATATAATAGAATATTATAATAATATTCTATTTTTTTATTTTTTTAAATATTAATTAAATATACATATATAGATAATAAAAGAAATTAATTAAGATGGATTGCGCGATGAAACTTTCTTTTATTATATTCTAAGGACATAGAATTGAAATCTATTGCGATTATAAATGAAATGGTAAACCTGCGTACCTCCTCAGATGTATATGCGCTATAAGATTGATTTCATGGGATCATTTAAATGAATGTCCAGACATGCTGCTACTGTAATGAACCGATTGATTCACAATATGTTCACCTCCCAGTGTTTAATCATATTAATTAGTGAGCAGCTTATAAGCAATCCGTTAACGTATATGGAATTATTTCTGTATATAAGGATGACTAGTAGATACATTCAGATTTATCTACTTCCTGACTATATTGCCGATATGTCAAGGATCAATATAATGAGATCGAGCATAGATATAATGATAAATCCATTTGTTGCTACCTGTAGGCACAGGAGAGTGCGAAGAACATAATGGTCAAATAATGATTATAGAGATTCAGGGTAACTGGGTGAAGGGTAGGTAATAGTTGACCAACTAACAATGTCATGACTATTGTGTAGATCTCCATAATCATAAGAGTTGTTTCCTTTTATTAAGTGTTTTATACAAAAAAATAGATAGGGGGTGATGAACCCCCTATCTATTTTTATTTGTATTTTACTATGTATTATAATAATTTATTTAAACCCCATTGGTGAAAATTATAATTATTAAATGTTCCAGCGAAAACGAAAGGTGTACCATCGTTAAAATAACGCAATGTTGCACGTGACACATCAAGATCCGGATATTCTCTTATGAATATTTCAGCCTCGACATCATTTAATCTTAATGGCTTGTATTTAGCACGTGGAATACGCCTTCTTAATTGACGTGCATTCATTGTTTCATACCCATTAATCTTAAATCGTTTAGCTACAATACGTAAATGATCTAGCGTCATATCGTTTAAATGTAGTCTACATAACTGAGCATACAATATTTCTTCAGTAGTTGATGCAATTTCAGACTTAATATTAGAATTATTATTCATTGTAGTTCCTTCTATGATATCAACTATTGATTCGAGTGTGCGTACAGTATTTTTTATATCTTTAATTAATCGTCGCTCATTATTATGTTCAACTATTTTATTTAATTCCTTCGTGGTATTATTTAACTCATCACATATATCACGAATTTGCATGATGTTACATTGATAACTATCAGGTTCAAATTGACGTATTTTATCCTCATTAGAACCGAATTGACCATATTTGCTGCTCAACACAATTTTTTCCATTATTATATATCCTCCATTAATATTTTATCATATAATAATATAATATATAACTATATTCGATTTAGGCATGTATTTAAATCAATATAAATATAATAAAATTAATTTGTAATTTTATATTAAAAAAATAATAAATAGGAGTGGGGATCACCCCACCCCTATTTATTATATTTACATATCACTTAATAATGCAATTGAGATATTCTCAAGTGCAGATACATCTATTTTGATCTCATTGTTTACTCTGTTGATGATCATATTTTTAGGATTAAATCCTTCAAACATAAATTCTAATTCGTCTAACTCTCCAGCTAGTGAATTCAGTTCATCCGTTCTATTCACATAAGTTCGCAACACCTATGCAGTTCTCTTATGAACTTCCCTAACTTTCATTAGGATACTAGACTATATCTTTACTCTACTGAATTAGAGTACATCTCGTTTCCCATTACTCTACTATCTTGAAAATAGCAGCCTGTCATTGGCTTACAGGGGTACTCCCATTACTGGGATAGTCGTTGAGGCTGATTCATAATATTAATTGAATTTATAATAACTCTGGTAAATTATTATATCTTCGTAATTATTCTGGTAAATTACTATCTGCTTCCCCTAGCGATGTCCCATTCTAAATTGTTTACGTTGTTATTGGTCTTGTTCCCGTCTATATGACGAACACAAATCCATCCTTCTGGATTAGGGATAAATGTTCTGGCTACTAATTGATGAACTCTGATCTTATGTATAACTCCTTTGTGTTCAAGTATTACATACAAGGAACCATTTCGGTTGCTACATTGGTCTAATGACTTTCCTGTTATCTTGTCCTTTACATCACCATTTGTACTGACTCTATATTGGGATCTCTTACCCTGTAGGTATATATCCCTCCATGATGTTTTATTTTTACCCATTAAGCAATTTATCATTTCTATACCCTCATTTATATTTTTTACCAGATAATATTTAATATTAATATTATGAAGCTTGCCTGCGGATTTGCAATATATCCTTAACATTTTTACTATACCTTAGGAATTACCCCTTGCCATTATAACATCACTGTTATTATTTAGTAGTTAAGGCTTTATGCATCCAATTATCAATTTATAATAATCAGATAGAGTTCAAGTAACTCTGGTCCCCGCATATATGAGATGATCGGCGACTCATTCCACCGTCAAAATCGGCATTCAGTCCAGGAAGTATACCAGATGGAATTGATAATGTCATATCATCGCTATCAATTTTGACATTACGAATTTTCATCTTTAATATACTACCAAACGTTATTGTCGGATTTCTATTAATTATTTTCCAAGGCTTATATTTTTTAAGTACTAATTGTATTATCGAATATATGTATTCATCATATTGAAATTTAGATTTTAAATAATTATGGGCCTTTGTAATAGTCCATCCCCTATCATTCATTATCTCCCTGATGATTTTTCCTGAATATAAAACAATAAATGTTTTATATGACACATCAATTTCATCCAATTTGAGTGTCGGGTCTAGTACGATTACATTTCTGCCCGTATAGTTAAACTGTCCACCTAATACGTTTGCTCTAGCCCATCCATGTTTACCATCGATGAGTGAGAAATTTAAATTCCATAATTCATTGACTCTTTGCTGAGCAGAGTATAAGTATAATGGAACTTCTATAGGTGAAGCTGTTTTAAGATTTAATGTAATTGCTGTTAATGGATGCACGTGCTTGTCAATAGGACTGAAATAATATGATTCTGTAGTAATTCCCTGTGGACGTAATACTGTGCTATACACAGGTATTTTAGATGTCCATAGAGAATCTTTCTCCGCAATTAATGAATCAATTAAATCAGCCTTCATTTTTCTCTTCTGTCGATAATATAACATAATTTCTTCAAAGTTTTGATAGAACTCATTCAATCCAATATTATGATATTTTAACATTGATTTTTTAACTTCGATATCATCACCGTACTTACGTATTACACCAGTAGATGTTATGATATTATCATTAGCGATTATATTCTCCAAATTCTTCTTACTTAAAGCGGATTGTAGTTTTTGATAATAATATGGATTTATTACTTTATACGGATAGAAGTTTAGCCATCCTGTATACAAAATATCCACATCGGTGTATTCTATCTTTGTATTACACTCTGGACATATTTCACCCTCAAGTATAGCTCCGATGTAATGACCGCACTTGCATCTATACCTATCTGAAAATTCATTATTATCGCCATATGTAGTTCCATATAAGGGTGAGCGTGGCCCACCCATATTTCGTATAGATTTGTCGATATCACTAAACGGTTTATCCGTTATTAAGAAGCCTTTATCATTCATGATATCATAGTAACATTCTGTCTCAAAGTTGATTCTTGAAAATTTCATTCGCATTGTTTACCATTCTCCTTGCCAAATCATTATTTATGTTTAATCGGTAATGACTACATTTATTTTCCATCAATCTTCATTTTATCAAGTTTCTCAAAACATTCTTTGATTATCATTGTATCAAAGAATGCATTGTGTTTTGATGATGAGAGTTCAGGTGTTGCAGATATATTGGTATCCATGATATCCTTGTCACCTGCTTTTATACCTGCAAATTCTTCTCTAGATATATCGGGATCAATATCATTAGCCCATAACAAGGTCGATAAATCGATTGGAATATAATTTATAAACTTTGGCATACCCATTGCAGATTTATTAACACCATCATCTTTAGATAACAAATCCACAAATAGTATCCAGTCATATGCATAACAATCAGTATAGATTTGTACCTGATCAGTATCTAATATTTCTGCTTCAGTTTCCAACCAATGATGCAATTCTTTTTTGATATCTTCTCTGGTGCCAACCATTTCTATATTATATTGCTTCACACCACTATGATTATTAGATGCAAGGCTCTTCAATAAATATGAAAAATCTTCGATATTACCATGGGAATGAATTAAATGTCCAATAACTTCTTTTTGAATCCAATCATTAACCTGATTTTTATCATAATCTGTAAATTCGGCGTAGAAATAATTACCCGATTCTGATATAAATGCTAAACTTATATAAGTACTATTGCGATGCAATCCCGTAAACTCGGAATCATGATAAATTCTATTCATATTAATATACCCTCCAATTAGATCCAAATCTCATCATTTATTATCATCAATCTCACCCGGACATGCATTATCATTATATCCATATGGGTTACAGTGGTGACAGAAACAAAATCCACATATAATACATTTTGGTCCGTTACAACAACGTCCATCCTCTTCGACTTCATATGCAAAATCATCAATGTCGCCATCTTTATCCAATTGCCATGTATGTTTCATATACGCGCATCCTTTCTATACGTTGATTCCAATATTTTGATTTGCTAGAATTAAAAATGTTATTAGCTCATCTATCAATTGCCTTTTATTGAATGTAATTTCTTTATCATATATATCGGGATTTTCATATAGTACGAATTTATATTTACTATTAGCAAACGTTATTAAAAATTTCTTAATTATATCATCATTGATATTGATTATGTTAGAATAATATTTCTTTACCAATGCAACATAATCATCGTTATCCTTTAAATATTTCATATCTTTGATGTACATTTTTTCTCCAACTGGGCGTTCTTCTATATTGGCAGTTAATATTAAAGGAAGTGCTGAATCACAGAGCGTGTTTTTATCAACATTGAAACGTTTCATAATATCACATCTCATGATTAATAGCAGTTTATACCAATCGAGATTTCTTAATAGAGCAAATTCTTGAGATGAGCCTGTATAGTTGAAGAAATATATTTCGATCATTAATTGATGGAGTCTCCCGGGTTTCATATTTCGTCTATAGTATTCAACCTCAGCAATAGATATTTCCTTTTCGTATTTCTTATAGAGGCTTTCAACCAACTGCTTCATATCGAGACTGCATAATGTTACATATTCTTCATTTATCTTCATTTTAGATGCTCGATATCTATCATTTTTACTATTACCATCCGCATCTGGTATGATTGATGTTTCAATTAGATTACGACGGAATACTTGCATAATAAAGTTACTGATGTGGGTATTCACTATGGAACATAGAAAAGATAGCACTCGCTCCCTAGGTTGTTCTTTAATACCATCCCACGTTTGTGGCATTTGAAACTTGATAAAATTATCAATAATAACATTTCTGCTCATTAATTGATTTATGATTATTGATTTATCTTTACCTTCAATTTCCTGCTGTTCAAATATTGACTTATTGAAGTTATATGATGAATTAACTTTATTTTCAATATACGCAAATATTTTATTGTATATATTGAAATCATGTTCGAACACTTCAAACATGTCTATGTAGAATTTATGGAATAGGTCTATGTTTTTCTGAATATTGATACTACGCATAACTGCGAAGTGATTTATAATGAATGATAATATTTTTATACCAAATGCTATTTCGAGCATGGCTTTCACATGTTCGTTTAAAAATTCAAGTGATTTCTTTTTACGTTGCATAATGGATAACATGTCTGGGTTCTTCATGTTATTGGTGTTTTCAGCTTCAATATCATCCATATAATTTTCTTCAACCATTTGAGTTATTTTAGCTTTAATTGAAGGCGTGAATATAGTTTTATAACATAAATCTTTAAATGCATCAAAGTTCTTCAATGTAAATGAAATGTTATCAACATCTATCAAATATTTTATTCTAAATAATGCTGCTATGAGTTCACCTTCTTTATCATACATCGTTTCAAAGAAGTTCAATTCCTCACATAGTTTTGGAAGATATGTTGAGTATGATAGCTTAGTCACCTTCCATTCATTAAGAACTGATATATTTTCATTTCCTAATTGATTTAATTCTTTATTGAATTTTATTATTAATATCTTTGGTAATGCGAAAAATCTAGCATCGTCCGGATATAATTTCCATTTAATCCAATATGATGATGCTCCATTAGGGAATGAGTGTTTCTTATAATCCCACCTAGGTAAGTCCTTTACTTTTTCAACCGGTTTTAGTGCATTAATTTGAAGCATATTCCGTCAAGTCCTCCTTTTTATATGATGATAGTATTTTTTCTGTTTCAACAGCTAGGTTATGTAAATCAGCTGCAGAGAATGATTCAACACGTAATGTGAGATTATCTTTTGATATTTCATAGAGGTCATGCTTAAACGTCTTATTATTATCGATATAATTGTATCGATAATCATGTGCTAACAAAAGATGTGAATATGTTCCAACTAAAACATCTGATAGTTCTTTAAATAATTCAATATCAGATATTATATATGTGAAATTATGATCACAATGCTTGATTGCCGCTGTTAAGTCACCATAAACATATTTAACGGGTATTCCCCTGAATATATTCACAATGTCATCTTCTATATGCGGTTCATACTCTCTACTGTATATAAACACTGGAAATGTCATATGTTGCTTCTTATACACTGATAATAGTTTACATATATTTAGTGACGGCGCCAGATCATATAGCGATTTATCAGTGTTTAATATTTCTAAAATCATTTTATCAAGATCTTCATGTTTATATTTATTGAGATAATCAATGCATATTAATGGATTCTGATATCGTCTCTTAACATACCATTCTACCATTGATAATGATTTATTTTTCGATAAAATATTAATCGGTAAATTGTATTTATCTTCGTTTAATATCATTTTTAATGTAGCCCATAAATATACAGGCTTTACAATATCATGATATTGAATGAACATCCCAGCTCCACCTGAGAAGAATATATTTGTATCAAATTTATTATTAAAATCCATTTTAAAATATCACCTCAAGCCATAAGATTGAAAAGGATACTATCAGTATCCTTTCCATATAAAATTATTATTCTTGGATACTATATGATCCCATTCCTATAGATTGTGATGGAGTATTATTAGCCCATGGTGCAGGTGCATTGTTATTTTGATTATTATTTTGATAATTGTTTTGGTATCCATTATTTTGATATGGTTTCTTGTAGTTGTTATAAGGCTTCTTCTGGTATCCATTATTTTGATATTTATTTTGATAGCCGCCTTGCTGTTGCTGCTGATTGCCATCACCTTGAGGTTGTTTATTTTCCTGAGCCTTTGCAAAATCTTCAGTTAATTTATTGAGGTGTCTATCGGCATTAATTCCAGTTAAATAACCTTCTATAATTTTTATAAATACCAGCAACCCACTTTCTATTATTTGAGATATGTTTTGGCCATTCTTGGTTATCTGAATGATTTTTGTATCAAATTTGAATAACACTGTTTCACCATTCTTTTCAATTGATAACCAGGTAGTCATTTGATTGTTTTGATCAAGTTTACGCTCAAGTACTACTCGCACTCCATTATTGCATTCGACTGGTACTCTCATTGTATCAGTGTGATTTATATTTTTTATGATATCCATTGCAGCATATTGTAGTAATGCAGCACCTTCATAATTTATAGTAGTGGTAATTGATTTAGGCTCATTGTATTTATTCTTACCATTTGCATCTTTAGTCATAAATGGTACAAATTTAAATGATAGATTTGTATTATAGAATGTAATCGTTAGGTACGATAAATTCTCTGAATATAGTGTACGGATATGTGTGCTAGTTCCTTTGCTAGCATTATTGTTATTATTAAACTCTGCCATGTGTGTCATCCTCCAAATTTATTTTTTTAATTTTCTTGACTTGATAAATTTAATTTCATATCTTCTTCAAATAATCTAATCATAGTTGTATAATTTATGATTTCCATAGAAAATACTTCATTCTGATATAGTTTAGGTGTATATTTTCGAAGAAAGTTTCCTATGATTTGATTATTAGTAAATAAATCATATATTTCTTTATCCCCTGTTAACTGAATAAATTCAACTGGTGTCACCTTTTGAATTAATGGTGAAAATAGTTCCATTAATGTTTGAACTTGATTAAAATATGCATCATCATCAAGACCATCTTCAATCATACCATTGATTGATGATGCAATAACTGTCTTGAAATTATTCTTAGCATTCAATATAAAATATTCATATGCACGTTGAATCATGAATTGAAGATCTTCACGATTACTATTCTCAGCATCATTTATTGATATAAATAATCTAGTCTCGAATAAATGTAATATATTGTCAGTAAATACATCATATATTTTATCGAGACACACTTTAACTTCATGCGGATAATCTTCGCCTTCATTATCACATAATGCTTTATATGAATTTGCAAGTTGCTCATAAAATACATTTACATAATTTGCAGTGTCTTCCATATTGATATAATCATCAAATTGAACCTTAATACTTTCAATGATAGTCTTAAATGAAATGTCACCAAGGAAGTGCACCTGCTGCATCAACTGATTATAATCTATGGGTTTATCGTCATAGTCATAATCATCCACTTCTTCCAAATCATCGTCAAGCGTGATATCATCCTGCTGAATTATTCCATTATTCATAATTAATCCACCTCTCAATTTTATTTATTTTTACATATGTTATGTTCAAGTACTATAAAGATATTAAACTAGTTGTAATATTAGCTTTACCATTCGGGGTCTTAATTGGAATAGTTTCTAATTTGAATGCATCTAATACAGATCTAAAAGAACTGCATACATCCGAGATGATTGTAGTGTAATCTATTAATTCTCTAATCCATTCAGGTGTTTCATGTATAGTTGACGGTATTGCGATAACTTTCATTCCAGCTTTAATTAATTCAGGATCCGATGATTTAAATATATTATTATAAATTAATTTATATTCTTCTGGATATTTATCTTTTATCTTATCTAGATCCTGTAAACCTGTCACAACTGTCTTTACTAATTTAACTTTGTCCAATGAATATATTTTATTATTAGGATACATTGCATTCCATACTGCCACTGCTTTATATACTTGAACCGACCATGGTTTCTTATAAGCATCTCCTGATTTATAACTCTGAGGTTTGAGATATTGAGTTCCACCTTGTTTTAGATCATGATATATTTCCTTCTCAAATCTTTTTACCTCTCGCATCAACTCATGTAGTTGCAATTCCTCTGAGAACAAAATATATTTTTCTAGCATTTTTGTAAATACCTTAGTAACGTGATCGCTAACACCGGCCTTTATAAAATCCAATCCTTTGATTTCAGTCTTATATGGAACCATAATGTGACCCTCACGTAATACAATGCTACTAGCATATCTCTTTTTCTTTTGCATCAATAAAAATCGTTTAAATAGGAATTCATTTTTCATTGTCATTTCTTTACGTGCATCCGCATTTGCATTATGTAAGATACCGTATGTGTCAAGTATTTTTTTAACTGGGGTATCGAGTAGCGTTGCTAATATGTTAACTGTTATCATTTCATTATACAAACGATTTCTATTGAATGTTTCATCCTTACATATTGCATCAAGTATAAATGTTACAAATTCATTAGTATACAATACATTTGAATCAGTATCAACTAACAATACCCTATTTCGGAAATGATTATTCAATTTAATAATACTATCCGGAGTTAAATAATTCACAAAGCACATCTGTGTTACGATTTCAACTAATTTTGTCATTTCATTCTTTATAATATCTGGAATCGTATATGGGTCTAGGAACATTTCTCGAGATACCCAATCATTGTATTTATTGATCTCTGAAAATTTATTTTTGAATTCATCAGGTATTGTATCTTCAGATGCTTCATATAATGGGAGATTACTTAATACATCCCGAATTATATTTTTAACTTTATCATGTCTCTCAATAAACGTGTGCAAGTTATTTGCATAAAATATATAACATAGCTCACTATCAGTACAATTATCGATATATGCATTAATTGTAACTGTATCTTTTATATCGAATGGCATGAAATGTGATATAATACGATGACGGATTTCATCTCTACTTGGAATTACAACCCATTTTGGAATCTCATCTTCTTTTGCACAAATATGATTTAACCAATCAATACATTCATTAATATGGAAAAATTTCATATTATCGCCAATATATCCTTCAAAGAACGCTGCCATTGTGGTTATGATACTTTGCGCCATAAGAGTTGTTGCAGCGGGTGAATATTTTGTATAGAAAGCTGCAGTTGGAGCACCAGATCCGCCATATTCAGCATTCATTACAACTTTAACATTACTTTGACCAAGATCCAACATAGCATATTTATCATCACTAGGTTTATATTTAAACATTTCACCCTTGATGCTTTTTCTTTCCTTCTTTAACGATCGGAGCATGTTTGACGTTGGAGACTGTAATACTTCAGGTTGAACATAGAAAGTAGCATTACCTGATACAACCGGACACTTTGTATCAATCCAATGACATAAATCAACTAAATTTGTTACTAAATTTTCTTTTGTTACATTATTATCCATAATTATCGTCGGATTCGACATATCTTGTTTCATACTTTTTATAACAGTTTTTCTAACAAGTTCTGCATCTAAGGTTGGATCCATTTTCAAGATGGTGTCAACTGCTGTTTCTACATATTTTGATTTAAAACTCATACTCATCACCTTCTTTATTTCATTTATTAATTTTATAATATATCATTAATATTAAATATGTAAATTTAATAATATATAGGAGTCGTTTCGGACTCCTATATAATAAAAAAATATTTTATACTTTAGTTTTTAATATTGTGATAACTGCCTGATTGTATGGGCTGGTATTAATTCGATATATCTGCTCGTCATCATCAAGTGTACCTGATGTAATAACAGTTGATGTTACGAATTTTAATAATTCCATAATACCACTATTATTAATTACTTGCTTATTAAAATGAATTAATGATATCGCATTTTCATTCCCTATAGTGAGAAACGCATGACTATCATCAGGTATTATAATATCTGAATTATTTTCTATCATAGTGACAATTTTTTTTATTTTTGGTGTGATATTGAGCATGTGCAATATAGTTTGGTCGACGATATATTTTGTATATGATTTATTTAAATAAATTGACTGCCTTTGAAATATATCGATCTCATTACTCTCAACGAATAATTGCACTTCAGGATTCCCAATTCCAAATTTATTAGCGATTGTGGATGTTATTACTCTTGACACATTCGGTAATATATAAAGATCTGTGATGGCTTTTAGTATCTCAATATCTTCATTATTGAATAATGCAAAATCATCTATATTTGAAAATTCTCTAAATAATTCGTTTTTAACTATATCATCAATCAAATTATTAGATAGATATACCATAAATTCTCCATCAGGATCCAATAACATTCTGACTTGTTGTAATTCTGGTATAAATACTTTGTGCACTGGTTTGTATACTTGTTTAAAATTTTTAATAAATTCTGAGAATATTAATCCAGCCAGTGATGATATAATTGATAATTGAAATAGTTCAACTTGAGCTTTGTTTTCTTTCAATATTTCTTTAATTCGATTTGAAATAGACATAGTATGTTAACCACCTTTTTAATATAATTTATTAAATATAATTGTAAAGGAGAAATATAAATGTATAATGATAATATGTTTTCATTAAATATTTTTGAAGAATCACAAAAGTCGGAATTTATCACCGAGGCAGTTTTTAAGGATGGTAAGAATAAAATTAAACCAATACAGGATTCCTTCGATAAACTAGCTAGAGTTTATTCAACAATGAAAAAAGGTTTGAACGGTTATAGTTCTACATATGATAATCATGTAAAATTTTATAAAGATGATGCTTGGAAAGAATTAGAGAAGAGTATGATAGAAATACTGGGAGTTAGAAGTATAGTATTTGATCATATGTCCATGCGATCAGGACATGCTGGTAAATATTGGTTGAATTGCTACACATATACAAATATGTATGATAGATTCCCGATTGATAGTTTAATATCAGATGCTGGATTTTACGACCAGTCTCATACATTAATGTGTGAAATGACAATATCACAACAGTTATTTGAAATATGTACACCTGAAGAAATCACTGCAATATTTTTACATGAGTTGGGGCATAATATAGATCCAGCTTTAGTTGATATTAAATATTCAGGCGTCGATGTATTAATCGATTCAATGTTGGGTAGAACAACATCAGAATCCAAAATAGATAAATTAAAATCAAAATTGGGTATTAAAAAGAAAGGTCTTGTCGAAGACGTAGTTTTTACAATATATGTATTATTCTTGATGATTATTACATTTGGTCCACTTGTTGCCATATTGATAGACACATTGATTAGAAGATTTGAATCTAAAGAGAAAAAAATGAATAAAATTAAGGAATTATTAAAAGAAGCCAATGAATTTAATAGAAAAAATAATACAGAAGCATACGCTGATAATATAGCTAGAATGTATGGATATGGTGCAGCTCTTATGACGGGTTTAGAAAAGGTCGGAAAACAGAATGAAGATATTGCACTTTATTCATATAGAAAAAAAGCTAAACGTAGAGAAAAAGTAATATTAGATATGTATATTGATTCATTGAGAGATGTACATGGTACAGATGTTCAACGTATAGTTGCACTTATAAAAGAATACGAAACTGACCTTAAAGATCCATCAATCCCAGACGGCACTAAAAAGTGGATACGAGCAGATAAAGAAAAATTAGAAGCAGTCTTAAATGCATATGTAAATAATAAAGACAAAGTTAAAGCTAACGTTAATAAGATGATTAAAACTGCAATGGACGGATTGGATTCAGAAAAAGATGGAGAAAATATTGTAGAAAGTGTTGAATTGTTTGAAGAGAAACATCGTGATGATTATCAATCATTAACTGCGGCTGAACGAGAAATCGCTAATGAGCGATTTGGTAAAATACAATGTAGTATCATGAAGGATAAGGATGGATATTTTGCTAGAACTCATAGGATGAGGAGCAAGTCTTATACATCCTTGGAAAAACTCCCTATATCAGTGGTTGAACGTGTATCATCCTCCAGTTAAATTATATATTATTAATATAATAAATATAAAAGGGAGAATAATATATGAGCGAGTTTGATTGGTTTGGTCCAAAGAAAAAATCTAAACCCGTTAATGTTTTTGTCGAGGGTCCTATAACGAAAAAGATTATTAAAAAATTAAAACGTGATAAACCCGGTCGCACAATTATCATTAATGGAAAAATATATATCGATCCTGATACTGATTAAAAAATAGGAGGGAGTCAAACCCCTCCTATTTTTTTATTTATTATAGTCGTAATATGGTAATCTAAAGAATGCATCAAGTGGTCTATTTGGGAATATGCAATTATATGGAAAATATTTTTTTATATCTGATATCAATTGAAATTCCGCAAAACACGTATTGCAGAAATAATGATCACCTATTATTTTTATATCTTGAGAATCACATTTTGGACATTTCATATATTTAATCCTCCTTAAACATATTATAAACTTGTAAAGACGTTTGACATGGAGATAATAAAAATAATTAAAAATCAGAAAGGACTGGATTTACTATGATTGATAATATAACCACTGGAATTGAATTAAGTAATTTAGACTATGATACATATGCTCTTACACAAGACGGTTCATTTTCAGAAGCATATAAATTTACATCAATTGAATTTAATCGAATATATACTTCAAAAGTTCGTTTACCAGATGGAAAGAGTAATATCATATATTTATTATCTGATACATTTGATAAAACAGTTGATTTATTAAATCACAATAGTATTAGTATACCACCTACATATCGTAAAGTATATTATCCAATTGTGAAGCAAGGAACATTTCTCAATAGACGTTATCGTATGAATTTTCTTAAAGCTAAAGTTGAAAGGGATGCATTCATAAAAACTCAAACAAATCGAAAAAGGATTGCATATCCAAGTAGAACCATTTCAGCAACATCTACTGATAATTTATTTTTCATTACATCTGATTTATATAATGTAGTCTCACCTGTAATGAAAAATGTTTCGATTAATAAATTAATGAAAACATTTTTTAATGATTTTATTGATATACTGCAGTCAATGACACCTGCTAATCAGGAGGCTAAAGGTCCTGAATTTAGTAATAGAATCTTAATCGTCGATGCAGATGCATTTAGATTCTCGGGTGGATCGTTAACTGAAAATAAAACAAATCTATTATTTTTATTATATCTATCATTTTTAAGAACTCGTGACAACTCAGCAACGGGTGCTGATATTGATATAGTTATATTAAGTAAAAATTTACTTATGAAATTTAATCCTGCAAGAATAAATCCAAATAAATTTAATAAATTTAGAACAGCATTATTTAGAATAATGAAAACCAATTTGGATGATTATACTGCAACATTAACTGAGGATGAACAAAAGGAACTTACGATATCATCTGATGATATAATTACGAAAAATATAGTAGATAAAAAGGTTGATGTTTATACAAAATACAGTTCACCTGCAGTACGTACTGCATTAGCAAGTGCTATTGATAGTGAATTACGTTCAAAACATATGCAATCAATGGCTCGTGAAGATATAACTAAATCTACGCAAAACGAAATATCTACTGGTAAAAAAATGACTGGTAAAGATTATGATAATATTAATCACTCGATCGAATATAAAATGTCTAAAACTGTAGTGAATGATTTGAGTAGAACGCCTAAGACTGTTAAAGACTCTCAAGATACAAGAAAGCGTGATTTATTTAAATCGGTTATCGGTGGCGGTTATGAACCTCTCGTTAGTGAAGAAGAAATTGATATGGGTGCAGTTGAGGATGATATTATCGGTAAACAGGATCCTGCGGAGTTGGATGATTATATCGATAATGTATCAGATGAAATTGATAATATCATATTAAATGATAAAAGCATTGCTGAAGATATAATTGATGAAATACAAACTCGTACGATTCCTATGGGTAGTAAACGAAACTCCCCAGTTAATGGACCATTAGATGAGAAACTAAGGGAACAACAGAAAAAGGTTGTCGTTAGGGATTCTACAATAGAAGAAATTTTATCACGTGAAAATTCAGCAATACCTGTTCAAACCGATGATAAGTCCGCAAGTTTCAAAAGCTTAAATCCGAATGTTAAAACTATTACGTTTGCTAACTTTGATAAGACTTATATAGAGGAATTATATAGTGCCGATTTAGTTGCAGTATTCAATTCACTACAGGATAAATCAACGCCGTTTTATATAACATCGATTGATATCACCGATGCTTCAACTGCGTTAGATCTTAAAGAAACATGGAAAGTACACCTAAAAGATGAAACTGGTAAGTCCCATACTATTACGGTAGATATACCAAAATTTTATCAAAATAAATTCTTATGGCTCGGCGGCAATAAGAAAATGATAATGAAACAAAATCTATATAATCCAATAGTAAAAGACACGGCAGATTCAGTTATAATAACAACTAACTACAATAAAGTCACTGTAACTCGTAGAGCTACAAAATCATTTGCTCAAATTGAAAATTTATTTTCACTGGTTAAAAAAGTGGATGATGTCGAAATGTTTATTGCAGGTGATGCATCTAAAATAAACATGAAATATATATCGACATTAGAATATGATGAGATCGGTAAATCATTATTTAAATTTAAATCGGGTGATTGTGAATTATTCTTTAATAGGGAATATATTAATAATAATATTAATACCACAGAGACTATTGGTAACAATGAATTTATTATAGGTTTCGAAGGTAAAACGCCTGTAATCATACATGAAGATACCGGTAAAGATAGAAATAATAGAACAATCATCGAAGTCATATATCAAAATCTATCTGATGAACATAAGGCTATATTTGATTCGACTAAGGCTAGAAAACAAGCTATGTATGCTGAAGGAAAATTATTAGGTCAATTTGTTCCAGTGATTGTGACATTGATAGTATGGAATGGAATAACTAAAACATTAGACGCGATGGATATCCAATGGCAATTCCATAAAGATGTAAAACGATTACCAAAAATGAATTTTAATATGAGTTATATTAAATTTGAAGATGGAATCCTTGAATATGAATCAAACCTATTTACCCAGCTCATATTAAATGGATTAAATAAGCTAGGACCTGAACACCTTACATTTGAATCATTAAATGATGAAAGTGGATATATTGAATATCTCCATTCAATATTCGGTACATATACAATCGTGACACAGTTCAGAACATTCTATGAATTTTTAGTAGATCCTGTAACAAAAGATATTTGCCGAGATATGTTTTTACCACAGACACCTGAAGGCCTTATGATACATTCTGTAAAATTATTAGCAAATAATGCATATATTAATAAAGCATCAGATAAATCATATAGAATTAGATCTGTGGAAATAATACCCGCTATATTATATAATAAAATAGCTGCACAATACACGAAATATGTTACATCGGGTAGAAGAATACCATTTAGTTTACCAAAAGAAACTGTTATCAAAGAATTATTAGCAGTTAACACGGTTGAGGATTATTCAACTCTTAACCCAGCAATCGAAATTGGTAAATCATATGGAATATCAGCGAGAGGTTATAAAGGTTCTAATACCGATAGATCATATGATGAGGAAAAACGTTCATACGATGAATCATCAATTGGTAAACTAGCGATGTCATCTCCAAATGATGCCAATATCGGTATAACTCGTGAGTTAGTTGTTGAGCCTACAATTACAAATGCAAGAGGGTGCCGCGCACCAGTAGAGGATCTCGACGACCTTAAGGATGTTAATATATTTAGTCCTGTGGAGCTTTTGACACCCGGTACTGTAAGAATGGATGATCCAATACGTACTGCAATTGCAGGTAAACAAACTCGTCACTTGGTTCCTGTTGCAAATGCATCTCCTGCGTTAATATCTAATGGATTTGATGAGGCGATTCAATTTCATCTCTCATCGGACTTTGTTGTTAATGCGGAAGAAGATGGTGAAGTTGTAGAAGTAAATGAAGAAGTTGGTTTCATTATCGTTAAATATAAATCAGGTAATACACAGGCAATAAACATTAATCCTGAAATAGTAAAAAATGGCGGTGGAGGATTCTATCTATCAAATACTTTAAGAGCGACTGTTAAATTGCACGATAAATTTAAAAAAGATGATGTGTTGGCATATCATGATAAATATTTTAAATTCTCAAAGAATAATGGATTGCGTTTTGCTATAGGTCCGCTTGTAAAATGCGCATTTATATCAACATATAATACCTATGAGGATGCTGGTATATGTACAGAAAAATTGGCGGATATGATGAAAACATCCATCGTATATAAAGAGGTTGGTACGTTTAAACGAAATTCAAACGTAATTAATATGGTTAATGTAGGTGATCATGTTAATATTGGAGATTCATTAATTAAATATGATACATCGTTTGATGACACTGAAATTTCAAAACTCATGGCTCATCTGTCGGATGAAAATAAAGAATTGATTGAAGAAACCTCCAAGAATGATGTTATAACGCAACATGCGGGTAAAGTTGTTGACATTAAGATATTTACTCTACATGATCCTTCTAATCTATCACCAACTTTAGGTGATGTTGTTAAAAAATACTTTGATGTAGGATTATCTAGAAAAGAATTATTAACGAAATATGATTCATCTGAAGGAATTATAAAAGCTGGTTATCTATTAACAGAAACAATTGAGCCGGTTGTATCTAGATATAATGATATTAAAGGTATAAAGACTGATGTGTTAATAGAATTTTATATTGAACATGGTGATGTTGCCGGCATCGGTGATAAAATAGTATTATACGGACCTAATAAGCAGATTATCTCTGAAGTAATTCCAAAAGGATATGAACCATACTCAGAATTACATCCGGATGAGGAGATATCAGTATTTACAAGTCCGGGTACTATAGCAAGGCGTATGACATCAAGTATTATTCCTATTTCTATGGGGATGAAAATCATGGTCGAGCTAAAAAGAAAAATTAAAGATATTATAAAATATAAGTAAAAAAAATAGTTGGGATTTAAATCCCAACTATTTTATATTTTATTTGTTTAATCTTCTATTATTTGTAACTGCAATAAGCTGGCAATATCGGATATTCTAATTCTTAACATTTCTAGAATATCTGACAACTTCCGCGGTGCACCACTATTAATATATATTTCATAATACCATGTATCTAATTTTTCAAGAAATTCAAATATATCGATAAAAGCATTTATATATGTTTTATTATCTAAATTTTTAGCAATATGCTTGAAACAATTGATAGTATAAATACGTGATAAGAATTCAACTTTATCACCATCTTCCCAGAATTCAACTTCAAATAAATTATCATTAGTTTCATTTCTTAAATAAATGACCATAATAATTTCTCCTATTTATGATATTTTCACCTATCAACATTTTGACTGTTGCGTAATTCATCAATAATGCGTTGAGCCGATCCACTACCATTATCTCTATCATATAGCCATTCTTCGAACTCTTCATCCGATTTCAAATCTATCTTCATCACTCTACCATTTAAATAGTCAAAATATGTGCTGCGTTTAAGCATTTCTTCAGCTTCATCTTCGGTAATCTGTTTTTGGAATGGTGCAAATATACCCATTCCTTGAACTTGTGCTTCATTATAAAGTGCAATTAAAACTGTTGATTTTTTTAAACCTTTAATATTTACCATAATCGTTCACCCCTATAATATTGTATTTTTTTACCATCTTGATTTAGTTGCAAGAAGCACACCACTCAGTACAATGCTAGTGTACCAAAACTCTGGGTAATCCCCTCCAAATGCTTCCTTAATTTTATCACAACGATCATTCCAATCTTTTTCAGATGTTGCCTTCGTCATAAATTCAACTAAATCGTCAGGTGTTTTAATGGTATCTCTACAGGTCGTTAATATTCTATTATCTGTTGTCTCATTTGAGGCTGTTGTTATAACATCTTTTAATATTGAACACTTTTCAAAATCCTTCATTATTATATCCTCATTTCATCCATATTGAGATTTGTTAATTTTAAAATTCGTATCAATTCATCATATACTGTTTTTGTTATAGGCTGACCATTCAACGTTGCAACCTCAAACGCACGATTATCATACCATGTAAAGAAATAATTATCGAAGAACTCTCTATATCCTTCTCCATCATTTGATTCTCCATCAATTATTATATTTAAAAATAATTGCTTATCACCAGGTCTGATAAATGATATCATTACTGTTAAGGAATCATATTTATCATTTTCTAATTCGATATCATCACATACCATGACCGATGTTTGATCACCATACCAAAACTCATTATGATATAATATTTTACGTAATTCATGAAAATCATTATCTAGACTTAAAACATCAATTGTCGGTAATGTTTTTAATTCATCACATATTTTATTTGTTTCCAATTTAATATTATCTTTATTCATTTATTATACATACCTCCTATTTTGCATATTATATTATGCAGCAAACAAATTTGCATCCTTGTTTTTCATGTTGGGTTAAATCAATATATTTTTCCAACAAATGATAATCGTCTGGTAATATTTCGACGTAATCATCGCCACCTTTATTTTTCTTATATAAGGCCGCTCGTATATCATAAAATTCAATGAGTGGTCTTCTTTCCTCAAATATTAATGGCGCATTTTTAAATTCGTCAACCCAGGGAAGTAATGTCGTATTAGTTTCTTCTTTTACTTGAAATATACTAAATTCAGTTGCCATTTATAGACCCTCTCAATATATTCGATGTACACTTTTCCATATGATGCATATGAATTTCCGAAAGTTCATTCTTCATAGTGTATCCCACCTTTATTGCATATACCAATGCATCCTGAATCGGCATATTATCAGCAATCGCAACTTTAATCACCGCCCTAAAACAATTATCAGTTTCATATAATCGCAATAGTTCCGGATCATTTACGATAAAATCTTCAATTGATGTATATCGATTAGTTTCACCTGTTGTTGTTACATGAATATGTTTAGAATTTTTTTCCATAAGATATTTTGCATCTGAATAATCACCATGGGTTATTAAATTATTAACTACACTCATTAATTCAATATTATTATTTACCATATTTATGTCAGCGCATTGTTTCCTAAATTGATTATTATTAATAGCATTATTGATTATTGAACACATTATTTATTTATCTCCCCGTTATAGTTATTAATTTATTCGTCAATCCTCTTTTATAAATTATAACATATTTCTCAATAATAAGATGAGTAGGGTAATGAACCCTACTCATTATAAGATAATAATTTTATTTAGATAGTAATATTGTTAGTTATTTTAATTCCATATTTTCCTTAATCTGATATTATAATCGGATCTCCATCGAAATCTCCTGGCAAGGTTACCCTTTCATGACGTTTACGTAGGAGATGTGCCAAATTAGTATTATCCATTTTACGTCTACGCTTAAATGGATATTTTGCCCTCCCCCTCCTCATTTTCTTACCATGCAGTCTCAACCAATTATTTGTATTACGATATGAATATAGCGACATCCTATACTCATTTAACCAAATATCATCTTCGTCACAATTAGTTATTTTTATATCCATACTATATCCTCATTTTCACCATTTTAATTATAAACAAACTTTCGCAATGTATTCAGCATCCAATATTCTTTCTGAATTTAATACATGACCGCATTCACATTTTATCAATGGGTCGATATAAAATTCTCCATTTTTATCTTTATATATTGCACATATAGTAAAGTGTGCAACATATTCCTTATTACATTTCGCACACTTAATTTTTATTACTTTACCAAGCATATACCCATCCACCTCTCGAATTAATATTTATTTTATATGGATAGTAATATAGTTAATGGATCCCTCTCATCTTTATGAATTTCATTAAGCCTAAAATTATATTCTGTTCGACCTGCCTTAAATTCCTCAAGTTTTATTTGTGATTTTTCAGCTGCTTCTTTATAACTATTGGCATGTACATAAATAGTCTTCATATGATCGCGGTGATCACAAAATCCATCACAATAGTTATGAGTTATTTCGGTAAAGAAAATCATAGGTTGTTCTAATTCCATATCTTCTTCAACTATATAGTACTCAATCGTTCCATGTATTAACCTAACTGGAGAAATACATTCTTTACTTTCAGCCTCGACAAACTTGGTTGATAAGTATAATTTTCTAGATTTATCATGAAATATGTCTATTTTATATCTTGGCATATTACCACCGTCCTATCACATTTTTGTTTAGCAACTAGAATTGGAATGTTTAGAATATTTGCTAAAATTATTAGGTCACCATTCATAACATACTCTTTATCATTAATATTAATATTGCTAAAATATTCACTAAGATCAATAAATGATAATTCATTTATTATTTTATCATTAATATATTCATTTTCATCATTTAGACATCTAGTGCGTTTCCAATAATTTTTCATTTTATATAATTTATCATCAGTTACGTCTTTTACATTTGGCATATAATCACTCAACTCAAATACCATTGCCGATGCAATGGTATTAAATTCAACCTCAGCATACATCCACTTTTCTGCAATATCCGCACCTACAAATTCATCAACGATATTACATTCCAGAATACGCCCGTTTGGTAGCATGTATTTATATCTAGTTTTTGTGATTAATGGTTTACTAATAAAGAATTTCAAATATTCATATAACATTTTACCAATAGATATTTCTAACTCTGCTCTTGAAATAGTTCCATCTGATTTACCTGTTATAAAATACTCAGGTCCGGCGTCAATTGACGTCACCTTTCTAATTCGAATTTCATTATCAAATGATTCCAAATAACCCTGTTCGATATTACATTTTGATATACATTTTAAATTGTCAGGGAGTGATTCTATCAAATATTTCTTTTCAATTTCTTTGTCAAAAACAGTTATTGGTGTACAATTATAGATCATATCTATAGATCCATCAATAATATTATCTGATTTTTCAGGTTGATTTACATTAGATGTAGGGCGCCATGAAGTCACTAGCTTATATATATTGCCATTATTTTTTACATGAACTGCCGCATCTAAATATTTATCTATCTTTTCAACCCATTCATTGAATCCTAGTTCAGACATTGCATGTAATAATATATTGGCACTATTCTTACCAAAGTTTCTCATAGCTAATAAATCATATGCACTTAATCTAAGAAGATCTTGAATATATTTGACATGACCACGCATTAAACTGTTACGTGTCAATGTTGGTAGATTCAAAATGGATATACTGGATCTCATCAATTCATATTGTGTAGGTTGATCAATGAGTTTAGTGATATTACTTAAATGATAATTTAATAGACGGATTACCTTAGACTTAATTTGGCTAACTCTTGTAGATGTTCTATCAATTATTAAAGCAATTTCATTTGAATTATGTCGATCGTTTCCGTCTAAACCGTAATAAAGGTTTATTACACGTTGCTGTATTTCTGTTAATTTTTTAATGCCATCCATTAATACTAATGAAAGTTCTTCAGATTTATTATATTTTGATAATAAATCTTTCAATGTATTTGGATCTTTTTTGAATATATCTTGTAACAATTTTCTTTCACGTTCATTAACGTTGTCAATACTTATACAATGTCCCATTTCAAGTTCTCCCTTAAATTTTATGATTTGAAGTGACCAGGATAGTTATTATGATATAATTCCACTTTCATTAAATATATCGACTCACCCGTTTCAAGCGTTTTACTTAATTCATCCAATAATGTCTCCCCAGTTTCATTATTATCAGGATCGACAGACCTTATAGTATAGCTACCATCGATATGTTCTATAATTATTGCCCCATTTTCAAATTCATTATACATAATCTAATTCTCCTTTATAATTTCAATGCCGCCATGATCTGATAAATGTTTAGTTAGATCATCAATTGATATTAGATTATTACTATATTTTTCATACAATTCTAAACATTGATCTATGAAGATAGGAATTTTCTTTTCAGCAGTTTTAGGCCAGTAATTATCATGTAGAACTGATACTGGAATTGATAGCATCATAATAAATACTTTTTCAGTTGCATCCTTAACTGCGTCTTCTTTAAGTTTTTCCATTTGGCTCTCTGTGAGTATATATGTAGTTTCCTTTTTGCTTTTTTCACTACGCCTGCGCTCTGATCTATTCATATAAAACACCTTTCATTTGAGTGAATTGTCTTCACAAATAATATGTTTCATACTAGCATCATCTACGTTATATACACTACCATTGAATGCTAAGTATTGATACCCAGTATTTTTTGCGATTTCCCTACATTTATGGTAATCAGACGGCCAGACATTTTGACTATTAAATACATCCTTCCATAATAGCGAAAGGACCGTAGATGAGGCGGTCCCTTCATGTTTATCACATTCTATTTCAGTAGCCTCTGCATCTGGATCTATTCCATTCATTCTGAAAAACATATCATCAAGTCCCATTCCCGCAGCTTTCTCATGTGCTTCCCTGTTTGTCATTATTGACACCTCCATAATTTATAAATTGCAATAATAGATATTTAATATCATAATACTTTTATCCAAAAACTATTTTACCTTTCTTTGTTGATATAATACCTGATAGCCAACCGAAACTATCCGCTTCACCAGGTCCTACATTAAAACCATTTTCTTTCATTATATTAATATTTTCCCAATTTGGGGTTCCTTCAGATGTTATAAGAAATATATTTGCCCATTCTTCAAGTTTGTCATTAGATATTATTTTCTCACCATCTGTTACTTTGCGACAGTAGTGACCAACTTCACCACTTGTTAAATCGGTAAATGTTTCACCTTCATTTAGGTTATCCTCATCGGTTGTTAAATAAATATTGATACCTGGAATATCACCATCGACTTCTTCAATTGTCTTAAGAATCAATATAAAAGCATCGATGTTTTTGCACAATCGATCTTTAAGTCCTTCTTGTTTAAGTATAGGCTTTAATATTGTTACAGCAGTTTTAATATTCAATTCATTTACCTCCACAATTTTATTGTTTAATTCCACATGTATTAATAATATATCAATAATAATATAAAACATGCTATAAAAATATTTTTTATTTGACTATGAACAAACCCCTTTATAAAACACTATATTGTAATATATTACGAAAGGAATGATATTATATATGCCAACAATATTACCAAGTGGGGAAGAGGTGTTTGTAACACCTGAAGAAATATTAAAGTATTTAAACAGTGATGGACTACGTCAACTCCTACGTCAGGAGCGTCTTCATTGGAATTTAAAACCAAATAAGGATGCCGATTATTATAGTAAAGCAACTAACTATAAATATAGTGGTGACCTTCATAACGAAGGAGATCATCAGAGAATGGAAGTTAGAACATTCCCTGATAATGGTGCAAACCCAGGATATGCTGGTGTAGCAGTCGATGGTGGAGAATTCGGTTTAACTCATAATAGAGAAAAATGGGATCATGCACTAAGCGATGAGTCTAAAGAAGCAATTAGTCAAAGAGTCGAGGTCGGAGTTTCCGGAGTTCGCGCAGATAAAATGGGATATGGTCTTGAGGGAGAAGTTGTCGAAAAGAATTCCCATAATAGAGAAGCCAGTATGATTTTTGATTCCGTTGATGGTAGGGCGTATTTATTATCAAATGATGAGCCGTTCTATGTTAATAATGAAGAACGTTCTCCTGAAACAAGATTACCATTAAGAACTGTAGCAAGAATTGCTGATATTCCAACTAGAATAACAGATCTTGGTAATGATTTCGATTTTATATCAGATTGGGATTATCATCACACTGATAATGATTTTACACATTCAAACAGATATGTTCTTGATAATTTAGATGATAGGACATTTGTATCACCAGAAATATCGAAAGATGCAAGTGGTAGTTATATAAGTAATAATTATGTCGGCCTTGCTGGATTGAGTAATTATGCTGAAGGTGACAGTACTGGATCTGATGGTGGTCGTGCATCAAACATTCAACCTGAAATAGGTTCTAATAATGATAGGCAAAATGCTGCGGTAAATAGTTATAATAAAAATAAAAATTTCAGTGGTAATAACTATTCAAACGGATATTTTCCTGGTGTATTCAAATCATTCGAGGAATTAGAAAAGGTGGATATATTAAGACAAAAAAGAACTACATTAAATAGTGCAACGCCTGGCGGCAGACGAAGACAAAATTATTATGAATTCGATGGAATCTGGGCATATAATAGTTATGATAGAACTGCCAGTGATACAAGTTATCTATCTGAAAGTCATAATCCTACTAATATAGAAAATGCTATTGGATTTAAGCCGACTTCATTTAATAATTTAAATCAAGACACTACATTTAATTCTTCAATGTTATACCAATGGAGATACAATAGGGTTAGTGTTTATTGGGAATCTAAAAATATTACTATATTAATTGCGGATCCTGGAGTTGATTATAAAGTTGGCGACTTGTTAAGATATACATACACTAATGAAATTATAACATATAAAGTCAATAGTGTTGGACCTAATGGAGAAATACTAAGTGGTCAATATCTAACACCAGATATACCAGTCAGATTTGAACAAGACCCATCTACAAATGGAATTGGTGTCCCATTCACTGATTATGTTTCTGGTGGAAAAGGTGCAACTTTGATTATTGCATGTAAAGCATCAGTATATGTAAATGCAACTCAAATAAAAAATAATTTATATGCATATGTCGATGTTGTACCTACAGTGCGTAGTGACAATACATCTAAATGGTCAGATATTAATAATCCATCTACCGACAATGGTGTTGTTGTTCGTAGTACTGCACCATCGCCAGCATACACTGGAGTTAATAGTGGTCGCGGAGGAGATGCCCCATCAAGTTTATCATCCGAACATGCATTCTATGAGCATGGTGGAAATGCTACAGCTGGGCCGCATATACACATATTCAAATATGTTATAAATACAACTGATCCAACATGGGAAATTGTGGACGGCGTAAAAGTATATACTGGTAAATGGGTTGATTGCGGTCCTCTAGGTTTGGAAAGACCTGCTGATATCAAGGCGTTATTATTTTCCAATTCAGATTGTAATAACTTTAATAATTATTATAAATTTACTTTGGATATAATGTTAGATATGATGAATCGTAATCCTGATAGAGTTATATCCAACAATGAAACCGCTTTGAGTAATATGTATATACATATGGCGGAATCAGATCCGGAACCTGATAAAAAATTCTATATTAAACGTATAAATCCAATAACATCTGCAATTGAAACAGTTGATATTACAAATAAAGTGTATTATATCAATATGGGTACAAGGGTTCCATTTGTATATAACGCCGGACCTAAAAATGACCCAACTTTCGGTTATGGAAATACTCCAATAGGCTGGGTATCACTTGTAGGAACAATTGGTAATTAATTATATAATTAAAAAATATTAAGGATGTGATGAAAAAGTGAATATAAGTCGATGTACATCATCATTAATACAACAACTCGGATTATATAATGTTAATCTTCCATTCAAAGAACCAACCGAGAAGGTTATTCAAAACATATTAAAAACTACTACTATCCCAGAATACTCGGAATTTGTACCTTGGATAAAGCAAGACACTGTAGACATTAGAGCATTAAAATGTGTTAATCCAAACGAGCACATATACATATTGCCGGGTTCATTAACTATGACACCTGTGAAATATGTGTCAGACGTAGCTATACCATCAAATCAATTTAGAGGTTCATATGGTGCGGTTGCTCCTTCATATGGTATCACTCGTGCAGCTCAAGGTGTTGCTACAGGTCAGGCTGCAATGATGTTAGTCGGGCAGATGCGATCTGAGCCAACATTTGAATATTTAGGATATAATCAGATTAGATTGTATGCATTTCCGAAGAGCCTTGTTACATTCAAAGTAGCTTGCGAACATTTGGAAAACGGTGAATCGATAGAACCAAGTTGTTATGATTCATTTATGCAGCTTGCATTATTAGACGTAAAGATGTTTCTATATAACAATCTGAAGTTGTATGATGGTATTACTACAGCATTTGGCACAATACAATTGAAAACAGATGAGTTTCAAAGTGCTGAATCTGATAGAAATGCTTTACTTGAGGATTGGAGAAATACGTTTCATTTGGATAATATTGATTGGATCGAATGGATGTAAAATTTAAACAAAAAAATAGATAGGGGATATAATCCCCTATCTATTTAACTCTTTTTTATTTTTCCATATGGAGTCTTTTGTTCTGGAACAGTTGGATCTTTATATACGAATCCATCCATATATGGTTTTGGTAATTTAGTCCAAGTAATAACATTATTCGTGCGGTCCTGTCCAATATCATCAAGTTTCTTACCACTATATCCAATGACATCGTATGTTTCACAGACATTTTTTCTAATGTTATCTATAAATCTCTCTGTAGATGGATACCAATATAAATTCATAATGTACCTTTGTTGATTCGGCACTTCAATGGTACATTGGTACCAATCCTGTTCTGTCGGTTTAACTTTGGGGAAGATATTCCATTTCGGATAGGTTAATTTACCAAATATTATCCCCCGTAAAAATTGATATATGTTGCGTAGTGTTTTCATAAATCAATGTAACCCCCTTATTTGTTATTTTATTTAAATGAAATATTTTCTATAGATATGTGATCATCATATTCATAGATATATGCAGTTACTGTTGCCGAACCTACTCTTATTTTACTAAATGTACAGATATCCTCAGTATTAATTATTTTTCTACCATTAATAAATTTAGATAATAAACCATTAGCACTGAGTTTATTGCTACATAATCCGTTAAATACATTTCGATTGAAAAATCCCATTTTTACAGGTTTACCATTCCAGTTTAATTGGTTTATATCATCGGGCATAGTTTAAAACTCCTCTTGAATTAGTTTATTGATGGGAACTCCCCTAATTAATTTTCGCCAACCTTTATGATTTAATACAACATTGAAGTGATTTCGACAATGATCGATTAATTCAGCTATATCATATGTTGCACAATCACGACCCTCAATTCCGCCAACATAATTTGAATCAGGAGTTTCTTTATACCCACACCTGACCCAATATTTACCATCTAATTTATTTTTTCTAATCATGACAGTGAAGATCTTTCCATCAAATATTTCATATTCTCTGAATATTTCGTCATATGTATCACAAGATGTTTTTGCTGGCACCGCATACTCATTTTCATCTTTATGAAGACATAAAGATTCTTTACGTAATTCCTGGTCTAATTTATTACATACATTTGAAAGTGGCATATAAACCTCCATAAATTTTTATTCATATATGTATTAATAATATATAATACGTTATCGATTATATGCGGTATGCAATATGATTAAACTATGTATGATAGTATAAATAAAACGAATTCGTGTAATCTTTGATCTATGTTAATATGCATAAACCCGTATGTGTTATAATCATTAATTTGATCCCACGACATTCCTTTAAATCGCATAATTAACTTAACTGGGATTCTAGTATCAATTATTACATGCGATATAAATAATGTTAATGACACAGTAGATACTTGAAAATCTGTTACTATAACACGTAACAGTACGAGAATAGTCAAAGTGAAGAATGCATAAACGTAACTATGTGAGACGAGTGCCCCAATTGCGTTTAAATAATTTCCTTTAATCCATTTACCCTTATTTATTGCTTGACACTCCCATTGTAATATCCAATCCACAAATAGACTTACAAAATAGGATATAACTAAAAATTGAACATTAATTCTCATTATACATCATTCCTTTTCTTTATATTGGTTTAAGTTGCTTGGTATGCTACACGTTTCTTTCAAATCATCTTTATCAATTAGATTTAATAAAGCAATACCTAGTGCAGTATTCTGGAGGATTCTCTTTCGTAATTCAATCTTAGCATGGGGATTCATAGGATCGATATCATCAATTTTTACGATACGTTTTTTGAACATTAATTTCCATTCTTCCAAATCCCATTGTTTATTATATTCTCCCCATAAGAATTCTTGTACCTTTCTGGCGCTCATAATTGCTTCAAATAAATATTTTTCTTCTTCAGTTAATATATCAAAATTGTTCATTTAACAATTCCCATAGAGGATCTTCGAATGGTTTGATTATAATTTTAGCGCCAATAAATTTTTTCACAGCTTCTTCTACGGCATCATCATATATGAATCTAATATCTCTAAAGAATATAATTTCTTCAATAATATTATCTTCATTTACTTTAATACCTCCTCGTGTTGCACCCGGAAACCTTAATGCATAGCATCCATGTTCGTTAGGCTTACCTTCATAGATGTATGTACAAACGTAGTCTGGATAATTTCCTATGAGGTGCTTATCAATTTCTTTTGTTAGATCATTTACATAATCATTATCATTCCTATATTTCGGTGTAGTAATTAGATCCATTTGATATCTCCTTATTCCTATTTTATTTTATAAAATATTTACCATTTATAACTCCATCCGCTAGTGCATTTAAGATCTTCCCCGTCATAAGGATTAGATGAATTATAATATTTACCTCTATCACAAGTGGCACCTTTTACATAATTAACTAATAAAATTACCCGACGATCTAATCTCTGTCTAAGTTTATATTCAACAACATCTCTTGCTTTAGAGGTATTATCGGTATCTATATTATAAGTTGTGCCATCCTTTAAAACCACTATACACATTTTATCAATCTCCCTCGTATTATACGATATTAAATTTCCTTTTTAATTCATCTTTTATGTCATATAGCTTATGTATACTACCTGTAAATGGACAATTAATAAAACTGTCTACACAGTTGTGTTTTTGAAGTTCTTCCATAGCCCCAATACTTATACCATCTTCGATCCAAATGAACCTCCTATTCCAATCTTTTATTCCGGAGGCTTTATCAATTGGACCATGCTCCCAATTCGCAGTTTTAAATCTAGATGCGATTTTATCACCATATATCAATTTTAAGACATCATTGAAACCTGAACCCCATGATGATAACCAATAACAGTTTTCAAAATTATTAACTAAGAAATGAAGAAATCCTAGCGCACCATCTCTCAACTCGAGTATTCCATTTTCGCGACAAAATAGAACACCATCGACATCTAGGTATATATCGACATCAATCAATAATAACAACCCCCATTCCATTTGCATATTATTATGATAATATATAATTTTTAAATAGTATTCGTAATGTTTTCTATTATGATGCCAACAACCCCAATAATAAAAAAATACTTAACGATTGGATGTGAATTAATAAAATGGCTGGAAATAAAAAATATTATTTAGGTCTATCAGATAGACCAAACGAGTACCGTATTTGCTATTTGTTAGAAGGTAGCATGATTTATCTACGTAGATACAATGACTCAGTTATTGCAGTAAGTGATTTAGACAGATATAACTTAATTGGCACTAGTGATGTAATAGGTTCATCTATACTCAACCAGTTGGTTATATATGTATATGGTGATATAGATGTGCGCGATTTCATACTCTCGATGTTTGATATTTTTAAATATTCGGGTACAGTTGAATTACAACAACTGATCGAAATATTAAATTTAATTGACAAGGATTTAGATCCATATGTTTATGAGAGTTATTTAGATCACTATTCAGAATGCTTATATCCCGATAATGTTGAATTAAAAATATATGTATCTATATACAAGCTGCTAAGATCAATAGAATCAACACTAAATATAGATACTTTGTATGATCCTAGGGTGGAAACAATTTCATTATTCATAAATAACATAATGATATTATTTGGATATGAAGCTGTTGAAATTACAGAATAGTGTGAAATCGCATATTCCCTGGATTTAGTTGTATATTATACAAATATCAAAGAATAATTCTTGTATAAAATAGGGAGGTTGAATCATATGATTCCAACATTTAGTTTGAGACAAATAGATTTTTCAGCATTGAATGGAAAATACACAGGTATATTAAATTTTACACACATTATGCATGATGCCTATAAGAGTGAGAACAGATTACACGGATCAATTGAAATTGACGGAAAGCCCCAGCCATTATATGCTACATTTGAATATTTTGTCGATAACAAAAGTATTCGATTTGTTGGTAAAAATGATGGCGACAAAAGTCCATTTACAATCAGTATTAAGCCGGTAATAAAATTTGGTAAAGTATATTTAAATATTGATGGGATATATGGTAATAAAAATTTATCTCATATAGTAGAACCTGAATTTACTAAAATTAAAATTGCAGGATCTGCAGTATTTAATGATAAAGAATATCCTGTAAATTTTGTAATAAGTGGAAGTATGACTGGAAACGGGTTTAAGATAACAGGTGTCAATAACCTAGATAGAAAGTTATTTATACTTTCAGTAACACCAAAAATGGGAATAGGTGGAAAGTGTAAGATTGAAGGTAGTTATGGAGCTAAAGTAATTCCTGCTTTATTAATACCGATGGATGCCACTGCATTACCGCAAATAATAAGGACGTTAAAACAATTTGTAATTAAATAATCAATTAATACGTAATACATAATGTAATTATATAAGTAAATATGAATTATCGCATATTATCATAATTTACTTATATATTCTTCAATTATCAAAGAATAAAAATTTATTCAAAAAAATATTATAATATAAAAAAATGAGGAGGACATTGACATGTCATACAAAAAAGATTTAGAAGGATTTATAGCAAGAGGAACAATAACACCAGAAGAGGCAATAGCATTTGTAATCGGGAAAAAACATTTAAGACTTCCTAAGCTAACAGAAGTAAATCAATTATGTGATATATTAAACACTGAATCAGAAGATGCTGATAGCGCAATTGATTTTGAAACTGTAAAAGGTAGCAATAAAGCTGCTATGGAAAATTTACAAGCAATCATCAGAAATGTAACTTTAACAAAGAAGAATTTACTTCAACTTTGGTATCTTGCAAAAGATAAAAGAAAGAGACAATATATGATAGCTTTAATTGGTATTGGATCTGTAGCTGCAATCGGTGGAATCGCATATGGTATAAAAACAGTAATGGATAAGAGGAATAACAAAGATCAAGGTACTGATACTACTGGCGATATCTTAGAAGATACATACAGAGATGATATTCCACAAGTAGAAATGGAAGAAGTAGAAATCTAAAACTTTGGAGCTATTTGAATTATTCAAATAGCTCTTTATTTTTTTAACCTGTTTATAAATGTTTTATGTACAATTGATCATAATGAATACACGGAGAGGTGATATAAATTATGTATAACAATATAGGATATGATTGTACTTTTGAAATGAATGATTTTAATGAACCACGATTACGTGAAGAAGCTGAGCTAATAAAAAATGTTGTGTTATTAATATTATTTATGAAGCCTGGTCAGTACCCATCAATTCCTCATCTAGGTATGAATATACAAGATAGATTATATTCATATTATGATGAGATCGATGAATCTGCCTTTGCGAGAGAATTAATGGATCAATGTCAAATACTGGGAACATACATCCAACAGGGATCCATAGTAATTAAGAAAATGATTTATAGAAATATGCCATCGTTGATCATTTACATAACAACCGCAACCGATGATGATAGAATTGTCGATTATAATCGAACTAGAAATAAGATTAATGAATTCTATATAGGCATATCGGTGAATGAATTAAATAAATTATTGTATAATGTAAATGCTAGGGCATCATAGAGAGGAGGTTTATTTTTTTATATGGTTACTAATCGTAAAGAAATTGAAAAGCTAATATACGACGTATTTGATGCAATTGATCCCAGTGGAAATAATACTGCAAAATATAGAGGTATGTATGAACCAATGAGTGACGCACAGTTCGAGAAGCATATGAAATCATTTCTATCAAGCGATGATGAAAACTTTATATTAGACATAGTTGAGTTTGAGCATGATCTTAATTTCAATCAATGTGAGGCTGCGGCAAAGGTTTTAAATATTCCATTAGCAGAATATGTATTTATGCCACATTTAACAATGGATAAATCTCGAGTGGTAGTATCAAAAGAAAAATGTTTAGTTGGGTGGATGAATGTAAAACGTCCACAGCAATTACTCCATAAGAAAAATGGGTTGGCAATGTCTGATGAAAAAATTTCACCTATAACAGGTCAAGTCGTTGGTGAAGATAAAGGTGCTAGAGATAGTGATATCGAGGCTGCCATGTTAGTATCACTAGGCGCTGAAAAGATATTACAAGAATTGCACGGTCCTAGAGCCGATGATATTGTAATGAAGCGACAAATGACTCAAGATATTACTACCAAAGGATATGTTTTGTTAGATGAATTAGAAAATGATGTTACAAATAAAACATCATTACGAGCATTGGATTCGTATTTAATCAGTATGGGAGTTAAAAGCGATCTCATAACAGAAACTTATATTTTACGGAATACAGCTGAAAATGCATTCTAAATAAAAAATAATATAAATGAAAGGAAGGTACATATAATATGTTACCAATTATTTGTAAAGGAAAGGGGTTAATACCGAGAGTTGGTATGATCGCTCCAATATTAGTACCATTTAAAGTAGATATTCAAACATTAACGATTATAATAAAAACACCTGGTTCAGTTTTAAAGCCTCATTTTGTTGATCCTGTAACAGCTAAAGAAGTATTATTAACTAATACTAATTATAAAGATATTTATAATGAATATCAAAATAGAACTCCTGCAGCTATAGTACAGAAAGAAAAAGAGATTATTATAACGCCACCTACAGGTGGTTCAGTTACCGAAGATGATTCTGATTCAAAACCGAATATTTCATCAGAAGATGAGAATACTGTAATAAACATTATAACTAAACCTGCGGATGATTATAATGCAGATGAGGTAATTGTAGATAATATAGCAAATACTGCAGAAAAAACTGAAATCGATAATATACATTCTGTAAATGCTGATGTGTCAATCCCAGTCATCACAAAAATTGACGATCCAACAACTTCAGTTAATGAAAATGCTGATACTAGATCAATTCCAGTTATTACGAAAGCTATTGATAATAACGGCGGCAACAATAATAGGCATAATAACAATAATAGACATAATAACAATAATAGATATAATAACAAATAACATGCAATATCATCGTGACTTCGGTCACGATGATATAAATTTTATAATTATATATTTTCAATATATCGTAGGGTTTAAATAATTAAAATTGAAAGGGAATAATAAAATGGAATCAGATAAAGAAATAATAAATGAAAATGCAACGGATGAAGAAATAATTAATCGGTTAGTGGCCGATGCTGTGGTTTCTATGACAGAAAATATGCTTAAACAAACTTGTCAGATGCATACTGAAAATATGGATGAATTATTTAATATTACAAATAAAATGATACTTGTGACAGTTGATACTTTAATTGATAAAATTAAAGAAATTCAGATGGATAATATGAGAAACATGGATTTTATAAAGGCCGTATTATTCACGCAGAATTTATCAAATAATGAATGTTATGCAAACTATGTCAATGAATGGAATCGACTTAATGCAAATAAATTCAAAAAAGTAATTGATCCTGCAGTTGATCCAACTGTATATAAAAGTATTGATGCTAAATCGCATGTATGTGATCATGAAAAATCTTATACAGCGTTACCAATAATACCAGCAGGAATAACCCTTCAATGGAAATGTATAAAATGCGGAAAGGAAGGATTGGAGCGCGTTAATAATTCGGAGAGTGAGACTACTGATGCATCAATTAAAACGAGAGTTGATAATAATTGATATTACATATTTTATTTAATAACTATTTTGAGCATAACAATACAATATCAAAATTATATATGAAATGGGGCTGGTGATATTATGTACGTTCTACCACATATACGAACAATACATGACTGTGAGAGGGAGTTTGGGGATGTTATAATCATTTCTCATTATAATACCTATGAAAAATTTGATGAATTATATTGGAAAGTATATTATGCAATTTGCGCATGTTATGAAATTTCAGAGTGCGTTAAATATAAAATACGTTTCAAATTTTACGATTCCGATAGTAAGACCTATGAGCTATCTATGGTTAAATTTCTTTTAAATATAAACGCATGGAGACCACTAATTGAATTATATCAATTGCAAAAATATTATCATTATAAATTAGAAGTATTGGATGAAAGCTTCATCATTAACAGAATGATGAGTGATACATTAAGAATAGGATTGGAATCTAAAGTATTGAAGACATTAGATGATTATGGTATCTCATTTGAAAGATCATCTGATCTAATAAAGACTGTTATCGAAAGATATCAAGAGATATCGATCGAGTTTTCGTTGTTAGCTCCAGCCGGAATATTTACTCTTGAGAATTGTTTCCTAAACGATTATATGAATAATGAAAAGATTCGAGAGTTAAATAATACTGTAATATCACAAAATATTCAAACTGCCGATGTTGAGGAATTATTAAAAGAGAAGTATAATGAGCTTGTCGTAGAGTTAGGTAAAACTAAGAACCCGATATGGTATGTTAGTAAAGCAGGTAATCACATCAAAGCTAAACAGGTACAAGAATTATTTATTTCGTACGGTCAGGTTCCGAATGTTGATGGTAATGTAATTCCTTATACGATGGAAGGTAATGGATTCAGTACTGGGTTTAATAGCCCATCTGCATATTATGTTGCCGCAACTGGTGCTAGATTATCGGCTATCATGAATAAAACTAAAATGGGTGAAGCGGGTTATCTATCTCGTAATTTAATTTTATTGAGTAGAACAATGCATCTCTCTACAACTACATTTGATTGTGGTACTAAACACATGCTTGAATTATTTGTATCAAGTTCAACTATGTTGAGGAGATTGGAGAATCGTTGGTTTTGTGAATATTTGGGGGATCCATTACAATGCATTCATTATGAAACCCATAAACATTTAATTGGTAAGAAAATTTATGTGAGGTCTTTGTTAACATGTGCAGGTGGTGATGAGGTATGTCATGTATGTTACGGACGAGATAGTCACCTTGTTGCAAATATGCCAGGTATGGCAATATTTAATACGGAAGTTTATTCAGAACCAGTATCGCAAAATATATTATCCACTAAACATTTATTGTTTACAGCCGCCAATAAATTGACATTCAGCGATTCGTTTGATAAATATTTTAAATTTAATGCAGGGGATATTTATTTGAAGGATCAAGATGAATGGAATAATGAGTTACCATTTGAATATTTAAGCATAAGAATTGAAGAAAGCAATGTGCTATCCGTTAATGAACAGGATATAATTGAATATAGTACATTCGGTAATAATATAGAATCCCCATTCTTTATATATAATAAAAAGACCGGCGAATATGATAAAATAGAAATAATAAATGCTGAATCCATGTTTATAGATGCGACATCTATGAAATTATTCAAAACAGTTATTGATAAGAAGCATGCGAATAGTAAGTTTTATGAACTTCCGCTACATACAATAGCTACTGAATTAGAGGGTCGTTTAATGTCAGTTGATATTAAAAATAATGGATTAACCGATAACCTCTATATGATAATGGACTTATTAAATAAAAATGCATCTAAATATGATGATTATAATCAACTTGCACAATACTTCTTTGAAATGTTAATTAATGTTGGAATCCGTTGCAGAAATATTCAAGCAGAAATTATATTAAATCGATTGATACGCGATAATAATGATATATATGCTAGACCTGATTTTTCTAAATTCAAAGCGCCTGAATATAAAATATTGACATTGAATCAAGCATTGATAAATACCAAAGCACCTACAATAGGTTTATCATATCAAGAAATCAAACGTCAATTACTCAGCGATGATCTTTATGCCAGTAAGAATGGAGCATCATATTTAGATCCTATGTATGCGACATCAATCAGTACTGATCGTTTAAAAGAAATACATAATAAGTTAAGAAATAAATTAAAGGAGAAAAAGGAAAATGAGCAATCAGAACATAAATAATTCAAATATATCAATATTGAATCAACATGCTTTTGAAGAGGCTGCAGTAGAAATTAAGCAATTGCAAGATAAGATCGATGACAAATTAAAGGAAAAATGCCCAGATGAATTAGAATCTCATGAGAATTTATTATTTAAAGAAATCAGCTCTACTATAATTAAAATACTCACAGACACTTCTACTCAAGAGGCATTCAGAGAGTTGCAGAATAAAATAGGAACTGATATTTCGAAGGAATTAGTTGAACTGATCTCAACTGTAACAACATTTGCAACATATAATGCAATTGCATTTTATGATATGACTGTTAAAGAACAAATTTCAGAAAATTTTACAGAGTGGGGAAAAACTATTATGAAACATGATAGTGATATAAATGTCATGGCTGCTAAAATTGGAGATATCGAAAAGAAATCAATTGTTTCTAAATTGCAAAATATTGTTGATAATGATGTAATATAGATACATATTATACAAAAGCAATTAGTTTAAATATGAGAGGGGATGGGCGGCCATCCTCCTTCATATTCTTATTTTTTTATTTATATATTATAATTATATAATAATTGAATAACAAAATAAAGTGAGGGTTTATGATATGTCAAAAATATCTGCAATTAAAAGTCTTATTATGTTTAATCAAAGAGTCTTATCACTAGGCGAAGTAATAGATGGTAAAACATATACAATGAATGAATTAAAAAAGACATTATCATTCAATCAAATATTCATTAATAATATGAATGAAATTTTCAAAAATCAGAAGAAGTTCACTGAGTGCATTGATGAGTATAATGCCGACCTAAAGAAAGTTCATTTAAATTTATATAACATTATTAACAAAATAATGGAGATTGATAAATCGATCATGATAGAGTTGGATGACAGATATCAGTTCGAATGTAGATTTGCAATATTGGATTTTATTAAGAATGGACTGATGATTGATGTTATTAATAAAACTGAATTAGAAACATACCATTTTGATGAAGGTTTAATCTATTATATAATATCCGCGGGCAGTAGTTATATCATTTATCATATGGATTCTAAATGCAAATTATATCAATGCTTAATATCATATAAATTTAATGATTATATTAGATATTGGAAAACTGATGCAGCGATGTTATCATATCTTAAAAATAATCACAAAGATGATAGTAATGATATATATGGAATTGTAATGAAAGTTACGAAATCATCAGACAGCCATGATCTGGTTAAGGTCGACATGTATGGAGAAACCGATGATATGCAGTCAATATATAATGATATGGTGACACATTCAAATTGGCATGATAAGTTCATTATAAAAAATCAATTCATGTATATGAGTGATATTGAACAAATCATTACATCGTCTAAGCTATATCAAAATATACCCGCCCATACTAATGTATTTGCATCAGATAATGATAAAGAATCGTTCTTACTATCAGATATATTTGATAAAGATATATTAGTTGAATACCCTAATGATTCATTTGATTCATATTTACGATTATTACATCTTGCATCAATCGATAATAGGGTTGAATCGATATCCGTAACATTATATAGAATAGGTAATAATCCTATTATATATTATATTCTTAGAGACGCTGTAAGGAGAGGTGTTCAAGTGCATGTAAATTTAGAACTTAGAGCATCTGAAGAAAAGATTAATAAATTCTGGGCAAGTGAGATGAAGGCAGTTGGTATAGATGTGGCGCATTATGCGGATGGATATTTAAAGGTCCATTGCAAATTGACATTAATAAAATTCAAAGATAATAAAATGATAGCCCAGATCGGTACGGGTAATTATCATTCTCAAACCACATCGCAATATACAGATTTTTCACTCATGACTACAGATAAAAAAATGACGTCACAAATATCAGATCTATTTGATGTTATATTTAATAGAGCGACAAAAGTTAAATTTAATAAAGACTTATTGGTCACTCAATATAATATGAGGGATACTCTTAAAGAGCTAATATTGAATCAAACAAATCTAGGTCCTAAAGGGTTAATTCAAATTAAATGCAATGCTCTTGATGACGACGAAATGATAAAATATTTGGATTCAGCTGCATTAGCTGGATGTAAGATGCAATTAATAATAAGAGGTGTATGCACATGGATTCCACCTGAAAATACACTTAATAAAAATGTGACAATCAAATCTATAGTATGGGATAAATTGGAACATTCCAGGGTATACTGTTTTGGAAATATTAACCCTAATGTATATTTAGGATCGCTAGACTTAATAACACGAAAATTAGATAATCGAATCGAAACATTGGTTCGAATAACTAATAAACATACACTAGTTGAGTTATGCAATTATATGACTAGATATAATAATTTTAGCGGGGCTTGGAGTATGATTTATGATGGTGGAAATATTAAATATGTAAAATAACTGAGAGGTGACGTTAATGTATACTCCTAATATGAGTATTTGGTTAAATCCTAATTTAGAATATCTATTCAATACAGAGATAATCGAATATGATATGAAGGAAGCAGGATTTAGCTTAATAAAGCAATTTCATTTATTATCTGACGATGAAATTCATAAATTAAATATGATTGAAAAGTCTGAAAGGACGATAGCTATTGGCAAACTGCAACGTGATAAGATTTTATCAAGTTCTGCATTATCTGATAAATTCACAGAAATGCGAGCTGCATTTATCGAAGCTAATAAAATAACAGATAATGATATTATATCTGTTAAAAAAGATGCTATATTTACTATAGGTAAATGTAAAAGGCAGAAATTTGGCGGTATTGAATTTGTAGAAAAGCATAATTATTCATCATATATTAGATTTGTGAATAATTCTAATATTGAAATATTTTATAATGATGGGGATGGTTTAGAAATAAAAGGTATTGGTGATATAGGAATTAATAGACACAGATTGTACTTAATCCCATTCCTTGAAAAAATAATTAAATATATTGAGTTAAAGAATCCATCGGTAAAACGACAGATTAGAACATTTATAGATGATTATAAGGCTATGAAATTGGATGAGGGGTACTATATTGAATTCAATAATAAGAGTGCATCAGTAGATCCGATGTACAATTATCAGAAATTATTAATACCCCTAGTTCAATTAGTTGTGGAGGAACTTAACAAATGAAATATGATGATGCAGAAGATCAAGTATATTATCTTGTATATAAAACATCCGATGATCGACATGGTGGAATCGAGGATCTATATGGATGGTCACATAGTAAATCAGTTGTAAATGCATTTCTGAAGCAACGGAATCCAAAAAAATATGTTATTGATAAAATGGTAATAACTGCAGACAAAAGTGGGGCATATAGTAAGAGAGGTTTAGTTGACACAAGATATCTAGATTTGAGTGATCCAATTATGTTAAATATACTCCCATTAAAATCATGCAACACTGGTGAAACCGTTAAATTATTTACAACAAGTGATGAACAAATTAGGATAGTTAGCGACATCGATTCAATGTTTGATCAACTTAGATCATTTGACAGAGTCGAAGATACATCCATAGCTCATCTCGTTAATATATATAAATCAATTAAACCAAAATATATTAATGCACTTGAATGGATTGGATATAACCCCACAGAGATATCATATTTATATGACACAGTGGATGATATATATAATGAAATAAACTTTGGTCAAGATTATATCGATGAATCTGATGATGAAATCGATAAAGGTGGATTGAATTTAATTAAGGCGATGTTTTATTCACTAGAGTCTGTAATTAAAGTTTTGAAGGATGAGTTGATTTAGGAGGATCAGGTAACTATGAAGAATTATGAAAGAGAAGATAATGTCACATTCTATTTCGTTTTGTCTAAACGTGCATCAGGCGGTAATGATATTAAAGCTTGGAGTGATGATAAATGCTGCGTAGAGTTTTATGTGAAATTTCACAATTGCCCAAATCATCATATACGCAAAGTTAGTAAAAAGATGAGAGATATATCATCAATACTAAATGAGAATCATAATGACGAGATTGAAATTATGAATATTATAACCAGGGATAAAAATAATCGACCTAAAATTATACAGATTCCAATGACTACAACAGAACGAAGTGTAGTTGATGATGCATCTAAAACATTCTGTTCTGCAATGGTTGATTATTCGGCATTAAATGATCATGTGGGTATATTAAAACCAAAATATCAAAAATCTTTAGAAAGAATTGGAATGATGGATATCATTCGTTCGACGATATATAATAAGTCTACAAAATTTATATCTGAAATTGAAATCGACCAACTGCGCCTACTAGCACGATTATTCAAAGGTGATTTCAATTAAGATTATATATTATTGATATATAGTAATATGGAACAAAATATTATCGAGAGGAGATTGTGAATACATACATGCAGAAAGTATTAAGATCAACAATATGTGAATTATTTCCGTTTGATCTTCGTGTGGAGTTGGAATTATTATCAAAACGAAGAGATATATCTAATAAAGAAAAACAAACGGAATTATTTAACTTATTTAGAAAATATGATATAGAGGCAGTTCCTCTTGGACCCGGAACTAATCGTTATGCATTTAAATTGAATTCATATGCGATCAAGTTTGCAACCAATAATGACGGTAAGATAGATAATCTTAAAGAGTTTAAAATGGCTAAAAGATTATATCCCAACGTTATTAAAGTATATGAAGTAAGTATGAATGGAACAATTCTAGTTACAGAGTATATACAACCATTTGAAAGTTTTTCAGAGATGTTGTCTCATGAGAAAGAAATCAAAAAAATATTAAGCGACATGTCATCAGTATATATGTTTGGTGATGTAGGGGTAATAGAAAAGAATTATGCCAATTGGGGTATTAGAATTGGAACGACCGAGCCAGTCTGTTTAGATTTTGCATATGTATATGATGTTAGCAGTGATATATTTATATGCCATGCTTGTCATAATGATGCAATGTTATCATTAACATCTGACTTCGCTTCATTAAAATGTCCCAGTTGTGGTAAAGTTTATAAGTTCGAAGAGATTCGAAGAAGAATCGGTAATGATATACACAATCATGAAATCGGTGATTTAACAACAGAAGGATACGTATTAGAGACATCTAATGTGCCAGTAACATTAGATGAGAATCGAAGTCCGTATTTAAAGAAGAAAGCATCTAAAATTAAAAATAATGAAATAAAAGTAGTTATAACAGAAGAGCCAATCGACACCTTTATTATGCCATCATAAAATTATTTAATATATTAAATCAAAATCTTAGGAGGATTTATCCATGGTAAACATTATTAGAAATCAAGGTACAGTGAAAGTTATTCAGCAGAATAACAATACCCAACATGAAGACAATTTCGTATTACAGACACCTATTAAAGAAACTTTAGCTGTGCCTGTTACAAAATTTGTATTTGAGGGTGACATTGATAGTTCAATCGAATCGCAATCATATAATAATATTTCACAAAAATCAAATACTAACATCAATGCAAATGATAGATATGATGATTTCGTTTTAGCTAAACCTGGTAATGAACAATTAGTAGATGGGGTTACTAAGAAAACTATGAATTCCCAAGAACCTCATAAAATCAATAGATTTGATAATCCTGAAAGTATACCATCCATTGTAGATGTGACTAGATCGATATCAAAGATAGCTAACATGATTAGGGAATCATTAAAACGAAATGACGTTTATGGTAAAATAACTTATGACAAAATGAAAGAATCTGAATTTTACTATAAATTGAGCAATCCTATCTGGAAAAGTTTATTGCAAATATGCAATATTGAACAACTACCAGGTGAGAATCAATTTAATATCCCAAAGGTAGATATGAATACACCTTATCTAGAAACTTGGAGATTTTTCGATAGGATGTATCATGATACAAGGGTTAGTTTCGACAAAGATCCTATTATAGCAATCACTAATTATAAGAATATATTCCAGGTTAATGGCGGAATCACTAGTAAATTAATACCAGTACTATTTTCGAAAATAGGGGAAAAATTAAATGGTATATCACCATCAGATCTAAATATTATAGTGAATAACATTGGTGGTGTATGGTGTTATCGTGACCCATCTTATATCGAATCCATTGGAGTCGACAGTCCAATGCCACCACGCATGACACTGTTTGATCCATTTGCACATAATGATACTGATGAAGAATTCTCTATCGGTAATGAAGTGCAGGTGCATATTCCAATAGCACAGATGGATAAAGTGAATAAAAATAATAATATATATCAAACTGATGATAATGATGATTACGAAGATGATTGCGATGATGAATCTGATTATGATGAGGATTGTGATGATTATGACGACTGCTGCGATGAATATGAAGATGAGGATCATGATGATGAGGTATTAACTATCGATATACAGAATGATACAGATGTTAATGAAGCCATTATTTCTATATCAGCATGGAATGGTACTACAACGGCATTATATGAAGTATTAGAAGTTAAACCAGAAACTGAAGAATCATTAGATTGGTCTTGGTTACGTCATTTTATACCAAATGCTGTAATTGTTACAGAAGAACCAGATGCATATTTAGAATACAATGAAATGTTGGATTGTATTAGATTTGCACAGTTGGCAAAATCTAAAGATGTAACTGAAGAGCCGAATGATAGTGCTACGATAATAGGTTTATACTATATTGATGAAGAAGTTGAAAATATGGAAGATAACTTATTGCACACTATTGGTAATATCGTTGAGCAAAATATGTCGGTTGCACCAAATTTAAGCCATCTAGTAAGAACCCTTCAGATGGATAGATTAATAGTTGATGAAATATCACTTTTAAAATGCATTGGTCAAATTGATGATGATGATAATGGAAATTATGCTAATCCAGATGCCGATGAATGTGAAGACGAAGATGAAGAATATGAATCAACATTAGCATTTGCAGCTTCATTAATATCGGGCAATAATGACATGGAAGCACCAACGCCTACAGAAATTATTGAAGAAGATGATTATGAGGATGATAATCAAGAAGTGATGGAAGAACCAGATGCAGAAGCCGAGGTAAATGAAGAGATATATGAGGTATATGAAGAAGAGGAAGAAATAGTAGAGTCAGATACTTCTGATAATTGTGAAAATACAATCGGCGATTACATCCGTAATAAATATGGTGATGCGGATGGTCTAGTATTACAACCAATCGTAAAAGGTCGAAATAGTAAATATCAAGACGTTGAGTAAAAACATTAATGTACACAGGGTTCTATTACCAGAACCCTGTGTAAATTATTATTTTTTGAAAGGGGAAGTGACATTATATATGTTATTTAGGATTAACCATGAAAACTTTATATATCATATGATTGATTATTTTACTAGAGAAGAAATAACAAATTTATCATATATGATAATAAGTGCTTCCATTCGTAATCAAGGTACACAGCCAAACATTGTTAAATGTAATGATTTATATCCTTCTAGTGATGATGCAATATCGAATTATATTCAACTTGAGGATAAAAAATTATTTCATAAAACATATTATAGGGAATTAAAGCAGACTGAAAATATAATATATCAGGCAATTATTGATCCTATATTGAAGCATCGACATAATATTGTATTAATATGTGCTGAGCGTGAAGATATGTATATTGACGTCCTATGCGACTTTTTAAAACAAGAATTCGCTTTAAAGACCGTCGATCTAAATAAATTATTCGATGAGGGTGAAACTGATATATTTGTTATAGATAAAACCGAAGTTAACAACAAATCCATAGAAATAAAACGTAATGCAGTGCGTGAAAGTATCAGAAGTAGAGAACAAACCCCAGATGGTCGTGCACATTTATTGTCATTAATGGCAAAAGAAGATAAATTGAAGAAATTAAAATCACTCGGCATTAAAGTGGATAAATCAATGAAAGATTCAGAATTAACTGAATTATTGAAAGATGAGTGGGTGGCATCTGGGGAATAGATAATATTCCTCGGATCCATCTTTTTTTTGTATTTATTACCTGAAACAGAAGCATAATGAATATGTAAACATAACACTAAAAAATATTTTTTATAAAGATAAGGAGAGATAATCATATGATTACTGTAAATTCTAAAACAAATAAAAACCCGTCATCAGGTGATGAAAATTTTAATGAATTTAAATTACCAGAAGCAATGCAAGTTAAAAATGATGGGCTTGAAAAAATGGATAAACATGCAGAGCAAATTCAAAAGGATATTAAACCTGTGGGGGATTGGGCGGATTTATTGAATACAACAACCGACAGCGTTACCAATGCAATAAATTCTGCTACAACTGATCGTCGTTCAATTATAGCCAGAGCTAAAAATTCAATAATACAATTTCCAATATACATAGTTGACAATGTTAATATTAGTGCAGCTCATATAGTCGCTAAAGCATTTGAACGTGTATATGCTTCATTTGTACAAACGGTATTATCACAGTATCCGGTAGTAGACGAAAATTCTATAAATGACTTAGCATTTTTAAAACAATTCCATACAAATATAAGAGAATCTGCAAATTCATTATTCAATGAATATTATCAACCAATTGATGATTTTGATGAAATTATGCAGGAAAGTATATCTAATACAGTATTATGCGAAGATGGTATTATGGCAAATTTCAATGTCGCTCCATGCACCAATAGTTATCTTATTGCCGAAAATGCAAGACTACTAAATGAGCCATTACAGGGATTTGAAAATTACTTCATCGAAGCTAAAATGAATGATGCTGCTAACCTTAAGAAACTAGATTCTGATAGACAGGATGTTAGATCGACACATGATCCACAGGGTGATATAATAGCGGGTATGAACGAGCAAGATGTTCTTGCATTATTCGATCAGAAGGAACCCGTAGAACCGAAGGAACCTACAAAAAATACACTTCCTCCAGAACCCAAATTTTTTATTAGAGATGGTGAAGAGAAGTCAGAGGCTCAAATTAGACATGCTAAAGATCTTGCTGAATATAATGCAATTGTTGATGAAAAAATGGGTGAATATGAAGATGCGGTTATTGCCTATAAAGATGCATTAGAAAAGTATGGTGCTGATAAGGAAATATTCCTTCAAAGTATAAAAGATGGCGTAAAGGTTGTATATAATAAAGATGGTGCACCAGTATTATATAATAAGGAAAAAGATCAATTCTATGTTATTAAACCTGGCGTACACAAAATCACTACATCTTCACGACAAGTATCTGCTGAATTTAAAGCACCTGCTATGTTAAGAGACTCAGATATTAAAAAGATAAATGGTATGTTGCCATATACATTTGATGCTAGTTTTACAATAAAGAGTAAAACTACTCCTATCAACAATATAGTGCATTATATAATTGGAGTGAAGTCTGTTCTTCATCTAATTAAGGCGAATGATCTTAGTGAAGAACTTCAAGGTCTAGTTACCGGGGATATCAAGAATTTACAAAAGGTTCGTTATAAAACTGGCGAAATTGCATTCTGGAAAGATTACATATTCAGAAAAGGTGAACTTAAGAGAGATGCATCTAAACAATTAGATAGCGGCAAGAGATGGATAAATACTCTTAAACAATTATCGCAATATAATAAAGAATATGGTAGCTTACTAGATAAACCTGCCTCTCTATTGGCCGGTGGAGATATTCCAATTCCTAATGCCACATTAATTTTAACACAACCTGTTGTACAAAAAATGAAAAATGAAACTGGTATTAATTTGGAAGATGTTGCTATGGCTAAAAAATTAGCAAAAAATTTATTCTTGATATCGATTGTAATTCTTGACTCATCTGCAGGTAATATGAAAGTACTATTTACTGATACAAATAATGCCTGGGACATTCAATCGTTAGCATCTATAGAAACAGAAATTGCTAAGACTGATAATAGCAATTTGATAAAAGAGCTCAATCAGATTATAAATAAATAAAAAATTCATGCTAGGAGAATTATTATGAATAACGAATATAAAATATCAAATGATTTTTATGAAATCATTTCTGGTACCAATAATAAAACATTACCAGTATATACTGAAGCTGTTAATGCAACAGAATCTGATGATAAAAAATCTTTATTATTCATCAAAAAATTTTTAAGATCAATTGGTAGGGTTGCACCTGATGGAAGAATAAAAAATACAGATATATCTAAAAGTAAAGGAAATATTAAAACATTCAATAAATATAAAGAGCTGGATGAATCGTTCAAATTACTTGAAAAATATATTCCAAAAAATGCCGAATTTAAATCATTAAAAAATATAAAGGCTAAATTAGAAGAAAATGCAGAATACTATATAGAATCATATAGAAGAAATATAGATATTCTAATTATGGAATATGAAGCATCAATGTATTTATTGACTGAAGGTTTAGGATTTGTCATCGTAACATATATTACCGTAGAAAATACTAAGCTCGGTTTGACAATAAAACCTAATGCATCTGCAGCAATGAACAGAGGTATTATATTTAAATTGATTACCGATTTAGATAAAGAATTATCCAGTGCAAATCATACTAACTATATCAAAGAATTTATTAATATGGATAAAACCGGTGTAGTTAAAGAGGCTGCAGGTGATGCTACAGTAGCAACAATTGAATTGATCACAACAATCTTCAATCAAAGTGCAAACATATTTAAACGAGGGAAATATGCAATTAAAGTATTCATTAAATCTATTTTTGGTATACTTCCTCTTATAAGATCTATTATATATTTACATTACAAACGCAAGGCGGATCAGATTAACTCATTAGAAGTAAATGCTCAGTTTATACAATTGAATATTGAAATGCTTAAAAATAGGACCAATATAGATCCTAATAAGAAAGCAGAAATAATTAAGAAACAGGAAGCTAAAGTATCAGCATATTTAAAGAGAGCTGAAAAATTGAGAGCTGAACTTGTTGACACGGAAAAAGACACTGCTGCATCACTGGAGGATGATAATAAAATTATGTCTAAACCTTCGAATGATGATGATTTCATTTTAGATTAAAAGAAAGGAAGTAGATTATATGACAGGAAATTTATCAACTCTTTGTTATATAAGCGAGCAAACATCTTTCGCTGAAGATTACAAAGATTTTGGATATAAAGTACATGATCGTGGCAACCGATTCTTTTTAACATTCGATGCTACATTACAATCATTCGGTATAAAAAATCGTAATAAGAGAGTATATGAATCGGCTAATATTTTAAATAGGATTGAACAAGATGATTTTATACAATCTATGCTAAAACAGCAATCATGGATAGGCGAGATCGATCATCCAGGATCAACAATTGAAGGACAAGATTTAACTCAGAACCGTATTGGAAATCCTGATCCAAAAATGTCTTCTCATTTTATCAGAAAACCTTGGCTAGTCGGAAATTTATTGAAAGCTCCGATTCAAACGGATTCTTCAAATGAGCATGGAATGAATATGGCAATCAAGATTGTCGATGGAAAGATAGTGCCAGCATTTAGTGCAAGGGTATTTGGTGAATTAATTAATAAATTGGGTGTTCCTACTGTTATCGTTAAAAGATTAATAACATATGATTGGGTAATGTACCCATCTCACCCAGAAGCACTCGCAGATATTAAACCTGGTATATTAACTGAATCTACCAATATGATTGAGGGTGCTATGAATGGAACGATAATATTCATAAAAGAATTGGCGAAAATGGCCGCAAACAATTCTAAAGAAACTGAATGGTTGTGCGAATCATTCGGATTGACGATTGATAATATCATTGGTATTAATGATACTGGCGATTCTATTATTATTCAAGAAAATAAGAATATATACGCCCAGCCGATATCTGATAAATTCATACGTGAAAAGACCAAAAATCAATTATCTGACTTTTTAGGAAGGAGAGTTTAAACATGATTATAGATAAAGCCCTTCAGACATTTAAGGAAACATATGATAGAGAAGCTATTGAATCAATAGTTCAATTATCTGAGGATAGATCTTTGTATAAATCGTCATTCAAAGGATTTAATATTCAAGAAGCTGTTAATAAATTTATAACATATTTAAATGGATATGCTGAATATCGTATTGAAAATGTTGATAAAACGGAAGTCATGGATAATAATACCATTACGGAACATACAAAATCTTTCATTAAGAATAAATCAAATGATAATATTTTATTTGAAGAAGCAGTGATCCCATTTAATGATTCAACAAAATTTATTCAAGAGTATTTTGAATGTATTGGACTATTAATTGAATCTGTTAATAAAAATCAGACGATTCTGATGGAATCAATAGATGATTCTGAAAGCAGTGGCTGCATATTAAAATTCACAGAAATGTTCTTGGAAGACGTTAATGAACGAATTCATCCAATAATGGAATACTTACTTCAAAGCAGTGGATATTATTCTAGAAAACGTTTACGTGCACCATCCGTAAAAAAGGAACAAAATTTTTTCTTATAAAAGATAAAATAATAGGATGGGGCTTTAACCCCATCCTATTATTTATTAAAACAACTATACTCGTTTCAAATGATTATTGATGGAACCAAATTCATAATGAATATTATTCACATAATGATAGATTGATATTTTTTAGTAATGACAATAATATATTTATATCATACTTATCAATTGTAAGTTACATTGTTCTAAATAAAAATAAATATGGGAGTTGAATGCATATGGCAAATATAAATCAACCCACATTAATACTATTTGAAGATATTAGAAGGGAGTTGGATTATACACCTCCTGCTAATAGCAATGAAGTATTTAGCGTGGGATCCGGAAATATTGTTTTACAAACATTACGAGATAATCAAGATGATTATAGATTTGATATAAGAATACAGAATAGGTCTGTCGATACTGGCATTGGTGAATTTTATATATCAGGAGAATGTAATAACAAGCTTAGACCATATCGTCGAATGTATATTAATTCTGCTGCAACCTTTAATGTTACCGAACGATTAAGTGTATCAAATACATCAAATGATATATCATTGAATCCTCTTATAACGAACGATGGTACGATGGTATTCAAGAGTAATTCTATAATAAATATTGGCAATGGTGTAGAAGTTGTTAATACAAGCATAGGAATATTAAATATTGAAGATAATGTAAAAATAATTATCGGAAATAATAATGCCTCATTTAAAATATATGGAACTATTAATATTTCATATTCCAGCGTTCGAAATTTATTAGCTAATCCTAAAATAATTATTGATAATAGTACAATCGTAAATATACTAGGATTGCCTACCGGACGATTATTTAGCTTAACGGATTACATTGCTGATTTAAGAAAGAAATATCAAAATCAAAATACAATTGGTAGTAGATATATATCTGATTCATCCAGGGTGACATATTATTGGAAAGCCGGGGACCCACTACAACCGTCAGATGTATTATCACTGGTTGTAGAAACAGGCACTTCTATATTAGGAGATTTTACAGTACCATTAGTCGGAATGCCTGAGCATATTGAACAATTTATGCAAACATTAAGTGATCTAACGATAAGTAGATTTGCAACATTATACATTGGAGATAGCTATAATGGATCGACATATATAAGTCCATTGTTATATATTACAGAGATACCAGGAAATTCAGCTAATACTGGATTCTGCAATGTTGATGGTACTATTATTGTGGATGGACAATTATCATCAATTAATGTCGATAGAGGTGCGTATATTCGGATTAAGGAAACTGGTAAAATTATATTGACAAATGGTGGCAAAATAATAAATAGTAACAATAGCGATGAATCATCATTATATATTAATGGATCACTTATAATAGACGATATATCTCAGCTAGAAGGATTTGATCCAAAGAATATTGAATTTGGAATAAACGGTAAATTGATAATATTAAATACAAATAATACCGACGATAAAAAGATATTATTTTCTACTCCAAATGGTATTTTAACATCCGAATTGTATAGATTATTCAAAGATAGACTCATTCATATTGAATATCACATTCAAAATAATGATGGTATACGTATTGATGAATTTAATAATGGTTATGAGCTATCAAATTGGTATGGTGGTATGAGACTTGAAAAGGCTGTAAAGCTCGGATATATAATATGGCACGATGGTGCATATATAGAATTAGATAAATCTATAGTACCGTGGGTTGATGATGATTCAACATTATCCAAAGTAGGACGATTATTTAATGTATTCGGCGATACCGATCAAAAAAAACTACAGAGTGCAATTGAGCGTTTAATATATGCAGGATTTGATAATATCGTATTCAGATTTATATCTGGTAATAATGTTAAAGATATAACATTAACACTTGAAAGCTGCTATATCAAAACTGCGTTATATAATAATAGTAATAAAAGATATAAAATATCTGCAACAAATTCAGGTTCAATGTTTATTAGAAATAACATTAACTCTGCGGATACTGACGATATCATCAATACGGCATCAAAGGTTTATAATATTAATAATCCTGAAAAAACGGAGTTTTTATTATAATTACAAAATAATATGAAAGGAATGATAATATGGCTCATCAGAATATTACGATACAAACTAAATCAAAACAATCAGACCAATACGCATGGGATGATGGTATGGTTAAGACAACGGCAAGTCAGGTAATTGAAGAACCTGATAAAAAATTTATTAATGCTGCTGAAAAAATTAAGATCCATAATATACCTTCTGCAATGGATGGTATTTCATTAAATGGACAAGGTAATCTAATTCATTTATATATGACTGGAGATTCCAGTGAAACTGTAACAAAAACTATTACGTATATTAATGAATTGCATAACACAGAACCTGCAACTGAAGATGGTACTAACATTTATATTTTATTTATAAATGGTCATTCACGACCTTCGATGATCCTAAAATTTGAAGGCGGCACATCTTATCCTGTAAAATATTTTGGTAATACTAATTCTTTACTATTTGAACGCATCGTTGCCAATACAATTATTGAATTTCAATTTCATAATAATGCATGGAATATTATAGGTGCATTAGATGCGATATCCTTGATAAATGAGAAAGTATTATCGAATGCTCCTATAGTACCTGGCAGTGGTGCTAAAATATCTTATGACGCAAAGGGATTGGTAATAGGAAGCGAACAATTAGTAGAAGCAGACATCCCTATGATCCCAATCAGCAAAGTTTCAGGATTAGTACAGGTCATCGATGAATTAAAAGATACTACAGTTATTGATAATATTATCACTCAATTAAATACGAAAATAACGGCAAATGGAAATATTGAAGCTAAAACGGCTACAAAAATATCATATGATAATAAAGGTCTGGTAACAGGAGGAAGCGATTTAATAGAATCAGATATACCCATTATACCTATATCAAAAGTTCAAAATTTACAAGAATCATTAAATACAAAAATTAATAAGAGAACCCCGATTGATCCTGGAGTTGGTACCAAAATTGTATATAATAGTGATGGACTTGTTACCGGAAAATATGACTTATTAGCAACAGATATACCGCTATTAGATATAAATAAGATTGTTAATCTTCAAACGATATTAGATAATAAAGTTACCGCTAATGCAAATATTATTGCTAAAACTGCTGCAAAAATATCTTATGACGCAAAAGGATTGGTAACAGGCGGTCAGGATTTAAATATAGACGATATTCCTACATTACCTACATCAAAGATAACTGGATTGGATAATGCGTTAGCTAATGTTGCATCAGCTAGTACTGTAACTGAATTGCAGTCGCAAATGATAGATAAATTAGATAAAAATGTTGACATTATTGCTGGCACTGCCACAAAGATAACCTATGATGTTAAAGGTTTAATAACTGGCGGTAGTGCACTATCCATCATAGATATACCCGAAATACCGATATCGAAGGTAACAGGACTTATAGCTGCATTAGACGCTGCCGGTTCTGAATCATCAATTGAAGATATCCGAACTCAATTAAATAATAAATTAGATAAGAATATAGATATCATGTCAGGAACCGGTACTAAGCTTAGTTATGACAGTAAAGGTTTAATAACGGGTAAATCCGATTTAGTAGTAACAGATATCCCTCAATTGTCTATTGATAAAATTAGTAATCTTCAAGATATAATAGATACTAAACTGAACAGAAATAATGAAATATCATCAGGTACTGCTACTAAAATCACTTATGATGTCAATGGTTTAATAACTAACGGATCATTATTAACTGCTGCTGATATTCCGACTATTGAGATTATTCAGGTAAATCAATTGCAGGATATACTAAACCAAAAAGCACTAGATTCGGCATTAACTGATTTAGACACAAGAGTAACTGACTCACTAAGTACAATGGACATTTCATTATCACAGAAAATGACTGGTAATGTTGCTATAACTCCGGGAACTGCTACTAAGCTTACTTATGATGAAAAAGGTTTGATTGTTGAAGGTTTATTATTAACTGCAGATGATATACCATCTTTACCTATTTTAAAAATAAATACACTACAAGATGCATTAGATAGTAAAGCACCCATGTCACATGCAATATCAGATGATAGATATGGTATTGCAACAGCTTTTGTTTACGGTCATGTCAGGGCGGGAGATGTAATTTTAGCTCCCGGTGAACCATCTACCGGAACTGATAATGGAAGATATGCTAGAGCCGACCACGTACATCCACTTCAAGTAAATATTACTGGTGATGCTGCAACTGTGAATGGATTTACAATAGACCAAAATCTACAAACAACCGATACCCCATCATTTAATTCTATTAATGTTGGTAGTGAAATCAATATTGGAAGTAATGGTGGTGTATTTAGTCGCAATCTTACCGATATCCCGGTATCGATGATAAATATGGTTGGGGATAATGTACAAGTTGGATCCGGTGACGCCGATTTAATATTGAATGGTAATGGGGTTAAATTGAAGAGTGGTCAACAAGTTGCTACGATAGATCAAATCCCTGCAGAACTTACGGGTACTGTAACTTCACATAGGCATGATTTAGATATACCGAACATGACTATTATAAATGCGACAATAGCTAATACAACACTTAAATTACAATTATCAATGACTGAACCAAGTGGTGTAATCGCTGCAAATACATTATATGGTGTATATGCTTAGGGGAAGGTGGTAACGATATGTCAATATATAGTTCAGTAGGTGGCGTTAATAAAGAAATTATAAAACTATATGGTCTTTCGGGTGGGGTTAACCGAGAAATTAAAAACTTATTCGGTGTAGATGGCGGTGCTAATAGAGAAATATTTGGCTCAATTTTACCAGGTACTATATGGACTGAGCGTAGTGTGGTATTTGGAACTTTCATATATTGTTATTATGCTAACGGATTATGGGTAGCTTGTAGCGATATGGGTTTACATTATTCAATCGATGGTATCGAATGGTATATGAGTAATATAATAACTGGAATTTTTAATAATTGCAATTATGGTAATAATACATGGGTAGCTTGTGGTATTAATAATGGTCTATATTATTCAACTGATGGTACAGAATGGACTCAGAGTAATATAACAATTGGAAGTTTTAAATATTGTTATTATAGTAATAATACATGGATTGCTTGTAGTGATAATAGTGGGTTACGTTATTCAACTGATGGTATAACATGGACTCTGAGTACAGGTGGAAATTTTTATCATTGTTATTATGGTAATAATAAATGGGTAGCTGCTGGAGCTAGTGGGTTACGTTATTCAACTGATGGTATAACATGGACTATGAGTAATATTGAATCAACTGTATTTTATCATTGTTATTATGGTAATAATATATGGGTAACTTGTAATAATAGTAATTATGGTTTATGGTATTCAACTGATGGTATAACATGGTCTCAAAGTAATATAACGACTGGAATTTTTAATAATTGCAATTATGGTAATAATACATGGGTAGCTTGTGGTAATAGTGGTCTATATTATTCAACTGATGGTATAACATGGAATCTGAGTACAGGTGGAAATTTTAAATATTGTTATTATGCTAACAGATTATGGGTTGCATGTAGTGCTAATGGTTTATGGTATTCAACTGATGGTATAACATGGTCTCAAAGTAATATAACGACTGGAATTTTTAATAATTGCAATTATGGTAATAATACATGGGTAGCTTGTGGTAATAACAATTTATATTATTCAAAATAAAAATAAAGGAGAATTAAATTATGGCTATGGAAAGAACACCCCATTGGGGTAATGATTATTATGATGCATTAGTTAAATCGGGGATGCAATTAGATCCGCAGAATATGGAAGATCAGGTAACATGGGCTGAATTGTATGCATTTACATGTAAATTGAAAGGTATTCAAGTAACGCCGAGTGGAATAGTTACTCCAGTTCCTCCGACGCCTGTGATTCAGACAAATAGTATATTTGAAACGAAATCGAATAAAGGTATCATATACGAATTTAAAAATAAATCTAATATAAAATCAACATATGGTACAGATCCTAACAATGAATCGGTTCGTTTCATAAAGATTCATCCTGATAATTTTGCTATATGGGAAGCAGAATCTGCTAATAATCCGGAAAATATATTACACAAGAAAGCATTCAATATTGAACAAGTTAATGGTTATGGTATGAATGCTATATTCTTTGGAACCGGATCTGCTATAATCAATGGTAAAAAAACAACAATATGGGCACACGATGGTATATTTGGTGTAGAAAATAAAGTACTATGTGATCATGCATGTCATGCAAAACCATGGAATGATCCAAAGACATGGTATCCGCAAAGTTGCATAATCTACTATAAGGATGGAACTTTTGGAATAGAAGTAGTTAAAAATATAAAAGAAATAACAAAACCATATTTCTGGGTATTATCAGGTATTGGTTTGACAAACTGGAACCCTGCTAGAGAAGGATTTATTGGTGCTATGACTGGACCACTTAGATTTACAGACCATACGTCTATAGGTATTACTGAAGATAATTATATAATACTAGCTAGAAGTTATCAATGTAATAGAATTGATACAATACAACATATGAAAAAACTAGGATGTAAGATGGCAGTAGGTTTGGATGGCGGAGGTAGTACACAATATAGAGTTCCTGGAGCACAGAGACCTTCATCCTCATCAAGCATGAGATTAGTTCCATCGATGGTATTTGCAAGAGACTTAATGATATAAACATAAATAAGGTGCGGGAATTACTCCCGCACCTTATTATATTATTTTGTTACCCTTCAACCGGTGGTGTCAGTGCTTCAACAGCTGCTTCCAGTGCAGCTATCCTAGTTTCATAATCAATAATAGCTGCTTTATCTTCTTTACTCATAGCACCATCTGCAAGTTCAGTTGCCAGTGTCAATGTTAATACACCATCAACGCCTATAGATAGTCCACCACCAGTAATTTTAACACCGCCTAAAACAGTATCTGTTGCAACAGGCATTTCATATAATACTGCTTCATTACTCAATCCGGCCAATTTCGTCTTTTCAGCTGTAGAAAAATCATTTGTTGATAAGACCTTACCTTCAACTTTATCTACCTTTTTTTCTAAAAATTTTAAAGTTAAAGATGTAGCTAAAGCATTATTCGTTTTGGACATATTTTTATCTCCTTCTATCAAATATTTAGTATAATAATTATATTTTTAATTATACTATTATAAAATGGTAGGATTTTTCAACACTATGACAATTGTAATATTTTTCTCATAATATAAATTATGATAGGAGTATATAGAAATACATCTAATGTTTTACTACTCGATATCAATGAATCTGCAGTATATAATGATATATCTTGAACTGACGTTATGCTACCTTGAATAAATTTCTTAATTAACATTTCATATTCGTTATCTTTTACTAAATGTTCATCTTTAAAAAAATCAACCTGCTCTTGAGTAAAAAATGTGGCACCAATTTGATCTTGACAATCTTGCATTGGTGGTATCAAGATGCGTACATCATCTTCACTCCACATGATAAATGATGATTCCGGATAATAGTCAGCATCTACCAATTTAAATCGAAATTGTTCAATAAATCTTAAAGGAGCATCGATGTCAATCCAATGATATACACTTCTATTATATCGTGATGGTAATAATAAGTCATTTAGTTTCTGTTGTAATAAAATAACATTTGTAGAATTTTCATAATTCATAATAGAATGTTTTGCAATAAATTCGTTACCGCATAAATCAAACCACCTAGTCGATGTCTCAGTATCCCGATATAAAAAACAATTATGTTTTTCATTATAAAATAATGCACGGTATGATGTAATCATATCATTTATCATTTTTTCAATTTGAGATTTCCTAACGAAATCATCATATCTGATGATAGGATTTTTATCAGTGCCAATTGCTGTCATATCACATTTATAATGATTTACTGTTTGTGCCTTTAGATTTTCCGATGTTTCACTTGATGTACTTAGTAATCTATATCTAATTTTATAAAATCCTTCAACCCTCATTGAATCATATGTTACTTCAGTAACTTGGAAGAATGCTTTCATCTTAAGGTGATTTATTGTGAAAATATCATACTGTTTTGGCACTATCATTGATGGTAAAATTATGCAATCACCTTCAACAACAATGTCTTCGACCTGCTGCTCGTCCGTGTTATTAGGATTGGCACTATCAAAACCATAGAGTGGTAAATTATCAATTTGATTATATCTTATGGGAGATTGTTTTCCAAATATTTGCTCAATATCTTTTAATCCTCTATCAACAGTTGTTGCATCCTCATTGATATTGTAATATGTTGTAAGTATTGCGCCACTTTCAATATATTTATTAGTAGCACTTTTTAAACGTTGTTCATATTTAAAAATATTATTCGTTAATAGTGATTCTTCATTAAATTGTAATCCGTTTATAATAATCAACTCCTCATTTATATTTTATTTAGAATAACGCATGCCATTAGTACTAAAACCACATATTACCCACATTCCATTATCGTACTGACACGATACAAAAGAACCTCCCGTAGTATTACCTCGTAACCAGGTAATACCATCTGTAGAATAATACATACCAGTATTACTATTACTGCATGCTACCCATATACCATTTGCATAATTGCAATTATTAAAACTTCCTGAAGATATACTACTTTGAACCCAAGACATTCCATCTATAGAGTAATATAAACCCTTAGAACTGGTGCCGCTAGTTATCACCCATATACCGTTGTCATAGTGGCAATCATTGAAATATGATCCTGTCATATTGCTTTGTATCCAGAACATACCATCGGTGGAGTAAAGAATGCCAGGACAACTAGAACTAGCTCCAGCAGCTACCCAAAGATCATTCGCATAATAACAATCATTACAAAAACCAGCAGTTTTATTACTGCGAGTCCATGTCATACCATCTGTTGAATACCATAATCCACCAGCGGAGTTACCGACCCATATATTATTCGCATAATAACATTTATAAAAATTAAGATTCGTCACATTACTTTGAGTCCATGTAACACCATCTATCGAGTAATATAATCCTTTAGTACTAAAACTACATGCAATCCAAATACCATTTGCGTAATAACAATAAGAAAAATTACCAGTTGTTACATCACTTTGAGACCAAGACATTCCATCTATAGAGTAATGTAAACCTGTACCATTATAACTACATGCTACCCAAATACCATTTGCGTAATAGCAAGATCTGAATTCACCGCTTGTTCTATTACTTTGAGTCCAGTTCATACCATCTATGGAATAATATAAACCCTTAGCAGTAGTACCACTACAAGCAACCCATATACCATTTCCGTAGTAACATGATCTGAAAGAACCTGTTGTTATATTACTTTGTTTCCAATTTATACCAGGTAAAATGTTACCATATACTTTTCGATTTATACCATCGTTAACTGTATATATTTCAATAACATTTCTATTTATACCCTCATCCACTATATTATGACCTATAAATTTTTGGTTAACACCTTCCACTGATTTATATATCGACATATTTTACTCTCCTTACGTGTTATAACTTATAAACAGGTTTATTAATCATAAAAATGAATAAAAAAAATAAGTTGCCTGAATGACCAGGCAACTTATATGTGTTAATTGAGAAATTCTCTTAAAATTAATGATTCAAAGAACATTTTAAGTCTTGAGTCATCAATAATATTATTCTTACTTGAAAATACAATTTTTAAGAAACCTGGAAAATTTTGTGTACGCATTTCATCATTGAATTTATACCAATTATTTGATATGAATTTAACAAAGTCTTCTGAACTACCACGTCTCTCCAATCTCTCGATCCAATCATTCTTTAATGTTCGATCTGGATATATTAATATTGTTTTGATATTATTTTCAGCAAGCGCCCCTCTAACAATATCATGACTGCTAACAAATATTACATCAACTTCACCAATATTTGATTTAATATGTTCTATGTAGTTATTTGGAAACTCTGGATTCCTTTCTTTGGTATTATTGCCATCTTTATCTTTAATCCAACTAAACTCGCTGCTGTCACTATCAATCATCTTAAAGAGATCTCCATATTTTTTACAACAATAACTTTTTCCTACTCCAGGAAATCCAGATATTACAAATGTTCTACGCATGATTTATTATCCCCCACTAAATTTATTATTTTATGTAATTTATTTTATTGATTAAATATTGAAAACATTACTTGTTATTTTACCTAAAAATTGATCTTCAAGAGTCATAATATTTTGTAATAATATATTTGCTACATCATCAGATAAATCTTTTCTGATAAATTTATCCAACCCTACTATCATTGCCAATACTTTTCTCTTAGTAGTTTCACTCTTGTTATCAACATCATTGAACACTATGAGATTCATAAAATACATGAGCAGCAAATTACTCTGTGTATGATATTTCTCTTCTAAATATAGCTTTTCAAATTGAGCTATTTCCAAAATGAATTTTTCAGAAATCTTCAGCCTGCTTAATTCATTACGCGTTCTTTCAATTATGTATTGAATTTTGCGCGCATCATTGAATGTATTTACGATATGACCCATATTCTTTTCATCGACAGCTTCTTTCAAAAAGTCCAAATATTTGAAATAAAAGTGATCGTACAGCTGCTTTTCCATAGATGCTTTCTTTTCTGCATCCGTTTCTTGTTCAATAGCAGCTTTTAATTGTTCTATACTTAATTTTTCTCTATCTTCAATTATTTGAGAATATTGTTTAGATAGATTATTGAAATCAAACAATGCACGCATATAATTGTAGAATGCTTGAGCTGCCCATTTAACTCTATCGACAGTCTGAGCCTGATCTACTCCAAATATCTCAGCGTCTTCACCGAATATTTCAATCAATTTTTCTTCGGATATATTATTAATTCCATTTACGAAATCAAAATCTTCTGGATATGTACTAGGATCATCTAAGTCTATTCCCTCTGGAACAATTCTGTTAGCTTCATTATAATCAATGATTATTCTCATTTGATTACTATTAACATTAAACTCAGATTGAGTTTGTTGCCAAATTGATTCCTGATAAGATAGCATTTCCTTTACAGTATGCATTAAAGATTGTAATTCCTGCATTGATGGCATACTTTGATTTTCAACAGGTTCCGGTGTTTCTACCTCAGTTACAGCGTCAGCTTCACCTACAACTGTTGGTTGTATTTCCATTACTTCATCGTGATTATTTTCCATATTAATATACCTCTCTCTTTTTTTAATTTATAATAGTAATATCTTCAATTGCTCCATCCATTAGTTTATCGATTGTAACAATTGCTATATCACTGATATATTTCATATAATATTTTTCTGTTAATAAATTATATCGATCCTTTAAAGGGTCGGTATCTTTAAATGACTCAAATACTTCAGTTGATATTTGACCTATTAATTGTTGTATTACAGTTCGACTTAATTTAGTCATATCATTATTCATCTTAAATTTCTGAAACTCAATAACTGTAGTTTCGATTATTAAGAATTTTAGAAATTGATGAAATTCTTTGGTACGAATTGATAGTGTTGATATATTACATACATCATCAACATGTTGCGACTGCAAAACACGAATTCTAGATTTTAATAATGATAATATTTTTAATCCAAATATTATCAATACTAAATATATACCAAGATTAGATATGATGTTATATATAATATATCTTAGTGTAGGTTCAAACATTTAATGTTCCTCCTTTCTTGATAATTCAGCAACGAACTCATCATGATATGTAATATCGGCTCTATTTCCATAAACAATAGGATTTTTAATAATATTTACCATTTTATTTAGTGAGTCTGACTCTAATAACATTATGCTATTATCGGGATTTTTATATTTCCATTGTGTTGCAAAATCTCTTATTTCTAGAATTGATTGCATATCTTTAGAATCAGTTGCGCTAACAATAAAGAACGGTAATTCATACTTCGATGCTAACGCTTCAACTTCAAGACAAAATTGTTTAGCTTTATTTATATCGTGTGCTCGTGCCTTAATTGTTTCGATAGCATTCGGGATACCTATATTTCTATTCATTAATGGAAATGTCATCGGACCTTCTAATAATATCTTAGGTATTCCTGCATTTTCACATATTTGATCTTGTAATGTTTCTACAAGTGTTTTTGGATTCGGCGGTGCAGGTATTTCAAGAATTGAATTCTTTAATTCAGGACTTATATCATTTAATTTATTATCCATATTAACCTCCTTTATTATTTTTTAGAATGTAATGGGATATATGTATGTCCTTGATTGTCTGAAAAATAAATTTTATTATCAAACATAATAAGTACTAATGTCTGATTATTTATTACTTCAATTTTACATGTCATTGATGGCATTATATTGTTAATACCTCCAAGTTACGTTTAAATATATTGATGATATCATCTGTTAAATGTTTCTTCTTAAATGGTAAATTCTCCATCACATAATCCCAGACCTCATCAAAGTCATTGATCATATTAGGATTATCTTTAATATACCTCTTATACATTTTTGACAATTTCTTTACATGATACATTTCATTATTAGTGCAGAATATTACTCTATTCTTGACTGTATATGCAATAATTTCTTTGTCGTCGATTTCATCATCTATATATTCATCTTCATCATGAATTGATTCAATTTTAACACCTAATGACTTTAAGTACACCTGGAGTATTTCTGCAGATCTTGAAGTAAACTTATCTGGTATATTATATTCACCGTCTTCTGATATAATAGCTTCATACATGAATCGTCTACCATCAATAGATGAGCGATACAGTGCAGTTATTAAAGCAAAATCTTCAGGACGTGTAATTATCATAAAATTAGGTGTTTCATATTCACCGAATCGAATAGGCGTTTCTGAATGCCATAACTTTCCAATTTTATTTTCATTGCTCTTTTCAGGTAAACTCTCATCAGATATGGCTCCTGCTGATCTAACACTGAATCCTTTTTCACCGCTTTGTTTTAGTAATAAAATATATTGATATCCAATATGATATTTTCCGACAAATATGTCCCTGCCCCAATTTGGCTTTGGTATAAATAGATTGTACGGTTTAACTATATCATCAAATTCCTTATAAATTCTAATAACTGCATCTCTTATCATATTATCATCATCAAATGGTTCGACTTTTATGTATATACCTTTATTAATTGCAGATTTAATAAACTCCCTCTGCTCTCTTTCACTCATTGAATTATATAATTTTTCAGTGTCTTTGGCCTCTTTAGTATTAAATATTTTTATAACATCAAACATTATTTTCTTCTTATCATTTATACTATCCAATGTGGCCATATATTCTCTTACACGTTCTAATATAAATGTTTTACTAGCCTCGAATAATGCCATAGGTATACCTCTATTTATAAAGGCTAATGGATTTGTTATTAATTCAATACGTTTCTTTTCTCCTTTTGGATGGACTGCACCATATTCATCGACATATGAATCTACTGTTATGTATGGCATTTCCTCGTCTGGTACAATTTTACTAACAACAGTTTTATTACCATAACGCCCAGTAATTTTACGCCCAATTCTAATTGGCTCTTTTCGTCTAATTAGTATTTCAACCATCATATTAGAAAATATATTATCGTTAAATGCCCACTTAGCATCCTCATCTAAATAATTCATAGCTTTACGCATCCAGTGGTTTATTTCACGATCAATTGATTTTGATCCGCTATTAATTATTTTTTTGCATATACGATAAACTTCAGTATAGAATACCTTGGCATCATTATAGTATTGAAACAATTGCCTATTTAAATTGTTAGGTTTTAGTTTATGATTATTACAGTATACATTTATATCTATTACTTCACCATCACCATAAAATATTTGATCCGATGAAAAGTTTATTGTTGTTAGTGATATATCACGAAGATCACTAAACATCCTAGTTTCTTTTATTGTTCGAGTTGCGGCTAGTATACCATTGGTAACAGTATCGCCGATATTTGGTAAACATTGATAATTATTATCATCACCATATAGATTAATAAATACTGTATTATCATTCACTGGAATTGTGGTAGTGCTAATTTTATTACTCATCATTCTTTTAGCAAATGATTCTGATATCTTTATAGCGTCATCCTGAACATATGGATCTACAGCATATAATATTCTACCATTAACACCTATACTCACATTCATATCGTCATCATATGAAGTAGATGTATATAGTACAGTATTTGTTGGTATTGTATCGCCAATATTTGAATTATCTAAATAATCATTTTTATAGTCAAATCCAAATTTTTCAGTTAAATCTTCACATTCTTTTCTTTCTATTAATCTATAAGAATCGTCATCTTTACAATATAGAAAATATAATGCGCTATATGTTTTCCCTTTTAATAATTCATTATATTTTTTAACAATGTTTATAACTTTATAGGTCTTATTAGTTCTATAATAGAAAGATGAATTTGCACCAATGAGGTTTTCATTACCATTATATATGAATGGAAACTCTGGTTTATCTATTGTCAAATGTTGATTATGATGTTTAATATTCATGGTGGTACGCATCAATGCAGATTTACCTGGAAAATCCCCTTGTCCTACCATTGATAATTTCTTCTTACCGACTAATTCTTCATTCTTCTTTCTCAGTTCGTTTATTAAATTAAATTTTTCCTTCATATAATTATCCCTCCCACCTGTTTTATTATATTATGTAAATATAGAATATCATTCTCATCAAATAATAATCCAAATGGGCATTTCCATTGAAACTCAATAGATATTAAATCTAAACCCGCTAAGAACCTCATCCAATTCTCCCATAATATCATATGAAAATCATTATTCTCAATATCTAACCCAAATGATTCATTGATCGATGCTTCATATCTATCATTATAAATAAATAACCCATCAGTATTAAATTTATTGAATAATTCAATGCTCTTTAATATTTCTTTAGCAATAAGATCTACACTAAAATCAGAAACAAGTAGAACTTCTTTATCACTGTAGGTTTTAACAGCATCACTTAAATCGAACATACGAATACCTCCTCATATAAATTTGGTGATTTTATTTAAATCTTGATATATGACAAGTGTCGTTAATCCATTTAACTCATCTTTATATGAGCAATCAGGCAACTCATTATAAACAAATATCTTTTTATCCTGTCTAAATGCTTCATACATCTCTAACATGGTTGCTCCACCTATATATCCTTCTTGTCTAATAGGTAAATCAAGATTGAGAACTAATACAGCATCGCATTCTTGGATTTGTTCTGCACTATGTATGAACATTGTTGCTTTCCATGATCGGTGTGTAATAGGATCACTAGTATATTCAAATTCCAAATTTGGATTATCATACGAATTTGGATAAATAACCTCATGATTAAAATTATTGATTAATTCATCTGCTATCGGTTTGATTTCACCGTAACAATATTTACTGCAGATTAAAAATAGTTTCATTTAAAACGCCCTCCCATTTATAGTCTAGTAACATCATAAGAAGAATATATAATTATTATGTTAACACGAAACAATAAATGAATATACAGTGTGGCTAAAATGCCACACTGTATATTCTAGTTATTTTTATTATCTACCAGCAAATCCTTGCCAATCGACAGGTGCTTGTCCAATACTTTCTTGGCCTGCTAGTTTACCATCGTTCATCGTCTTAGGAGTAACAATGGATGTTTTAGCATTAGCTGTTTGATCGTATGCAGGTAAGTTACCAACATTCGTACCAGTAGCTGAGTCAGATGGTATTTGACCAAGGCTACGATTAAATAGATTAGCATTGCCTGGTGCATATATAGCATCCCCAAGTTCAGGATTGAAGTTGTAGCTATTTGATACAATACGATATTGTTTCAATAAATCATTAGCTATACTTGTGATTATTGGAGAACGATATACAACACAGTTGAAGTTAAGATCATATGTAACGATATCATGAGATGGATTGGCATCCATGTTAAGCACCTGTTGTGAAATACCAGTTGGATAACAGTCAGCAAGTAACACCGCACGTTCAACTTGAGATCCTGAACGATCATGAAGTACATATATAAATTCACAAGTATGATTTGCTTCATTAAATGGTATACCTTCATCAGATTCATTTTCTCTTCTGTACAATCTCTTTTCTTTACCATCAGCATCTTTTCCGCCAGATATCCAACCACCGTATGTTGCGAGACCTGAGTTTTCATCACCGATAGCATTCATCCATCCATCAATTACTGTATAGAATGGTGAGCCTGTAAATTCATATACACCTATTTGTATTGAGTTTGTAGTTTCTTTCGTTACAGTTGGTATATTGAATTGTCTTCCTGCAAATCCACCTTGTACAGGTGTACTAGCATTTTCAAGAACTTTATCCTGGAAACCAGTTACAGATCTATTCATATATTCAAGCATATGTTTTACCTGAATAAATAATGAATCACTACTGTAAATATTATCACCGCCAGCAAACATTTTTGCAATTGCTTTTGGTGGTCTAACCATGAATAAACGTCCAAATCCATCCATTAATGGCGAATAGTTTGATAATGCATGATGTGTCGCATTAACTCCGCCAACAAATAAGCTATATTTTAGTATATCCGGGGAATCAAATTGTCTTCCGCCAGTTTGCGCTGTTATAACATTAGGCATTGCCATTATTTACCACCTCCTTGAGAATAGTCTGGTTGATTGATATCAATTTCCAGAATAATACGCTTATTGATATTACGGAAAGATACAGCTGCATAGCAATGCATCATCATATGTTTTTCTTCATATTCATTTGCTTCAAAGTAGATATTTAAATCCTGAACCCAATTTCCAATCCATGGTCTATAAATATCCATTTGAGAATCTGTGTATCCTTTACGTACAACTGGATCACTCCACTCGTATAAGTATCCACGATTAGATTTATCTAATCCTTTTTTAAGGATATTGAGTACACGCACATTAGTTTCTTCAAGCAATGCTGATGCATCATTTTGACATGTATTTTGAACTGCACGTTGTACCGTAATTCCCTCGTCTAATGTCAGATAATAATTTACACGATTCTTGTATAATTCTTCTTTTACATCCCAGTCGATTAGATCTAATTCTGGCATGAATGTGTTTTTAATTATGTTTGGTATTTGTGCGTATGAATTTACAAACGGCTTATTAGGGCCATACTTAAGAATATGAGGAATTAATCTTTCTGCTAAGAAATATGTTACGGTAACTTTTACCTTTCTACCAGATGTAGGATCTATTATTTCATAATATCCAAGATCCACAGAGGTGTTTCTACCGTCGAAAGGTGCCATAGCATTTATTATAGAATGTAATTCTGAATTTACTTCGATTGATTTCAATCCAATTAATCCAGTATCAAGTTTTAATTCACAACCAGCTCCAGGTCCTTTAGCTAAAGGCATACCATTCTTATTACGGAATTGATTAAGGTCATACATTGCCTTTTTAACATTAACCTCGTCTGGAGTTATTTCTATAGAACCAGATGTTAGTATTGCTAAGGCCCTATAATCATCATCAGTTAATACTGTAGATCCATCATAAAGCATCTTTATAGTAGAATCGATATTTAAATCAACATCGCCAAGTGTCAAGTTATAATTAGCATCGAATATAAAATCAAGGTTTACTCTTGATGGAGAAAGAATGTATCTATCTTTCTTACCACGGAATGCCTTCACATATTCTTTTGATAATAATATCTTTAATTCAGCATTTGTTGGAGCACGATCTACACCCTCAATACTTATTGATTCAAAGTCACCATCAAATCCACCATCTAATAGAACGCCTACATCTGTTGCTAAATTTTTACCATCATATTCAGCAGCATCAATTGCTTCTGGAACCCCATCATCATATGTTATTGCACCGTCTGCAGCTATAGCAACAATGATATATGCATAACGACCATTATTGTGATCTGGGTCCGCAGTTAATAGAAGTTTCGCTCCAATAAATGCAGTATCCCAAGCAGATGTATTAAGAGGTTTTACAGATGCAGTAGACTTATCTGGAACTACATATCCACGACTTTGAATTGTGTAATTCTGATAATAAGGTATTAATTCATCATTACGAGTATTCAATTTATAACCGAATACTGGATCAAATGCATCTAAAGTTATCTTTTTAGCAACATCTAATTCATCTAAATCAGCCGTTGTCGGTGTGATTGTACCAATATATGCTGCATTAAGTTCTACAATATCACTGTAAGCTTTAAATAACTTATCCATAGAATCTTCAAATGATTTAATTACAACTGGAGTAGTTCCAAGAGTATATTTATTAATAACATCATCAATCAAAGTTGATTGGTTATATTGAGATCCATTTGATAACGATCCAACAAAGTAATTCTTAGTTGCAGTTGCAATATCATTTTCAATAACTCCGAATCCATACGCTTTAACATTGTAATCATATTCGAAATTATAATCACGAGTCAATCTTAATGAATATTGATTTCCATATTTACCTCTACCTGTTGATCTTACATAGAATAATGGAAGTACTTTATATCCAGTTAATGGGTCCGCAGTTTCGTTTGCTAATGATCTAGCATATTCCTCAATAGCACTTTCGGTAATAGCACCGGCAGCAATTGCAGGTGGTTTTGCATATGCTGTTTCAAATTTAATTTCAAGTCTTTTCTTACCGGTCGGCTGTCCGTTTACATCTAATACATCTCCTGTACGATATTTAGCTAAAACTATTGTATTAGCATATCTCGCATTATCAGGAAGTACCCTCATAAACCATACGTTTGTATATTGATTATTCAATAATACATCCGCCTGAAGAGATGACTGACCGTATTTTGTAAAGTTACTTTTTCCAAATAATTGCACCTTAGTTGCATAATCGGTCAATTTCATTAATTTATTATCGATACCTTTATCAGCACCAGTTACAACTAATGTGGAATATGGTTTTTCTTCTACACTAAACGCAGCAACGTCTTCACTATAAAAGGTGTTATCGTTGATTACAGTATGGACATGAGGCTGTGAATAATATGGAATTATTTGTGCAGTTTGTGGCATAATTGTATATCTCCTTTACTTTATATTTTTAACGAAAAAAGCTACATTATTTACTTGCTTTAAGAAATTGTTACTATAACAAGTTTAATATCTAATAATTTTCTCAAGAGGGGACACTGGTTCTTCTACTCCTTCAATTGTATTATTAATACCACTTGTTATCATCCTGTTGATGTCTTCATATACTAATCCTGAAAATGTTGATAAGTTTTCAACAATATCTCTAATATTACCAGTTTTATATCGATAACCACTAATAAATGGCGATTTACCATAGTATTCGCCAAATCTCTGTTTGACATCATTGGGATTTCGATATATACTTGCTATAATGGATTCATATATTTTTGATGGTACGTTAAATGAAATATTTGCCAATTCAAGATTTTTCCACCATATATCAGCGATTTTTGCATAATCCAATGTTTTTGGCAATTTACCATTCATCATATATCGTAAAAATAATTCTGCAACTTCTCTACCTTGAGTTATATATTCAAAGAACATAAATGAATCCTTTACATAATTACAGGATAACACATCAATAGTTAGACCATGTATTGTAATGGCAGTTTCTGAAGTTTCATAAATATTAATAGTTAATATAGTTGGTATATTTAAGAGTTTAATACCTTGTGGTGCGCCATTTTTAAATTCTTGAATATATAATAAACCTAACGTTTCTATAGTTGATCCATTATTTGTTGCGAATCCAGCAGTATCGAAATATGTCGTCGGTATATAGATTTCACAATATGAATTATTATAAATACGACCATTTGAGTTATATAATAGATTTGACATAACTTACTTGTACCTCCTTTACATTAGTAGTCATTACGTATTATTTGAATGGTTTAGTACAATTAAATGAAAAATTAAAACATATTAATTTGATCAAAAAATGATGGTGGTATATCAACTGAGTCATCAAATATATTATTGCTGTTAGGACGATTGGAATAGATAGGATCATAGATATTACTATTAACGGCTACTGCATATTTTTGCATTTGTTCCATTTCAATTGTGGTACTTATTACAATCTCCTCAAACGTTACATTATCTGATGAGAAAAATTCTATATTACCACCAGATTTAATTTCTACATTCTGTTCATAATTCGGTTCTAATGCCCCATAAATAGGATGGTCGGTTTTTCTAATACCAAAAAATTCTAAATTATCTCCGGTATAATAAACATAAATTGCATGATTATATGACATTACACAGTCATCATGTTCACCCTTAGCTGCTTGGATTTTACCAGTTGATGTTCTAATCAGTTTACACATATCATCGACTAAATATTCAGTATTAAGAATTTGCTTGCATTCCTTAATGTGATTAAATAATAATTCAAACATAGCATCACGAACTTTTTTCGATGTATATGTACCATATTTCTTATATTGTTGCGATAATTTCTTTAATTCATAATCACTTTCAGATTCATTTGCCATATCTTCCAATTGCTGTAATGAATCGGACCAGTATAAATTATCTTTAATTGAGCTTTCACAGATGGCGTGGATTAAATATATACCCATGCTATTACGCTCAGGTATCAATACACCCTTTGGAATATAGTTAATTATAAGATCTATTAATACACGTAATAACTCAGTCCCACTTATATATGGTGATTTAAATTCTGCAGCAATTTGTAAGTTGTAAGGATTAACTATAGTTATAGATGTATTATCACCGCCACCACCGCCAGAAGGATCCACACCTATTAAATACGGAATATTGGAATCCAATAATAATTTTGTATTTTGTTCATGCGGATATGTCAACATACGCCATTTCTTATTAAGTATGATGTCTGTAGTTGATTTCTGCATATGTGATATTAGGAATTCAAGATCTTCAGGTTCTATTGGTGAATCTGTAGATCCTCTTAGACGTTGCATTAATATTTCACGTCTAATTGCCATTTTATCACCAGACAAATTATATTGCTCTTCAACCCACTTATGTGTTTTTCTAAGTTGCCAATACTGATATTCGATATAGAATATTCTTGTAACTTCTCTACTCTTATCGGTTGTGTCATCTTGATGATATTCATCGCGATATGCACTGATGTAATCTTCAATTTCTGCATCACTCATATCATATATTCGCTCAGTCCATGGAACCATTGATTTTATAATTGGTGCAGCAGTAGCACCTTCTCTTGTATCAAGATTACCAGGCGTTGTTGTGAAGATTCTACCATAAGGACGTCCTGCAATGGCAGCATTCTCAGATGCGGTTTTAAATGCAGGAGCAGAGTTGGATAATAATACATCAAAATATGGAGTATGTTCGATCTCGTCAAAATATACTATGGACATAGAGTCACCACGGGCCATACCTTGGGCATGGGACATACTCGTGGGTTTTGGATGCATAACAATACGATTACCTCTGACTTTATTTTCAAGTATTTCTGTTGCTTGTCGTGTCTTTTTAGTTTTACCGTCATTATCAATGAATCGTTTAAACTGTAACCATTCAGGAAGAACATCAATATCATTCTTTAAGTCTCTTAGGTTCTTCTTAGTGTTATCTGTGTCCTTACCAAAGAAATTGATATTAGCATTTTGAGATGCCAACTGAAAACACCATGATACGATAGTCGAAATACTACCAGTTGTTTTATATGTCTGACGAGGTTCGCATAAACATGAGTCAAATCTTTTCGCAAAGCACCATATCAATGCGGCTAATCCACGATGTAAACAAAAGTCGACAGTACCCTTATCTGATTGAATCCTAGCAACGGTTCTTGCATAAAACCAAATATTTGATTGCAATTCACGCATTAGAATTTCTATTTCATGTCGTGTTATATTCTTTTTAAAAGGATCTATATCGCATACACCGGAATTAGGATATTTCACTTCCAACATAAAATAATAATTTTTTATACCGAGTGCTTTTAATTCCATGGCGGTTTGCATAAAACTTTCATTTTTTGGTGAAAAGTCATAATATTTATATTCGCCTGTATGCGGATCCATAATTCTTTTGATATCAGCCATTTATTTAATATTACTCCTTTCTTCAGTCTATTACTTAAAAAGTATTATAAATGAGGTAGTAGTTCTTAATTAGAAAAAAACGCATATAACAATTATTGCATGATACATTATAATATTATCATAAGGAATATAAATATTAAAAATTAAAATAAATAGGAGGTAATATTAATATGACTAAAGGTCGACTTGGAAAAAGAATAACTGAAAATTATATTAAATTACTAAACAACGGAGGGTCGATTAATATGAGAATGTGGCAAAAGGAAATTGAAGTACATTGTGCACAAAGATGTACATTAAATCTATTAGGTTACGAAAATACATCTGAAGCAGTAATGGTGTATGTACAAATCGTAGGAATTCAAAACAAGGTATTGGTTATTAGACCGCGATCTAGCGGGGGTGGTTATACAATAGAAGTTCATACCAAGAAACCAAAATTCAATGGTGTAATAAGTGTAGAAATGATATATGTCGATGGACTTAGAGAGGTACATAAAATTTTAGATGAAATGTCATCTGATGATTTTTCATATTTCTTATAATTAAAGGCGGTGAATAAAATGTTAATGATTTATTTCATAACAGAAACAGGTAGACCTTTACCGAATGATACAGTTATATCAGTGCTTGATCGAATGGTGGAGACTAAAAAAATAGAAAAACCACCATATGCAAGTAGAAACGGTATCATCATTAATAATGCAGAATATTTATTTAAAAATATTGCTGATAACTGCAATAATGATTTTGACATCGTGTATTATAATGATAACAATGGTAGTTGGAAGGTACTAACAGATTCAGAGTTAATGGATTTCGTTATAACGTTAAATAATATGACGGATCAATCAATATTGTCCAGTAAAGTATTAAATAATATTAATAATAATTAATAAAAAAATAAGAGGGGGCTAAAAAAATGATGATGATTTATATTATAACAGAAAATGGAAAACGGTTGCCGAATGATACAATTACATCGGTAATAAAAGAAATGGTGGATACTAACGCAATATCTGAACCGGGATGTTCATTTAAAAGTATTACACATGCAGATGCGCCTAATGATATACTAGAAAATATCAATAGACAGAAGGATGGATTTGTAATAATACGTTATGATAATTGCTGTAGTGAATGGACGAAATTCAATGAAAAAGAAACAAATGAATTAATTACAGCATTATCGAACCCATTATATCAACAATTATCGCTCAACATATTGTTGAGTATATTATTCAACAAATAATAAAATACGAGGAGGGGTCATTGACCCCTCCTCATTTTACATTCTATCCTTCATAATTTTTTGGATACTTTATATCAATTATAGGACGATCTGCACTTGGTACAGGCATATCCATTATATTTTTTATTGCAGCTAATAATTGCGTTCTCATATCTACCAGATATTGATAAGTATGAGGTACGATATAATTTTTAGTACCCACATCCAAAAGCTCAATATACCATTCAACAATTTCAAGTTTACCATATGCGTATGATACTATCATCATTTTATCATTAGCAGTTCTAATTGATTCACCCTCAATTGTTATATATGCTACAAGATCTGCTGGTATTTTCTTCAATCTTTTAATTTTAACCTTTTCATTGAATACCATTTTATCTTCTATATATTTTTCACATTGTGCATATTCAAATCTGGATGTATATAATTCAATCTCTGTATCGAAACCAGAATTATAGAATCTTTCTACGATTTGTGGTAGACTTTGCAATGATCGCACAGTCTCGGTATATGTGACATTAGTAGTTAATTGTGATATCAATGATTTTAAATCATGTATTATTTTTTTCTTAGACTTTTCAGGAGTTGGGTATGTCTCAACTATATCTGAAATGAATTTATTTACTTTATCAATTAATTCCATATCAGGGTTGAAAACCTTATTTACTTCTCCATCAACATCTCTGAATACGAGCAGCATACTTAATGTATATATAACGACACCATCGAGAGGTCCAATCAATAACTTCTTAGTAGGTGTATCGAATTTCATTAAATTCATTGCTATTTTTTCAGCACCTTTGTCTATATTACTATTATAGTATTTAATTGCATTCTCAAAACAATTTAAGAGATCGTCAGGTGTTTTAAATGTCTTAAATAATTTTTTAGATACTTTAATATTAATTGATCCGCTTCTTCGTAAAAACGTGGTAAATGTTTCATGGCCATTTATAAACCTATCAACAAATATATTATCGCCATTTTTCTTGATAGATAAATTAGGAGGTATAAATTCAAAATCAATATCACTTTTATCATTAGTAAATCCAATTGATATAGCATCAAATTCACTTGCCCATTCTCGCAATGGACCTTCTGATATTAAATTAGCAATTGTATTTAATGTACTTTCACTAACCTTACCACTTTTATCTATGATTGATTTGGCCAATGTTAATATGGTTTGCTTTGCGGTAGCAATCTTGGCTTTGTCAATTTTATTTAAGCCCATGGATTCCCCTCTACCACCAGGAGTTTTAGTTAATCTATTATCCGGCTGTAAATACCAGCCACAGTTAACACATCTCGCTTGACCCCCACCATATGAGAATGAATGTTCACAATTCTCTGGTGCGACAGAAAATGTAGATTCTATATATGGGGTTCCGTTATTAGCATAATCCCAAAGTTTCTTAGCCGCATCATCATCAAATCTGAGTTCAAACATATCGATTCCATCATCGGGATCCCCACCAAGAACAATTGTTATACCAGGATATTTCTGTTGGAAATCAACCCTACCATCTTCAAATTCTCTATCAATTTCTTGAAGTAATAAATAAAGCTCATAATGTAAAAATCTATACGATTTTTGTTCATCCAGGGTCATCTTCTTATATAATTCATATTCCGCATCTTCAAAATTAAAAGTTTGCTGTTGATCAGTTACGTATATAACTGCACTATATGAATTATTCTGTGGACTATGTGTAACACTACCACACCCTGTAATCGATGAATATATATATTTCTCGATCTCATCAATTATATGTTTTTCGGATAGTCTACTATATTCAGATTTTTTCACTTTATCCTTGATCTTGGTTAGAATTTGCTTATTTAGATCATCAACAAGTGTTGAAATAATTGGTGGTAAGTTATCCTTTGATATGTTAATAGTCTTAGGTTTATTGCTATTATCATTATTGGTAGTAAATATATTAAATTTATTTTTAAAACTAGTATTATCAGATTTATGTTTAAGAAATTGCGCGCGCTTGATGTTATAGTTATTGATATCAACTGCTTCTGTTTTAATATGATTATCCACTACATTACCACGATTTTTAAACTTATTCCATAATTGTTCAGCAATTTTATCTGATGGATAAACATCGTATCCTTCTAAATTATGCCCATCATTAAATTCATATTCCAATCTTAAATCATATTTTTTGGATATAATGGGTTTAACTTTATTAAATACTTCGGTGATTAATGTGTGGAATAAATGTGCTTGCGTATCATTTCGATCATTTACAACATGTCCTGTAATCTGTATCATACATTGATACTTCCCACTTTCAGTTGGCCAAATTTGGACAGCTTTATTATCATCAATCTCTGATAATGGCGTACAAAATTTATCAATATATTCTTTACATTTTTCAGATGTTAAAACTGATTTATATTTATCAGTCCTAATCATATGCTGTAAAGTTTCAACTATGAATTTATTAGTTTGATTTAATTTTATTTGAAAGACCATTGGTAAATCTTTACGTTGATTATACAACCTAGGTTCAGTTGCTTCATTATAGATATTATTAATATTCATATCTATTATATTCTCCTTCCATTCATAAGATTCTTTTTGGATATCAGATGCACTTTCATTTGTTTGTTTCAATTTATTTATAATGTGGTCAAACTCAGATCGTCCCATTGTAATATATTCATAAATTTTAATAGTCTCATTTATTAAAAGAACTCTTTCTTCCATCGTAAGGGTTTTATTTAATCTTTTTTTCATAATAATAATTAATATTTCTTTAGGAATTTTATAAAATGCCAATTTACCATATGGCTCATCTTTCCAGTTTTTAGATGGCATAATATGATGCATAATATTAATCATATCCATAAAGTCAATATGCATAATATCATTAGCGAGCTTTTCTGGTTTCAAATGATAGTATGCTGCACTTATATTGGATAATTCCTGATCTCTCGCGTTAGCATTATTATCAATAACTGTATTTAATATTGTACCAAACATTCCATTCTTTATTTCATATTCAACACGATCATATATTGATATATCCTTAATTGTTAATATATGACCAATTTCATGAGATATTATTATTTTTAAATCATCTATTGTTTTATAATTAAACGCAATCATTTTTTTTATATTTATAATCATGGCCGGAATACGATTAGTGTCATCTTTAAATTTATCAATATATTGCGATATATTTGTGGATTGACTTATATTATATTTATTCAAATCTTCAATTTTGATAGATTTAATCATTATTTTTGCATCAGGATGCATTAGATTCGAGTCATCCTCAATAAATATAACTAGAATATTATATTTTCTAATAAATTCTTCGAGTATCATTTTAATATCAGTTTCCGACAAATCAGGTGTCGTATATTTCGTTTTTTCATCATGTATTGTCTTATTATTTAATTTATTATTTAATTTATTATTTATTTCAATAATTTTCAATGGAGATTTAATCAAATTTTGCATTAATATATCCATATTTTGTAAATTAATTAATAAATCAATATCATTTTTATTTATATGATTTAATGCGTTATTCATAATATATGCTCCTATAATAAAAGGTATTATACCTTGGTCTATTATGAAAAAAAGAAATATAGAGCGGGAATAAGTCCCCGCTCTATATTTTTATATAATTAAAGAGGTGTATTAAACAACTTCACCATATACATCAGCACTGTTAAGCATAACAAGTCTTGCCTGAATACCTTGAACAGAGATATCTTTGTATCTGCTTGTTGCAGTAACAATTGTATATGCTCCGCCAGGTCTATTAGTTGACTCGTACGCTGTTTGACTTTGTGAAGTCATTAAGTGTGAAGTATATTTTAAGTGTTTGAAAGAAATATGTTCGTCATCAGTTGGGTAAGCATAGATTCTAAGAACAAGTTCTTTCTTATTTGTTGGAGCTACAGCTGCATCTGTATATGCTTTATATACGTTTGATGCAACAACTCTAACCGGTGCACTCATATCTGTTGCAAAACCATATGAGTTGTTTACAGTGATACCACCAACTGATGCTCCCTGTTGGTAGTTCCATGTTGTCCATTTAGAAATAAGTTGGCAAGCCATTGGGTTACCAGCGATAACAAAGCTTAAGTTATCCAATTTAGCAGCTTCACAGAGTTTGTATATCAAACCTTTGATGGCAAATTGAACTGCATTTGCTTTGTATATAAATGGATCTCCAGCAAATCCAACCGGTGCTTTAAGATCAACCACATGTTCCTGAACAAGTGATTCCAATTTATAGATGTCAGATTTAGTTCCAGCATATTTCTTATATTCATCATCAAGGAATCTAAGAACATTTTGTCCCTCTATCATTTCTTGTGTCTTAACTATTTCATCAACCATTCTGTTGTAATAATTAATATCAAGTAATGCAGCAGCATCTTCGATTTCTTCTATTGAGAAAGGCATATTCCATCTTGCACCGTCTTCAATTGTGAATTTTATCAATTCACGTTTTTCTCTAACAGATACAGTTCTTGTATTTAATTCATTTGATAAATATCCTTCGAATACAACCCCAGTAACTTGAGCGTTGCAAGCAGATACATTAACAGTACCTTTTTTGAAATCAATTTTACCAGATACGCTATCTTTGATTATGGTTCCATCATCTGCAACGAAATCAAGATCGCCATTTACAAATGTACCGCCAGTTGAGAATTCAACAGTAATGCCGTTTCCTTTAAGTTTATAAATTTTAGTAGCAACTTCAACAGCAACAATTTTGATATTGTATGATAATCTATCTTGACCAGGTATTCCATCAGTAAGATTGTCAATGATATCATATTGATAAGCTGGTACTGCAACTACAGTATCTTTTATTACATGACCTTTAGCAGCATCCCAAATCTTTTCCCATGTTCCATCAAATATACATTTTGGATATTCATACTCGTCACCAGTTGTATTGTCAACAAGATATGTAGTCTTAATGTGTTTTGCAAGGTTAGGAGTCTTAGTAGTTTCCACTTCAATAACATCTTTTATTATTGATTGGAAGAACTGTTTAGCAAGAGTTGGAAACTCTAATGTAGCGATCGGTAAGAATGAAAGTGTTGAAGCTGATTCATTGTAACTTCTAACTTTAGCATCCCAAAGTCTTTCAACGTTTTCAACAAAGCTTTCAATGTGAGGGTCATTTGCAGATGCATTTCTGAATCCCTCGTATATTGGCTGTAATAGGTCTACCTTGTATGATTCCATAAATGCTTTGTCGCCTACCATTGCACCTAAGTCACGTTTAATATCAATACCTACGCGGCTTTTGTAAGATTCATATAACTCATTAAAATTTTCCTGGAATGATTTCCCAGATCTTGACACCTCAAATGAACTGCGTGAATTTGCAAGGTTTGGTGTTATTGTACCAGCGGATTCTCCGAACCAAGATCCGTTATTATTTCTTTGATAACTCATAATTGGTTTATCTCCTTTGCTTAATAGTTTTTTGGTTTAATATCATAATAGATTTCAATTACTCATCGAATTTTAACTAATTGTTACATATTCATTTTACCTATTGCTTTATATTCTTCTCAAAGTTCTTATCTAATAAATTTAATAAATTAAAGCACTTATTGAAAAATAATAAATTTCTAGAATAATTGTTATTAATAAAGTTATATGACAAATAAAGGTTAATATTATCACGCAACTTTTTTAATGAATCAATAATACCTAGTGCATTTGGTGATAATGAGTATATGATATCGTTATTATCTTTTATTAATGATATGTGATCCGTTATTACACTGATCAGTGATAAAAATTTTTTATAAAGATTTTCATTCATAACAGCTGATATTTTCTCATTGATATCTAGATTTTCTGATTCATCTTCTATATTATCTTCAGCACCAGTACCATCACCAATATCAGGAAAATCTTCTAATTCAGGTGGTGGTTCATCAAGAGGTGTATCGTCAGGTTGGGTATCAACTTCGTCTACTCCGATATCAGGGGGACCTTCATTATTAATATTACCATCATTCGATATGTCATCCCCTTCGGCTTCGAATAATACCCTCTCAAATAAACTAGGCATATTAAGCATCACACTCCTTTACAAGTAATATATATTAATTGGATGGTAATATAAATTATATCATTTTAGATGATTCTAGCAATTTTCTTACCGCCGTCGACACGAAGTAATTTTTTAGTCACTTCACGTTTAATTCTAATTAATTGATATTTTGCAGTATTATCACCATTGTTCGCAGCATCTTTAATCTTCTCATCTATAATTTCGAGTTCGGCTTTTAATTCACCGATCATCTCATTACGAATACGAAATTGATTTTTATCATTAGTGATTTTGTTGGTGATAGCTAAAAACATAAATACTGGATTGAATAGTAATTTAGCTTTTAATAAAGAGCCGGTCATGATAGCATTCCTAATGGCTCTATATAAATTCTGCCTTGAACGAGGATCTGCCATTTTTTCTTTCATTTGATTCTCATTCAAATCTTTCCATTGATTAAGCATACCATTTATCCATCCAACGGTACGAGTTGTTGGTTTCATAAATGTTTTACCAACATTAATTGCACTCTGCACAGTCTTTTTTATTTCCTGTTGCTTTCCACTTAAATTCCTGTCAATATCCATCAATGTATCTCTTATCGGATGATCCGATTCTGGTTTAGCAGGTTCTTCAGTTGATTCGATAATCACATCAAATATACTATCGGAATTTGATTCATTATCGTTTAATAATGGTTCTATATCATCAGAATTGATGATCGATGATTCATTGAATACTTGATTATTTAAAAATGCTTTAGCACTCATAATCATTTGTACTTCTATGACAGCATATTTTTGTAAAGCTTCATATGCAGTATCATATATACCATCAACATCATCATCTTCATTCATATCCTCAGGACCTTTAGATACCAACTTAGCATTTATTATATATCGCCAAATTCCACCATTATCATCTCCGGGCAAATCATCACCAAGGTCAACTATTGCAAATGAAATATCATTGGTTGATAATTTTTTAAGTGCATTATTAAGTTTAACGATGTTTGATTTTTGAATAACACCTGTTAACATATCGCCTACAAATATTAATGTATCCTCATTATGCATCTCTTTTTTATCGCCGGCCCAACCGAAATAAGCTTTAATTGGTTCTTCGATTTCAACGCCACCATCAGTGGATTTATAGAAATATTTTAAAATACTATCTGAATCAATATTGTCAAAGTGTGTTTGGAAATATTTGCTGGCTAATTCAATATATGGTTTAAGATTCTTTATTGTAGTACCAATTATTTTTGATACCATTTCACATACATATTTGGCCTCTTTTTTAGTCATTACAGCAGCATATGTTATCACACCAACTATTCCAATACCAAATATTACGATGGGTGCAAACAATGTTATCATAATTAATGTGGATAATATTGTCATGATAGCACCTTCACTCATAGGTTTAGGTTGAACATCAATACCATCCATTATATCAATAGAAAACATGTCAGTTGATTCAGTCTTTGTTTCATCAGATTTGGTATCAACATTATATGACAATGTCGAATGTGTTGAATGATCATCATTACGATGTTTATTAAATGAATTATTATAAGTATAATAATAATTATTAACTTGACCATCATGTTTTAACGACGGTTTAGAATCATCGTCAACCTTGTCATTATCTTTAACAATAATTTTAGCTGGCGTAATATCATCAGGCACTGGTTGTTTGATATAATCTGTTGGTTTTAAATCAGCATTAATCTCTGTCTCTGGTGCGATAGTAGATTGTTGATCATTATCATCTTCGCCATATGATAAAATTTGATGCTGTTTCAGATAATCTGGTAATTTACCATATTTTTTATCCCTAGTAGATTCAATTAATCCAGGAATATCTTGTTTAGATAATACTTTTTTACTAACAGTTGTTGGGGGTAGCATATCAACGATATCAGCACATGATTCATTTTCAGGAAGTAAACCATCAAATTCTTCATATATCGATATTATGTCATCTTCGATTGCTTTGATATCATCAAAATTCTCCAACGTAGTCATATAATATTCTTTAAATGAAATATAATCATGCATATGATTAATTTCTTCTTCAGTATACTCAATGAATTTCTCTTCATCCATCAGAACTGATTCTTTATGGAGAATAGCATTTTTTAATTTAATTGATTTGACAATACCCTCTAATGACTCTTCTGTGAATTTCTTTTTTAAGGTATTTAATTTGTCGGAAGGTGATTTAATATCCTTTGATGCTTCCAGCAGCCATTGATATAAGGTTGGATTACCATCAGAACTATTAACAGCTTCTGATAAAAATTGAAATACTATATCAGCCTTATTATTTCTTTCAGCTGTAATGATAACATCGGGAATCGCAGCTTCACCAAATTGAGATAATACCTTAGGTATATTTGAATTGAAATATTCATTATAGTATAATTTAGTATATTCATCATGAGATGCATCCAGTTCATCTTTATATGCCTCAAACATAATAAATGAATTTTTATATTCATTCTTAAATGACTCCAACATTTCTTTAGATTCATTATAAATACTAGAATCAATACCACGGTATTTACACTGTTTGATAGCATTGTCAAATGATTCCATAATACTATCATATTTAATTAACGGGATACCATATTTTTCAATAAATTCTCTAAATGTTTTTACACCATGATTAGATGTAATTATATATTCTAGATTTGATGCATAAAGATATGGATCATTTTGTAGAGAATTATTTACGGCTTCAATGTAATTATTAATATCAGATTGCAAGCCTGAAGATTTAGCTGATTGATACAATAATTTTATATCTTTCAAATTAATCAACTCCATTTCTAAATTATTTTATTATAAGTTAAACTATTAATATTCTGTGAGAGAGGAAATACAAGCAATGGTTAAGACAACTAAAAACAAAAATGAAATCTCTAAGATTAATGAAATTCAAATGCAAAAAATTAAAGTCTTTTATAAGAGATCAATTCTTAAATCGATTATGAAGATTCTATTAATGGAGCACTCTGGATATAGAACCGTAAAATCCGTCAAGAATATAAATAGAGTATTTTCAAATCTCGATTTAGATTTATACAATAAATCTGCAGAGTTAATTTCTTATATATGGTGTATAAGCAATATAAGTAAAAAATGGTTGGAGGGCATAGTAAATACCGACTTAATAATTGAATGGTGCAAACGACAAACGGATTTTGATAACATTAAGGAAAATATCATACAGGCATGCATAGATGATCCTCAAATAATATCGGAGCCTGAGGCAAAGATGATATTTGATCTAATATCAGAGGCGTTACAATTTGGATTTCTGGCTGGAATTAAAAATGAATATTTAGCATTATTAGATGATATTAATTTAGATCAACCTGGTGCATTTAAAGAGTTAGCTGAAAGATTATTTTCAATATCCAATTCCGTAATTGATATTAAACATAATACAAATTTCGTATCAAATAAAGTTACATTTAATACATCTGATATTGATAGTGTTAAACATGCTATATCTCAAACGATTGGTTCTTTATCAGCATCGAATAGTATGCTTAAGACTGGTATACGACGTTTAAATACTCTATTATCACCAGCTTATATGAATGGGAGAATTTACATATATTTGGGATTGCCGGCATCATTTAAATCAGGTATTTTATTAAAATCTGCATTAGATATTCGTAAATATAACCCGGATTTTAAAACAAAGACCCCAGGTCTGAAACCTGCAGTATTATACATAACAATGGAAAATGGATTTACCGAAACAATCGAACGTATTTGGAATATGACATTTGATGATGACATTTCAAATTATACGCCAGAAGAAGCTAGTTCTAAAATAATGGAAGAGCTTGGTATCGGCGTACCAACTACATATAATCTTGATGACGGTCCAGATAAGATGGCAAAATTAGAAACCGATGGAGCGTCTAATATTGAAATAGTAATAAAATATTTTTCATATAGAGAAATATGCACTGATGATATATTTACGATTATACAGGATTTGAGAGATAGCGGCCTTGAAGTATGTGCACTTGTATTTGATTATATTAAAAGAATTAGGCCTAATGTATCTGCAGCAGATAATGTTAAATTGGAACTTGATAGAATATGTAATGAACTAAAAGCAATGTCTGTTATATTAGATATACCTGTTATAACAGCACACCAGATGAATCGTAGTGCAGCATCGACAGTAGATAATGCAGTCCGAGCTGGAAAAGCCGATGTAACAAAAATGGTTGGCCGTGAAAATGTCGGTAGTGCATGGGAAGTTATTGAGGTTGCAGACTGGGCATGTGTATTAAATATAGAATATAAACCGGGAACCGATGATAAATATTTAGTATTCAATGTAGTTAAACGAAGGAGAATCGATTCTACCGCAGGTGATGTTGCAAAATATACATACTTAGCACATCCATTTGCCAAGGATAACGGATTGCGATTATTAGATGATATTCACTTGGATAAAGTATTATCATTGCAATCATTAATTAATGACATCGATAATATAGTCGGTAAGGATAAAACAAATGCAGTTCCTAGAGTAAATAAGATAGAGCAACGAGATTTTATTGAAGATGTTGAATACGATATTGATTAAAGATTATAGGAGATGAAAGATGAAGGAAACCATATTAGTACTACTATTCATAGTTATAATATTAATGGCATTTAATTCGACAATGACTCTATTTTCAAACGTAAGAATACGGAAACAAATCAATCATATTATTTCAAATCATAATGACCTTATACATATAATGGAAGAAGAAAATAGACAACTACAAAATCGATTATTAATAATACCAAATGAAATTATAACATCGATTGAGAAAGTAATTCAAAAACATAACGTGTCCGATGAGAATATGAAGATATTTACGGATGTAACTTCAGCTCATAAAGATGAAGATATAGAAATAAAATAATAGAATAAATTATCATAGGGATACTGATATCCCTATGATAACTATTTTTTTATTATAATTCAGTATCTAAAAAATTACTTAATTCAGAATTAGAATCTTCATATGGAAATTCATCTAATTCGTCCATATCTATATCATCTAATAAATCATCATCACCAACTTTATTCTTATAAATATTGATTAGACGTGCCTCCATAATTGATGCTTGTTCTGCTATAAATTCGAATGTTTCGCGATTTTCACTATCTTCATTTTTTAATTCACATATATCTTGTATAAATGAATCGATTTTCATTATCGACTGTTTTAATATGCACTCATTCATTATATTATTCCTCCTCAATTTATATAAATTGTCTATCTAGAATAGCGTATACCAGCAGTCGAAGAACTAGCTACCCACATCCCATTATCATAACAACAATATACAAAATTACCAGTTGTTATATTACTTTGTGTCCATGTCATACCATCTATAGAGTAATACAATCCTACAGAACTACCCGCAATCCATATACCATTTGCATATGTACAATATGGAAAACTATTAGTGGTAATATTACTTTGTATCCAAGTCATACCATCGGTAGAATAATAAATACCCCTACCAGCATAACCACCTGCAATCCATATACCATTACTACCATAACAACTCATAAATCCACCGGTGGTTATATTACTCGGAGTCCATGTTATGCCATCTGTAGAATATCTCATACCAGAACCATTGACACTAGCAAGCATATATATATTATTGTAATATGATACCGCCGCCCAATTAAGACTTGTGATGTTACCTCGAGCCCAAGTAATCCCATCAGTGGAATACCATACACCATTATTAGAAGAAGCTACATTGCTAGCAGCAGCAACCCATTTTCCGTCTCCATAACAACAATCATTAAAATTACCAGTTTTGATATTACTCTGAGTCCAAGTTATACCATCAGTAGAATAATAAATACCCTTACCGTTAGTATCCATAACACCACTATGACCGATTGTAACCCAAACACCATTTGCATATTGAGCCCAAATAAACCTACCTGTCGTTACATTACTCTGAGTCCAATTTATACCGTCAGTTGAATAAAAGAGTCCGGTGCTAGCAGCACAAGCAACCCATATATTATTTGCATAATAACAATAAGCCATACTCGCGGTTGCTCCGTTACACATGTACCAGGTCTCTCCATCCGTTGAGTAACGTAAGCCACCAGTGCCCGTATAACCACAGGAAACCCACACACCAGTACCATAACGACAATTTCTAAAATATCCAGTAGTTAAATTAGATTGATTCCAAATCATACCCGGTATCATTTGTCCGTGTACCCTTCTGTTTATACCAGCATCAGCTGTATATATTTCATATACATTCCTATTTACACCAACATCCATAATATGGTGACTTATTATTTTTTTATTAATTCCATCGATTGATTTATATATAGCCATATCATTATGCCCCCCCCATTATAGATCTATTACAGTAAATTTCTTAGATTTTCTTTTTAATAATTCGGCCCTACTAGAACCCCATGCTCTCAATTGTGGTACAGATGCATCAACTATATCGTACATATATGTATCTTTGCCATCGGATCGTCTTCGTAGCCTACCAGAAACCTGTTCAGCCAATATCGGAGATTTAAATTGTTCAGCACATACTAAAACCGATAAATCCTTTACATCAAATCCGGTTCCACTGGATTTAACAGTTGATATCAAAATATCAGCTTTACTTTTTACGGCATCATTAACTTCTTTACTATTATGCGAATGTATTGTTCCAACAAAATATTTCGGAAACATCTTTTGAATATGGTCCGCTAATATTTCAACTGATTCAATTGTAGGGGATAATATCAACATTCTACCGTATGGTATCTTAGATGCAATTTTAACAATTTCTAATATTTTATTAACGAATACAGTCTTCCTATTAGGTGGAATGACTAATGCAGTATACTTCGGTATACTAATTCCATATCGCATCCATTTCTTATCTCTTTCATTATATCGCTTTGATGTAGAAACGCTTTTAATTTCATCATCAGTCAATTCGGATGTAGCCCAATACATAAAACAATTCATATGAGGTTTATGCCCATAAATATTGCCAGGTTTCCTATTAAATACTGTAGGATCTTTATCTTTAACTCTAAATATTTCTATCGCACTAAACATCTGATGATACAATTTATTTTCTTCTTCTGCAGATCTACCGAATGTCGCTGTCAAATACCAGTTATTTTTTATATTTGAGCTTCCATCTATTTTAATTGTATTATGAAAATACATGTGTACTTCATCTATTACCTTAACTCCAAATTTATTAGCTTTCATTATTTTTTCTAGATCATATTTTCTATTTAAGCTACTTAGTGTTGCTTGAAGAACTATCGTGAAATCAGTCTTGATATTAAAGAATTTATTTGGGCTATCGACTTCAGTAATATTACTTTCAGGCACATTAAACATTCTGATCAACGATTCTTTCCACTGTCCCCTGATATTTGTTGTTGGGACGATTATTAAAGATCTCATACCAATTTCAAGAAGGCATGAAATAGTCATACTTGTTTTACCCGTACCAGGCCCAGCTATAATACCAATATTATTTCCCTTCTTCGCATTTTCAATTGTAAATCCAATTACATCTTTTTGTAATTGATCCCTTGGCGTAAAGGAGCCACTATCAGGTTTTTTTATAGTTGCATAATCCCAGTATGTATTAGACTTATCTTCGATTGTAATCTTAAATAAATTTGTCACGATTTTTTCCAATCCGGTTGGTAAATATATAATTTCCTTATCATCATCTCTATAGATAAAAATGTTATCCATTGTTGAGACTAATTTCTCAATTTCATGGTCTTCAGTTTCAGTATATTCAGTGACTATTAATCTAGATCGCTCTTTAACAATTTTCATTTTTAGCACCTTCTTTAATTTATTCATTAATAATACGGTAAAAACGCATATTGTTTAATTATTAATATATATTATAAAGGTAATAGATAAGAATGATAATGATAAATTTATTGGAGGGATATTATGTTATATAATATTATAATGGTTATACTAAAAATTTTAGAAGTCATGGCACTATGGTGCATATATACAGTAATGGTGGATAATTTCAATTATAACGGTTGGAGAAAAAATTAAATATCGGAGGGAATAATATGTTTAATAATATATTTACGATACTTTTAATAGCCGTAATCGGCTATGAGATTAAAATGATTGTCGATGGAATAAAAGAAGTATATCATGAAGTTATAAATTGGACCGAATAAAATAATAGGGAGGATAATAATATGATGAATTTAGTATTAACATTTTTAGTAGTAGCTGTGATTGGTATATTCGTAGGGACTTTAATTACTGAAGTAATTGATAATCACAAACGAGGAATATATAATAAAATAAATAATAGTGAAATACACTAAATTAGTTTAGATGATCGGGAATTCTACATACGTTTATAAGTAGAAACCGTTATGGTTATTAAATAACAATGTGCGGATAAATTAAATGAAAGGAGGATTCGGACAAAAAATATTTAATAAACCATAAATAAACCCGGTTGCTAATATAGATCGCATTTACAATACATTGTCATTAATTAATATTTACTTTGGGGACGAGTAAACATTAGGTGAACGGATGAGTTATTTAATAAACCTAATCGACAACTGTATTGAATGTAAATCTCATCTAGGGGTAGTATGAATTAAAAGAGGGATTCTATTTGGGGAATAAAAGGGGTTTATATAAACCCCTTTTATTTTTTATATATTTTGAATACAATGACTCTTTTATAAAACACAATTTACGGAAGGTGGAATAATATGTATATTAATTTAAAAATAAATAATTCAGCTGAAGCATCAATAAAAGACTCTCAATGGAAAAATCCAGGAGCCAGTTTATATGATAAATTATTAGATTCATTTTACTATCCAAGTGATGATGTTGATGATCCTAAAAATCTATACCCATCACATTATTTAAAGGAAGCATATTTAATAGCCCCAATTAATAAAATTAAAAATAGTCCATATGGTAGAACCCCTTACTCTAGGAGTGGATGTAAATACCCCCATCACAATATTAGGAATAATGAATTAGTTCTTGATATAAATGGTGTGAAGGCTGCATATGTAAGGGCCAGACAAATGGGAATATTCAAAGGTGACGTAAAAGAACATCTAATGGGACACATTGAGGAATTAAATCTTATGGAAGTATTACATATCAAAAATGATGATATTATAGAGGAAAATTTTAATTTTATTGAATCTCATTTGTATATATCTGAATCAGTAAACAACCCTAATACTGGGGATACTAAAAAATTTTATGAAATTTTTAATATGCTAAATGGTGTTCATTATGGAATGTATAATACAAAGCTTAAAAAAGTTTTGTATTCTGAGATAATTGATGATGAAATAAATTTATTAGATTATTTAGATCAGCATGGTGATTCAGAATTTATTATCATGAAACCAGATGATGTAATTAAATATAAGGCTGGAACTTGTTGGGATACATCATTATTCATATATGCTAAATTAATTGAAAACGGATTTAATCCACAAGTGGTATTCTACGTTATTAATGATAATAATCACATAATTACACATTCAACTATAGTTGTTGAAGATTCGAATCGAGTAAAGTATAATATTGAATATAGTCATAGTGTTAGACGCGGTATTCATCAAATTGATAAAATAGAAGATGTATACGGCAATGAAGATGATATCATCTTTGTCAATAATAATGTTGACGTTACTAAATTATTGAAGAAGAATGAAATTAAACCAGATGATTTTATCAAGGCTACAGAATGGAATCCAAATAAATCTATAGTTGAGTCTACCACATATTATGATTTCTTTAATGAAACATCTCACGGATTACTTAAATCATCATTTAGGTATGGTGTTAACATAGAAAATGGGCATAGAATAAAAATTGTATTTGATCTTGATGTTGCTAATATTAAATTCACCGGACATGACTTTGGTGGAGATGCAACAAATAAGACATACGACGCTAATAAAAATATTTCTAAAAAAGGAAATAATGATTTTGTATCGATTGGAACTGTGAAAGCTATTATAGATGAAGATACTAATGAACGTTTACAATCTGTAAAAATAGTAGGTTCATTAAATAAATATATGATGAACATTGGACCTTTTATTGAACCAGAGGGTGGACCGGTATGGAATATTGCTAAAGAAGAAAGAGCTAAAGAATCATTTGAATTAAACTCACTGCGTCTAAGAGAAATGATGGTAAAATCTAAAAATTGGAATCCACCATCAAATATCGTTAATAGCTATAAGGTCGGTCAGAAAGAAGATGATCCGACATATAAGGCTACAAGACCTGCGGCAAATATTTTCGATCTGGCATCCAATATAAATTCACATGTTAGATCTCCTCGTTTTAATGCCAAAGGGGTTCCAGATGATACCAAGACAATTAAAAGAAAAATCCATAGTACCTATAATGAGTTTAAAATTATTTATAATGCAGCGTTTAATATTGCTAAAAAAAATAATGATGTTGAAGCTGGTGAGCAATTGAAGAAGTTATTGGATACATTTGGAAGTAATGTTAAAAATGGTGTGAAATACATTTCATCAAATGAAGTTAATTCAGCATTAGATATACAAAATGAATTAATTAATATTAAAAGTGAAGCTAGAAAAATTCTCGATTCATTAAAATCTAAATATAAAACTGAAAGTGCATCTGAAATTATGATGAAAGATAATTTTGCTTTTATTGAATCATTTGTATATTCTGCGCAATCAATACAAGAAGATACATCTATAAATGAGTCATATGTATTTTCACAAGATAATCTAGAAATTGATTTAGATCAGTGGTCGGCAACACACGGTAAAAATTTATTATTTATTACTGGTCAGGCAGGCTCAGGTAAATCAACTCTAGCTAGAAGTATGGCTAAACAGCATCATGCCGTATGGTTCGGACTTGACTTTTTTGAACAAACTGATCCTACATTAAAAAATATCAGCGAGTGGAATAAAAAATATGATGACGGAGATATTGAATTTCAATGTGTACCATTTATGTTAGAATACTATAAGGTCAGACCTGAATTGTTAACAAACTGGAATACCATAGTGAAAGATGAAGTTAAATTTCATCACGAATTTCTTCTATTTTTGAGATGGTTAATTAATCGATTATATAAAATTAATCAACTATTTATTATTGAGGGCGTGCAATTAGCATTTTATGTTGACTATGCAGAATATGAAAAATATCCATTAATAATAATGGGGTCATCCATGTTAAAATCAACAGTTAGAAGAATAAAAAGAGCTGAAGAAAAGCATGGTATTAAAAGTGCTATTCGCAATTTGATGTTATCATTTAAGAGAAATAAAATGTTTATTGATGATGAAAAAGTGTTAGATGATTTAAGAGATTCGGCTAATGCATCTAAAACTATGACTGCCGATGATAAATCTATGCAAAAGATTATAATATCAAAAGGGACATATTTGCAGAGGCTTACTACAAGCAAAAATGAAAGTAATGATGAACGCCACATATATGTATCTCAGACGAAAATGGATAATGATAAATATTTAGTTGAATGGGGTAACCGAGGATACAGAGTAACTTTAGAAGTTACAAATGATATCATTATGCCAATATATAAAGAACGTTTTTCTGCATTTATGAGAGCTATAGAGGGAGCAGACGTTGATAGGGTAGCAAACGATATTTCAAATTTAAAGTATAGAAATAATGGTGAAAAATTTTTAAACGAATGGAAGAATAGAAATACCAAAGAGGTTAGTAAAGAGAGTTATATATCTTTTATATCATCTTTAACAAGTTCTGATTATAACAGACAAATATTTTTTAAAGAACTTAAATTGCGCGGATATAATGCCACAATAGATGATAATGATGCTGCCGAATGGACGGATAAACCAATAATTATTTTTGAAAGAAATAAAAATATCAAACAAACTGAGTGCATCAAAATTGATAGCGCGATGATAGATGACGCTAAAGAAAGGTTGTCAAAAGAAAAAAATATGGGTATTATGGAACATGCTATATATGAAGAAGTAAATATCGAAAGGGATGAAAAGATAGAAGTCGAAAAGGAAGTAACCGATGAACCTAAAGAAGAATCCCTACCCAAACAAACTGATGCTAAAGAAGCTAATAAAAACGGCGTTAAACGTAAGGAATTATATATGAAATTTATTGAATATGCAAAATCAATAAATTCAAATAATCTATTTGGTAGCGTATTCGATAAAGATGCATTCAATATATATTCATTTGTACCACATGAAATGCGATATTTCTATAGGTTATCGAATCCATTATTATGTGTATTAAAAGATTCATTAGCATTCTTTGCATTATCGGAATTGAAAAAGATAAATAAGGATAATAAAAATATCAATACATTATTAATATTCGCCGCAGATAAGTCTAATAAAGTTATTGTATTTAATAATAATGATAAAGCAATTTATGAAGGCGCACAAAAGAATAATGAAATAATAGAATTAAATAAAATTGCGAACTCATTTGATAAGTACATAGAGAATTTAATTGGTATAACCATTCTCGAAGAATCCTTTTTATAAACTAATAAATTTGTTAACCTTACTGGAAGGGAGGTAGAATATGTGGAACCGTATTCACTATTTACAACATGTTTACAATGGGGCGGAATTATAACGTTATTTGCATTATCGTTTAATACATTAATAAATGTTACTAAAGTAAGACGAATAACGTTAAGGATTAATAGAATTAGGAGTATTGGTGTGAGTCCTGAAGTTATAAAGCAGACTGTTAATGGTTATGTAATTTTAAGGTAGGAGGGTTAAACCCTCCTACCATTTTTTTATCGTATGTAATTTCGATTTACTTATATATTCTAATATTGTAAGTTGGAAAATGTATATATCGACAGACTAATATTTGGAGGTAAGTAATGAAAAGAACTAATAGCCGCATTAATAAATATGACGGTGATAGTATGTTAGATCTTATTGATCTAGCATATAGTGATGCAATTGTTGATGATGAATTAACACGCGGCAGAATACGGGCTATATACGTTAGAGTTAAATACGGTAAAGAATCTATAGGATCTATAGCCGAGTATTATGGTGTTCCTGAAACATTTATCCGCGATCTCAGTAAAGGAAAAATATTTGCTGATATAACACAAGCCAATCAATAATCTAAATATTTAACATCATAAGGAGGAATTATCTATGTCTAACAAAAATAAAGATGAGAAGGAGCCAAAAAATATTAAGAAACCTATAAATAGCAATTGCGCTCGTGACACATATGACACTGACTTTATCACATACATCGAAAAGGAGACTAAATAATGGACGACATGAAAGACATATGGTTTGTGGAACAAGATTGCCCAGAACAATCTAATGATGATTCATCATATGATAATGATTAGGAGGTAATAAAATATCAATTACAAATGATAAAAAACTATTTAAAGTTAAAATGCGTATTATTAATATACGCTTATAATAGAGCATGTTATAAATCGGACGAATTATATAAAATAACAACATCTAAATCAAATTGGTTATAGTATAATAAAACATTAGAAATAAAACGATGCCGAAATAAGCATCGTTTTATTTTTTTATTTATATTTCATTATAAACATTCTTTTTTAAGTTGATTATACATTGTAATATTATATATGGTAAAAAATATATTAGGGGGGTAATCAACAAAAATGGAATCATATTATAAAATGAGAATGTTCATAGAACTTGGTGTCAGTCTATTAGTTATAATTATATTAATCTCGTGGGTTATATTTATAATTATAAAATCCTGGTTCGATAAGAAATTTAAAAGAAACTGTTTCAATTGTATACATTACAATCTTTACAATGTTGCATCGGTAGGTGATGGATGTCGATATAAATGTGATAAATTTAATAGAATTGATGGGTCACATTCTATGAATGTTAAATATAAATATGTGAGATGTAATGGTTTTGAATCTAAATAACTTTTATGGAGGCAACACAATATGTTGAAATATCTTAATCAATTACCAAATGATTACGTTGATCAATTAAATACCGGATTAATGAATAAGGAGTATGATAGGGATTTAATTGAATTACTAGTCGATAGCTTTAAGGGTTTGGAAATTCTGCCAAATATTAAAATTCTCGGATATACGTGGGAGCCTGAAGAAGACAAGTATGATGTAAATGATCACGTTGTCAGAAGAAATGTAAATAAAAATAAGGCAATTAAAAATATTACTGAAACACGATGTGGTGTTTTATATATTGATATTGAAATATCAGGCCCGGATAAAACAGGTAAGCATAAAGTCCACTACATCAAAAAGCCAATAATAGTACCGATCCAAGATGAACGCGGTTATTATCGTATTAAAGGAAAAGATTATTTTCTAATATATCAGATGGTCGATAAAATGATGTACCCCTCTATAGGAGCTGTAACAATTAAATCATTAATGCCAATTTGTGTTAAAACTGTTAAAGAAGATATATCGGATGTTAATGAAAATACATATACTATTCCGATATACAATATTCAAATATTTAAATCTGCAATAAATATTCTTTTATTATACAGCAATTTGACAATAACTAAATCATTGAATTTTATGGAAGTTAATAGATTTATCAAAATATTACAAAAAGATGATTATACACCTAACCATGAAACATCATTATATTTTGAATGCGGTAAGAAATCTGATATCGTTGTTTCGGTATTAAAAGATCCATTTGAAAAATTTATTTATGTAAAATCAATTGTAGGTTGCCTAATAAAACTATTTGAAGAAACTAAAATCCCATTTAAGGATATTGATAATTGGGAAGAATGGATGATTATAGTTGGTGGCAAGAATACAATTCGCAGGGGAATGTATCAGCATGTATTTTTCAATAGATTATTGGATGATGTTACTCGTAAAGAATTAAAGATAAATGATTACGATAAACAAAATATCTACTATTTATTACGATGGATCGTACAAAATTATCATGTATTATGGGAAAAAGATAATTTATCGATGGTCAACAAAAGATTGCGCTGTAATGAATATGTTGGAAGTTTAATGACTGCAGAAATAAGTAAGCGAATTAATCGTCTTGTATCATTAGGTGATAAAGCCACTATTAAGGAATATTTAGCAGCATTTAAATTTCCAGAGGATATTTTTGTTAGCAAGATGTATGGAAGCGGCATCCTTCGATATAATGAAACGAATAATGATATGGATTTCCATAGTAAATGGAAGATAACAAAGAAGGGGCCTAACTCACTTGGAAACTCAAATCAAAAGAGAATTCCTGTAAGACAAAGATTATTACATCCATCGATGTTGGGGTATATTGATATTGCAAGTACTAGTTCATCAGAACCAGGTCAAGGTGGGGATTTATCACCATGGAATGATATGAATAGTTTATATTTTGATAGTTCATTAGCCGAAAATGAAATGCATTATAAAATAAAACAATATCTAGATGAAAATCCACTAGATGATGAATGGGAAGAGTTGATAATTAAATGTGATAACATGGAACAATACAATTCAATTCTAGACTCATTATTGCATTATTCTGATGGAAAAATTCGAATATATGCAACCACTAATAATGATACCGAAATCATAGTTATGGAAGACCCAAGAAACAATTACAGGAAATTTGATGAAAAGAATCTTACGGGTAATTCCAATACGGATAATAATGATACCAAATAAGGAAATAATAAATGGTATATTATTATATTAAATATGATATAGCGATTCAATTTGAAATATACATAACGACTTAACAAGATCTAATAACAAACAATAATCTATTTAGGAGGCATACATTTAATGAAACAACAAGTAAAATATCAGCTAGTCTCAGTTCCAGGAAAACTAAGATTTGAATTAAAATTATTTATGGATGATTCAAATGATAAAACTGAATTTATTTCTAATATAAACGGTGATAAATATACGACCGTATCATTATATCCGATAATGTCATTAACAATAATCCGCCTGGGAGAATTAAATGAAAGTGGTATTCGAACAAAGGTACCTTATAATCCAAATGACACACTATCGATGGGTCGATATAATTATCCAATATTTGTAAATGAATTAAATACAATACATAAGGATTTCAAAACTCCTGAGTTATATTCATATACAAATAAACGTTTAGAAATGAATGAAGAACTGGCATCAAAATTTAGAAGAGTGTTCATGGTTGGTAACACAGTCGTTGAAATGGTTCCTGTAGTAATAATTCAACCTGATGAAAATAAGGTTGAGGGCGTAAAAATTAAATTTAATAATGAACAATCATCCGTGTTATTAACATTAAATGACATGGAATCATTATTATTTACAATGGAAAGAGTCAATATAGATTCAATAACAATGGATTTATATAATTCATATATTAAAACTGGGGTAAAAAATCACACTGTTGATGCATCATCATTTGCAGGTGCTAAAAAGGTTGACATCGATATTATCCCTAAAGATAATACAATATAAAAATATAAATAATTAAATGGAGGAAATATAATATGATACAACCAATATCGACCGCAAAATCAATGATGGTTATTGCAATTGCTGAAGAACTTACTAATATCCGTAAGAGACTTGACGATATATATTGCGCTGATACCAAAGAATTTGATGTAGCAGGAAATTATAGTATAGAAGATATAACTAACATAATTATTACATTGAATTCATTATCTAATATATTTGATATAACAAATAATGTTGTATTCCAATCAAAAGCATTATATGAAACAAAAATTAATCATCCGGTAATATCTGCCTTATGGGAATTAATAAATAATACATTGATATTGATTGATGATAGCAAAATAAATTTAAATGTATTAGATCATCGATATAGCACGGATGTATTTAAAGTGTTTGGGAAAGTAATTGCAAATGTTCAACAAAGAGCAGATATCGTATATTATGCAGATAAGCCTCCAAGAGAATGTGAGAATGAAAGATCTGGCGCAATATTAAATGAATTAATACCCATAATAAGAATATGTGAAAAAATAAATATTAAACAGGCATCATATAATGAAGCATATAAAATATATGATTTCAGTAATAGTGGAAAAAAAGGTTATGCGCTAGTAGATGGTAAAATAATAAAAGTGGAGTGAAAAATAAATGATTGGAATAATCCCAGCAGCTTCAAAAATATTCGAAGTATATGGAACATTCGATCATAAAAATTTAGTTGATAATAAATTGTATGTAGGTCCGGATGGTCGGATCTACATATATTCTTTGACTGAAACAAGATCGAATCCAAATACAGGTTTCTTCCCAATATGGGATGGAAAAAATATATACATTTCGAAGTTTTCAAATGAAAAATATCTCAATAAAGATGTAATCAAAACAGATATAGCCAGTATGTCCTCAAAAATAGATAATGAAATCGCAAATAAGATTTTATACATGCAGCGACGTGCAGAAAACGATGCGATACTAAAGCCAATAATACAGGAAAATGATAATATGTTTACTCAGTGTATTAAAGGAATATTTGATTTAAAAACATTAACTTTGATAGATTTAGTTGATCTGTCTGGATTAAATGAAAAACTAATTGCAAGTTATTATTCAGCATTAACTAAAATAGCATTTATGCGTTTAGAGCGATGGTATATATGGATAAATGTAATATTTCATCTTGATTACGATGTAGTGGTCATGCAAGATGATAGAGTATTATTACGATATACGCATTCAACTAATAATTTCGATGTCGACAATTCGAAATATAATGATATCATTAAATCGAAAGATGACTTCCTAAAAAAGATTGTAAAGATTATTATGAAAATGGAAAATATTAATAAAGATGATTTGAGATCAGATCAGGTTGATGATTATACGATCAATAATATGATGATAATATTGAATACGGATAAAATGTTATCGGCACAACTATTCAGTAGATTTACATCCATGTCAAATTTATCTTATACGGTAACATTGTATGAGAATGGAAATGACATATTTCAGTATACCGAATAAAAAATAAGGAGTAATTAAATATGAAAAAAATTTATCAAATGAATACAGAAAATAAAAGCTTCTTAGATTTTTCATTATTGTTAAAAGAAGAAGGTATAAAAAATCATTTATTCATGTTGGAATTAAAAAATGAAAATCTATTATACATTGATCCATGGGATGGTTATAAAACAGAACAACAACAGCAACAAATCATTGATGAAGCATGCAATAATTTCTGGTATTTCGCTAGGGAAGTTATTAAATGGCGAGATTTAGATGGTTCATTGTATCATACTAAATTAGATAGAGGCAATTGCGCAATGTATTTTAATAGCTTAAACAATATTAGTACATGGAGATCGAACATTAGACAAACTTATTCTAGTATAAGCGTAATTACATTTCTAATATGGCGTTGGTTATCAGGGTATTATACTGATATGGATGCTATAACAAGAGATATATCAGCATCAAAGCAGTTGAAGACGGTGGTATCAAATATCATTAATAGTCTACCAGAATATTTTAATATTAAAAAACATGAATCATATAAATATTTTGGCATCATTGATAATGATAAAAATAAGATACACTTTAATAGTTCTCGAGTTATAATTAAAAATGGATCAAATATTGATTCGGATATTGCATTTTTTGACGGTGGTGAATTTATACCAAATTTAAAATCACTAATTGAAAATAGGAATCTTAATACACGTGAAATTAATAATACCAAATTCACTATAGTTAACTCTGTAATTGGCGATGACAAAGCACCATCTAGTCTATTTGCGGAGGGATATATAGATTCAATGTTAAAATGGAAGGACACATTTTATGATACGGATATATCTATAAATAATGTGATAATCAATAATTATCACAATAGGTCTGTATACATATGCCACCCTTACAATCTCCTTGGATTTAGTGAAGAATGGTTTAAAAATTATAGTAACATGATTGACGATGAAAATATAATTAGGCGTGAATTGTTGGCACAAAGAAGATAATATAAATAATTTCAGATTAACAGAAAGGGGGACATATTAATGAAATATTTAGATAAAAACGGTAATAGATATGATAGTTTATTATCAGCTTATATTGCAGATATTAAAAATATATTTGCTGAGAAAAAATCTAAAACAGAATCAAAGATTAATATATCCAGAAATTACAATACTATGGATAAAATCGAATATTCATGCGATGATAATGAGCAAGACAACATTACTGATGATGCGGCTGAACCAGTTATATCAACAGGCATGCTTGATACATCTTTAGAAACGATCAACATTAATAATGACTTACATGCAGATACTTATGACAAGTTAGATAAACTTGTGAAAGATCTAAATGTCATGGAAATTAAATCAGTATCCAATAGTATAAATACTGATATTAAGCCAGCTATAAATCCATCAGGATTTGTTATCAAAGTATTAGATAAGATGAATAATTATATAACTGAGAATAAAGATGAAATAGAAACTGATCTTAGAACATCTATCACAGATGTATTTACTAAGGCAACTGATAAGTTTAAAAAATAATATGTAGGGGATTCATATCCCCTACATATTTATTTATTTTTTTTATTTTGTTTCTTCAGCTGCTTCAACTTCTTCTTTAGTAGGCAGCTCAACCTCTTTAACATCTTCTCTCTTAGTATCAACTACGAGAATATATCCGAAGCCATCTGCACCTTTTGCTTTTTTACCATAAAAATCAGGCAATGTTAATCCACACTTAATTGCATTAAATGTTAAATCCCCAATTTGATCTGCAAATTTTTGTTTGTAATGTTCAATTGCTTCAGCTGTTTCATTTTCATGACAGAAGAAAACTCCACACATTTGCCATACGACTGGATTTATTTTAGAAATTCCTGTCCATTTTCTCTGAATGCCTTTACCGGAGCTACCAACATAAGCTCTAGCATAGATATATGATAAAACTGAAATAGGTTTTAATGAATATTTATTATCCTTGGCACCATTATCAATAATGTCTTTGATTTTCGCAACAGCATCCTTAATTTTTTCTTTATTTTCTTTAGTTGCAGATTCATAATATGGACCGCTGCAATATGATTCCATTATTGCAGATTCCGTAAATCTCATCTGTTTGTCTTCAACAGTTTCAGCAACTGGGCGTACTGTCTTTAATGTATCAAAAGCTTCATTAAAACTTTTCTTAATGTCATCAATAGCCTTATTGTAAACATCTTCTGAAATTTCTGTTTTAGCAGGTACATTGATTGATACATCCAGTCCAAAATTTTCCTTTAATTCTGGATTACCGCTTGACAAGTTCTCTTTTGTTTCAGGTATAGTAGATTCTAATATATTAATAGAAAATATATCGTCAGTCATACCATCTTGGTTTAAATTAACATTATTATTACTCATAATTATAGACTCCTTTTTTCACTTTTTTTTGTATAATTTGTATTACTTTTTTTGTTATCACATTAATAGAATGTGTGACTCTAAATACTTTAATAAAATCATTCAAAATCATATATCCTTTTAATCATCTCATTTATATAATCATGAGATACCGTAATTAATAGACGGTATGTTTTATGTGGATTTGGATTAAGGATATGTAATATTCGTTCGTTCCAATCTATATAGAATGATTCACTATTTACAATGGCACCGTTCTCCCTGAACTGAAATTGTATGAACCGATCAATCGGTATACCTAATTTTAGGTGATAATCTAATACCGTCCTAAGAGAATTATTTAATATTTCATTTATCGATATTGTGTTTTCGTTTTGGGCTAATTTAAATATTGGAAATCCCAGTATAGACCATCCTACAGGAAGATGAAAATCATCTAAAGCAATAGTATCTGTAAATATTGGAACTATGGCTTTATCTGCCGGACATGTTATATTTACATTCTCTTTAAGTTCTGGAGCATTCAACATGAAATACCCAATTGTATTAAACTCACATCTTACCGTAAAGGCAATATCAAAGTTACGTCTAATCTGACCGTCTTTGATACCTTGATTTGCTACAGGCTCTTGTACAACTGTATCAATATCAGATAAATAATACATGAAGAACTCATCCGAATTGGATCCGCCCTTTAATTTATATGTGATCGGATGATACCATATTGAATTCATATAAGTTAAATATTTATAAACTGAATTTTCATCTTGGTCATTAACAGGAACACCTGCTAAGTTTGACAATAATGCATTAAATTCATCTGGGATATATAATTCTAATGGTGCTTTAATGAAGAAGTTATGACCAATAGGGATCATGTTGTGTATAAATGACATCCAATTAGTTTGCTCCATAAATGTATGAAACCCTAATACGACATCAATATACATTACGGCTCTATTATAATGTCCATGCACATGAATTCTGTTATATTTATCATTTGCCAATGGTATTAAAGAACTTTCACCCCATGTATTAAATGTATTGGTAATTCTTGAATTTATAATTGTATTTGCTAAAAATCTATTATCGTCTTGACCAAAACTGATTCTAGGCGCTAATACCATAGATGGCATTTCCATTTTGACAATTTGACTTGGCGTATGTCTCAGTTGTCGACTAGCCAGCGTGGTAGTTGCAGTAACAGTTTTAAATAAATCTTTAGGGAATAAGTCGAGAATATATTTCTCAACAACTGATAATACATTGCCGTATGTATGCGCCGCTGATGTATTGCATACCGCGGCAGTATTCTTAATATGATCACCAAATTCAGCTCCTGGATTTCGTTCATACTGCACGCCTGCATAATGAATATCTGGGTTTGCTACTGAAGGATTTGTATTATATTCTCGCATCTGTGTTTACACACCACCTTATACCACTTTTTTCCCGGGACTAGGGTCCAATATACCGTGAATTATACTATATATTGTAGTTTTAGCTTTAATTGCCCAAGCTCTATCATCAATATATTGCTTAGTAAATTCAATAACTTCAGCAGACATCGTTTGAAATACTGTAGTTAACTTTGTAACAGCGGAGATATATCTAGCATATAATTCAGCATTATCATTAATTTTAGCTAAAGCTTCTTCTTCCATATATTCTTTATCTTCACCAGGTCGAATCTGATAGTAGTCATGTGATAAATAATATTCAATCGTGATATTATTGTGTTTCATATAATCAATCCCGATTGTTCCCTTTACTATCTTTTTTCGAGCCGCTTCAATTTCTGTAATTAATGCATTAATATTATTTATAACCTTATTAGCATTATCAGGGTCAATACGAATTATATCTATAAATTTATAATCTATATTTATTGGATCGGTCTGACTTCCACCATTCTTACTCCATAATGTTTTTCTGAATTTATCCAGGTAGTTAGAAAAATCATGAACTGTTTCCGGCGCATCAATGATTACATGATCCTTAATTAATTCATCTAATATAGGTACTAACCTTTGACCAGCAGCATCCATCTTTCCCGTTAAACGTTCAATATTTTGTTGTAATTTATCTATCTCCTTATTCTTAGCACTAATATTGTGGAAGTGTTCATCTTTTAGTATTTGTTTAAAACGTTCAGATTCTCTTAATTCTGAGAGAGCCTTCCTTAACTTTCCATTCACCTCTACCATGTCTTCAAAATGTTCTTCACGCACTTTTTCCAATAATGCTAACAGTGAATCATGTTCTATCTGCAATGTTTTAATTTGTTCATTTTGTTGATTTGTAAATACATTTATTATATTATGCCAGAATGTTTTTAATGATAATACAATACGTTTCCACATAGCAGCAATTTTATCAACAAGATTTTTTTTACGAGTTTCTATTTTACTTTTAAATACTGACATATTGGTTGATTCATTCATATTAGTTAATAATAAATCATCAGTGCTACATATATTAGCACACCTATGCATATAATCTAAAGACGTAATTTCAAATTCTAGACATTCTCTTTGTAACTGATAATTGCTATCACTATGCTCAAATGCTAATGACTCTTTAATGTAATCTCCTAGAGATAACATTGATACATTTTCCATGTTGGGGCCTCCATTTTTTTAAAATATTTTTTGTTCTCGTTTAAAAAATATTTGAATCAATTCATGAACTTTATCTGGTTGATAAACTTTAATAATATTTCCTTTGAATTCTGTTATGTTTCTCATCTTATTCAATCTCAATAAAGCCAACCACAATTCAGTAGTTCCGTATAATTCTAGACTCACTGATTTTGGTTTATACATATATAAATTTGGTAATACATAATATTGCGCAGCATCATCAAATTCTTTTTGATATTTTAAGAAAATATCATTATATGGTATTCTATAGATACTATCACGACTGTTATTATTTGTAACAAGAATCGTATCATACATTTTTTTGAGATTTATCAATGCACTTTGACCATCGCTAATATACATACTTAGATCTGTCTTATTTGGTTCCATTTAAATCATCTCCTTCGTCCAAAAAAATATTATATGTGTATGGTACCATTTGTAAAATTATCACCGCGTATAACATCATTAGTACCAAAGAATCGATACTGATATGATGGATCGCAATTCACACAAATTAATTGAAATTGTCGTCCTATCTTAGTTTTAGGTCCATAATATTCTAATGGGGCACGACCAACAAAATGGGTTGTTAAATAATTTTGGACTTGAATTTGAGAATCAAATGTTAATTTATTATCTGCGTCATTTATGAATATAGATTTATCTATGCTATTCGGGATGATTTTGGCTTGTTCAAATGGAATGTTTGGCATCAACGAAGTAGAGTGGATTTTATAATCTCCAACTGATAGCATATAATAATCTTCACTTATTCGACAACAAGATTGTTCAACTACACGTGGAATACTAATTGATCCTATAAACATATTATCGTATCCCCTCCTATATGAATGATATATTATTATAATATAAGTAAAACGAAATTTATTTAAAAAGGAGATAAAAATAATGGGTATTAAGAAGAAACATTCATTATTAGAACGTTTCATCACTAGAATTGAAACTGACACATCAGTAATTTTTCAATTAAAGGGTAAGCCCGAATATCCAATCGGTGTAGTAAAAGTAGTTAGACCATTAGAATACAGTAAAATGATGGGAGCAAAAGATTCAATAATTGAATCTCAGAAATCTGAAATTGAAAGGTTAAAAATAATTATATCTGATAAAGAATCGATAATATCAGATAAAGATTGTAACATTAGAACGTTACAAAATCAAATTGAAGATTTAGAAGATGAAATACGTTTAGAATCTATGACGCAGCCTAAACCTAAAGAACTTACATAATGAAATATTAATAAAAAAATAGCATAGGGACATGATTCCCTATGCTATTTATTTTTTTTATTTATTTCTTTAGTATTCCTGCAAGTCCTACTATAACTTGCATTCTGTAGTTATTTACGGCAGTGTATAAAGCTATACAGTGCGCCATAGTTGAACTTGTATCTTCAAAGAATTTCTGACCTAACTCTGACATTTTACCTTTGTAATCTTTGTCAAGATTTAAGTTTTCAATTTTGAATCTATAAGCTTCAAGCTGTTTAATTAATTCATCAATAGTTCCTGAATCAGCACTAACTACGATACCGCGTGTACGGCTTTCATTTATGTATCTTTCAAGAACCTTTTGAAGTGTTTCTACACCTTTTTCATTGTCTTCGGTTAAATTTTTAGCAACTTTATCGAAGAATTTATTGATATGTCTTTCAGCGATAGCCATGTTATAAGGTCCATCTGATGCTATAGTAGTTTGAATCTTTCTGTTAACAAGAGCTGCAGCTAATTTGTCTTTAATTGCATTATCATTCCACTTTAATATGTTGCTTGGCAACTTATGGAATCCTTCAACTTGTTTTTCAGAAATTGGAGCTCCAGATGTTTCAATAGCAGCTTCAACAACTTTCTTTATAGCTTCTTTGTCTGCATCAGTAACTTCATTTAAAGCAGTTAATTTTCTAACAACATCTTCTGCCTTAGCTGATACATCTTTCATCTTCTTGCCTAAGTTCTTTAAGAATGAAATGAATCCATTCCATATCTTTAGTATCCATGCTTTCGCATCACCCATGAACTTTTTAGCTTTATCAGTATATTTAGATTCTAATAATGCAATAGCATCATTTCCTTGTGATTCAAATAAGAATCCTTCAGTTAAATATGATGCTGATTCTGTAACTAATGTTGCATTTTCTGCAAGGAACTTCTGACTATCAATGTATCCCTCCATCAATGTTAATTCACTAGCTTCCTTCATGAACTTATAATTTTCCTGACTGTGCTTAAATAACTCACACTCAACCATGAAATCTTTAATTGTCATAATTTGTTTATCTCCTTTACTTATAATAGTTTTTTTATTATTACCGTGTAATTCAATGGAATTAACTTAATGTTACTAGTGAAATTTATTAATTTTCATCGATTAAACTTGATGCTGCATTTCTTGCAATAGATGATAAGCTAGTTTCTTTTACCTTATCTAAATAGTTTTTAGCAAGTGCTACTGCATCGGTATGCTCATTTTTCTGAATGCGTAATTTCATATCTTTTGATATTTGAGATGCTTGCTTATATGCTTTATATTCCTCGGTATCTTTTTTTCTGGATAATAATAAAGCACAAACACTAACTAATTGAGCAAATTTAGTGTCGCGGTCAAATTTAATAATATTTCTTTCTAATAAAACATTATCGCTAGAGCATGCTTCAGTGATTTGATCAGATAAATCACCTTCGAGCTCTTGGGTAACCAAGATTGGTGTATATATTTTATTTAGCTCTTCTAATAGATCATTATTATTCACATTTCTTGGAGCTAAACTTATAGCATCTATGGAATCATTATCATCTTCTAATGAATCGAAACTTTCTATCAGTGTATTGAATGCTGACACAAATTCCTTAAATGTTTTCGGTTTTTGATTCTGCATATCGGATCGATATATTGAAATACCTAGCTTATTAATATCATCAGCTGATAACTCTTTACCATTTTTTTTGATCACGATATCGTTATTACCTGTATTCATAAACGATTCTCCTTTACTATTAATTTATTATTAGCTTGTTTCAGTGCATCATAATTAGATTTACTTCTTGGCTATCAATTCAATTTCTTCACTGCTAATAGTTTTATCTTTTGTTTGCTGTTTTAAAGTCATTTGATTTGCTTCAATTCTGATTGCTTCAGCTATTGTATCCATTTTGCCATAGTCTAGTTGAGGTAAGTATTCTTCAGCTAATTTACGTTTTAATACTATTGCTAGATTTGAAGGTTTACCATCTTCAGTTTCCAATTCTTTTTGAGAGAAATAAATATTACTTACCAATTCAGCCAATACATTATAATCACTAATCATTTGATTTGTAATATTTAATGTCGGCTGTTTAATAGTATTAAACTTAAATAAGAATGAATTTATTTCAGCATCACCAATATTACTATTGTATTTCATTAGTATCTTATACATATTCGTCAATGAATGATTAAAATCGATTTTATATGATGATACTGTTGATAAATACCTGGTGTTTGCTAATTCTAATGTCTTTGCAAAATCAACATCATCTAATGCATTTATAACCATCAACGCTGGAACTCCAGTACCAGATATGGCCTGACGGCGTTGTTGTTCTAAGAACTCTGTATCTATAGGTTTGTCAACTGCAGAAATGGTATCAGTTTCAATCGCCTTATAATCACCACGACCTGATGGGAGTACCATTTCTCCCATACCACCGACTTTATTTATTACACCGCTATATGAATATATATCGTCGATAGTAATTCTTCTAGATTGGAACTTCCTCATTGCACGCTGAACTTGTGAAGCATAATCTTTATTTAATCCTGATGATTTTAAATAATGTATACGAGTCGTATTATTATTCAATGTGTATAGCATATTGTATGCTGTTAATAGCATATACATTCTTGCAGGAAATAATGATGGTTCAATTATAGAATGACCTTTACCATTTTCATCTTCATTTATTATAAATCTAACAACTTCGTTTTCAGGAATAAATACAAATGACAGACGACTCTCTGCAAATTTATGACTCATAACAATATCTGCAATCTCACTCTTTAATTCAATATTATTATCTAACATTTTTTTATCAAAAGATCTTATTATAATTTCAGCAAGTGAATTTACAACTTGTTTATCTCTAGTATAATGAGCTATTGATACATCAACGACCCCATTAGGCTGTATAGGATTTGTTTTGGAATTAACTTTCGATGAAGCATAACAGTAACCAATTACGCGTCTATCAATTCGAACAGGTATGATTCTAAGAGGATCTAGATATTTAATATAGCATCCTTTGATATGATTATATTTTTTATATGGGATATCGCCCGGTTCAATATCTTTTTCTAATTTTTCATAATCATCATATCCATTAATAACACTCTCAAAAAATGAGACATCGGTATTAGACTTAAATACGCCATCTCTTTCTTTTTCTAATAATGTGCTTAAACCCGGTGCACCTAATTCTTGTAATAGCACAGTAGATCCATCTGGATATACAGATATATTTTTTAACAATATATCTATATCGGCACTATCAACTTTAGCATCCTTAATTTTACTACTACCATCATCCTTATATTCACTCACAATTTTGATAGTGTCGTTAGAAACACTTTCCTTGATACATTTTATATTTTCTTCATTGTCTATAGAATACTCTATTGATTTAGTAGTGGATTCAGTTAACGATGTCTTACTTCTATTTGTCGATGATTTTGCGTTTAATTTTCTATTATATGCATCCAATTCCGCAAATAGTTTACTGTATGGAACTATGTTTACATAAAATTCTCCACCCATTAGTGTTTGGGGTATTATAAAATTTTTTATTGCTTTTTGTAAATCAAATTGTTTTTCAAGCTCTTTGACAATAGTTTGATTATCGGCAGCTTCAGAATTCTGAAATATAAGAGATCTGGCAATTTCACCGGTTACAACATCGGACTCTATAATGGAATCTCTAACTGTAAATATTACATCACGCATTTCAGGCATTTGAGTGCAAATATTAAATATGTCTCGCTTAAGTAGTATTTCGTTAGTATTGATGCTATTAATTCCAGCATGATCTGTTTTAATTTCATTGAGGATACGTTTTATCATATCCGAATCATTTTTATTTCCTGTCGTAAAATCAGAGAAACGTCTAATAAATCCATCTTTATCAAAATTAGATGAATTAAAATCTTCTATATTATCTTTAAGGATCTTATAGAAACTTTGATTAAGTTCCTTTAATTCATTACTCTCAAGATTTCCTACATCTGATGCAATATCATCGGATAATCGTTGCATTATATCCTCTTTATTAGTTGGCATTATATCACTCCTTAAGATAGAACGGTTGTTTATTACTTTAGATTTAATAAATAGAGAGGCGTATAATCCTCTCTATTATTTAATTGAGCTATATATGTTTTTTAATGTTTTCTTTTAGATCTAATATACCTTTATTAAGCTTATCCAATTTATCCATAAGCTTCATTTTCGCATCAGCTGGGTCATCAGCAACTGGAGTAGATTCAACATCATTTACCTTATCGATGACAGTATTTGTTAAATCATTCGTATCTTCAACTTTGCCATCATCTGTAGCAGCATCTTTATTGATGGAATCGTCAGTTTTTGATGTATCAGCCGCATCTATATTAATAGACTCTGTAAAGATATCTGCGGGAAGTTTTTTACCCTTATGATTTTGCAATAAGATATAACCGACATTTTCACCTTTACCATTATTTTTATAACTCAAACGAAATATAGCAGCCTCACGAACGGTAAGTTTTTGACCATTTATCAGCTTATTTTGAATATCTTTTAAATATGATTTGTCATCATTATAATTAGTACAAAGTAAATTTGCATATTCCTCTTCACTGAGTGCAAGAGTTGATGCTTCAGTGAATCCGTCATCAATTTCGGCATCCAATATATCATTAGATATTATTACATCTTTGGCATTCACTGGTGGGACTGGCAATACATCTGTTAACGTGTTTGTCTTACTATCAATTGTTACATTTAACAAATCACAAATGTCAGTTAGATCTTCAGCCGACTTATCCTCAATCGTATCATCTTCCACAGGTTGAGTTTTTACAGGTTCAATAGTTTCTGGATCTTTAGTATCAGTATCATCTAATACAATATCATCCCCATCTTCATCTTCAGTTATATATTTCTCTATGTCATCCATTACATCTTCATATATAACTGCAGCTGATTCTAAAAATTCCTCTTTTTGTTCAATCATGCTTTTAATTGTTTTTAACATAATACGCTCCTTTATTTAAATAATATTTTTTTGTTATTAGTATATATTGATTTGATTCTAATCATTATTAAAAAGTAGTGTTGATTTATTCTAACTACTAATATTATATAAGTTGGTTTAACTCAAACAAATTCTTAAAATTATAAATAGGAGGTACTTATGTCAATAGTAAAGAATTTAGGATTCAGAGAAAGCCCTAATCATTTAAAAGGTCGTGGAAAATGGGATAATAAAGCCGATGTTATTGTTATGCATGTTACTGAAGGTGCATTCATTGGCGCATGTGATTGGTTATGCAATCCTGCATCACAAGCTTCTGCAACTTTTGTTACATCACAAAAGGGTGAATTTCGTCAATTAGTCGATTTAAAAAATATGGCATGGTGTAATGGGAATAGTCCAGAAACAATTCATGAAGCAACTAATAGTATTGTTAAGGCGCGTCCAAATGACAATGCGAATCTATATAGTTTCTCAATTGAAAATGAAGGATGGTCATATAAAGGTAATTATGGTATACCTACAGAAGCACAAATGGAAGCAATATATACAGTTTGTAAAATAATTGTTGATTATATTTTAACATATAACCCTACATGGAGAGCTTCTAGAGAAAATATAATAGGACATTGTCATATACGTAAGATTGAAAAACCATCTTGCCCTACAGCAAATTATGGAGAAAAATTTCCATTTGATAAAATAATCAATGAAATCAATCTATATATTGATAAAAAGCTTGGAGTTACAACACCACCAATAGAAGTGATTATTCCATCTACACCTAAACCTATAGATACAGTGGCTGCTGCAGGTATGAAGGTGGGAACATTTGTTAGAGTTCGTAATGGTGCTAAAACATACAGTGGTGGTAGGGTAGCATCATTTATTTATCAAAATAAATATCCAATATCAGTATATAGTGGTGATAGAGTTGTATTGGACAAAGATGGAATATGTACACCATTCAATGTAAAAGATTTATATATTGATACAATTATCGAGAAAAAAGAATTTAAAATAGGCAGCTACGTTAGGATTAAAAAAGGTGCAATGTGGAATACTAATCCACCAAGAGCTGTACCAGAATGGGTTCGAAACAGTGTCCATATAATCGATGAACTAAAAGGTACCAGGGCTTTAATAGATAAGAAAGGTATTTGTAGTCCAATTGATATAAAATATTTGACGTTGGAATAGAAAAATAAAGGGAGTCCTAAGAGACTCCCTTTATTTTATTTAAAATTTATAAGGAATGCCAGTCATGCGTTCAAATTCATCATCACTTATTTTGCCACTACTGCGATACTCTTGTAGATGATCAGCTCGCTCTAATGGTAAATATGTATTTTGAATTATCTGCAGAGCTGCTTTTTCAGCATCGGTTAGATCAGATCTAGTGCTGAAATCCACATAGTAATCTGCTGGGTTGTATTTCATAATGTTATTCTCCCTGTATTATTTTTTTAAATTCGGTATAATCTTTATTTACTATTTTTAGATATTTGACAAATGTTGTATTACTCTTCATCAGTTCTTCCTTGATCTTATCCTTCTCTCTACTATCTTTATTAATGTTTAATGCTGACCCATCATCCTTAATTTCAATCTCCATATTTAATGATGGTATGAAAAAATCAGGTATATAAAAACGATCCTTATCCCCATATTTATAAGTGTATATATGCGGCGATGGGGCTAGAATATCAGATGATGTCCAGTTTAATATTGTATCTAAATATTTTAAGAAATCTAGTTCATATGATCCAGTATAATTAAAATAGCCAGAACCATCACTCCACTTATAACTTCCACTTATTTTACGATTAGCCAACATTTCTTTTTGTTTTTCTGGATCATCCAATAAATGAATTTTTCCATATCTAGATATCATTCGATTTTTAAATTGTTCTCTGTATTGTTGTTTACATGCCGGATTATTGCAAAATCTCGAATACTTCATTGTCTGTTCATTGAAGTCGGTGGTACTTTTACACATTACACATGAACCATGATCTTTACCCGTTAATAAAAAATAAAACCATTGATAGCCCGTCAGATCAGGTCGTATTAAATTTTTATGTTTTAATTCATAATGTTGACCCATCTTTCGTTTATCAGAATTAGTATATTTACAGAATTGACATCTGTACACTTTCACTTTTACCAACCACCTTTTTAATAAAATAAAAATAACGATATAATTATGATCGTATCAAATACATTTTATAATAAATGTATATTATACCGAAGAGTAATTAATAATGTAAAAAATCAATGAAGGAGATATGAAAATATGAAAACATTTAATATGTGCAATTTGAATCAATCAATATTGCCATTAATCCAAAAAGGTAACACACTAAAATATGAAATTATTAAAAATAAAGTATTTTCGAAACCTATTAACAAATCAGAAATATCACTGTTTAAAAATTCACTAGATGCTTTTCTTAATGAATGGACAGGATACACTGTTGAAATTAAGAATGCATTGATCGATGCAAAAAATATTGAAGCAACTGCTGGTAATCGAGTATTAGAATATGATTATGCCAAAAAATTTATATTTAGTAAATGCGACTATGAATCAGTTTATGATTTACTGGATGGTATAATGCAAGGGATTAATGACAATAATATGCAGAAGCCATCCCATGTGAAGTTATATTTTCAACACATGCTCGATATGGCATTCAAAACAGAATCAACTTCAATTAGTGAATTGATTGATTCACGCTCTTATAAGATCTTTAATTTATATTATTCAAATATAAATTTATATGAGATAAAAATGTTTAACAGTATCCGTACATATGATGATATGTTTAATAGAGAAGATCGAATTGACATATATAAGTCAGCATGTGATGTATTGGATATTATACTTAAATCCGATTTACAAAAGCCTCTCCATAGTGCTATGGGTAAATTTGCGGATCAGTATAATTCATCAAAAATGTGGACTGCAATAATATCTCATGTTATAGATTATATCATCTATACTGCTGCTGAATATGCATCTAGAATATATGTTATTGGTACATATATAAATACGTTTAAAGGTCCATCAGTGGTTACTGAATCTACGAATAATACTATGATTGGATTAGATTCAATGGAAGTATCTGAAGATGTCAGTGCAGGTGATCTTTCTAGTATATGTAAAACTACTGATGAATTATTAGTTCGTGATATTAATGAAAATTTAACAGTGTTTGGCCGCTATAATGAATTCTTAACGTTAATCGGAGTTCAAAACATATCACCAGACAATATACATCAAATAACACCAAATGAGAATAATAAAATAATAGATAGCATTAAGTATAATGATGTTATTAAATTAATACAATCTGCATATTTTAATGGTGAGGACTATTATGGTCAAAATAATAAATTAAATGAGTTTCATCATAATTTAAAGTATTTATTGACAAATCCATTACATGGATTGGCTAGTAGTGAAAATCCAAAAAATGAAATATTACATTTAATTCGTAAAAATGATTATTATGGTCAGCCTAAGACTATTGCTACATACACAAAATTGGCTGAAGATTTATATTATGCAAGTATATATTTATCCAGAATAATTATTCAAGCAATGAATGAACTCAGGACGGTATCAAATGTAGTATCAAATACAAATGATATAAACCCTCGTTTGCCAAGAAGAAATGGAGGAATTAATCTAATCGGAGAGAAAAAACATATCGACGAATGTTCATCTTTACTTTTAGGGCTATATAAAGAATTAATGGTGGCAGTGCATCAGAAATTTATGTATATCGAGTCATGTATAAATAATATTCATAATATCAATAATAAAGATTTGGAAACTAAATTTGATTTAAATGATCCAATTATATCTAATCGAGAATTAGCCGGTATAACGTCAATAGCTGTACCAGAAACATTAAGAATTCCAATGAGCTCACAGGATCTATTTGTATTGACTACATTTGAAGAAGCTTGTTTAGAAAATGAAATTCTTAGATTAACACCTGGATTCGAAAATAGTTTATATTTAAGCGAAGCTGGTGGTTCAAAAATTATTGAAATGGTGATCAGTTTAGTGCAAGGATTGACTAACTCAGCATCAATATTTTTCTTTAAGAATTTTAAACCTGCTTCACAATGGGTTATCAAAAATAAAGATACCCTATTGAAAATGAATTTTTCTAAAGATGATACGATATCAAATGTATACAAATATAATTTAGATATTAAATCTGATGATACAATAAATGGAATAAGTATTAAACAATTACGTGATACATTAAAGAATTTTAATGAAGAAGAAGTTGCTAAAGATCCAGGTAAATGGATATCATCATTATATCCAAGTGAAGAAATATACGAGTGGTTTAAAGCTGATGAGAAAACTGCAGCAATAAAATATCAGAATAAAATATTATTTGGTACAGATTCGGATAAGCCAACTGCACGAATAGAATTATCTGGAGCTGAATTGAAAACTGAATTTGATTCATGGGTAAATGATATGACGCATGCTGATACAATTGCAAAATTATTGGTTGACTATGCTAAAGCTATCGATATAGCTATCAAAGATATTAAAAAGAAAGCAATAGTTGAATCTGCTATAATTGAAGCAACCGGTGATGAACCACCAATAATGGATACAAATGATAAAAAGGATCCGAATAATAAAGTAGATGATCCTAAAGTACAGATAAATGGAAATGCATCAACCGTTCCATTGAACGAAATAACATCTGTCATTTCAAGAACATGGAAACCATTATTCAGTGGAATTATACAAATCTTTACTGATGAATATAAAAATATAAAGGCTATATATCAACAAAGCATAATAAGTAATACTGATAAACAAGATGATGCTAAACAAAATACTCCTAAATAATAATTGAGTAAATGGAGGGGTATTAATACCCCTCCATTTTATTCTTTAAATTAAATTATATATTCTTTATATATGAATAACATTTATCTATAGAAGAGAGGCTGATAGATTATGGCAAAAGACGATATACTCGGAATGTATAATGAATTAATGAATGAAATTAATAATAGTAATATGATGAATTTTAATTCTAATAAAAAGCAGTATAATAATAATAAAAAATTTAATGACAATGATGAAGATACTGAAGTATTTATGACCAGTGAAGAAAAAGTAAAAGAGGAGCAAAAGGCTGATGAAATACTAGCAGATAAAAGGGGTTATGTACCAGGTGAAATAGAAGAGTCTGCAGTATTTAAAAGATACACCCAAAAGCGACAACATAAATACACTGCACAAGAAATGGAATTAATTGAAGACTCTTGTAGGAGGGTAATCGTTCACGACTATGCGGAAAATGATTTCTATCATATCTCAGATGAAGAACGTTCGAAGCACGATCAATTGGCGGAGGTCGCAATAAAATTAGGTAGTGTTAAGCGTATATACCGTCGTATAGACCAGTACATCGAGGCAATGCGAATAGTATATAAAGCATGGGATATTTTGGCAACAAGTAATTATCTACACACACGTGAAGAATTCTTTGGTTCAGTGGCATCTGGGAATATAGTATCCAATAGAATAATCCAACCTAAAATGAAACGAATCGATGATTATAATAAGGATAAAATAATTCAATATATTAGTGATGAAACTCTTGATCCGAAAGATCTATTACCTAATGAAGTGGATCCTTATGATCAGTTCTACACTGATGAAGAATATGAAGAGGAGCAAGCCAGATTATTATCTTCTGATGAAATTGAATATATGATTAATTATGATGAAAACCATGCTGATGGAATGTCGATTAAAGACATTGATTGGAAATATATCAAGCAAAATGAATCTAGCTCATTCAATATTAAAAAGAAGAAGAAAAAATCGAAAAAGAAGATTAAAAAATCTGAAAAGAAATTGAGAGAGTCCGTATCAGCATTAGTATCAAAAATATCAAATGGTAATCATTATAAAACTTATGGTCATTCATTTGGATTAACTGAAGATATATTTAAAGAAATTAAAGAGAAATCTATATATGATGCAGTTAAGTTTAATGGTAGTTGGCAAGACAAAGACGCAGTTAAGATATATGATTTAGTTTTAACTGAGGCGATGTTAAGTGACCATCCAGATAATGAAAGGCATATGACCTATGGTGATAAAGAACTTCAGACATTCTACAATACTATGGAAAGACATGGTATGAATACGGTTGAATTAAGACGTAGAATTAGTGGCGAGGCTCATACATATGATGTCGCAAAGCAGAAGGCTAATAGAAAAGAAAATAAAAGAATTGAATCTGCATTGATAAATCGTATTAATGGTTTATCTAAAGATCCTAAGTTTAAGAAACTTGTAACAAAAGCTGAAAAGAAATTGGATGAATACCGTAAGAATGAAAATGATTAATAAAAATAGCGGTATAAAGTGCCGCTATTTATAATTTAAATTTAAAGAGGGGTATAATAATGAAAAATAATCAACTATTAATATTGATGCCGGATGGTATTAATAATGTTAAAGAAATATTTGAATCTACTAATACTGTAGGTCTTCATACTCTGTCAGAACATTATTGGGTAGTTAAAAGTGATCATGTTTCAAATTGTCATCTGTGTACTATTCCCGATATTATGATAACTGAATTACAAGATCTGGACGACAATGATACATATTGTAATTTATTAGATACATATGGAAATGTAATGGTGAATAAATTTATACATCACGATATCGATGTAATAAAAGATAAGCTTGAAAAACTTATAAACTATTATTTGAAAACCATTTGTGAAACTGATACAACCGATATAATTATATTCAATGATATGAGTGGTTCTAAAGACTACATATATGACATCATCAATGAATGCTTCGGTCCCGCAGGAAGTAATTTAATAACTGATGTTGAAGAATGCGGCCTCAAAAAATGTTTTAAATTTGCAAATTTTCATAATATACATAAGGTGAGTGCATATGAGAGAATTTGATTCATGCATAATCGATAGCGGGGATAATCATATATTAGTACTTAGAGATACTTTTTCAACAGCAGTAATTACATTTAATAGAACTCAATGTGTTGAAACTCTTGGTGATGTACTAGTAAAAACTCATCTTACATATGAGAAAAACTTTGTTGTATACAATCAAACAATTGGCATGATTTCATCTATAGTTGAACATCCAGAGCATGAAGTATACAAAACATATTTTGATCCATTAAATGCATCTGAACAATGGCTTGTCGAAGTAGAAGATGATCTTAAAATCTATAATATTGATAATGGCACTGAGCATATATACGTCACCTGGGATGAATATAACAGTATCGATGGTTCTCGTAAAGGTCATGTAAATACCTGTAAAAATAATATCAAATCGTTAATACAATTATTCACATATCGTAGACGCACCTGTAATACTATTTAATCTGTATATTACCTTAATATAAAAATATTACAATATAGGAGGGTGTTATGGATGAAAAAGGTATTGTGGTAATAACTGATCCGAATCCAATCGAGCAACCTGTTATCTATGATCCTGAAAAGGAAATGGAATGGAATCCAGAAGAAGTTGATAAAGACGTTTAGAAGGAGGCCAATAAAATGAATTACAATGATTTATTGATGCTGCCAAAACTTAACGGATGTACCATTATAGGAGATCGAACATTTGCTGACTATGGCATTGTGCCACTATCATCAAGTGACATAACCGAGATGCAATTGGAAATTTTTGGATATGTACTTTAATGAAGTATTAGTGTGTGGGAGTCCCACACACTAATATTAATTTTTATAAATTATAGGGGTAAATTGTATGACAAAGTTAAAGTTATTGAGAGATGAAACAAATGAAATTATGACGGAATCGGATTTAATAAAATACTTAGAAATCGGGCCTGCACCATCAAACCTCATTAATGCAATACGTACATTAAATGATGTTATTACATTAACTAATGAGCTAATCGATGTGGTCAATAAATCAATTATAATTATCGATAAACAAAATCAGAATATAAAAGAATTAGAAGGCGAAATTAAAAAGTTAAGAGATGATTATGAAAGTAGAATTAATAAATTAGAAATTGATCATGTAACGAGGGATCTAAAATTTTAAAAAAAATAAACGGGAGACGTTAAAATGGAAAATAAAATTATTGAATTATATACAGATGGGTCATCATTAGGAAATCCGGGACCATCTGGTTTAGGTTATGTAATTAGATATTGGGAATCTAAAAAAGAAGGGGAACCTCCAGTTGCAAATAATATCGAGGGAAGTCAGGGTTTCAAATTAAGTACTAATAATCGTATGGAAATTATGGCCGGCATATATGGAATTGAATATATATTGGAACTCATCTCTGTTAAAATGCTTAACGGTGTTGAAAAAATCCAGTTGTCTACGGATTCTAAATATTTTTGTGATGCTGTAGTACGCGGTTGGTTAGATAAATGGCAACAAAATAATTGGATTACATCATCTCAAACACCTGTTAAAAATAAGGATCTATGGGAGAAAGTAGTAGCCGTTTTAAATAAACTTAAACAGCAAAATATATCTCTTAACATTAGTTATATTCCAGGTCACCAAGGTTACGAATTCAATGAGCTTGCTGACAAATTATGTACTGCGGCATCAAATGATAGTCAAAATCATATGATTGATGAAGTATATGAATCAACAATGAGTAAACCTGCATTCGGTGGTTATAAAAAATATAATAACTATAATAATTATAAGAGCTATAATAAATAAATCAAGAATGATCTGGAATCTAAATATAATATAAAATATGATTTAATCAAGGGAGCCGAAAATATGAGTATGATTAAAAGAAAAATATCTAAAGGAAATATCGAAGATTACGTCGGTGTAGTGAAAGAATTCATAGAAACATATGGCGGTGCAAATCAAAAGGAATCAGGATTATATGGTGGCCTTGCAAAACCTGAATTAATATTAGCATCAAGAAAAGCTGAAAATCCTATTCGCATAATTGATAGAACTAATGATCGTGTATATTATATTACTATAAATGAAGTATCGAATACATATTTTGATACTGATGATGTAGTTTATACCATGTCCGATCTTGCCGCAAAACAATCTAAAGAAGTATGCCAACGCCCCAGTGGTATCATAGAAGGTGATGGTGCTACAATGAATGTACATGTTAAATTATATAATGATGAAGATAAAATGAAGATGTCGAATATAATAACATATGCCTTTAAGGGTGATGAAGATAATATTTTCATACAGTTATTATCAGGGATATTTATAGTACATGATTAATATAAAAAAATAGATGGGGTTTTATACCCCATCTATTTATTTTTTTTATAATTAATATGCATAGAAATCCTGTTGGTCATCCAATCTAAGAGCGCATAAGTTAAACGGATTTATACGATTACCGTTCTTATCAAACTTTAAACCTGCGCATCCAATATCAATGTTTATAAATTTTATATTCATAGATTGCCACGTTATAACTTCTGCACTATAATCTGATTTAATCGGTAATTTACCATTCATAACTGGTGTATGCCCATGCACTATTATTTTACCGGCATAATTATCTCTCAATTTATTTAAATCAATATTGGCATCATATATAGGTTCCTTATTTTTATTAATACCTATTGTGCGGGCCCATGTAGATTGGTATAATAATAGATCTGGTCGGCAATTACTTGAAACAGTATTCGTTGGCATCGAATGACATAACGTATATTCCACCCCATTAAGTTCAACTGACGCCTCAGCAATAAGGTCATTGAAAAATTCCCCAACTATCTTTTGTTCAAATATATCTATATGATCTAATTCTTGAATTGTTTTATCCCCGCCATTATTTAACCATATTGATAGATGCGATGTTTTATTTTTAGGCATAGGCTTTTTATTAACGGCTGTTTCTATTAATTCAAGTGAATCCATCATTAATAATTCATGATTACCGATTAACGTTGTGACATTACATTTAGATTTTAATTCAGTTATGTATTTAATGACACCCATAGAATCAGGTCCACGGTCGATATAATCCCCTAGAAATATTATATGATCTTCACTCTTTATGTCTAATTTATTAATCAATCTGATTAGTGTACTCAATTGACCATGGATATCTCCTATTGCATATATCGCCATAAAATGACCCCCTTCTTTATTTTTTTATTTAGTCTGCAAAATATTCAAATGTATGATTGATAAACTTCATCCATGCACTACCATTATGCAATATTTGCATAGATCCTATAATTGGATCTATCATGAAATTATAATCAACACCGGTCGGTATTACAGTGCCTTCTTGAATTTGAATATTGGATCGGTCTGAGAATATTTCAATAAATTTTAATATACATGCAGCTGCATCATTATTAAAAATATCTTTTATATTATTATCACCCATACCAATACGTCTACATTTCTGAATAAGACCTTTAGCACCACCAAAGAAATGATTTCCCTGAATGATTGCACCATTTGCATCAAGACCACCAATTTGAAAGAAATAACCTCTAAGCGGATATATATAACAACAGCTTGTTTCATTAGTCGATACATCAGTCATTGTAATTGCGATCTGAGGAAAATCTTTACCGGCATCGCTAACTCTAGAAAGTTCTTCTCCTGTTAAATCTCTTACTGATAATTTAATAGTTTTTTGCATAATTTTATTTCCTCCATTTTATTTTTTATAATTATTTTTTTATTAATAAGCCATAGTAATAACTTTATCAGTCATATTTAATAGATTCTGAAACCTGCGTTTTAATGCGCCTTCCAATTCATTCTGACAATACGGTTGAGTATAACCTATTTTTTCTACCCTAGCATAATTAGTACGTCTACGTTTACCAAGGAATCCTATAGGTCTTATAACAAAATATGTACCATTTCTATCAGCTTCATATGGATCTACAATATTACCCTCAGCATCAACTAGCTGTGGGATTCGACAATCGTCATCATAACCATTTCTGGCCCATTCTCGCTCCTCTCTACGCTCTAATGCAATGAATTGTTCAATTGTGAATTTTCTCATAATGTTTTAGCCTCCAAAAATATTTATTATTTATCTATATTTATAATGTATAAGATAATATCATTAATATACTATTTATATAAAAAATAAATATGATGGGAATTAACCCATCATATTTTTAATTCTTCATTAATTAAACTACTCAATTCTTCTATGGATATATCAACATCGTAATTTTTATTTATGTATCTATGTATTTTATCTTCCAAACATAATGATGCATCCAATATAAAATCAAATTCAGTTTCAATTTCATCTTCTTTTATTATAGCATTCAACGACGGTTCATTAAATATGCATGTTATTGATTTATCTTCAATTAATAGTGATTTTATATTTTCCTTAAATGAAGCGTCAATATTATTTGGGAATTTAAATTTCAATCGAATCTTACCAATTTTATTACCATTGAATATATCTTCATGCATCGATTTGATTTTATTTACTTCGCTAACAAGTTTATTCATATCACTATATAATTCGGAATCTTCATCAAATGTATATGTTTTGTATAAATACGCTTCATTATTTTCAACAAAAGTAAATTTATTATCTTCAATTATACCATAACCCTTGGCTTCCTCTTCACCAAATGAATTCCTAAATAAAGATCCGACATAATAACATTCATCATTCATATCACAATATGTATGATAATGACCAAATAAACATATGTCTGATATTGATGATAATTCATTCGACTTAAATATCGGAACTTTTTTCTCCTTAGATGTTGAAGCATATTCAACGGGATTCACCATGGTCATACCTTCGGCTATCACACCATGCCCAAATATATAATTATATCTTTTATCGGAATAAAGATAATCTTTATAATATTCAAATTTATCATCAACATATTCCTCAGGTAAATATAATACATTGATATTTGGATATATTTCTTCTTCAGTAACAGTAGTTATTAATTTAATATCAATTGATTTATTGGTAAAATGATAATTGAATAAACGATATTGTTGCATTTCATGGCTTTCAGTCCCATATACAATTCTTATTTTTGTTTTTGATTTTTTACATAACCTGATAAGGTATGACATAACGTTTATAGCTAATGATGTGCAATCATCATTAACCTTAAACAACTTATCAAAATAATCACCTAATATTACAACTACATCTGTATGATTAAATACTAATTCTTTATCTAATATATCTGTAATTATATTATACACATAATTCGTATCTTTTATGGATCCGATATGAATATCTGCAAAGTTCAAAATTCTCATTTATATAACACTCTCCCCTTCACATTTATAATATATCGTTAATTTATTAAAGGGAATAAAAAAAATAAATGAGGGGATTAAAACCCCTCATTTATTTCTCTTGGTATATCATTAATATTTTTTACTACTCGTTTTATACGGGGTGCAGTCCAGCTATGTGATAATCCATGTTCTTTATCACATATGATCTCACGATCAGTTACGAATTTGGTATCATATTGATCAAGATCATCAGATGTTATGGTATCCGGTTTATCATCATTAATCATTTCCATAATTAATTACCTCCCTATTTATATTAATATAATATATAATTTGGGGATGTTAATATACCTTAAAATTACCATAGTCGACAACTACCATTTTACCATTAATAAAACCAACATTGTCTTCATGCATATCAGCAGTTTGTAATCTTATATTTTTATTCTTAAGTGATTTTTCTAATTGCTGTTCAAATTTTCTCATATCATCAAAATCAATATTACGTCGAATTGAAGCTTTTGGAACAATTACATATATACCGCTTTCTGAACTTTCATCTGTCGGTAATGCAAATTTATCAGCAACATCAATATCCTTAGATACAATATTTTTTATCTTTAGATCAAGTTTATTGTCAAATATACCTTTTCTGTTCCAAGCATATTTATAAACAAATTTATCCCGATCATTAGTTAAAACTGCAATACGGGTTGCTCCACTTGGTGCATCTGAAACATCTCTGATCCATTTCTTCGTTTTACATGTTATTATGATAAAAGGTTTAACGATGCTATATGCTCGCATGGTATTTTTAATATCAGAATGTAATATGATATGTTCTATTATATCACCGAGCATCTTTCGATCCCGTATTGCAGCTAATTCGAAGTTATCAAATGGATTTTGATATTTAAATGCTATGCATAAATCTATATCTCTTAATACAATATTAATCATATTAAGTGCTGTAGCTAATCCATTTAATATATCAGAAAAATATGGATCGATATTTGGATCATTTTCCATTTCTTTTACTTCGGGCATATTTAAGATATTTACAATATGTTCAGTTAACTCATTAGCTTCAGGAAAAAATTCGGCAGTATCTATAGTAAAGTCATAAGAACCTTTACGGAATATAGGTATTGTCCTACCAGTGTCACCTAATCTCAATCTTGCTGCTTGAATTAATCCAACATTATCAAATTTAGATTTGATTAATGGTACAACATATCGATCAACGATCTTTTTATATTCAGCGATATTGATAATTAGACTACGATCTAATTCAATTATAGCCTCTCCGTTCGACATTTTTATAATGGTTCCAGGTCCACTGCTATTTACAGTATCTTTGATATCAAAACCATCTTTCGCCTTATTTGCAAAATCTTCAGCTTTCATATTTTTGTATTCAACAGGAATAGCACGTTTTCTAAAAGGCTTGCGTTCATGTTTAATACCAACTGAATCTAATGCACTTATGACTGTATTTTCGGTTTCTTCCATTTCCTTAATCTGTTTTTCTGCCTTAGGTTTAAATATATTTTTAATAGAATCACGGATTCGTTTAGCCAATTCAATGATCTTTTTAATTAACCATTTGATTCCTTTAGCTATACTATCGACTCCTTTACTTATATTTTTACCAATAGTTGATTCCTCAAGTAACATGAGTTCGGCGTCAATATAAGAGAAGTGCTCAGTTATTAAAGAATCATATTCTGTAGATAGGGATGACTCCTCTGCATCCCTTAAATAAAATTTGTAGCACACTCTGTCAATGTTGATTCATTAATAACAATGCCTTTCCCTAAACGAAGTCTTGTTGTATATTCATTCAGTGATGCACCTTTTTGTCTAAACATATCATCAAACTGATTCAATGTAGATTCTCTTATTGCTAATCCAATAGTTTCATCTTGGGATCCAACATCTTGTGAATTTTTCATAGACCATTCTGATATATAATCCATTGCAACTTTAAAACTGGAGGATTCAGTTTTAATATTAAAGGACATATCACTCTCATCCTTCTTATCTTTTAACAACTCAGAAATATCAGCAACAATTTTATTTACAGTTTTCTTCTTTAATTTTTCAATAAAATCTTCATATTCAACGTCTTTCTTAACATCAATAAGCTGATTTTCCATATCATCATCTTGATCAGAAATCGGTTCAGGTGGGACATCTAAACCATCATCAGCATCTTCTTTTAATTTTTCCATAG